ACAGCCAAACATCTTTACGAATTTTGTCTTTCAATTTAAATAATTGATATAATCCATTAATTATCTTACCAGTAAACTCTAAAAGAAAATATATTGATGGTTTGTATATTTTATAGTTAATAACACCTTCATCTATTGTTTTTAATCTATAACTCTCTAGTTTTAACCATCTTGGATCATGATCTCGTGTTTTATATAATACGGTCTTGTTTATATTATTTCTCCAATTGTCTGGAAGTGCGAAACTATGTAACAATTTTGGATTCTTAAGGTCTATAAATCTCAGATCATAATGTTCGCTTCCATTTCTTGGATTATGCTGATGTAATATAAAAGGAAATCCGTCATATTTTGCTTCTTTAGATATCTTGGAAAAATGTTTTTCATTATTTATTCCGAATAATTCAAGGGATTTCCTATCAGACTCTAGTTGAAGTTCCTTTGGCATTTTGTTCCAATTTGTCCACATCTTATGTAATTGAAACAAATCACCAGTCTCACATATTATTTCTATTCCAGTATCTCTAGACCATTTTAAAGCCGATTCGTTTACATGATCTATATTACTCATTATATTAATGATAAGCTAGGGATTTAAGTTTCTTTGTGAGATCTTCTGGAGTCTTATACTCATAATTGAATTTTAAATTTCCATCTTTAAATATCAATACAACTGGAGGATTAATAATGTTGAATTTTTCCATCTTATCGTAATCCGTCATTACATTGTACCAATAAGATTTAATGTAATACTTTTTAAGATCTAAATCATCAATCTCCTTTAGGCATTTTTGTGTATTCTCATCTTTGGGTGATACAACACAAACTATTACAGTAATTCCAACCTCTGCACATATTTCGAAGTCACGTTCTTCAATTTTTTTCATTGGTGTCTCCAGTTATTTAATTAGTTTAAGATACAACGTGAAAATTAAATATATAATTTAATAACAATCTACAAATTGATATCTATTATCCATGATCAAATATCACATTCATACACATGTAAGAGGACTGTAGTTTATCTATTATTCTATCGTATGCCTCTTTACCATTGTTATACATCGTTTCACCATTAACGGTTAATTCACCAAATTGTGTTTGGTAAGTACTGAATTTCATTCTATTCTTACCAATCCACATTTCTACCATAGCAACACACAGTTCCGTAAAAATATCCTCTAAATCCGGTATTATATCCCCAAGTTCAGGATCAGATTCTCTTTCGTATTCTATAACACAACTTCCTTCGAACTTAGGCATGATCTCACATATATTTGGAGGATAAAATCTAACGTTATAATTATATGGAGAATATAAAAGAGTGTTGTTTGCTATTTGGTTTTGTAATGCTATTTGAGGTGTTTGTTCATAGTTGAAAGCACCGTACATATCATGTCCAAAAAGCAATGCTGATCCAGAATCATTGTACATGGCTTTAATATTCTTAATTTGCCTTCCATCTGGATCAAATAGAAAGAAACAAGATTTTCTTTTTGGAACTCTTACATTTTCATCATACGTATTCAACGTAATTCTATTAGTTGATGGGAAATAATAATCCCATTTTTTAAGAACAGTTCTCTTCATGTAATCGACAATTTCGTCATCAGTTCTCTCTATACCTTGGAACGGAAAGCCAAGATTATCTTTTACACGTTGTAAAACATACGCCCATGATAACATAATTATATATCCTTATTTATATTTATTAGGATACCATGGACGTATGCTTACAAGAACTATTTATTCAATATAAACATATTATATAGATCTTCAAACACAACAGGAAATCTATCATATACCATACTCAACATCTTTTTGGCAAGTGATCTAATTTCCCATTGGGCATGTCTTTCACAACGAAGTTTAAAGAAACTTCTAAGTTCCCTAAAATTCATTGTTACATAAATATCAGAACAACATGCGTTAGGGAGAACATATCTAGCATCTTCTCTTTTAATATTATGTGCTATCAGTTGTCTATAACTATCTAGACATTTTTCAATATGTTTTTCAAAGATTTCTTTGGTCTCTGGATCTTTTTCTATTTCCGGTGGAATTACATATTCGAATGGATCCTCTTTACAATATCTTTGTGATTTTTGAGTATATGATGCTATTCTATGTCTGACTAACTGGTGAGTTAATGCTCTAGATACTCCAGTTATCTTAAATGTAACAAGACTATGTTCTAGAGGTGATTCATGTCCAAGTTTAATAATATTTTGTACAAATGTTTTATTCACAGTACCATTTGGATCACAATCACCACCATGACATACTCTCATAGCACGTTCTATGTTAATTTCTGCATTTGGTGTATACTGGACTAATTCAATTTTCATATTATTTGATATCCTTCTTCGTAGATTCCTTCACCGTTAAAAAACGATATTACCTTTTCTGATATTTCTTCATCTAAGCCATACATTTTTGAAGTTTTAAAGAAATGTACATACTCCATATATTCTGGATCAGTATTAAATTTTTCAAGACCTTGTATTGGATCATCGTCTAATATTGCAAATGATGATATATCTAAATTTGGATTAAATTTTAATGAATTAATTGAATATAGAATATCTGTATATTTATCACTGTCATGTTCATGTGGTGCATTATCAATAATATAATCTTTATAATCATGACGTAATTGCGGCAATAAACTAGTATATTCCCATCCTTTTATGTTGGTGAACGTATGGTCATCTGGATAATTCCTCCATGATGTAGAGAGAATAATCCGAGTATTTGTCCGTTTTAAAATATTATCCAGAAACATTAAATTAAATGGATCTAGTTTATATTTCAATGGTTCACATTCAAATAACAAACAATCATGAACTCTGTTATTTAAAACACCATCGATATCTAAATATAGTATATTTATCATAAAAAACATTCCTCAATTGTTCTAATATCTACAATATCACTCAGACCCTTCTTGTTTATATTATCCCATAAGATTTTATAACTTGAGAGTTTCGGAATTCCTTTGTAGATTTTATCTATGTATTGTTTAATTTCTATAGTACTTGTTGGAAAACCACCATTTAAATATTCACTTAACGCTCTATATGAAATTAATTTCATATTTCTACTAACAATATCTGGATGGCTAAATATCTTAGTTAGAGTACTAGTACTAGAGTACTCCCAAGATTCTGTCAATATATTATCAGCTTTCAATACCCTATCATACATTTTATCAGCATCATAATTAAAAGCCTTCATAATAGTATCAATGTTCTTATATATAACTTTTGGACCAAGACCTTTAATCCCAGGAATTCCATCACCTGTATCACCACAGAGTGATAAAACCAAAGGAAACCATTTTGCTGCATCCTTAATAGGATTACAATCCATTTTACAAAAATGTGTAAATAATGTATCTTGTGTTATATATTCTGTTTTGTCACAATTCATTGCTCTGTAATATTGATAAGAGTTTTCAAACTCCAAACATTGCAACATATCTTTATCACGAGAATATATAATGTTTAATGAAGATTCCCTCTGTTCAGGTGTCATTTCATGTTTCATTACATAATATGGAATGAAATCTGCTTCACAATGTTTTAGACAATAGAAACTACAATCTGGTATTCTGTTAATAACATATTCACATAGTGAATAATTCTTATCCAATATACCGAAAAACTCTTCTCTATTTTTTGTATCTAATCCAAAGAAATCAGAATTCTGTCTATTTTCTTTATATTTGTCGTATATATTCAAATGATACTTGCTTCTACCTTGTTCCATAAAGAAAATAATGTTGAATTTAACATCTCTTTTGACTGCATATTTCTTATGGAATGCTATAAAATAAAGTAATGAGGAAAATAAATCCAAATTTAAATGTCTCTCACTCTTAGATGAGTTAATAATACGAAGAACACACCATTCCTGATATATTCCCGTACAACATCCTTTAACATCTACAAAGATATTAATTGTCTTTTTTGGATTACAACTTAAAAGATTATCCAAATAAGAGTACTTCGGATAGTAAGGCATTAATTGTGGATTCGCATTTCCGTTTAAACCAAGATCTTCATATTCAGAAGACATGCTTGTACTAATGCTAAACTTCGGTTTTAGATTATCCATTAAATCCTCTTTAAATTAAAGTGCCATAAATCTGGATATAACAGTCTCTATGTGGCTCAATCTTAAATGTTATTATTTTTTTGTCCTGATCTACTATAAAATCAATATCCTTGTTCATTAACCCATTATAGCTTATACATTGAATTGTACTAGGATCAATACGTCTACAATTAGAAATATCAACTTCTAAGAATTTCTTTTCATAGTAATATTTTGATTCATCCTCTTTTGTGATTTTATAATCATTAACAAGGTGTATGACAGATTCTATACAATTACTATCTCTATATAGACTTATTACATCACCATCTTTTATCTTAACATATTCTTTATCAAAGATAATCTTAAATCCAGTTATGGCATAATTATCCATCTCTATAGAATCACTTTTTCTTGTTTTATTTAGAATTTTACCATTAATTTTTACGACAATATCATCTCTGCAGTCATTGTTAATTATCTTTTCAAATTCGTAAATGTATTGTCCTTCGACACCAGTAATTTGCTCACATATAACAGTTTTATTTTGCGTAATCTTTTGATTTACGTTAATTTCACCAAATGGAAGATCATAAGCTCCATCTTTTCTCAAAGATTGTTCTAGTTTGAACTGCTTAATCATTTTAATGATATTATGATTAAATACAAATTTATTGTAATCATCATACCAATGATAACATTTAATTACTTGTCTGCCATCGTATATAACTTTACCCAAGACATCAAATGTCACAGTTCTTCCATGTAAACTTCTAATGGCTTTCCTAAGTTGCTGGTTATCTATATCACACATTAAACTTATGTTATAATTTTTAACAAGGTTCATTAACTCAAAAGACGTTGTTTTATCTTCAAATGATATTAAACCTCTGCATTTTCTTACGTATGGCAAATATTCTTCACAATACTTATCTATAACAAGTACAGTATTGATATTTTTAATATCAACTTCACTTTTAAGTTTATCTATATTAAGAATATCACCTATAACATAATGATCCCATTTTTGATACTTTTCTGGATATGAATAACACATATCATCCTGAAATTTAATCAACGGAATTGCATCATTGTTGACTATGTTGTATATAGGCATGATCTTACTAAATGGAACAATTTCCTTGTACAAATCCAATTTAGAATACATAGGAAACGACATTTTCATTGGATACTTCGCTTGTGCTGGAGTTAATCCAATATTAGCGTTAATTGCATTAATGGGATATTGATAATTTTCAATTCTTATAAATGTTGGGATATTACATTCCCATGTAAATGTAGCTGTAGTCTTATATTCAGCAATTTGATCACCGCCCATTTTATTTGTAGCATCAGAAAAAGAATCTAGCCTCCAAATGGCGTCCAATTTAAATGGAAGTGCATATTCTTGCGTGTTTGTAGTTGTTAATGTAATAATCTCTGGATTAATTCCATCCCAATTAATCTTTCCATCTGGTCCAGAAGATTCTATAAGTTCCTTTGGAAGGATTAAATGTGTTGTAAATAATTCTGGTCTAATCCATCTCTGATACCCACCACAATATTGTATCAAAGTTGTTCTAAAGTCCATTAAATCATATATAGATGTCATCCAGCATGTTAATTCTACCGTTCCTTGATATCTCGTAAACATTGGGGTAATGGAGACACCTTGGTCCGTTAACTTAATCTTATTCCACATTCTACTAGAAGCATCAAGATTTTTAAACATCCATAGGAAGCGCCCAGCTCTTTCTTCATTGCTAAAATCTAGCATCGGATCTAACGTTAAAGCTGGAAGGAATGGAGCTTGGGTCATACCATCCTTATTCTCCATTTTTTTCTTAAAAACTTCTACAGCTTTATCATAAGTTGTAATAACTTTATATTTAAATCTCGGATATAGAACATCACCTACCCAATTCAACATTCCATTAAACAAAGACATGAAGCATTGGTGTACAAAAACAGTATTGATACAATACTTTTTTGGCAACATCTTGTAGAAATCAGATTCATCTATCATAATTGAAATCCATTTTGAATTTGCTGTGGAGTTAAATCTGAATTCTTTTCATCAAATAGGGATTCTATAGCATCTTCTGTGTTTTCAAATTTAGTCCCAGTCGTTTTATATTTTTTATATAATTGCTGGAGATAACTGGCACAATCGTGAGAATATATACAGAAAGAAGAAGACCTCACGATCCTCTTCTTTCTGTCGTTGTTAATATATTGTCTATTACATATACAATATAGAAAATCTAATGGGAATTTATATAATCTTAATATGTTAATGTCTATTTTATTTTCAATAAATGTATTAGATAATAAAACTTTATCCATCACAATGGATTCTTTATATTCATAGTGCAAGATATCTTTAAACTGTGTAAATATACCGTTAAAACTATTTATACAAGTACAACTATCACTTTTTGTATTAGAGTAATCTAAAAATGTATTACAAAATCTAGATTTCTTAAAATCGAAGCATACTTTTATTATGTTTTTATTTCTAAGGAAATTATATGTTTTTGGATTTATATGGTATGCTGTAAATATATTATAATTATTAAAAAGAATATATAACTGAAGATTTTTCTTACCATACTTTAATACAGGACCGTAGATCCTGTTGAAATTTTCATTTTTTCTATCATTCATATTAGTAAAGCATTATAGAAAGTATTATCTAATTTATATTTGTTATCGTATATTAATGAAAGCAATTCACTCTGTTGCAAGTGTGAATCTTCTATATTCTTTTTAAATATCTCATAAGTTATATTCTTAGGTAAGGAATTCACATTCCAAAAATATAGTGCTTTTAATATATCTAACGGATAATTTGTAATATCAATGTTATCTAATATATCATATATATTCACATTAATATTTTTAATTTGTTCCAGATCACTAAAATCTGGATATTTTTCCTTAATATATCTAATAAGTATTTCATTATTATATTTAGATTTTCCAATTCCAAATTTACTCAATATTTCTTTCGGAAGTCCATCTGTGGATTTAAGAACTTCTTTATAACATTTCTCTATGTTCTTATTCCAATAATAACCTTCTATAATAAGAAGTCTATTTATAATATCAGGTTTATAATCCGTTGTAATTAATTTAATATCATTATATGTAAGAAGCATATATTTCGAATTAAAAGATGTTCCAACTATAAGTTTATCCCTAAACTTAAAAGCTGTATCATAAACTCTATTAATAGAATCTTTTATATGTTGAACATTTAAATCTACTTTAATCTTCGTGTTATTGTATATTTCACTTTCAAATTCATCGAAGAACTTTTCCGATCTCAACTTATTATACAGTCTAATAACACTCTCAATTAATATATCCCTGCTTATATCTAAAGTATATGTTAATACAAAAGGAGATGTAATCGTCTTAAAACAATATGTAAATAAATTTTTATTTATTTTTTCATCTGAAATACCATTTAAATCTGTTTTAATCTTATTAAGATATATAGAAGCCAGTAACAAGAAATATGCACAATCAATACGATCCTGAATATTTGTTTTATCTGTATTATCTAATATAATGGGATTGATACCATTGGATAAATTTTTCTTATTGTTAATATAATTATTAATATTGTACTTAATATCTTGACTTAATATATAATTAATAGAATATCTATCTATGTTAGATATACCTTTATACATATCTATTCCTGTTTCGGAATAGATTGTATTAACAAAAGCATCTAAAGGAATACGTGAATTTACACAATTTAATATGATTAATTCAAGATTTTTAAAATTATCCTTTAAAATTTTTTTTTGAAAAAAATTTTCTTGAACTATTTCCTTTTGTGTCTTTTCTTCATTTTTTTCCGTTTCCTTCGGCAAATCCAACTCTATACTATCATACTTATCAGTTAAAAAACTATCAAAAGCTTTATTTTCGGTGTCTTCTTGTTCAGATTCTACGTTAGATTCACTATCATCCAGTGAAATTTCATCTAATACAGGAAGTGTAATATTATCTTCGCTATTGCTTTCTGGAACAGATTGAACTGCCGTCTGTCTTGGTGATACACCAATATCTCTGATGGAATCACTTAATCTATCTATTCTATCATTTAAATCAAGAAGACCCTTATCGTACTTCTCTTCAACCTTCTTTATATAATCGAGAATAGAAACTTTTTGTGACATTAAACAATAATTATCAAAAAGTTTATTTAACGTCAAATGCAAGGAAATATATTCTGGAATTGGAATATATACTTTATCGGAATCTAGTACGGATTGCTCCTTTTCACCAATCATCACTCTAATACATGGAGCATCCAATAACTCATTATACATAATTGTTGTATACAGGTTATTTCTATTCGTTACCTGCGTAAAACCATCAGTATAATTCTTATTTGTCTTAATATGCGATATATGTTCGTTTAATTTATCTGTAATAATTTTCTTTAAATTATATGTATATCTGTAAAGTTCACTGTTGAACATTGTAACAGAAGAACTCGTAGAACTCTGACTATAAATGATAAACTTAATTCTGGGAGTCTGAAGCCTAGACTGTTCCGCTGTTTGATAAGTAAAGAAATCTACGCATAAACTATTAGAGGATACACTATTATCCCAATATGTCCAGGCGGTTGAACCGGAATAAAAAACAGATTCTTTACACATTGAAAACCTCAAATCATATCCATAATTTCAGTACTGGAAACCATACCATCTATGGTCTTCTTACGCTCTTTAATTTCACTCTTAGTCATCTTTTTAACTTTCAACTTGTTGTTTAAGTTAAACATATCATATATAGTTTCTTTTTTATCAGATTTATCTATCCAATCTACCAACATGCAGATTTCTTCTTTTTTAAGATATGGATACTTCTTCCAAAGTTTCTTAATTAATTCATTTTCTTTGTTAGATGGATATCTCGCGTTATAATGTCTATAACCAGTAAAATAAACAATTTCTTTAAATGTTCTCATCAAATCCTCTGTGGACAGATAGAACAACGAATATTTATTATATATCTTGTTTATAAAAGGAAAATAATCAGCGGATGATTCAAAATACATTAATATGTAATATGGACTTATAATACCATTCTTATTAAGTTCTGCAGGAAATGGACTTTTAAGATTTCCATCATTAACCCATCTCATAAGAATTGTATAGGGCGATGTTCCTGCGTTTACGGTTTCTTCTGATTTCTTTCTTGGCATCTTTGCTGTCCCTTTGAAAATTTGGTTATTGTATAATCCAACACAATATCATTACATATAGATATGTAATCTGTAAATATGGAATTACCACACAGATGTTGAATCCATGGGTGATTAACCACCTTTTTATTAAAGGTTAATATTCCAAACTTCAATTTCTTATATATACAATATCCAAGTTCTAGCATTGTGCCAATTGTTATCTTATTTAGGTAGATTGCTATATAATTAGATCTATTAATATCATCTAGATCCATAGGGCATACAGATGGATCATTACTTTTAAATTTTAAAGGATCAATAAAGTTTATATCTTTATGTCTCATTGATATTCCATCAATGAGATTCTTTTTCCAATTGTTAGATACAAAGTTCCACCAGTGATAACTAGTGGAACTTAGATAAACAATGTAGTCTAATGGCGGAACATCTATCATGGGAATTTATGTATAATTTGAAGTCTGGAACTGATGTTGCAGCATAGTTCAGATGCCACCTTTAAACATTCATCCATACTATAATTAATCTCATCATAAGTAACTCCAAGAGGCATTAGATAGATATACGAGCCTGGAATAATGCCTCTCGTAACTACGTCATATAGAAATTTCTTGTATTCATTATCTTCTTTGGATATAACAATCTTCAAGATTGGTCTGATAGTACCAAACCAGTTATATGCTTTTCTAGCATTATATAGGTTAATATCATAATCATCTTTGGTTATGAATTTCGGAGACCATGATATGTTAATTCCATCAATCTTATATTCAAATTCATCATCTGTTGTGGATTTAATTAATTTCATAAGATTACAACCGTTCGTTTCAACATCAGCCCAGTTGTAATTTAAATATTTAAGCATCAGAATTGTAGATTCGAAATTGGAGAATTCCCTTCCATCAGATTTTACATCTAAAGTTGGCTCTCCGCCAGTTATCATTAATCCATTCGATTTATCTAGGAATTTAGATATATCTTCCAAAGAGTATTCCTTCTCTGGAATAGTAGTCATCATCTTTTGGGTATCGCAAAACGGACATGCTTTATTACAATACTTAAAACGGGTAAGAGTCATTCTCTTTCCGCAATTTGGTCCTTCTCCTTGGTATGTCGTTACAACATCAACGAGACGGATGTGTTTTCTATCAAACAAGTCAATTTCTTTAGTCATTTTTATTATCCTTTTTAATGAGTTTCAAAGGGTGAACATTAAAATCGTAATTTATTATACGGAATCACTATTAAATCAATACGGAGAGATTTTGCGGTCACGCACAGCAATTGACAAACCCGACAACTATATTTTAATTATATGTCTAAAATTATATATCTATTTTTCAAGACGGATTGGATTGAGCACCAGCAATTGACAAACCCGACAACTATATTTTAATTATATGTCTAAATATTTAAATCTATTTTGGTTAAAATGTATGTCTCGCAAGTTTTGGATTGTTCTCGATCTCGCGCCATTTTAAATTTCAATTTAAAATATAACTTACGTATTTAACTTACGTTATGGATAGACGTGCCTCAGAGTTTAAAAACTCCTTGCGTTCTCTACTCTGCGTATCTCCCTCCACTTGGGGCTCCGGGATCGCAGAATTCCGGAAAGATCGCTCTAATGCGAATGGTTTATTTTAAAAACAGAGGCGAAACTTCGCCCTGGAGCATTTGTCTACTTTGGTTCTGAAAAAGTAGAAACGGAGACTTGTCTGGGATGTTAATCCGTACTGATGAACCCCCCTTTGCATTTTGTTATCTATTTGGACAATGAAAGTCTTTTTTAGAATAGATTTATAGAATATTCTGATTAATATATAATAAACAATCTTTATTAATGTAAAGGAGTTATAAAATGGAAGAAACATTACCAGAAGTCCCACCAGTTGAAGCACCAGTAGCATACGATCCTGTTGAAGGAACGGAGCAGGTTATCATCCCTCAGGAAAATCCTTATTGGAAGTTCTTGGATGAGCTGGAAGCACAGTTTGGTAGCTTTATGAGTGATGCCCGTGCTGGTGCACTTAATAAGTCTGCAGCACTCCGTGCACGTAAGCTATCTGTTGTTCTTAGGAAGTCTCTCAAGGAGTACCGTGAGGTTTCTGTAGCACATGATAAGACTCATGGAAGAAAGAACAAGAAGGAAGCTCAGCTTTCTAAAGAAATTGATACCCTCTAAGATGAATTAATTGTGGTTAAACATCCACAGTTCATTTAGAGGAGTTAAGAATGCGTACAAAGAACGGTTTATGTTCAGAATGTCCATTGTTGAATGAGAAGCATATTAAAGATTTTCTTCTTGCTTCTGATAAGTCCAACGTTGGAAATCCTGACATCTTCATTGTTACACAATTAAAAAAGAATGGTGAAAAACTTGTTCAATTTCTGAGTAAGAATTACAAGGACAAGAAATATTTCATCATTAATAATGTGTTGTGTGAAAATGAGGGTGATCGTTCTTGTACGCGTTTTTGTTATCCAAATTTTAGTGCCCTTCAGGAAAAACTAAGTGCTAAAAATTGTTTTTCTTTTGATTTGGATATTGATTACAAGGGTCCTTTCACAAATATTAAAAGTATAGACCAGTTTAAAATAGAATTGGATTCTAGATTTAAACAAACTGTAGAAAATAAAGTAGATTTATCTAAATATAGATTTTTTAATATTCCAGAGCAGTTTTACACAAACAAATATAGACTTGTAGATGTGCAGTATATAATGTTTGAGGATAAGCTGATTTATATATTTAGAGATAGTGATAACAAGAAAGTGTTCTTTGAATATCCATCTGGAAAAGATAGTTATTATTGGTATGATGCCATATCTACAAATAGAATTGTTGAAAAGATAGATAATCTTAAACTTGTTACTGGTAAGTATAAAGAACGTAACAAGGAGAAGAGTGGATATGGCGGAGATATGAATATATGCACACAACATTGTGTGGATTATTACATCAAAAACAAAGATGAAGCACGTTCGACAAGACAGAATATAATGTTTTTGGATATCGAAACTTATCAATATCATGATAATATTTTTCCGGATCCGGATGAGGCAAAATATCCAATTGTAGCCATATCTTTCAGAACGGATAGACAGGATGATTTTACCCATGTTTACCTATTGGCATTAGATGGTGAAATAGATAAGAATGTTTATGAGTATGCTAAGAAGTATAAGCATGTAACAATTTTTAAGGATGAGATAACCATGTTAAGAGCATGGTTTATGAAACTTAAATCTGAAAGCATTGATATTTTAACTGCTTATAACAGCTATGGATTCGATTTTCCTTATATTATTAATCGTATTAAAAGACTTGGTATAAAGGAAAATGAAATTAATGGGTATGGAAATTTATATGGTGATAGCGATAGAGGAAGTTCTATTCCTGGATATGTTTTGATTGACCAGTTAAAACTTTATAAAGAGTTTACGCATGGTATTCTTCCAAGTTATTCATTGAACAATGTAGCAAAACATGTATTAGGTGAAGTTAAGGTAGATCATAGTGGAAAATCCATTGATGATATGTATAGGGATGATATAGATTTGTATTTAAGGTACTCAACAACAGATACAGATCTTATTTATCAATTGGAAAAAGCACTTGGGCATATATCACTACAATGTGAGATTAGAAGAGTAGCATCTTGTTCACATTCACAAGCTAATACAACACTTGGACAAGCAAATGGTATTTATGCCAAAGCAATGAAATTGCAGGGTTTAATTGGCAGAAATTATACACATGATGTAGCTAAAGAAAAGTTAGATGGTGCTTATGTGTTTGATGCCAGACCTGGAATTTATATCGGTCTGTTGTGTGACTTTGACTTTAAATCACTGTATCCTTCAATTATTTGTACATGGAACATTGGTCCTGATACTTATATCGGAAAGATAAGTGAAGAGGATGCTTATAATTATATTTTCTTTAAGGATAAACTTAAGAAAAAGAAGATTACAATTACATTAGATCCATTGTATCAGAATAAGACAACAACTATTAATTTGGATCAACTTGAAGCATTCATAAAGAAGTATGATGCTCAGATAACAATTATAGGAACGATATTCTGTGGTCATAGTATTAAAGAATCTATTAACTATAAGGTTCTTAACAATCTTATGGATTCTAGATCTATTTATAAGAAAAAGATGTTGGAAGCAAAGGAAGCTGGTGATAAGATTTTAACAACTGAATATAATGATAAGCAGTTGGCATTTAAAATTATTGCTAACGCCTTGTATGGTGCCCTTGGTCAGGAACACTTTAGATTCTATAATCCGATTCTTGGTGAAAGTATTACAGCTACTGGACAAGAAATGTTGAAGTATTCGGCAGTTCATACAGATTATTATCTAGATGGAAGATTTGGACAGAATGGTGAAAGATTCTGCATAGATCCAAGATATGCTGAAAAGGTAACACAAACGAAGTATGTTGTATATGGAGATACAGATTCAATCTTTGTATACCTCACAGATTATTTAAAGCGTAAAGGATTAAAATGTGAGAAATGTCCTGAGGTTCTTGATGAACTTAAGAGTGTTCAGAATTATATCAACAAAACAATTTTGCCAACAGTATTAAGTCATCATAGAATTAAACCTGAACGTTCTCAAATGTATTTTAAGAACGAATTTCTTATGAGCAGGTATTACGCGTTAAATGCCAAAAAGAAATATGCATCACATGTAATATCACAGGAAGGAAAGGCAATTGATGAGATCGATATTAAGGGTCTTGAGATTAAGAGATCTGAAATTCCTGTTTGTTCACAAAACATGTTGAAACAGATAATAGATGTTATTTTGGATGATAAAAATGACAAGAAAACAATTAAAAAGACTGTAGAGAAAATAGTAGAAGATAGTAGAAAAGAGATAATGGATAAAGCAATGAATGGAAGTATAGAAGTTGCTAAAGTTGTTTCTTATTCTAAAAAACCGGAAGAATACAAAGTCACTCCACAGCATCTTCTTGGTATGTGGACATGGAACGCATTAATGAACAAAGAAGAGTTTAAGTATGGTTCCAAGGGAAAACTCTTTAATTTGATGGGGTTTGATATTTACAAGGCACCGAAAGAGATACAGGATAATTATTACAATGTCTATTGTAAGAAATTCCCTGATGTTCCGATAGAGGCAATTGTTGTTCCGGAATCTGTTCAAAAACTTCCAGATTATTTTATTATGGATCTTAAGCAAACAATTAAGTATTGTTGTGATGATAGAGTTAAACTCATAATGTCTGGACTTTATGTAGAAACTGATAACGATATATGGATCTAAATTATGGAAGAACTTAAAGACACAATCATTCTGAAATGTGATGTACAAAAAACATATTCAGAGATAAGCAAAAAAAGTAATGTGTGGGAACTTCTTTTATCTGTTGCCACTACATACAGTTACAAGGAAAATAGATATAGGTTTTGGACTGGAAAAGATAAAGATAGACTTGTTGCTTATTTAAACAATAAGCATGTAGTTTGCTTTAACGGCATCCAGTTTGATTTACCTCTTCTTCTTGGACAGCATAATTGGGATCCTACATTTCTTGTAGTATGTCAAGATAAAGGACTTATATGTACAGTTACGGATCTGTTTATCCGTGCTATGATGATTATATATAAGGAGAATGTATATTCACAGAATTTGTTTGATAAGATGTCTAAACATCCGTTAACAAATTTCGGTTGTTATTCTCTATTGAGTATCTGTGAATGTACATTTAACATTAAGTTGCAGAAAGATTATCTATCTAATACAAACTCCGTAGCGTTATTTAAAAACTCTAAAATGTTGGAACTTGTTCAAACAAACTTAGAAAAAACGAGATATATTAAAAAGTTATACGAATTTCTAACTAAGTTTAAATATTTAATAAACGGCGATTATGATATCTTGAAGATTGATAATATAAAAAGTCCTAAAGATGTATCTACAGATGATTTCATGCCGTTTTAAAGATTGTTAATCGAGATAATCATAATAAAGTGTGATTAAGGAGGTTTTATGAACGATGATATTTTTGACCAGCTATGGATTGAGAAATATAGGCCAAAAACATTAAATGATGTTGTGTTGACAACTGAACAAAAAGTATTTTTTGATAAATGTATTTATAAGCAAGATATTCCTCATCTGTTGTTTTATGGTCCTCCTGGATCTGGTAAGACAACAACAGCTAGAATTTTTATTAAGAATCTTATCCATTCACAGATGGATATAATGATTGTAAATGGTTCTGATACAAATGGTGTGGATTTTATTAGAGATAATATCATAGAGTTTGCAAAGACTCCACCAATCTCTAGTAAGTTCAAAATTGTATTTATGGATGAGTTCGATTACGTAAGCAAGAACGCACAGGCAATTTTACGTAATGCTATGGAAACTTATGCCAGAACGGTTAGATTTATTTTTACATGTAATTATCTATACAAAGTAATTGATCCTTTGCAATCTAGATGTACATCTTTTGAAATGAAGAAGATGCCTGTAGAGTTTGTAAACAACTTTGCATGTAATATATTGGATAAAGAAAACATCAAGTATGATAAAGGTGATGTTGAGATGATTGTAAAAGGCTTAATGCCTGATATAAGAAAAATCATTAATACATTACAAAAGAATTGTGTAGATTCTGTTCTTCGTAAGGTCAAGAAAGAGGATATGGTATCACTGGAGAACAAGATTACTGGTCTTGTTGTTGAGATGTGTGATGCCATGGGAAAACCGAATTTGTCTACTGTAGCAAATAAAGTTCTGCCAACTATTCTAGAAATACTTAAAACAGAGAAGAGTATAGAAATAAATAAACTCTATGATGCACTTTTTGAACATGATGGATTACCTTCATGGGCAAAAATTAAAGTTAATGAATATGCCAACAATGATATGTCTTGTTTTAACCAGACGTATAATTTCATGGCTATGTGTTACGATATATTTAAAACTGGTATTCTGTTTATAAAAACTTTTAACGTTAACAAGTAAGGATAATTATATGTCTAAAGTTTTATCAATATGCTCTGGCGGTCTTGATTCCGTATCAATGACGCTTATTAACAAAGATGAAGATGTTACTTTGCTAAACTTTAACTATGGACAGAAAGCTCTCAAAGAAATGTCCGTAGTAGAGTATATGGCAAAAAAATACAATTTTAAGATTATACAGGCTGATATTTCTGCATTGTCTTGGATTTTTGGTAAGGATAATCAACTTACAAATTCAGATGTTAATGTGGAGGGTGAGTATAAGACAAGTGTTGTTGTTCCTTTGAGAAATGGTGTTTTTCTCCAACTAGCACTAGCGTATGCTTATTCTGAGCAGTTTGATAAGATTATTCTTGGAAGTCATATGGATGATTGTGCTCTTGTGAATGATGATTATGCTTTTCCAGATTGTACTCCAGGATTTTTCGATGCTATGGAACTTGCTGCGAGAAAAGGAACTTTAAAATCACAAAAGACGGTTCTTGTTCAGTCAGCATCCAAACTTCATATGCACAAGATAGATTTAATTAAGAAAGCGTATGAGATAGATAAGGATGTTTTATTTAGAACATGGTCTTGCTATTCCAATGGCGAAAAACAATGCGGTAAGTGTGATTCGTGCATGAATAGACGTCGTGCATTTGAATCTGCCGGAATTAAAGATGAAACAGTTTACGAATCATGAATTGGGATGAAATAGATCTTAATGGACATGCTTTTTGTATGTCCATTAACAAAAAACGCTACGAGTATTTGTGCAAGAATTTTAATGCCGTTGGACTTCAAAGTCCTAAGTTGTTTCGTGGTGTTAGATGGAATAAAGGATCCAATACAGGCTGTGTATTAGCACATTTGGCAATAATAGCGATGTGTAGATGTCAGGATTTGGACTATTGCATTATCTATGAAGACGATGCCTATCCAAGACCTGATGTTATTCCAATGTGGGAGAAAATTAGAAAAACAGTTCCTTCCAACTGTGGATTGTTAAAGTTGGGAAATAGTTCGTACAGAGGTAATATTAGACATATAAATGAATATATAGATATAATGATGACTGGTGCAGCATACGGTTCTCATGCTTATATTATTAAGAAAGAAATGTATAATTTCGTTCTAGATAATATGGTTAAGGAAAATGTTCCAGAATCATATCTTAATTACGAAGTATTCAAGAAACATCCTTTTAAACCATATACTTTAAATTTTGATAGTGAGTTATTTATTCAAAAGAACATAAGTATGGATAACATTATAGCAAGCAAAGGTGGACAGAGATATTGGTTCCCGAGTAAGGAAAAGAATTATGGATGTACATCAGCTAAACCATGTGAACATTTTGTAGATAAATTAATTCCAGATGAAGATGAGTATGTAGAAAAACTTGCCATTATATATTGTAGAAGGTTTAAAAAACAGAAGAAAACTGGATGTGTTAAAAATAATGTTTTATATACAAAGGATGAAAGTGGTGATCTCACTCCGATTGGTAAAAATAAATACACAATTAAGTGGCATAATTCCGGTTTGAAAGAGTATGTAATATTGGATAAAGAACTAAATGGTGTATCTCATTATTATGTTAAGGATAAACTATCATGATTGATATTGATGGAATTCGAGACATATTAAAAAAATGTGATATATACGTTAAAGAAAATTCTAAGAATTTTATATGTAAATGTCCTTATTGTGGTGATCATAAAGATAAACACAAGCAGGGACATTGTTATGTATCAAAGGATGATAACATTCCAGTATGTCATTGTTGGCTATGTAACAATAGCACAACAATAACAAAACTTTTATTCGATTTAACTGGTGATAATCATTCTAATTTGATTATCGTAGAAAATAATAAAAACTACGTTAGAAAAAATACAACTTTTAAAGAGTTTAAAGTTCCAGAACTAAATAGTATGGATTTTCCTCTAAAAAGTTTGTATATGAGAAGAAGAACGTTTGGTAAACTTCAGTTGAATGAGATACCAAATTTAGTATTTGATATAAGAGAGTTTTTTAGAATTAATGGTTTAAACATGTCTGATTATGTTCATCCGTTCGAGGAACAGCATATTCAGGATAACATGGTTGGGTTTTTATCTAAGAGATCTACAATATTGTATTGTAGGGCAATTTCTGATAAAGTTCAAATTAAGTTCAAAAAAATTGCTTTGCAACAAGATTTAGATTCTGTTGGATTGGATTATTATTGTATAGATAATCAAATTGTTAATTCTAACATTCTTGTTTTAAGTGAAGGTAATTTTGATATTCTTGGTTGTTATAGTTTAGATACTTTAAATTTAAATGATAAATGTAGAGCATATTGTTCTGGATGTACGTTTTCGTACGAAGAACTTTTAAAATCTGCATGTTTAGATTTTGGAATATATAGAGCTGATGTATATGTATTAAGTGATTCTGATAAAAATAAATATCATTATAAAAAATTTTTAGATAATATAAAACCTTATGTAAACTCCATAAATATCTATTATAACAGTATGGGGAAGGATTTTGGAAATTTTCCACAATGTGCTGTTAAATTATTTTAGATATAAAAAGATTTAATATATAGATATGTTAAAAAAGGTAAAATATAATAGTAAAATGGGTGATTTACATATGGATACTTTAATTAGCGATATTAAGAAACTTTTAAAGACATTGGCATCTAAAGATGAGGATATACAGTATTCCGATAAGAAACTAGAAAATGGAATACAGATGTCAAGAACTATTAAATGCTATAAGAATACAAAGAATTATTCGATCTACATTACTAGGTTTAAAGGTTTTGATTTAGACAAAAGAAAATTTGTAAGAATTATAGTAGAGATTCCTTGTCAGAATAATTTAAGGTCTAAGAACATAGAAATTATATTAGATGCCTTAAAGAAATTGGAAGCGTATTTTATATATCTGGATTATGTAAAACTTTTTAATAGTGACGGATTAATTTACTTGGATACATATAGAGAGAACAAATTTCACTAAACAATCAGTTACAGTTTAAAAGGAGATTACAATGACTGATATTGATATTATGTCTGAGTTGGCAACTGGAAATATTTCTTTAGATAATACAGATACAAATACAGAAAATGCTGAAGCAACTACGGAGCAGAACACAACACAGCCTGCTCAAGCCAACAGTAGTACGAATTACAGCTTCCAGTTTACAAAAGATAACTTCGTAAAGTTTAGCAATACTCTAGCTCTTATACAGAATATATGTAACGATTGTACAATTAGTAACGGAAAGATACGTCAGCGTACAAATGATAAGCATAGTCTTATAGAGATGGATCTTACATCTGTATTTGGTGAACGTGATATTAAGTTTGATAATCTCAAGAATAGATTGTCACTTCTCGGAACGTTTACTTTGTCTGATATGTCAGCAGAGAACAATATTCTCGTTCAATCAAATGATTCTAATTTTGAGTTTTCTGATGCTCTATCGAAACTTATTATTAGACGACCGATGGATATATATCTAGACAATCCTTATGTTCCGGATGATGAGTATCAGAACAGAATGATTAGTGGATGTACTCAGGATAATGTTCTTTTTACACATTCGTTTACAACAATTGAAAAGAAGAGAATTTCGAAGGTTTGTGAGTTGTTTGGAACAAACAATGTTATTTTTGAGTTCTATGGAGATACTTGCAAGTATCTAATTAGAGACTCTGCAAAGAACAATAGTTCGGAAACATCACAGACAATTGCACTATGTCATAGTCTAAATGATAAGAAAAGTGCTCTGAGATCACTTCCATTCAATTTGGATACTCCGTCTAGTTTGGAAATGACGTGTTATGATATTGGTGGCGGTGCTTGCATTTTCATGTGTGAATTGAATTATTATGGTATTCCGATTAAGATTTTTACGAAGGAAAGAGCTGTCAGTCTAAGTGGTGATGAAGATTAATACAGTTGGGTATTAATTGATACGTTAAGTGACTCATACTAATAAATCATGATATATTAGTATGAGTCACTTTTTTACACGAAAAAGAGAAAAGGAATAGCAATGATAACCGATTATTACAATCGCGGATATGGAAATTATGTAGTAGCCAGCGGTGATTGTATAGTTAATTTCTTTGGACGTTTTCTGAAGAATCACAACGATCAAAATGTTTTTGATGTTCCAAAATTAAAGAAGTTTATGTTAAATAACGTAAATAGACTTCTATATTCCTTTGGATCTGGTTTAACTAGCAAATCACATACAATATCTGATAGCCGAATAGATAAGATTACAAAAGTTGTGGATTCTATGAGGGAATGCCCTTTTACGAATGAGGCAACAATCTTTATAGACTCTGGTGGTTTCCAGTTGTGTATGGGATATATGGATATAGAGAATATTCCAAAATATTGTGATATTTATAGTGCTTTTATAGAGCGAGAATACAAAAAGTTCACAATGGCTTATAGTCTGGATATTCCCGTTGTTAAGAATGGAATCTTTAGAACTTATAGACAGTTGGAAGAGTACAATAAATTAACATATGAAAGATTTTCCAAATTTCCACAGGAGATTAAGGATAAAATTTTCTATATCCATCATTTTATTACTCCTAGACTTTATCATATATGGAACAAGTTTATGTGGGAGGATGGATTAGCAGATGGATTTACGAATTTTTCTGTTGGTGGAATTGTTGCTGGATCTGGTAGTGATCATACTATCCCGCTTGTAACATACTGCATTCCACTAAGTGATATTGTTAAATATTGTAAAATTAAAAAGATTAAGAAATTTAACTTCCACCTTCTCGGAGGAGCAAGTTATAGTGATATATTCTATCATCAGATGTTTACAAAGCATATTAAGACTGTACATGATATCGATGTAAACATTACATATGATAGTAGTACATTGTTTAAGGGACTTGCTGTAGGACGGTTTACTCGTTGTTTTAAGAGTGATGGAAACATGTATCAAATGGATCTACATAGTGAGTACTTACATTTGAAATATGATAAGGAAAAGACTGTAGAAGATTGTTTATATGGATTTTTGAATGATATCTCTGATCATTATGATATGAAACATTTGGATCCTGTTAACTTCCCGATATACCAGAATAATACGTATCATCGTGCTATTCATATGTTCTTGATGATGCATGAGATGCGTTTGTTCAGAGAAATTGAAATGATGTGTCAAGATAAAGTGGACGAACTCTATGCTATCTATCAAAGTGGGGATAGAATGGAGTTTGGTGATCAATGTATTAATTTCATTAAGCGCTTTAACGGCGGAAAGATTTCAGATAAGTTAAATCTTAAATGCAGTAATCTAGATAGATCACTTGATATTCTAACAAAGTGTGATAGTAACCTCAATAAACATCTCGTAGACAAATATATGGCTAACGATGATGTTGCTGAGATGTTAGACCCACATCATGTTGATATTTAAGAGGATTTTATGGTAACTGAACAGTTTGTTAATGCTTGTTGTAGGATAATTTTATCTGAGAACAAGTCAATACCGACAAATATTGTTAGTGATATTAATGATATTATTTCTGATATTAAGGAATCTGATATACCATTGCTATTTAGAAAGAAGTATCAGTTTCTGACAACTCTTATCAGGTTTAAGATGGATGAACCAACTGTAGATAAAAATACAATTTTGGATTCCATTTTAACAACTGGTTATTTCAAGGATATAGATCCATATATTAATGGAATAGAACAGAATCCGTTAACGGATGAACAAGTCGTTAAATGTATAGAGTCTATTTCCCAAAAGAAGAATTTAATTTCTATCGAAAGAAATGGACAGGGTATTGAGAAGTTTCTGGATAAACTTAGAACGAATAAGTTTACATCATCCGAGGAAATTACAAAAGAATGGAATGATATAATATCTAATGTACATAGTGATATTATTAGTAAGGATAGAAATAAAAAATTACATGATATTACAGATTTAGATTTGTTAAATGATGATTATGGACCAGTGATCAACCAGATTAAGTTAAGTTATTCTGGAGTAAATAGTATTTCTACTGGTTATACAGCATTAGATAATAGAATGTATGGAGGATTTGCACCTTCAAGACTTTATATGTTTTGTGCTCCATCTGGAGGCGGTAAATCCGTTATGTTGATAAATCTCGTTAAAAATGCAGTAGATAAAAATCTTTCTAGAAAAGATGAAAATATGTCTATTTACGTATATATTTCATTGGAGAATTTAATAGATGAATCACTTATAAGATTGTATTCTTGTTTGACAAATAAAGTTACTGATAAAATCATTAAGAATTATGAGGTAGAAAAGAATTTAATATCTGATACAATCAAAGAATGGCTTATGAGAAATAATGCCTTAATTAGGTTCAAGTATCTTAAACCACAACAGACGAATTGTTTTGATATATTGAATTATTGTAATGAGGTAAAGTCACAATATCCAAATTGTAATATTAGGGCAATTTATATAGATTATTTGGATTTAATGAAACCGAATTTCACATCTAAAAACCATGATGCGTATAGATTGGAGCTTGGACAAGTTTCAATTGATATGAAAACGTTGGCTGTTCTTTTGAGAGTTCCAGTTGTAACTTGTACTCAAGTTAATAGAGCAGCATATGATCCAAAGAATAAGATGAATTTGTCGAATGTTAGTGAATCCATGAAAAAAGTAGACAATTCTGATTGGATAGCAATGTTACAGCCAAAGGAAGAGGAGTCTGAGAAATCTGGAAGTAAACAAGTTAATACGGATGTTAAAATAATTGATTGCAAAATTACAAAGTCTAGATTTGGTGATAAGGATTTTTCTGTTCCGTTTAAGGCAAACTTTAGTAGATTTAGATTTGAGGAACTTTATAAAGCCAGTGATATAAATATTGATACCGATATAGATACGATTGTACAGCAAAATAACGTTGCTGATAAGATTACAAGTATCCAAAATGGTAATTATGATGATAAGACGGAAGAATCTACGGATAGTGGATTTAATCTAGATGGTTTTTATTAATTATATAGAATAAATCCATATTGTTTAGATACAATATATTTTTGAATAAACATAAACCTATTTTAAAATTAAAAAGGATTTAAGTTATATGAAGAGAAAAACATCTTATAAACAGATGCTAGTAGAGTCCTTAATAGATATCTCTAGCATGCAGAATTATAAATCACCTGCAGATAAAGTTCTAAACGCTACAGATGAGAAATATGAGACTTTTAGATCAGCTACCTCAGAGGTAGATGTTCTTGGTCGTGCATATGCTGCACAGGATGATGTTGAGAATAACATTATTACTGAAGGCAATGATATGGATAATGAGAACTTGGCACAGGGTGAGCCGAATGTCAAGGTTACTCTTCCTGACGGTCATGAGCCACCAATATCAGATGTAGAGGATAACATTGATGAATCAGATCCTGATAAGGAATATCAAGATCCTATTACTAGTGAGAAGGATTTTTCAGAACAACATCTAACAGAAGATGCTGAAGAGCCTTTTGAAGACGGTGAAGAGGAAGACGAAGAGGATTTAGATGATGAAGGTAATATAACTGAGCCAACAGATGATATTCCAAACGAGGAGGAATTTCAGAATGCTCAGCCAGAGATAGCAACAGAAGGTGATGAAGATCTAGGTGATAATCTTCCTGAGGATGAGCCAATGGAAGATGATTTTGAAGAGCCAGTAGATGATGAGGAATTTGATGGTTCAGATCTTCCGGAAGATGAACCAAATGATGTTATAGATGATGATACAAATGAAGAGGCTGACGGCGAGCCAGTTCAAGAAGGTGTACTTGGTGCCGTAGGTGGCGCCGCAGCAGGAACAATGGCTGCTGGTGCTCTTGGATATTCTGGAGTAGCGCCAACAATTGCCGGACTTGCTGGTGGTGCCGCACTAGGCAGTAGCATTCAAAATAAGCTCGAGGAAGATTTAGAGGAACCAGATGGTGCTGATCTTCCTGAAGATGAGCCTTTTGATAATGCTGAACCAACAAATGATGATGCAGAGTTAGAGGCTGAAGAAGATAATACTCCATTGGATGATGAGACGCTTCCTGAAGATGAACCACTCGATGATGAGGAAGATGGTTCTACAGAGGATGATGGCGTAACTCTTGAAGATGATGATCCAGATGCACTTGGTGACGATCTTCCAGAAGATGAGCCAGTAGATCCAATTGAATCTGATGGACCAATTGCTGATCCAAATACAACTGGAGAGCTGAATTCTGGTGAGGATGAAATTGAAGAACCAGAACCATTAGAGGAATCTTTTTTGGTCGAGGATGTAACAATGGATCCTAATGCCAACCTCGGTGCTGGTGCAGCTCCTGTTCCACCACCAGCAACAGCTGTTCCACCAGCAGGAGATCCTAACGCAGCACAACCTCCAGCGGATCCCAATGCAGCTGCGGCAGGCGATCCCAATGCCGCCGCTGATCCTAACGCTGCTCCAGTAGATCCTAATGACCCCAATGCTGCTCCAGTAGATCCTAATGATCCCAATGCTGTAGCAGAAGATCCAAATGCTGAGGAGCAGGATCCTATTCTTGACGTAGATTCTAATGTCGTGGCAAGTGATACATCAAATCCTCAGCCAACATCAGAGTCTTTGATGGAATCCCTTATTTCCGAGCTTGGTTCATATGTTGATAATGGAACAAGCGATATTAAGGATCTTCTTGAACAAGATAGTGATGACTAATATCTATTAGTTAGATAATAGTTAAATTTCCCACATGGGTCTATTAAAGATCCATGTGGGAGACTATTACGAAAAAATTATAAAAAGTATGAATAGTCTATTAAAGGTTGTTATATATCTCAAGGATGTAACAAAACCGATTGTACTGACTTGTTCTCAAAAAGAATCAGATAATAGAGAAAAACTTATAAAAATGCTAGAAGATTTTTCGGTTGGACGTCTAGGGATTTTGAAATTTGACAGTGGTGATGTTTTTATGTGTACATCTCCAGAAAATATAAAATCTATTTTAATCACAACGGATAAAAGCAATGGTTAGTCAAATATTGTGGATTTCTTGTATATTAGCAAGTATTTTTTATATTTTTCATAAAATTGAAAAAATTTCAATTATCAAAAAGTATAAAGATACAGATGTTATTACACTATTTGAATACTTTTTAAGTAAAGCATATGATGTAATATATGAAAATGATTTAATTACTTATGTTACAAATGGAACTCAGCCATTATCTAACGAAAGAGAGACATTAGAAAGAAATTACATAAAGTCTTGTCTTTTATATATGGGAAAAAGAAATTTAAAGATATTTAAAGAGTTCTTTGGTGATCATGAAACACTAGTAATTAACATTATTAGATATATGCGTAAAAAATTTAATGAAGATGGACTTGTTAAGATAATCAATCAAAAACAGTCTGAGGAACAATAATTAAGAGTGAAATATGGCTTTAAATATAGTAAATCAGATTAAAGATACAATACTTGGTGTTAAATCTAATAAGATAGATGCCATAATAGATGATTCGTTAAGTAAGATTGATAGGTATAGTGCCTCTGAAGATAGAAATAAGTATCTTGATTCTATGAAGAGGTTAATCTCTCAATCTGGAGCTGATGGAAATGGACTTTTAAGCAGTTTAAGCACAGGATCACCACAAGTACAACAGTATGATAATTCAGGAAGAATTGCTAGGTATAATGAATATGATGCTATATGTGCCAAGATTCCTTATTGTGAAAGAGCATTACAATGTTGGGTAGATCATATTGTTTCGCCAGATGAGATTCTTAAAACAAGCTTGCAAGTTACTTGTGAGGATAAGAGTTCGTCTAAAGATGCTGAGATAACAAGAGCTATTGGTAGAATTAATACTTTATGTAAACACTTTGATATAGAGAATAAGATAAGAAATATTGTTAAAACGACTTTAAAGAAGGGTGATAACTTTCTAGAGTTTGTCAAAACTCCACATGGTGCTAATACTTTAGTTGTTCTAAATGAGGGTTTTGATCCAGCTGGTTATGAACAGACTCAATCTATTCTCAAGAAAGATTATACATTATTAGAGGAAAAATCTATAGTTAACGGAAAAGGTAGAGAGGTAATAAAGAAGAAGGTAAAGATTGTAATAGATGAGGCATATTCTTCTTACACTCTTGGCGGTGTATTCTCTACATTGGGGACAAATGTATCTGGTCCAAATTATCCAAATGTAGCAGCTCCAACAGCAACGGATATAAGTGGAATTGTTGGAAACATGCAATCTAAAGCAAATGGATCTATTGTTAATTCCCCAATAAAACAAGGCGAGCATGTTCCAAGTGATAAGTTCAAAAGCAAATTTGATGAAATAGAAAAAGAAGCAAATATTAACGATGATGAAGAAAGTGATTTAACAAAGATCGGCGATTTATCACTTGTAGTACATGATCCAAAATATGTTATTAAATTGGAAACTGCTAGATTTAGAGTATGTCTCGGATATCTTATATTTCCGAAAGTGGATCTAATTAACATACAGAGCGGAGTTGTTAACAACATAGATGCTATGTGTGCTCAACTCTTAAATGATGTCAAACAAAAATTATCTTCTAAGATTAAAACAGACGATAAGATTGTAATTACAGATGATATTAAGAAAGTACTTCTGGTGCATCTTCAGCATATTGATAAAAATGACGATTTAAAGATTAGATATGTTAACCCAGATCTAATTCAACATTTTAAACTTCCTTCTGTAAAATATTATCCATACGGTGAATCTATATTTGATTCTGTGTTATTTGAATGCAGATTGTATATGGCACAGAAAATAGCTACGTTGGTTAAGCAAATTAATGCCTCTACAGATAAACGATTTATTAGTTTGGAAATTGGACTTCCGAGAGATGCCAAGAATATTATAGAACAGATGAAGGAACAGATTAATAAAAAGAGAATTACTGTAGATAGTCTTGGTAATACAGATACGATTCCTTCTCAAATTTCCACTTGGGAAAACATCTTTATACCTATGAAAGATGGTAAGAAGTATGTAGAAATTGACCATCAACAATGGAGTCCAAACGCTAATGAGGATACAGAGGCATTAAAGAATGCTGCTAACGAAATAGTTGGTAATCTTGGTGTTCCAGCATCTTATCTAAACATTACAGAACAAGCTGGAAATAGAGCAACTTTAACTGCCGAATCCATTAACTGGGCTAGATGTATTATTGCTAGACAACAGGATTTGGAACCATGTCTGTTTGGATTTTTCTATAAGGCTTATTGTCTTGTGTGGGGCGTAAAGAGTGCCGACATTCTTAGAAAAATAAGAATTACATTCCAGATACCAAGAATAGCACCAATGACAAACAATATTGAGTTTATAGAGAACTCATCAAGAGCAATTGAGGCACTTGCTGCTCTTGGTCTAAGTAAAGAATATCTTAAGAAACAATATATGCCGTACATCGATTGGGATGACGCTGAATCCGATAGTGTTAAACAGAAGATCAAGCAGGAAACTGGTGATGAGCAATCTGAAAATGATATGATGGGTGGAATGGGAATGATGCCGACCGGAGGTGGAATGGACATGGGAATGGGCGGTGGAGGAATGATGTAATATGAAAGTTATAGATAGATTTCTACAAGAAGATATGTTGGTTATTAGACCAGCAATCTTTATTTATGTAGATAAAGAAAAATGTCACGATCTCACAGCAAGGGGAATTTTATTAGATAAACCATATATTTCATGTTATCTAAAAAGATTACCTGACAATGAACAATATCAGGGATTCCTGGAAAAATGCAATCCTGTTAGAATAACGCTTCATGCCTTAAAGAAGATTAAAGACCAAAAAGTACAATTAAAGTGTGTAAATATATCTTGTATACCAGAGAATGAGATTAAATTGAATCAAGAACATTTAATCTTGAAGTTACAGAGACAGTATGCAAATTATTTAAATACATGTTATAAAGACATGGTTCCGTTGGAGAATCTTCCTAGAATAGATTTATATCTAGAAAAGAGATTTCTTCCTGGTTTTGTTTGTAAGATTTTAAAATAGTGTCTATAAATAAATGTTATAGAATGACTATTATCGGAGAAACGAATGATCACTTTTTTAACACATGATAGAGAGAATATTCTTATAAAGGCTATTTCAACGGAGCAATCTAAGCAAATAGCTGCTGTAGATGGGTCTGATGTATCAAACATCAGTGAGGTTATTAAATATATAAAAAACAATAATATAAAGAATGTATTTTTATCTCTTTCTTATTACGAGGATGAAAGAAAGCTTTTAGAAAGTATTGCTATTCATAAATCAAACGCTAATGGAAATATGTTTAAAATTGGATCTGTTACAAATAATAATTCCAATGAAAAAACAGAAAATGAATCTTCGTTAGAAAACGATAAGAAAAATAAAACTTTTGTATGTCCAGTTTGTGGAAGTGACGAAGGCTTGGTAGACAAGAATGGAAATACACATCCATGTCTATCATGTTTACAGATAGATATAGGAAAGAAAATTTCAGAAAAGATAGGTAAAGAGTTTGCGTTAGTTGTGAATAAGAACAATATGATAATAGATGAGTTGATAAAAATCTTTACTCCAAAGAAAGAATCAGACGATAAACAAGATTGATATTTAAAAAGGAAATAACAATGCCAGTAACAGTAAAAGCAACAGTACCTTCAAAAAATGAAGAGAACAACAATGTCCAGGATATAGATAACATAGATCCTGAACTCAATAAACAGCTTGATGAACAAGCTGTGGAAATTACTAGAAACATTGTAGATAGTATTAAATTAACGGAAGATGAGAAGAAAGAATTAGCAACCGAAGATGATGAGGATCTTGGTTTGCAATTAGAGTTCGATCAGTTCTTAAATGATAAAGTCGAAATTAACAACGAAGATGGCGGTGAGTTTGGTAAAGTTAAAACTGGAATAGATCTTATAGATCATTTATCTGGTGGAGGTTTTAACCTTGGTGGTTTTACAATGATTGTGGGAATGCCAGGATCATTTAAGTCTACTTTACTGGCACAGATTATTGGATATAATCAAAAGATATATGGTAAGAATATGCTCTGTGTTTATTTTGATACAGAAGCTGCTATGACAACAAAGAGACTTAAGCAACTTGGTGCTGGAAATCCTCCAATTAAACCATATGATGATGTCACGATTGAGAAGGTGTTTAAAACAATTGAAGCAATGTGTGCTTATAAGCAGGTTAAGAACATTGTAGATATTCCTTCTCTTGTATGCTGGGATAGTATAGCAAATACAACAACGGATTCCGAAAGAGATACAGATAACATTAACTCTACAATGGGTTTAAAACAGAAATTGTTATCCCAACTTCTTCCAAGATATCTAAGTAAACTTAAGAAGTACAATATATCACTTATTGGAATTAACCAATTAAGAGATAGATTAAATGTAGGCATGTATGCGCCAGCACCAGATTTGATGCATACACAGAACTTTGAGATTCCTGGAGGAAAAGCCGTTAAGTTTAATGCTTCTCATTTGTTAAAGTTACAGAATAGAGGTGAACTTCAACAGGATAAGTATGAGTTTTCTGGAGTTAAGGTTGAGATAGAGTTTCTGAAGAATAAGTCATTTACACCTTTTATTAAGGCACCTATTATTATAGACTTTAAGAAAGGTGTTTCTAATTTCTGGACTAATTATACATTACTTGCTGATAACTCTAAGTTAAAAACTGGAGCGTGGAACTATTTAGCAGAACTTCCGGATAAGAAGTTTAGAACAAAGGATGCATTTACACTATACAATACAGATGCTAGATTCAAGGAGATTTTTGATAAAAACGTCAAGGAAGTTCTAACTTCTGTATATCCAGAAGATTAAAAATCTCCTTTTTTAAGTCCTGTATTATGGCATTTTTTCGCCATAATACAGGGTTTTTACCGCGATTTTTTGCCGATAAAAGTCGATTTTACTTTAAATGTTCATGTAAATACGATATATATATAGTTTTGATTACAAGGAAGAGTCTATGGATTTAGTCTGGTTGACATCTATGGATTCGTTTGAACCTTGGTACAAAAAGCGGGTCGAGTGATCCGTTATTATGTATTGTAATTTATAGTGTGACAAAGAGTTACCACACTATGAGTTGCTAATCATTGGGGTGTGACGGGATCCCGTTCGGCGGAGAGGTTCTCCATCGGACTTAAAAGCTCCTAAGGATGAGTTGTCTAAGGGAGACAGGTAACTCTGGCCGTCATAACGTTAACAGACAAGAAAGGAAAAACCAAATGAAAAAGTTCATCATGATCATCTCCACAGCGTTCGTAGCATTCCTTATGGGGTGCAGCGATCCCGAACTTGCTCCATCATCGAGCGTGCAGTCGGATGCGTCTATGCGTCTCAACGAGGCGAAGAATGCGTACGAAATTGCCCGTAACGTGTACGAGCATCTGTCCACAAATTCTACCTCTAAGGTGGAGATCGAAAACGCAAGGAAAGCTCTTCAGCAGTTGAGTCAGAACCTGCAGAATGCTGAGAAGGAGTTCAAACTCCTCCAGAAGTGGGGTATGGCGAAATTCAATGATGCTGATTTGAATGCCATGGCAAAGCACAGATTTGAGAAAGGCTGGGATATGCACCAGTCTAAACTCTTGTCGAGCAGTGACGAGGCATTCAACATTTCTGTAGCAAGAGGTGTTGCTGCGGAAACGAATACGACCGAGTTGTGTAAGATGACGACAAGAATCCTCGAACAGAGGTAATAAAGTCGTCATCAAAAGGGTGTCTAACGTTTGTCCATTCCGGACAGCGCTAGGCATTCTTTTTTGCTGTTTTTTTATCTACAGCATCTAATAATTCATATATTCCGTAAGATGATAAACCTTTAGCACCTAAACCTAATGCAAATGGTGATATTTTTCTTATTATGCTTGGCTTATCTACTTGGTTTTGTATGTAGTTATTTAAAACAGATCTCGAATAAAGTTGCTTTTCTACATCTGTTGTCATTGAATTTAGGTTCTTCTGATATTCTTCTGATGATGGAACTTTTGGGGGATCTGGATGATTTGCTACATAATGCTTATTTATATTATAGCCAACCCATGAGCCAATTCCAGTTCCTATTAATTGAGATAAAAGAATCTTGCCAAATTTTGAATATTTAATTATATGTGTCAAAATGAAATCTATATATTCATCCCTATTCCAATTGATATCTATATCATCAGCTAAGAATTTATATTTTTGCTCACCTGTAAGTAATAGGCTTTTCTTCAGATCTATTGGATTTGGAAATTTTTTTAGGAATATATTTAATAGTTTTTGTTGTTTATTATATGACCAAACAGTTTTTGGTTCTGCGTCCCAAAATTTACTCACTTTATTATAATCAGATTCCATATAATTTCATTATTTGATATTTTAGTTTTTTCAGAATTCTTTCTCTGAATAAATTACAAAACTCTTGGATTTTTAAAAAATATGAATAAAACAATACATAAGAAATTAATTACAGAAGCCATCAGAGGATGGTTTGTGTTAGATAATATTCTGTTTAACGGTTCGGCAGATAAATGTCTAAAGGAACATTCGAATGTATTAAACAGATATAATCAAATTAAGAAAAAATTCCTTAAAACGGTATTTGAGTTTTATGTTAAGATTGGATATAAATCCAGTTTTAATGTTCTTCCAAACACAAGTAATGAAGTTCAAAAGTCTGCTAATATTATTACAGAATCTCTGAAGAAAGAACTTAGCAAACAGTTTACAATGAATAGTAAACAGTATTGCAAGATTATCTCTGAAGGTGTAGATGTTAATAATGATAAACTTCTTAAAACAAGAACCAATTATCTCGGTAGAGCACTCATGATAGAGAATTTCTTTATTAAGAAACCACAGAGAACATGTATTGGAAGCAATCTAAGTAAACCAGAGTTAGATATTTATAAGAACTGTCTCAACGAATGTACGGATCTAATGCTTAAGATAGCAATGAAGTACAATAAAAAATTCTAATTATGGATGTTGTTCAGAAACTTCTTAATGAACGTAAACAATTATATGATATTGTTAAAAAGAATTGTGTGCGTCCAGTAATAGATACTGGTCATTGTGATGATTGTCATGATTTGCATGTTGGAGTTCAGCATTATGAGGATATGACTTTAAATGAGCCTCCAAAACCAGAGAATTTACATCACATAGATGATGAATGGCAAAACATAGAAGATAGTCCAACACATCCATTAACAAAGCAATCAGTGGAATCTGAGAGTATTAGTTCTGAGGAAGAATCGAACCAAGAACAAATAAATAATAACGTACCATTGTTTTTATAAGTTTTAAGAGGTTAAATAATGATTTTCATATATCCAGCATCCGTAAGTGAAACTTGCGATAAACGTATTGTACCTGCTGTAGCTAAATGTATAGAGAGATTTTTCTTGACACAAATTATGGATGCTATGTCCGATAATGTTATTCCGTTGTCTAGAAAATATGTCGGGAGTAATTATGGACCAATATTAATGGAGTGCGTTAACAACTATAACAAGAAACAATTGGTCACAGAGAATAAGATTTTGTTAGAAGATATTGCTACCGCTGCCGATTTTACATATCGAGTTAATGATATAATTAAAGATTCCCATAGTAGGGATCTAGCAACTTTACAAGGTGTTGTGAATAAGTTATCTAATCTAGCACATGAAATAGATAATTATCGAGATGGTGGTCCTACTGATCGCGACACATTAACTGGTAATGAAAAGGATAGATTACTTAGAGATATACAAAGAGAGATGTCTAGAGTTCAAAATAGAATTGATCAAATAGAGAGAAGATCACCTGATATTAATGGTCGCACTAGGGAAGATAGACAAGAAAGTAGGGATGAAGAAAGATTACAGTTAGAAAAAGAAAAGAATCAAAGGGAATGGCAGAAAGAACGTAGGGACGATTTGCTACAGAGAAGAAAAGATGCTAGAGAGACAAATAGAGATGCTCGTGAGTTTGAAGCATATGCTGATGAAAGAGCTGGTTCAGGAACTGGTCATTACATGCCTTTGGATACAAAAATAGATATTACACCAACAGTTGGAAGTGTATGGGCACCAGTTTATTATAAAGGTGGTCCAAGAAATGGTGCTATCAAGGATATAGAACTTTCTATTGCCGTTAAAGTTATTCCTACGATAATTAAGAATTTTAAGGTTCTAGAAAAAGATCTCTTAGACGATTACTTTACAAAGAAAAGTGAAAGCTATTTTAAATCTAAAGGAAGAAATGCTGCTAGACATGTTTACAACGCACTAAAGAGACTTCCTTTTGGAATGGGTGATGCTATTTGGAAACATGGTATGATGGCTGTTGCTGGTGATGATGTTGAACGTGAAAGTAGAAAAGATATTATATATAATTCACATGGCTTTGTAAATGCTTCAGCGTTTCATAAATCATCAAGTTCACCAAACAATTACAATTTTACATCTAATATTGTTATATTTAACAAAGATGATTTAACAGATCCGGATGATTCTAATATCTTCCAAAATAGATCTGCAATGGTTAAATTATTTAAGTTGGGATGGTCTACATTCTGCATGCTTGATCCAGTAGAGGAGATGATGTATTTTATTTCTTCATTGGATGGTGGTTACATGCATCCAATTCCATATAGATACATTATGGAATCTTATGGTTCCAGAGCTTATTATGGAACAGAGGAAAAATTAAAAGATGCTGCTAAACCATTTTCAATCAAGCGTGGTAATTTCAGTAATTTTTCCAAAGTGTTCTATAAGAAGAGAAAGTAATGTCTAATAATACAGAAGTTGAATTGCCTCCTCAAGAACCAGATGAGGCTAATGTTTTTAAAATTGAAAATTCCCCATTTGAACTTTCTTTAAGAATAGAAAGTTTTTCTAATGAGAAAGATGAGATTAGTTTCATCAAATCTGTAGAAAAAATGGTGAGGTTTAGTCCAGAGTATAAGTTATGGGTAAATTACATAGTAGATACTCTTGGTCAAAATAAATGTGAGTTTACAGGCGAGATAAAAGGCGAGTGTCCTGTCGAGGTTCATCATCATCCTATATGTCTGTACACGATTGTTAAAGCTGTTATAGAAGATAAAATGAGGAAAAAAGAGCCGTTCTGTACTTTCGATATTGCTAGGGATGTAATAGAGTTACATTTCCAAAACAAAGTCGGGTATGTTTTAATGCTCTCTGATCTACATGCTAAATATCATAATGGATATATGCAAATTCCAATAGAGTTTGTAAGTGGTGATTATAAACATATATTAACGCACTTTGAAATAGAACAAGAGGAATATTCACGTATACTCCTGTTATGTGGAGTTCATAAGGATGATATTGTCCAGTCTTGGGGCAAGAATAATTATCCAGGATTAACAAATTCTAATACGGAAGTTAAACAAATAGATAACCAACAGGTAATGTTGGTTTCTGAACAACCTCAACAATCTATAACAGATGAAAAAGTTCTAGATATGATATCTGTTGTATAAAAAGAATAAACAAATATGGCAGAAGGAATTGGAACAGAATCTAGTGGAATGGTTAGCATTTCCAACGATATAGATTTCTATAGGTATAAATATAGGGACTACGAACAACAGTTGGATGGCACAAGAATCCACGTTTCATTTGTCTCGCCAATATTTTCTGTTTTTGAAAAATATAGATTCTATCTTTTACAGAATAGTGTAAAAGTTCCTTTGGATAAAAAATACTGGTATAGACCAGACTATATATCCTTTATGTATTATGGAACAACTGCCTGGTGGCAATTGGTTCTATGGCTCAATAATGTAAATGCTATAGAGTATTTTACAATAGATGAGATTATAGTTCCAATCCCAGAAGCAATAGATACTTTACAACAAGAGGCATATACAGCTGGTGCATATTTAGATATTAATGAAGATGCTAAACACAATGTTACGTTGTTTACATTATATAAGCCTGCTCAAAGTAATATAATAGATCTTAAACGGAGTTTCAGTAATAGTTCAACGCTATCACAATTAACAGAACCTCCAGAAGAAGAAAAGACAATCTTCCATAGAGAAATTTATGAAATGACCATTCCAATTCTTAGACTTAGATATGTTGATTTGGAGAAAATTCCAATAGAAAAGTCTCTAAGAGTTATTGCTAAATGTAGACCAAATTTAATATTTGGAAAGCATTATACTCTAGTAGAAAACGATGATGGGAAAAAGAATAGGATTACTTGGGATCCTAAGATTATAGAGAATGCTGGTCTTTTATTTAAATTACAAGAAAACGATGTATTGGAAATACAGTATGTTTCTAAAGAATAGGAAGATTACAGAGTATAAACAGATAACAAGGCTTACATCCCATCCAAATTGTAAATTAAATGTAGCACCTTGTGATATTAAATCATTGTATTTTTGGTTTGATCAATGTAATGATGTTATACCATCTGTTCTGACGTTTTCGAATAGTGGAATACAGCATATTAACTACGAGGATATAAAAATAGTTATAATCACTAGGGATCTTGGATTACATAAGACATACGATAAAGATAATAACTATTATTTACATTATGATTGTAACTATGTCAAAAACAACTATAAACATTATTTGACTCCATATCAGAGAACAAACGCACTTATCGGGAGTTATATTATAGATTGGAGAGATAATTATAAATTAAGAGAAAGACTCAAATTAAATGAGTCTGAGTTTATAGAATTGAATTATTATATATTTGATCCCAACTATCCCGAATAAATTTAAATTTCGTTTATGGATTAAATATGATTACTAAGAAACTATCATTACTTCGTGACATTCCAAATATTGTCAATATGTCACAGGCTGATGTGGATCTTTATAAAATAAATGACGATGATACTAGGCAGTTTATAGATTCTGTAGATCTTTTTAGTAATAGAGCAAAGAATCATAATAGCTATCAGTATGTCAAGTTCCATGTAGATAACAATTTCAAGTTTTTAGATATTGTAAAGATTCCAAAATATCCACTTCTCGCTGTATATAATAGTAATACAAAGAAGTGTCTTATCAATATATCAGCATCTCTTAAAACAAATGTTAACAATATTGACTCTCGTGATCTGTACACAATGGTTTTCTATGCTCATTGTTGTAGTTGTTTAAGTGTATCTAATATTAATCCAGGTTTTTATGAGTTCTTCTGTAACTTTATATGCTTGATGTTTTTAAAGTTATTTGCTAAGAAATATGGAATTACTGGAAGTTATGTAGATCTAATACCTCAATTTAAATATGTTGTAAGCTGTTATATACTTATGAGGTTCTTTGGAATCAATTTTACAGAGGCGAATAAAAAAGCTAAGGCGTATAGTAAGTTTGATTCTAACCTCTTGTTTAAAAGAGTAAATATATCAGATTATAATCTATCAGATATTAAGGATATGTTGAGACTTCTGGATAAAAGTGGTATATGTCCAGGACTTGGACCTTATAGATTTTTGGAAACTGTTATTAGATATTATGGTCCAATGAATCTATGTATGTTTGAAGATATTATGAGATTTAGTTGTGCATTGTTATGTTCAAGTATTAACTCAAATTCATTTTTCCCACAGATATTCCAGCTAGCGTATTCTAGACAGGATTACGAAAAGATTACACAAATAGTAGAAAAATATCTATAAGTTGTAAAAAGGTAAATTTATGGTTGTTAATGGTAGATTGTATGGTTTCTATAGAGCACTTGTTGTAAACGCCCATGATCCTAAAAAGACAGGAAGGGTAAAAGTACACATTCCTGATATCATGCTCGATAAAGGCTGGACTGGACAATGGTGCGATAATGGAATATGGGCACATCCAGCAAACAACATGCTTGGAGGTAGAAATACATACGATATAGATGGTGTAAGATGTTCTCATCAAGATGCTAGATATCAGGGTCAATGTATGATTCCACCGAAGGGGTCACATGTATTTCTGTTCTTTGAAAAAGGTGATCCTAGTAGACCATATTACTTTGCTGCTGCAGATTATGGTCAGACAAAAGTTCTACCAGAAAATAGAGTAGGTTCAAAATGGGAAGAGAAGTGGACTCTAATTAAAACACATAAAGGTCGTGCTATTGTAGTTAGTGATGAAGATGGGTACGATGGTAGAGTAGAGATTACTGGTAAGAAGAGAGCAATTCATAATAGTCCTGATGGTGATACGGAATCTGTATTTAATATAGATGGGAATCAGACTGTATTTTTAATAGATGAACGTACTGGAAGTCATGAAAAAGTAATGCTTAAGGATTATCGTGGAAATTACATAAAGATGATCCAGGACGAAGCTGGTAGAAATGATCAGCTCCATATTTTCATGAAAGACGATATTCATATAGAGACATTGAAGAATATCTATATAGAAGCACATGAAGATATACATATGACAGCACATAAAGATATTTTTATTACAGCTTTAAACGATATGTATATAAAAGTAGATAAGCATTTTAGTGAGATGGCACAATTAATAGATAGATATTCAGAAACAAAAGACAGAAGATATGCTGCTACAAACATTGAGGATAAAGCTGATGTAGATTATGCTATGTCTGCGGGAGCCAATATAAAAGAAATGGCTGGAGCAATGTGCGGAAGAGATGCTGGGAGTTCTATTGCTGATAAAGCCGGAGGTGCGTGGTGTGCCCAAGCTAGTTCTACAGCTTCAATGATTGGAGCTGGCGGTGCGTTCGTAGATGGACCACAATCAGCAGTAAATAATGGAAGTGCTCCCGTAAGTCCCCCTAAAGGAATAGATCCAGCTAGACCATCCCAAAAAGCAACTTTACCTGTACCAGATCCTGAGAGACATTTTACTCCAACTGATGATGGCTGGGCTCCTGTGGCTCCAGAAGAAAATCCACAAAACAAATGCCATCAAAAATTCTGGAAGAATCCACAATGGAAGAATTTAAGTAGTCCGAGTCAATGTCATAACGCAAAAGTTGGAGGATCTGGAAGTGGTGCAGCAAGTGGAACTGGAGGTTCCGGCGGAGGCGGTGGAGCCGGAGGTGGAGGAGGATCTGGTGGTGCTGGAGGAGGTTCTGGCGCAGGCGGTGGAGCCGGAGGCGGAGGAGGATCTGGTGGTGCTGGAGGATCTGGTGGAGGCGGTGGTGCACGAAGTTCTTCTCCATCCGCTAATTTAGCAACAAATGCTATTAATAAAGCAATAGATATTACAACAAATGTATCGAAAAATGTAGCCGATGTTACATCTAATGCAGCAACATCAATTAAAGATACAATTAATAAGGTAATAAGTACTGCTACAAATCTTCCAGTTACTGCAGCCAATGTTGTAAATGGTGCTTTAGGGGCTGTAGACGCTGCGGCATCTAGTGTAATAAATGGAATAGGTAATACAGTTCAAACTGCTATATCTGCTACGAATTATATTACATCCGCTGTAAACTCTACAGTTAATGGAGTGGATTCAGCAATTAAAACATCTGTTCAAACTCTATTTGAGAAGATTTCTGACAATAAAGTTACAAATACAATTAACGATGTTGTTACAGATGCTATGAGTGCTGCTCTATATGGAGCACATACAGCGTCAGCGGTTCTTGGTGATGTTAGGGAAATGTTCTATAATACGCTTGTAGATGCTGGAAATTTTACACAAGCTATTGCTACAAATACTCTGGGAACTGTATTAAATACAGTGAATTTAGCTAGTGCCTATGCTAATGCTACAATGAATAATATAACTGGTTTTATGGCATCAAATGTAAATGCTATATGTAATAATCTATCCAACGCTATAGGAACGGCAGTAGATACAGGATCTGGGATTGTTAATAACTTCGCAAATATGGCATTAAATGTATCTGGTGATGTATTATCAGCTGGAGGTAACGCCATAGATAACATACTTAGTACACTTATAAACGGCGCTATAGATACAGCAAAAAATACAGGAGAAACATTTTACGATTCTGCATTAGATGGTATATATTCCACAATGGGAATGTTATCTAATGCGGCAAAGCAGCAAGTAGTACAGCAATTCTATAGTAGGTGTTGTGATTTTATTAGTTCTTCTCCTAGTGTCTATAATCAAAATATCATTGATGGATTAGCTGGTTTTCGTACATTTATAAATACTCTGGATATAACAGCAAATGTTACGAATATGTTTGCAACACAAATTGTATATAATACAGTCTATTGTACAAAAGTGATTGAAGATGCCTATCATAAGCTTCCACAAATTACAGCTAATACTTTAACTGCTTATGTATTTGAAGGATTAATAAGTGCTGTAGATTCTATTCAAAGTAGATGTAATGATTATCTTATTTCTAATATTAGAAATAATATGTATCAACAGATATATTCTATAGATAAATTTATCTATTCTACTATGGATGCTGCAAGTCTGTTATGTACTGTTTATCATGAAATATGTGATCCACTTCTAACCCATGATTGTAATGATTTCTGCCTACATAATCTAGTTCAGATATCTACTGATAATTTTATGGATGTTGTCGGATCTGATCTTAATGAATGTATAGACGAATGTATATCAGATTCTTATGGGGAACTTGTAACTGATGTAATAGGAAGTATTACAGATAACATTCCAACCCTAGAAGGTTTGAGAGCATACATTCCAGTATCTATAGTAGATACATATGCCTCTTTAGGAATGGAAGGTATTTTGACACCTCAACAACTAGGCATTAAAATTGCTGAAGCTATTAGAGATTATATGTGTAGTCCAGATTTTGAAAGCATTTTTGATGAATATATAGCACAAGTGGATCCAGATTCATTTACAATGGATTATGCTTTACTATCATCATACGATCCAAGTTCTGGAATAACACTTGCTGATTTTCTTCTTAATAATTATTCTAATACTGTTTTACAATTAACCAACTCTCTAATAGAAAGATGTAGTTCTGTGATTAATACTGCTATAACAGTAAGTGATCCAACGATGAATTATTCTCCATTGTATTCTAGTGTTGTTAATAATCTTCAAAATGGAATAGATACAGTTTTAAGAGATTCTATGACTACATCAATAGAATCTGATGTATCATCTATCTATGATGAATCTGTTCTTCCTGTAAATGAAGTTTGTGATATGGCATCTGATTGTTGCAGACAGTTATTAGATGTTAAAGATAATGTTCTTGATAACCTTGTTGATAATATGTCTTTGGATTATAAAGCAGCAATTAATAATGCTTCTGATGTAATTAAGGATAATTTTAATTCTTTAGTTAATGATATAGATCCATCTACTTATATAAATTATGGAACAGAGCTTCTATTGGATTCTGTAAATAAAACCATATCAACATTACAAGATACAAGTTCTGTTAATGGAGTTTTGTATTCTTCCATGTATAATGGAATGGAATCGTTTATTAATCCATCCGTTTATTATATAGATACTCAACCGACTGTTTTACTTGATATATTAGATAGAGCTGGACAGTTATTATGTGATTCCATAGTTGAAGTTGTTAAGGAAGAAGGTAGATCAGCTCTTCAATACTTAGAAGATGCTATAGATGCTAAGCCAATGTCTTTATGGACTCAAGAAGAGATAGATGAAGCTGTTGTAAGACTGGATTTGTTAAATTCTTTTGCATATAGACCATTAGAAACTTTTGATTCTTTAAATGAATATGGATTCACTAGAAGTCAATTCATGACGAATGCACCAGAAACATTTACTAATCAGGTTATTTTAGATTCTGATTATCCAACTGTAGAAAGTCAAAAGAAAAAGATAATGCTGACAATAGATGATGTTATTGTTAAAGCAATTAATCTTATTAAAGATACATGTACAAAGACGTTAATTATAAATGATAATTTTATAGATAACCAGTTTAACAAAAATGTAGATCTTACAAAGATATATACCATTCCTGGAGTTCGTACAAAGGAATGTTCATGCGAAACAGAAATAGTAGAGAATATTCCATTATGGTGTGATTATGTAAATGTTGGTGGCTGTGGTTGTTTGTATGAATACACAATGTTCCTGAAGGATAGATTCTATAATCCAATTCATTGGATATGTGAACATGACGGTATTAGAACATTTGGATTCTCTTTAAATCCAAATTTGGATAATTTGAATGATCCAACAAATTTACTTCATTCTAGTGAAATGATTTCTGCAAGAAACGCTGTTTTTGATTACTTCTTTAAAGATATAGATACAGATTTAGAGAGTAATATTTATCTTAAGAGAATAGATAATATTATGACATTATGTGAGCAAAACGATTTTGATGTTGTTATAAATCTCTTTGATTTTGGTTGTAAGACATATCCTTGGTTAGATGGTATTCCAGAGAGGATTAGATATACACACGAAATGAAAGATGATAAACTTAAGAAATATCTCAAGTATATGACTCATAGGATCTTTTATAAGAGAGATAAAAATAACGAAGAGGTAAGAAGACACACGAAAGTTATTTTCAATATTGGAAATGGAAGTTATGATAATACGGAAGATCCAAATAGAGAGATATTTGACATGTATCCTAATTGTGGTTTTATACGTGAGTTGGTAATGTTCTTAGGCTATGAGTGTGAGGCAACAACTAATTTTATGGGTATGTCTGCAAATGAAAAAGATAATCTATATTATTATAGTCCATATGCAGAATTTCAAGTATATGACGATGGAATACAGAGAAACCTTGATGAATATTCCATGTGTTTAAGAGATAGAATAGATGGTAGCGATAATGGAAAATGTGATATTATAATATATAATGATGATGGATCCATTAAGTCAGGATATTTTAAATATCTAACATCATGTAATGAAAAATCATATCCGATGTCTTATATTTATGATTTAAACTCTTGGTTAGATGAAAGATATAGTGCTATGGAAACAATAAGGGAACATTATACATTACCTGATGGAACATTAAACGCTAATGTAATGAATGCTATTTACAGTCCATATTTCAGAAATGTTTTAAGATATATGTATAATGGTCATGATGCGTATTTTAAATTCAGAGAAGTTGAGTTTGATCCAATTACTGGAATGCCGAAGGATGAGGATTAATTATGTTGACATTAACTAAAATGAAGAGGGCTTATATAATAGATCATATAATGCCATCAGATCTAGATAAGAAAAATATAAAACATGGTCTCAAGCTTAAAGAAGAGATGATAGATAGTATAACGGATGATTATATTAAAACTATTATTCCAGATTGGAGACAAATAGAAAGAGATTATAGAAAACGCGGAGTATCGCAGTATATGGAGAAAGTTAATTGTGGCGAATTAACTTTGGACGATATATTAAAACCAAATCCAATACAATATGATGTATGGATAAGATGGAAAGATTTTAATGTAACAGAATATAATAACAATCCAATGTATGGTCTAAAAGATTATGATTATGTTTGGAATCCTTTTAATGTTCTTGTATGTCATATAACAGATCTAAAAAACGATGGCGCTGATAATGTTCTTATGACATGGGATACAGATAAGTATATAGCAACTTTTAATAATGTTAATTATACATTTTCCAAATTAGAACATAATTATCAACTTAAGATAAATGATAGCGAATTCACCGTATCATCTATCGATAATAATGTTCTATACTTCAATAAAGATACTGTAAAAATAGAATGTTCCAATGTATATAGAGATGGTTATTCTGAATGGATTAAGTCTGATGATAAAAGACAGTTCGAATTTAAGAATAAAAAAGACACAGTATTTCAAATGAAAATTGTTATGTATGGTGATAACCATAATAGATATTTTCCATTTCAAAGTTATGATATTACTAATGGATGGCAATACATATCTGATGATGTAGAACTTTATGATTTTGAGACTGGTATGAATGAACAATTTTACAGGCTATTTTTTAGAAATAGACCTGGATATGGCGATATTATGTATAAAGGTTGGAAATATGAAAATATAGATTGGTTTAGAATTAATTATCCATCATTGGTTGATGGAAATAAAGTTAACGCTAGCACAATATTATGCGATCCATTTCGTGTAAAATACAATGAACCTCCACCAAATCCACAAGATGTAAATAGAAATATGTCTGGATCTATGGTTGTTATGTTGGGTAGACAATGGGTTAAATCAAAATATCTATGTGATATGTATTTGCTATGTAATTTTTCAATTCATATTGATAATATTGTTTTAAATAATGTATAGGAGATAATATGGGAGTAATCGCTGACGCACTTGTTGGACCGGCAGTAAGTCCAAGTATAATATCGGCAATGAATAAAATCACCAGTCAGGAATCTGTCGAACATAAGAACGTAACACCAGAAAAGAACATTAAAGGAAGTGTGAATTGTGGCGGTGGTGGAGGTGGGGGAGGAAGTGGATGTGGAAAACCTGCTGCATGTGGCGGCTGTGCTAAAAAAACAAAATCCTGCGGTGGAGGCGGAGGAGGGTGCGGAGGAAGCAAAAAAGAAAATCCGGAAAAAGGTGAATTTAAAGTTGTTTTTAAAGATTTTAACGGAAAAGTAATTTCTACGGATTTCCAGGGAAATAACATAGGGAGTGTTCAAAAAGTAGAAAAAGATAGTTCTGCAGCAAAGCCATGGAATAGTCCGGATGAGGCAGACCAACATAAACAGGGAAAAATTGATGGATATATGTTTAAGGAATGGAGTGTTTCGGATACTGATTTATCTACTGTTACAAAAGATCTAGAAGCAAAAGCCGTATACGAAAAAGATACAAGAGATTTTATGACGGATTCCTCTTATGAAGAACAGATAGAGGAAATAAATGAATTTAGAGATAATTGTGTATCAGAGTATAATAATTGTATAGATGGTTGTCTAGATACAATAGATCAAACATCTACTTGTATTAACGGCGAAAGTGTAACTGGTAGATCCGCTAGAGCAATTAACATGAATGCTGTAATGATTGTACTAGAACAGCATAAGGATGAAGTAATTGAAGATCTTAGACCAAAGTTTGAGGATACAAAGAAATGTATAATGAATATACAAAGTACTTATATTTTTCAAACTAGAATGTTATTTAATTATGAATGTGAAGAATGCCGAAGTAGTATAGATAAGAATGTAGACGAATTATGGGATATTCTCGTAACAGATGAACCAATAGAACAGAGACTTAATGAAATGAAGGAAGAGTTTGATACTCAGATTTATGATATAACAGAAGATAACGCTGAGGCATTTAAACAGTTTAAAGATGATCTCAATAAATATATAAAGGATTTAAATAGTTGTTTTCCTTCTCCAGTACTCCAACAAATGTAAAATACTATGGTCGATCAATATATTACCACGAATCTTGGAACAGCTCCAAGAAGATTCTTTTTTATCATAATACATGATACAAATTGTCAGTGGGAAAATTCAGATCTCTATAGAATAGATAAGAGGATGTTTCAGTCTGGACCAATGAGAGCCAGATTTAGAACAGAAAAACATTATGACGAAATGCCTTATCATTTTATAGTTGAAAAGATAGGAGAGAATTTTCAAACAATTGTTGGTAGACCTCTACAGTATTCTTGTGAAGATGAATATCCAGATATAGATTCTTATTATAGTAAATATGGCATACATGTATGCCTGATGGGAAACTATAATATTAATTTTGTAATTCCAAGATTATATCAGCAGTTGGCTTATAGAGTTATATGTCCAATGATGAAAACATATAGAATTACAAAAAGTAGAATCTTTACTCATGGTGAGATTTCAACAGAACATCCAGATTGTCCTGGATTTAATTTTAGTAAACAGACTCTGTTCTCGTTTATGACAAAATTCTTACGTGGAATTAATTCTTAAAAAAGGTTGTTAAGCTATGAAATTTGAAAACTTTTATTGTTTGTCAATTAGACAAGATAGATATTCCGTATTATGTAAAAACTTTGAAAAATTCGGACTTCCAATACCAAAAATGTTCGAAGGTTTTCGATGTGATGAAAAAGCAGAAAAATGCTGTCTCTTTGGACATATGAGTCTAATAATGATGGCACGAGCATTAGATTTTCCACATATTTTTATATTTGAGGATGATGCTTATCCAAGAAAAGATGTTGTTGAAAGGATGAGTCATTATATAGATAACAGACCTGCTAATTGTGGAGTTCTCGTCTTAGGTAGAAATGGAGAAGCTGGACCAATATCTAGACATGGTGATTATCATATTGTAGTACATAGACCTTTTGGTGCACATGCTTATTTAGTATATAAGAGTGCATACGATGAAATTTTAAGTTCCATGGAAAAGGCAAAGATCGCTGATATAGCTCTAAAAGGTGAGAATTTTACAAATGTAAAACCATATTGGACAAATGAATATCTTTTTATACAGAAGAATATGGATAATAACTGTATGTCAAAAGGTCTTGTAAATAAATATGGAATGTATTTTTATCCAGCTCCAAATGGTGGTTTAGGAGTACATAGACATTTGCCAATGGATGGTAAATGGGAATAAAATTAAAAATCATTATGAAATATAGTTTTATAACAGAGAGTAAGAAATCCCTTACCAAAAATGGTACTCCTCCAAATAAGAAGTCTGAGATTATACCTTCGAATGTTAATGTAACTATAGATCAGAATATGGCTGATGATTTTACAAAGCCAGAGAATGTAAGTCCAAAAACAGTTTATACTAGAAGATTACAGGTAAAGTTAATCAAACAGATTCTAGGAAAATGTCCAACTGCTAAGGCATTTAGAGATACGTTTAAAAACTCTCCAATTGGATCTATGAGAAGGTTGTGTGACCTAATCACAGATGAAACACCTTTACAAGAATATATAGATTTCTTGCAATACAAGGTTGTAAGATGGTCTATGAAGGATAAGTTAATCCAGATGGTACTTGCTGGATTCTTTGGATCTGTTGTTGGAGCTATTATTGGAGCTTTATCTACATTTACATCTTACGCTCCAAAGAATTTAACAATAGATCAGAATGCTGCTATTGGAGCTGGAGCTGGAGCTTTACTTGGTGGCACCGGCGGGGCTATAAGATATGACTGGTATGATAATGACTCTGTTGAAAAGAGCATTAAGTAAATCCCGTTCTACAAAGAAGTAGAACGGGACTTACCGTTGATTTTAGTAGCACATATCTATTTTCTGACGAATCTTATCTAATTCGGCATCAAGTTTCCCACTAAAATATTTATTGTAGAAATCTACAATTTCCGTTTCTATCTGGTTAATCGGGAATGTCATAATCTGATTTCCAGTAATAAAGTCTACATAATCATTCTTTGTGATCTTACCAATTAATAGACTGTAGATCTCATATACACTTGCTCTATTTTTAAATCCAAGAAAATGATCAAATGTTTCCAAGAACTTATTTAGATTCTTAATCTTATAAGATGTCTTTGTGATAGGTCTCTGAAGATTATGATAGAGAAGTATCTTTCTTATATAAGGATAATGTTCCTCAAAGTATGTTCCTTCCATTAACTTATAAAGAAGAATGTTAAGAATATAAGATGTAGATACGGACAAAGTCTGGAAATGTCTAAAAGGAATATCTAGAATCTTACAAAGAATCGGATATGTAATACACTCAGATACAACAGACAATTCTTTAATGGATTCTATCTTACTTTTAAATTCTTCAATCTTGGCATCTTTGCGTTCATTCTCTTCAAAAAGCTGATCTAATGCATCATATGCCATTACACAGAGTTGTCCTATTGTATTGTTATGTGCATATGTCTTAAGATTATCTCTACCAACTACACTATTAACATCTTGTGTTGAAATACTATCACTGTATACAATAGAATCCTTGTATGTGGTTCTTAAAATCCATTTAATAGATTCATCAATAACAGATATAAGATAAGGAATCGGATTCATTGTTGTTTCACATGTTACGATAATGTAATTTACAACGAAGTTAAATATACTTGTGATGTGCATATCCGGAGTACGACAGAACATATTCTGAATATACTGCCACATGAACTTATCAGAAGAATTATATTCAAAAGTCTTGGAAGATACTATTTTATGAAGCTTAATTATAATTGGTGAATTTACAATGTTCTCTACGAGTTTCTGGAATATTTTGTTATTGAAACGCTGTGGGATATCCATGTTCATATCTTTATATAAAGTATAATATACTTTAAGATACGAAGATGTTTTTACAATTTCTTTAATTTCATCAGAATCAAAAAAGATGCTAGATTTAGATGCTTTGGATTTATCGATATAACCTTCAAAATCGATATTCAGTTTTTCAATGTATTTATTGCAGAATTCTTTAATCTTTGGAATTTGACTGTATATAATCTGAAAATCTTGTTTGTCTAAATAGTCATTAACAAGTTTAACGTACCAGTCTTCACATTCTTTTCCAAGATCATTACACATGTTCTGAACGAAGTTAAACAGAACATCATATTTATTAGATCCAGGACTATAAATAAGATCGTATTTGTGTATCTTCTTTTCGTTTCCATTTTCGTCTATCTGTGTAAGAACATATTGACGTTTTTCTGGACTTGTGAATTTGATCATTTTGTTTCTCCTTTAAAAAATGGCTCTTATCATAGGTGTATATATATAGTGATAAAAACCATTTATAGTAAAGTCTTTTTATACGATATTAAATACCAAAATTATCTTATTATATACAACAATGGTTATGTTTAATAAATATAAAATAAATTGAATATCATTTCTATGGATATATTGCTAGAAGAAAATATGGTGACAGCCATATACAACACATACAAGAATAGAAAAGAAAAATGTGATTACAACTGTGGTCAGAAATTTATGAATGATAAATTTCTGCAGCCAAAGCTTAATGTCTGTAAAGCAAATTGTGATGTAATATGGGAAAGCCAATATGTAAGAGAACTTCAGGCTTATATATCTGGCAATATGTCTAATCTAAATTCTGAGTACGCAACCGATTTAAGAAAAAGATTAGATATAGCAAAGAAAAGATTATATAATTCTAAAGCCAGACTCATCAAAACAAGAATGATGTTAAATAAAGTTCTGTATGGACGTAGGGCAAGTATGTCTATGACTCCAGTTAAAAACGGTCCAGCATTTGAAAGAATAGGTACTATATGATAAAACTTATAGATATGCAGAAGGCACCTGATAAGCTGCCTGAAGTTACATCATCAGAGTATACAATAGGTTCTAAAAGTTTGCTCTTCCATCCAGAAGGTCTTTTTTCTGAGGTTATTTTTGGACCGAAGGATGATAATAGACGTAGAACACAATACGCTTACATAGATCTTCATTGTAAGATACTTCATCCACAACTTGTCAAATGTGTAAATAGATTTAATAGAAAAATTATTATGGCATTAAATAGAGAGTGTCAGTATAATTTTGATGCTAATGATGAACTTGTCGAAGTTCCTGAAGATGGTGAAATTAATGGAGTAACTTCTATTATACAAAACTTTGATAGAATAATTAACGCACGTTCAGAGAAAACAAGAATACGTCAAGACATTAAAAAGATGTTAAAGGCATACCATTCAAAGGGGATGGTGTTTATAGATAAGTGTATTGTTATTCCTCCATTCTGGAGAGAAGCCAACGCTGATGTTGTAGATGAACGTGGAGGATTAAGAATTCCAAAAATTAATGAATTTTATCAAAGAATTATTAAGTTATCAAGACAGATAGCATCCATGCCTATGATGAATCCTGGAGAAATTATATATGAGATTCATGCAGCAAAGATGCAAAAATATGTAAATGAACTTGTTGATTTTATAATTGCTAGAGTAAGTAAGAAGAGTGGACTTGTTAGACAGGATATTCTTGGAAAGAGAATAGACTTCTGTGGGCGCGCCGTTATTATTGGAGGTTCCTATGAAATTAAACCAGACGAAATAGGAATTCCTTTTAAGATGCTTGTAAAACTATACGAGCCTTTTATTTTACATGAACTTTATTATGGTGAACAGACAGATAAAAAAACATTAGAAAAAGAACTTCTAGCATACAATGATTCTGCGTATTCTCTTGTAGCATTGAGACAATTGTTAAATGATATTCAGAAGGGACATGTACTTCCTCCAGTCTTAAATACAATATTGGTGGATTGTGTAAAAAGAGTTATTGTTGATAAGGTTGTTATAGCAAAACGTGACCCGCCGTTACATGCTGAATCTGTAAGAGCGTTTAAGCCAGTCTTTGTAGAGGGATCATCAATTAGAATTGCACCAACTTGCTGTAGTGGATTTAATGCTGACTTCGATGGCGATACAATGGCTGTTTACGCACCTTTGACAAGGCAATCTATCGAAGAGGTCAAGGAGAAGATGCTTGTTCCATATTCTATGGACGGTATGAAAAAAGTATGTGATGATTTGTCAAAAGACTATTGTGTTGGACTTTATAATCTTACCAAGGATAATATTAAGTTCAAAAACATTCAACCTAAAATTATTAAAGATGATAAAGAGTTAGATTCACTTCACCCAAATTATCCAATTTTAATAAACGGAAAAGTAACAACCGTTGGAAGATACATGTTCAATAAGTATGTTCCTGATAAATCTTATAGAATAGATCATGCTATTAATAAGAACAGCATTAATGACATGATTACAAGATGTGCCAACGATTATTATCAAGACCATCCAGAGATATATTCTAATTTCGTCAATAAAATAATTGAACTTGGATCTAAATATTATACTTTAATGCCTGTAACGTTTTCGTTGGATGATCTACAGGTTCCGGCATCTATTATGAAATTAAAGGATAAACTTGTAAATGCTACTCCAGAACAGGCACAATTAATTATTACGAAGATGGAGAGACTCCTTAAAGATTATCTGGAAGAGAATCAGTTGAATTTTGGTATCGTTGGTGCTGGTGGTGGATTAAAAGGTGGATATGGACAATTAAGACAGATTCTTATATGTAAAGGTATTATATCTGGTCCAGGAGGAAAAATTCTAACGATTACGGATTCCTATGGCTCAGGAATGACATCTAAAGACCATTTTGATTCTGGATTTGCTTCCAGAAACGGTATTGCCGATAGAGTTCTTAATACTGCAGATACTGGATATTTAAGTAGAAGATTAGCTTATGCACTTCAAAGAGTTGAATGTGATCCAACAATATTGGATTGTGGAACAAGAAAAACAATATCTGTTAAAGTCACAAGTGATATTGCTAAAAGATTAGCTGGTCGATATGTATATAATGACAATAACAAGCTTGAGTTGTTTGATGCTGATAAATGGCTGGATAAGGTCGTTAGGTTAAGAACTCCTATATATTGTACTACTACAAAATTATGTAGACATTGCTATGGTGAACTTTCTGTTAGAAATAGAACTAAGAATGTCGGAATTCTTGCTGCCCAAATTATGGGAGAAAGACTAAGTCAAAGCATTATGAAAACATTCCATGTTGGTGGTTCCATTAACGTTAAGATTATAGATATCAGAAAAGTTTTAACGGAAATGATGGATCAAAATCAAAAACTTTTATTCGATAAGCAGTTTAAATGTACAGAGGACTCTAAATTAATTGCTAACATGCCTGGAAAGATTATTATAGAAAAAACATTTTATAAGGATAAAAAGGACATTACAATTAGTGATGATAAAATAGAGGCAAGTTATGGATACTTCTATATTGATGCTGGTGGTAGAAAAATAGACTGTACGATAGACAATAAGATAGAAATACCTCTTCAAAGCAAACAAATGACAGAGGATGACAAACAATATACTATAGATTTTCCAATAAATGATGTTGTGTTCTTATGTGTTCCAACTCCGGATATTCTCTCTAAGAAAATTAAAGTAATTGAGAATGTATTTAATGGTAAGACACCATATAAAACACCTGACCATTATGTGAAGAAAATATATGAGATATATAAAGATCTTGGATGTGGAGCCGATTATGTACATTTTGAAACATTTACATCAAATATTCTAAGAGATGCACATAATCCATCTTATCCAGCAAGGTTAAATACAAAGAATTATTCTCCTTTAATTATTTCTTTGAATAGTATTCCAACTCAGGAGTCATGGCTACAGGCGTTCTGTTTCCAAGATTCTAAGGATGCCATTACAACAGGATTATTATATGATCGAAATCCAGAGCCAACAATTCTGGAAAGATTAGCAATGTCAGATATTTAAGGATTTAATATGATTAGACTAGATAAACTTAAACTTTTTCCATTCAGAACACAGGAAATTTTCTTTCCTGGAACTGGATCTGCTGATGTTCCTTTAAATATTGTATTCTTCCCAGAGAATTCGAATTTTAATTTGGCATATAGAAAGCTTAGAATACAGAAGCGTTTTGCTAGGTATGGAACTGTTGTTCCAGCAAAAATTCCAAGACTAATGTGGAATAGAGAAATTATTTCACAATACATGTTGTTTAGGATGCTTCCAATTAGAAATTTTAATCCTCAGATTAAAAATGTCTTTTTTGATACAACAATGTATCTATCTAAAGTGGATGCTAGATATAAAAAAGGATCTTACAGACGTCCACTTGTTCTAGAAAAGATACAGGAATATTTGAAATCCATTAGTTCTATATGGCCTGCTAGAGAGAATGTTCTTATTTATTATGTGGATACAACACAGAATATTCCAGAACTCATATATAATAAACGTGCTTGGATATTAATGGATGGATTTAAAAAAGGAGAGTTAATGGGATTCCATTACATTCTTCTCTGTGTATATAATGGAAAAAAGACTGTTTATTATTGTCTTAAAAATACAGAAAAATGTCTTCCATGGACAAGGTTATTTACAATATTCCAGACTTTAAAACACAAGATTGATAGTAATGCTCTAGAACAATCTGTTAATGATATAAGTGATGATGTTATTATAACATCTAAACTAGACGAGGATGATGTCACAAGCAATATTATTAATACGGATAATAAGACTGGAATATTTAGTAATATTCAAACTACACAGAAACAAGAGGTCTTAAATAATAAGGATCAGCCTCAACAAAAAGTAGAAAAGATAGATGTAATAGGAATTGATAAATTAGATGTTTCAAAAAATGAAGAAAAGACAAAGAACATTGTTAAACAGTTTCTTTATAATAAACCGAAGTTAACATCAGCGTTAAAGAAGCAACCGATTACACCATATACATCACAAAAATTAATTTTAACATCTATTCTTCAAAAGAATTTTAAAGATACAAAGTTAGTTAGAAATGCAGTTCAAAAAATAGATCCAAAGAACTATAAACTAGCAATTGATAATTTAAAGTCTACAGTTGTTCCGAATATAGTGGAACATGATAAGTATGAAAACAATGCTAGAGAGTATGTCTACTGTGATAGTCATATTAATGACATTAATGATCATAAGAATCCGAGTGCTATTTTAAATAAAAGAAAAGTAGATTTCAACAAGAATTTTGAACAGGATCTTTATAATTCACTTCTTGAATTATCTAAAAATAAGAAATATCCTTTGTATATTAAGGAGATTAAATCAGAATCTATACCTATTACTCCTGGTGATCTAAGACCATCTAAGAATAGAAGATATACAATTAGACTTATGGATGAAAAGAAAAGGATCCATGAGATTAACATAGATATTCCAGAAATACAGAAAGATGGAACATTCTTAATTAATGGCAACAGAAAGTTTTTCATGTATCAATTAATAATTGATCCTATCTTTTTCTTGGCTAAGGACGAAGGTAAACTTCAAACTGCATATGCTACAATTACTGTATTTAGAAAAACAACCAAATATAAGTCTTATTTCGAAGCATACGTAACTGGTTACAATATTCCGTTATCACTTCTTTTTATATACTATATTGGTTTTGATCAGATGTGTAAGTTGTTCGGTATTAAATATGAAAAGACAACGGAAGAAATTGCTAAACAACAAGATTGCTATTATATACCTTTCTTGGATAAGAATGCTATAATTTTTCCAAATTATAAAGGTTTGGATACAATTCCAGCTTATGTCTATTCATTACTGGAATCTATTAAGGAAATTAAAGCATTAAATAGTATAAACGATTTATATGATAAGAATTCTATAGCTAATCTGTTAATAGAACAGACTCAAAACAGAAATAGTTTGTTTAAAATAGATCAGATATTGAAAAATATTATGGAGCCTATTGCTGTTCAAATATTAAAGGCAAAGATGCTTCCTACGCAATTGGCTAGATGTTTACTTTATATCTGCGTTAATATAGCAAATGGGAGAGTAGATGATAGAAATGATATAAGCAAGCAGAGAATACGTTGTTCTGAAGTCATGTCATATCAGATACAGAAACAATTACAGAAGTCCTATTCTCAATACGAAATGGATAGGGAACATGGAAATGATAATGCTGTATTCTTCTGTGACACGAAAGATATTATTAGCAAGATTCTAGTTGGAACAAAGATTGTCTCACAAAGTGGCGAGTCTGGATCTTCTTCTTTGGTTAGAGAGTTGGATAATGCAAATCCGTACGATGAACTTGCTTGTATGACTGCTATTACGCCAACTGGAGATGGAGGTGTACAGAATGCTGATGGATTGACAATGGATTTCAGAAATACACATCCAACATATTATGGAAATATAGATGCTTGTGATACCCCAGAGGGAAACAACATTGGTATTCTAAACCATTTGACTGTAGATGCTTTAATCGGTAATAGTAGAGGAAGTTTTGGTAAGGTAGAAGAAGGAAATGATGTAGGTACGGGATCTCTATCTGCATGTACAGTATCTGTTCCATTTGTTAACCATGATGATGGATGTCGTGTAATGCTCTCTTGTTCGCAAGGAAAACAGGCGATCCCTATCATTGGTAACGAGAAACCTTTGGTTCAAACTGGGTACGAGACAATAATGACATCGATGCTAACAGAATCTTATGTTAAGAAGGCGTATTTTGATGGTGTTGTTAGTAAGGTAACTCCAAACTCTATTGTTATTACGTCTAAAACTGGTCAAAATCAAATAGTGGAATTTGACCATCCAATTTTAAAGACTTCTGTTGGACAGATTAAAGGTTCTTTAAACTCATTCCATTCTGTTGTCCAAGTTGGACAAACTGTTAAAGAAGGACAGATAGTTGCCGAAGGTAAGCATATTAAGGATGGTATTATTTCTGTGGGATGTAATCTCTTGGTTGCTGTTATGGGATGGAAAGGATATGCTTTTGAAGATGGCTATATTATATCAGAAAATGTAGCGAAAAGTAAATTTACATCTACTTCATATGAAGAAAAAGAGGTTCTTATTACATCTGATGATGATGTAAAGTATATTGCTGAATGTGGTCAGTTTACACAATCTGGAGATACATTGTTAATTAGAACATCTAAAAACATCCAAGAAATACTTGGAATAGATTCTAGTGAAGTAATAGATGGACAACATATATTAAAATCTCCTGGAGGAAAAATTATTGATATAGAGATATATCCAAATATTTCTATTTCTAAGTTTCCAGTATTAAGAGCTGAGTATGAAAGATTTAAGGCTAAGTATCAAGAAACAAAAGGAGAATTCCCGAAGAAGTTCTTTAATGCTAAATCTGGTGATAATGGACCATTCCAAGGAATTAGAATTGTATTTAAAATAGAACGTTATGATTCTTGTGTTCTTGGTGATAAGATTGCTAACAGTCATGGTGGAAAAGGAACTCTGACCATGATCGAAAAAGATGAAAATATGCCAATAACTCCTTGGGGTGAAAAAGTAGATATTTTATTTAATCCATTGGCTGTTGTTAATAGAATGAATCCAGGAACAATTTATGAACTTTATACTGGTTTAATTGCCAAATGCCTTGCTAGAAGATTTGTACAATTTGGATATAATAAGAATGATAAAGCCATAGCCCTAGCATCTAAAGTATATGAGTTAATGGATAATACAAAGAATAAGGTTCTGAGTACAAACTTAATTAAATCATTAAAAGCATTAACAAATCAACAATACACAAAGTTTGTAAATCAGATTATAGATGATAACTATGTTATGCCGATTTATGTTCCACAATTTCAAGAACCAACAATACAGATGATAGAAGAAACTATGAAATTCCTTGGTCTTAAAAAGAGATATTATCTCGATTTACCGGAATTTAAGAGTAAAACTCTAGAGCCTGTTGCTGTTGGATATCTATATTATAAGAAATTGGAACAACAAGCCGAATATAAACAATCTGTAAGATCTACAGGTAGGTATAATCAGGCAACTGGTCAGGCAACGCAAGGTAAATCAGCTGGTGGTGGACAGAGAGTTGGTGAAATGGATACATGGTGTCTTATTTCACATGGTGCAGAAACGACATTAAAGGAACTTATGGGTGGTCTTTCCGATGATATGGCTACAAAGAATGAGATGATATCTGATATTATTAATAATGGCTATACTGAATATAAAGAACCTAGACGTTCTCCATCTACGGAAAGATTGAAAGTGTATCTTACAGGAACCATGATAGAGACGGATTTCTAATCATGAATAAATTTAAATTAACGTTAATTTTATGGATATAAGAATGAAAAAGAAAACACAAAAACAAAATAGGCAGTACGATTGTTTTGTTGTTAGTGAATCTTTTGGTGGACAAGCTCTAAAGGGTTTGCAACATTTTTCTAGAGCTAGTTATGGTCAAGCTGCTTTGAGAGGTGCTGGAGTTGGAGCTTCCGTTGGCGGTGTTGGAAATATGGTCAACAATGTTATGAAAAGAGATGATGATCCAACAAAAGTCGGGCTCGGAAAGGCGTTTATAAAAGGCGCTGCTGGAGGTGCTACAACAGGTGCTGCACTTGGCATGGGTACTAGATTCGTAACAAATAGACAATTTGCACAGGATGCTATGCAAAATTTGGCACAAAAGGTCCATGCAGAGAAAGTTACAGCTGCTGGAAGACAGGCAGCGAATAATGCTGTTAAATCTGGTATAACAGATCCAAGACGCGTTGGTGAAGAAGTTAGAAAAGCTGAGATTGCTGCAAACCAATCATTTGCTAAAGAATATGGCTATAAATATTTTCAGGGTAAGCATGGTGGTCCAGACCAATTAAAGATTACTACAGGACAAGTTCCATGGACTGGTGAAGCTAAAGCCGCACGTAGACGCTATTACGATTTACAAAGTTTTGTACCAGATTATATAGCTGGTGAAGAAAGACAGTTACCTGAAGTTCTTACACAAGCAGCCAATAGAAGATATTAATAAAATGCTAGATGATAAGTTAGTAGATTATATTAGTGCTATTAAATCACCATTTGAGGAAGAAAATGAAACCCAACAGGATTTAGAGTATGACGGATATATGAAATATTTCCGGGATTGTATGATTAAATCTGTTGGAACTAAAGAATCAGCAATACAATTTGATTTGTATTGGGATGAATTTAAATCAAGTTGTGACGAACAGCAATTTAGACAGTTTCTAAGTAATGTACTTAATTCCATCATTAAACATTATAAAATGTCATATTTAAGTTCTCTATTACAAGAGAATGAATATTCAGATGATGATATTATAGATTTCATAAACTTTATAGTATACAACAACTGGTTAGAATATTTTCCGAGATGTCTTGATTATATAGATGAAAAAATATTAACGAATGATTCTATGGTTAAGATATTCTTAACAAGTGATTATGATAATTTTATATCTAAACTAGATAAGTATAAAAGATGTAATATTTTAATAAGAGAATATTTTAAGTATTGTAGTAAAGATGATGGCGTAGAAACATTAAGATTAATTCTAAAAGATGATATGTTATCTAACTTTATAGAACAATTTAACCTGAAAAATAAACAAAAGGAAAGTAATAATGTTCAAGATCATTAAATACGGTTGTGAATATAACATAACCAAAAAATGTCTGGCATCTATTGATGCTACATATGATGGAATAATAGTTAGACTCAATGATAATACAGAGCTACGTTTTTCTATGAATGTTAGTCCGCAGGTCAAAGCAATTATTCCGATTGCTAAGATCTCAAGTTCTGATAATGTTATTCTAAATTTAGATAACGCCATTTCTGGAAAGTATGATTCCGTACTTCAACTTGGTGCTGCTGACACAAATACAGTCACACCTCAAGTAATTATTATTCCAAATAAAACAAGCGAAGCAACATCTTCTGTGGAACAACCTAAGCCAAAGCACAGGGGTGGTCGTCCAAAGAAAGATGCTTCAAAAAATAAATAAGTTATTTAAATGTTTCAGAAATTCAATATATATTAATTTTTGGAATATATAGAATATTATTTTTGTTTTCATTTAAAAGCAAAAAGGAATTCAACAATGTCACTAATCAACGCAAGCAGCTATGAAAATCTAAATGCCGTTTCTGCAAATGGAATGCGGCAGAGAAATCCAACTAAGTTTTTTAATACATTTATCAGTTCAGATAGACGTGGTCAGATGAATGGTGGTTTTTATCACTGTCCGGCAGGATTTGGAGATGATAACCAGAAGTTCTTTGTATTAAATCAAGATGTCGTTTATTTTATTCCGCTCTATGTTAAGAAATATTGGGCTAAATACACTCAGGTGAAAGACAAGAATGGTCAGGAATATCCATCTTGTATTGCTTTTGGATGGGATGATAAGGTCAAGAAGATAGAAGGTGCAAAGACAGAGTATATTATTGCTGGATATCTGTGGGATAAAGATAAGAAGAATATTGTCAAGCACCAGGAAGACATGGAGGAGAATGAAATTCATGCTGGAGATCCTGTCATGATCTATTTCCGTTGCAAGGGTATTAAGTGTAATTGTGCATTTAATTTCTTGAAACGTGTAAATGAGGCAGCGAAGAATCTATCACCTCTATCGGATAATCCTACGTTCGAGACGAATGTCATCAATCCTAGAAGGTTCTTGATTAAGGCTACCATTGGTCAGTCTGAGCCTATCCATAATAGACGTTTCAAGATATTTGATTTTTATCCAGATATGCAACTTCCGGATGAACTCGTTCTTAAGATTTTGGATGCTTCTAACAATAAGCATTTAGAAGATTTTAACAAGCAGTTTGATAAGACGGAAGAGATTAAATCTGGTGTGACGGTAAATTCAGAGTCTGATGTTCCATCTGCTCCTATAACTCAGAAGGTTGAAGAGGTAGATGTTCCGGATATGAGTGCCGATCATAATCCAGGAGATAGTTTTAACATAGATCTTAACTTCTAGATAACAGAAGCTTAAGTTCTAAAGTTCAGCCATGTATGTTCTTACATACATGGCTGAGCACTTACGCCTATGTTTTCTTCTAATCTTAAAAACAATATAGATAAAATTTATCTAAAAGTTTGTGATAATAGTTGTGAGGTTTTTATAGATATAGATAAATTTACGGAATTCATAGAATATATCAAGAAAATTAACAATGTTAAAATAATATTAGATACAACAACACTTAAATATAAAAATTTAAATGAACTAATTGAATGTCTAAATTTAAGCGGATTGGATTATATAATTCATTGTAATGATTATAATGATTTTGTATATCTAAATAATATATACTATATGATCTATAATCTAACATTACATGTTCCTGGTGATCTTGGAAATACAATATATAGATCAGATAACATAAATTATGTGAATTTATATCATAAACTTCAGAACTTAAATATTCATAATGTTTTAAATTTTACAACAACTATTTTTATAGATAAGAAGAACGCATATAAGATATATGAGACGTTGTCTATGTTATCTAAATTCAATATTAGTTCATATCTATATATAAAAGATTATACTCGATCTGTAAATTATGATAATCCAAATTTAACAAGCGTAATTAATTGTCTACAGCCTTCTATTGGCTATAGATTAGCGTTGGATAATATCATAGACAATAAAGAATTGCTAATCAGTAATAGACGGGAATTAAACTTTATATATAACAATCTAGATAAGAAAGATTTAAAATGTAAGATTAATTCAGATCTAAATTTTATTTCTATTAACGAGAAATTTCAAATTAGATTATGTAATAACATAGAAGGAAAAAAATGTTCACAACTTAATCCTTTCGAATGTATAGATGATAATGGATATCCAACAGAGAAATTTCTAAATTATATAAAAGAAGATTATAAGGATTTGTGTTGTGGTTGTAACTGTTATCAAAAATACAATGAAAGGAGTGTATAATGGAAGTCATAATTCCAGAAGTTGTTTTTCCGGAAGATGAAGTTAGAAATAAGAAGAAAAAAGAAAAAGCACCTTCTATGATTGGATATTTATTTAGATTTTGGTTCTTTCTTTTTATTATTAATATAATAAAGCATGCTTGGTTAATATTGGTTATTATCCTAATATGGATAATTAGACTTCTTGTATAGTTTGGAGGTTTTAATGAGTGAACAATACAGTGAGAAAGATATAATAACATTATCTGAAGTTGAAAGCATCCGGCAAAATCCCGGCATGTTTATTGGTTCTACAGATAATCCGAACCATTTGTTGTATGAAGCGTTAGACAACGCCCTAGACGAAGCAAACGCCGGATTTGCGGATTTAATATTAGTCTCAATAGATAACAAGAATTCCATCTTTACAGTTGCGGATAATGGTAGAGGAATTCCATTTAAGAATGATAAGATTGTAGAAATTACCACTAAACTTTTTAGTGGTGGAAAATTTAGAAAAGGTGAATCTTCTACTTCATATAAAGCAGCTATTGGTATGCATGGAGTTGGACTTGTTGCAGTCAATGCTTTAAGTGAATGGATGGAAGTTCTTGTATATAGAGAGAATAAGAAGGTCTTTTATAGATTCGAAGATAGTAAGGTTGTAAAACATACAGAAGAGGATTTTGATAGTTCTAAAAGACCATGTTCTACATGTATTAAATTTAAGCCCATAAAGAAGTACTTTGAAGATGATAAGATAGATGTTAAACCAGTTAGAACAAGATTGGAATTGGCATCTGTTCATATAGACAAGTTAAGATTAATATCTGTTGCGGATGGCAAAAAAGAAGTCATCAAAATGACAATGGAAGAATATTTTAACAAAAATTATTTTGGGGAAACTGATGCAAAGAATATATCTCCCATGTTTAATTTCATAGAACAGATTAAAGGTGAGGAACTGAGAATCGTTTTTGGATGGGATATGAATAAGTATTGTCCATCGGTAACTGGAGGATGTATTAATATTCTACCAGTTAAAGAGGGAACACATATAGCTTCAGCTTTATCCGTATTTCAATCTGTATTTGAAAATATTGCCAAGAAAGAAAAATTGAGTTATAATGTTAGAGACTTTATGACTGGATTTAGAATGTTTGTCAGTATGGAATTGTATCATACTGATTTTACATCTCAATCCAAGGAAAAGTTTTCTACATCTAAGAATAAACTCGAGTTTCTATTTAAAAATGCTGAAAAGAAGATAGAAGAGACTCTACGGTCTAATGATGAAGTATTTAACAAGATTATCTATTACATCGATAGTTATAGAAAATCTTTAACAACAAAGAAGACGATTGTTAAGAATACTGGAACTGTTAATAGATATAATACAAATATAGATGCTAAGTTAAAGGATTGTTCAAGTACAGATGTTCCAAAATGTGAATTGTATATAACAGAGGGTGATTCTGCATCTGGCGGTCTTGTTCAGTGCAGAAATCCAAAATACCATGCTATATTGGGGTTAAGAGGAAAAGTTCCAAACCTTGGGTCGAAGACTGTTAATTATTTATCAAACAAAGAGTTTGTTGAAATTATTAATGCTCTTGGAACTGGCTGTGGAAGAGACTTTGACATCTCAGGAATTAAGTATGGAAAGATTATATTGGCAACAGATGGTGATGTAGATGGAGATCATATATCAGTTCTTTTAATAACGGCGTTCTTAAGAATGTTTCCAGAGATTATTAAGCAGGGAATTGTATATAAGGCGTTAATGCCTTTGTATGGTGTAAGAAATTTTGAAGGAAGATTCTTGCCTTTTTATACAGAGGATGAAATGAGAATATTTAAAGAATCCCATCCGAATGTAGAAATATCTAGATATAAGGGACTTGGTGAGATGATGCCAAATCAATTAAAAGAGGTATTGCTAAATCCATCTGTTCGTAGATTACAATTGATTAAATCAGAAGAAGATTTTGAACCTATATTTAAGTTAATGACGGATTCTGAAAGTAAACGAAATCTTATCTTAGACGAAGACTAAGAAGTCAAGGAGGTTCAAAAACTAAGAAATGAGACTAAACAACGAGAACATTCTTAATATATTCGTAGATTATATTCCGGAGCATACTGTCAAAGAATTAACGGAAAAGTATGATCATTTGATAATGGGGAGTAATCTATGTATTGTTCGGTATTATGAATTGTACTCGTATAATGTCTTTATATCATATTATGATAAACATGCCAGAACATTCTTTGTTACAAACCAAAGAGATTTATGTAAAAGTGTGAGAAAACATATTAGCAAAGCAATATCCATTATTAAAGACCTCATCAAGTTAGATTCCAGTTATTCATTAGATAGAAGTATGGATTTATCTAATTTTATTGTAGAGAACTTCGATCACTGGAGGATAGTTTAATGTCTGCTGATGATTTTTGTAAACAATACGTAAACGATATGGTAGATAATATACAGAATGTATCTGAATATCATGGAAATACACACTATCGTAATAATATATTCTATTCTTATAGAATGCCTATATGTCAACATTTTATGTCAGGATCTCTACATTATTTTGAAATTGTAGATAAAGAGGAATCTCCTTCAGGAACTACAACTAAACATATAAACAAACTTACAAGAGCTATACAAAAGAGAGGTGAAACTAATTCTAATATATATATAACTTATGTTCAAGAGATTATAAAACGTGAAAAAAGAAATGAACTGGACTGATTTAAAAGAAGGTATGTTTATTAAGTGGAATCCTTTATGGTCAAGATTACCACTTATAATTCTTTTATGTAGTAAAACTGCGGATGATATATTTATAACACAGCTTATTGTTGGATTAGGTTATTCAGCTTTTAATTACGATCAATTATTGAGTCCAAAGTATGATAAGTATGGATATACAGAAATGCGAAGGTATAAATTCGAAAATTGTAAAAATGATATTTCACTATCCACAATAGAAGATAAAACACAGATAGAAAATAGATTAAATACACATGTTGAAAGTTACTATAGAGAGTATTTAATACAAAAAGAATGGGCTAATAATATTCTAGATTGTGCCAATAAGTATTATAAAACTGAAGCAGAAAGTGAGGAAACGAATGTATCAGGAATCTAAAACAGTTTATGTTTTAAATCAAAAATTGGATAGTGGAGTTATTTGTACATCTGTATTTAGAAAATTTGATTCTTGTGTGAAGAGTGTTCTGGATGAAATAGAAATGCACGACACAGAACATGATTTAGATAAAGCCGAAAAAGAGTTAAGAGAACAGTCTTATTATTTTGATGGTGCTACAGAGTATTTCATAGAAGATTGTATAATTAACGAGGATTAGGATGGAAATAGTTACTATAAAAAAAGTTATAGAGGAAACTAAAATTAAATATGTTATTGGTGATATTATAAGAATTAATACTGATAAATATTCTAATCAAATTGGAATTATTGTAAGTATAGATCAAGAAAAAGACTTATACTATACTTTTATCTTTAACTGTTCTATAGTTGAATCATTTGAAGGAACAGATATAGATGCAAATTTTGTATATCATATTCCACTTAAAGATCCTTTTGATATAATAAGATATAAAATAGAAGGTGATGTAGTTAAAACCGAACCAGCTATTCGATTATTACCAGCAATGAAGAAGGAGATCACATGAAAGCAACAGTAAAGAAAAAGGTTGTAAAGGATGTATCTATAGAATATTCTGTTGGTGATATTGTAAAAAGTACAACAACAGAAGAATTTGGAATTATTGCAGATGCTATACCACAAGATGATACATATTACATTTTCTTTTTTAAAGATAGTGTTTTAGCACCATATAATTCGGAATATATAAGTCCAAGCCCTGTATTTCATGTTCCGATAGATGATATATCAGATATAAGAAGATGTTATTTAGATGGTGATAAAGTTAAGTCTGTTCCTTTAACAATGAAGTAGGAGTAATGAATGACAAACAAGGAATTCATAGAAAAATTAATGACGTGTAGGGAAGAACGTAAAGTAGAAGATACATATAATGAAATGTTGCTTTCTTCCTTTCCTAACATTAATATTCAATATCCACACAATTGTGATGGATGTTTTGAAATAGAAAATGAAAATAAAAAGTTAAAATGTATACTGGAATACAAGTATGATTACAATCTAAAAGAAAAAACAGATAAATGCAAAGTTATTTCTCAGGTTATAGCTTATCTTAAAAAATTTGATGTTAATGGTGAAACAATACCGGATGTTGTTTTAATAGGTGATATAAATGAGTGTTTTGTAATATCTACAAGATATCTAATTAAATATTTGGATTTAGAAGGAATAGATTGGACTATAGCACCTTCTTCATTCTTTGATAATGCTATATTAATGGAAAAATTAACATCTGATGAACAGATTGTTCCTTGGGTGTTTGATATTAATGTAGATTTTAATTTTGACGTAGTTAAACAAACACTTATTGATTTTCTAGAATGTGCTCCTAAACTTATAGATATTACAGTACATAACATTGATGGAATTTATAGAGATTTTGAAACTAGAGTTATTAAAGATAAGAAGATTAATACAAATGAGAAGATACAGATATTTCTAGGGACAATTACAAATGATGAGAATTATGAGATATCGACTAGAAAGAAGAATATATTGACATATCCTACTGCAGAAGATAATTATAGACAGGTCAAAGTAGATACAGATCAATATAATGCTTTTAAAGGACAATTTAATACAAATATTACACTAAGACAAAAACGTGAAATTACATCTATTTGTGATAGATTATTAGATGATGAAAAAAGAAGATTAAATGGTGAATTCTATACCCCTACAAAATGGTGTGATTATTTTCATAATAGAATTTGTGAAACAATTAGTCCAAATTGGAAAAGTGAATATGTAGTATGGGATATGTCTTGTGGGACTAAAAATTTAACAAGAGATTATAATTTTACTGAGTTATATTGTTCTACATTAGAACAAGCAGATTTAAATATAAGTCAGAATTATAACATCAATTCCGTTAGTTTTAAATATGATTTCTTAAATGATGAATTAGAAAAATTACCAACAGGTTTATTAGAAGCATTTAAACAAAATAAGAAGATTATATTTTATTTTAATCCACCTTATGGAACGAGTGGCGTTATGTCCACTGAAGAAGGTAATACTAAAGGTAAAGGATTATATAAAACAAAAATTAATAAAGAAATGCTTAAATTAAAACTTGCAGAATCTTCCAGACAATTATATGCTCAATTTCTATATAGAATAGTTAAAATTAAACGTCAATTTAATCTGACTAATTGTTATATTTGTATAATATGTAATCCTGCATATATGCAGTCTAGTGGTTATAAAAAATTTAGAGAAATATTTTTACAAGAATTTGATTTTGTAGATTCTTGGCTATTTAATGGTAGTGAATTTAGTAATGTATCTTCTAATTGGGGAATTACATTTACAATATGGAAATCTATAGTAAATCCGGAGGACTTTGTATGAGGACAGAATTTCCACAGAAAATTGCTGATAGTAATGAAACTAAAATATTTTATAATAGAGATAATAATATTGGTACATTATTGGAGTGGTATAGAGAACCAATCAAAAATTTAAAAAATAAAATAGAATATTTAGCATTAAAAAGCGGAATTATACCAGTATCAGATGAATGTAAAAAATGTTGCTTAATAGAAAATTCTTTTGGATCTCTAATTTCTTGTTGTAATAATATATATCAAAGTACGATGTTTGTATTTCTGATGACTTGTCCAAATACACAAAAAAATGGTAGTGCTTTAGATAATACATCTATCCTTCCACAAAATTTCTTAAAATGTGTATCAGCGTTTACTGCTAGAAAAGCTATAGATTCTACATGGATAAATCAAAAAGATGAATATATGGCTCCAAATGAACAACATCCAAAATTCCAGCAATTCCAGAATGATTCTATAATATACTCTCTATTCAATTCTTCATCACAACAAACATCTCTTCGTAATATTCAATATCATAATAAAACATGGAATATTAGAAATAACTTCTTCTGGTGTTCTAATTCTTGGATTAAAGCATTAGCTGAATTATATAACAATGAACAAGTATATAATGATTTAATTCAATATCCAACAGATCCTTATGTATATACTTTAATAGGTCAAAAAATAACAAATAGAGAACCTTTTGGTAGAACAGCATTACAAGTTCTAGATAAAGCTTCTCATCTATTAGAAACTACTTTTCAATATAGAAATGAGTTTAACAATGAACATCCAGAATATCAAGTTTGCAATTGGGATTGCGGATATTATCAGTTAAAACCAATGTGGAAAAAGTATAAAGAAAAAGAGTTTAAAGAATTTAGAGAATTATATTTAACATTTAGAGATGAGTTAAAACCTTTGGTATATGAACTTGGATTCTTAAAGGAGTAATAAACAATGGCATGTGATTCAAAACAGTTTTTGAAAGAAGTTGATGAATTTGTCAAAAATATTCTTAGTAAAAGTAGCTGGCTATTTGGACTTGGTGAGAAACGTGAAAAAGAAATTTATGATTATTTAGACTCTAAGTTTAATGGACATGAAATATACTATAGAAGAAGTGAGCCAACATGTACTCAAGCAGAAATACTATTGAGATTAAAAGTTTTAAATAAATATGGAACTGGAAATGATATAATTATTTATAATTTTGATGTCAATGGAATTCCTGGTAGGTTATATTATAAAATAGAAAAGGAATAATTCGAATGCCAGAGCACATAATACAACCAACTGGAACTCTTCTATCACAATGTGAAGAGCTATATGGCAGATATGGTAGATATATTAATAAATGGAGAGCTTTTCCATTATACGAGGATGGATTAAAATTAGCTGAAAGAAGAATATTGTACTCTGAATATTTAACTGCTAGAAAGAAATATACAAAGTCTGCAGAAGTTGTTGGATATTGTATTGGTAAACTCCACCCGCATGGCGACCAAAGCGCATATCAAACATTGGTTCAATTGTGTAATTGTGGATTAAGTGATTACAATGGTAATTTTGGTACATCTATTGGATTACATGATGAACCTGCTGCAGCTATGAGATATACAGAGGTAAAAATGAATCAAGATGTTGTAAACATGGCTTTTCAACATCTTGATTTTATACCATTTGAAGAATTGGAATTACCTACAAAGGAACCAATATATTTAGCATCTAAATTTCCATTCTGTTTGTTGAGAAAGACAAATTATTGTATTGGACTTGGATTTGGATTCAGAACATATATGCCATCTTATACAAAGGAAGATCTTGTTAAACGTCTTAATTGGCTCTTAACTAAACAAGGTGCGGAGCCAATTATTAGACCAGTGACAGATTGTACTTTTGATAAGGATGATGAACCTTTTAAAGAACTTCTTACAAAAGGTAAAGCAAAGATAATGTACAAAGGAAAAGTCAAACTAGATAAGGTAAATAAAGCCGTAATAGTTAATTCCATATCTCCAGCTAGGAAATGGACTGGATTGTTAAATAAGTTAAAGGATCAAATACAAGTTCAAAAATCTATAGGATTCTTGGACGAATCATGTGGTGATAAAACGGAAGTTGTCTTTAAGGCAATTAAACGTGGTCAGGATATGGAGAAACTATATAAGTTAATTCAAAAGAATGTCTGCGGTGAGGTTTCCTTTACATGCAACGTATGTGATGTAGATGGAAACGTTAAGACTGTTTCGATAGATGAGCTTTTACTTAAATCTTATGAGACATATAAACAAGCTAACATTAAGATGTTAGAGTTTAATATTAAGAAATGCCAACAAATTATAGATGAATTAATATTGGTATCTAAAGTAAAGAAAGTTTTGCCTAAATGGCTTAAAGAGTGTCCAGAAGACATAGATGCTCTTATTAACGGTGTTTCTATGGATACATCTATTGATAAAGATGTTCTTAAAGAAATGTTTGATAAATATACGATACCACGTTTTCTTAAGTGCAAAACAGATACTGATGATATGCGTAAGAAAATGGATATTTTTAAAAATGATTTAGTTAACATCAACAACTTTGTCTGGAGGCTTTATGAACAGCTGTAAACTATTCGAGACACTCTCCAAATCCAATTGTAACTTAACGGAAGAATATAATCCAAAATCTTACGATTGTACGGAATCTTGTCCATGGTATTCTAAATGTTTCTATAATTGTGAATGTCCACCTCAAAATCCAAGATTACAGGAGTTCTTTGGTGGATGGCAGAAGTATGCTAGATATGATATAAATGATAAGAAATGTGTTTTATCTAGTATAAATTGTCCAATTATTAACATATTGCATCTAATTAGTCCAAATAAGGTAGATGATATAATTATTTATAGAGTAGCAAAAAAGAATAAGACACAAAAGAAGTATAATATACGATATTATTGTGTACAGGGCAATAAAACCAAACTGTGTGCTGATATCGTAGAATTGAATAATTTTATGGATAAACGTTGCAGTTATTCAGGAAGAAAAATTAATCTGGAGGATTTTAAAAATGTTTGAATGTAGTAAAACCTATAAGTTTGAATACGCACATCAGCTATTCACATCATATACAAATTTATGTCATGAAACAATTCATGGTCATAGTGGAAAAGTAAGAATTACTTTTAGAAATAATGAAAATGCCACATTAGATAAAGATAACATGGTCATAGATTTTGGTAAGATTAGTGCTACCATAAAAGAATCACTAATGAGTAAATATGATCATGCATTGTTTATCCCAAAGGATTTTCCAAAGGAATATTTGGATATACTTGGTAAATATAATAAAAGACTTACAATTACGGATAAGAATCCAACTGCTGAACAATTTGCGTATGATATATTCTATTTTGTAAAGCATATTTTACAATCAGAACCAAATAATTGGATGATTTGCGTTACTAAAGTAGAGTTTTGGGAAACGGAATCTGGCTGTGCTACATATCAGGAAAGATAATTATGGTTTTAAAAGTTGGTTCTTCAATTGAGATCCCAGGAGACTGTAAAAATGTCTTCTGGGTATCTCAAGTTCTAAATGATCTAACAAGAACTCAAAAAAGTTATAATGATCCAGATACTGTTGAAACTGTCACGTTCTACGAATTAAAAAATAATAAGATTAAAATTCCTAGGTTGTATAATTTAGCTAGATATGGTGTAGAACTAGAGGAGTATAAGACAGAAGGGGAAGATATAAACATAAATAATGTGTTTAGTCCAAGAAATGAACTTCAAGTAGAGGGCGTTAAATACTTCTGTACACATAATGATGGAATTTTAAAGTTAAATCCTGGTGAGGGTAAAACAATTATTTCTATTATTGCTATATGTACATTAAAGAAAAAATCCATTATATTTGTACACAAGGACAGTCTTGTATCTCAATGGAAAGAAAGATTCTTACAAGCATCTGATATTAAGGAAGAGGATATTGGAATTCTAGATACATCCAAATATTTAGAAGTTATTAAGAAACCGATAGTTATAGGTACTGTTCAGACAATGAACAGTATGATTAAAAAATATCCAACATTAGAGGAAGACTTCAGAAAAGCTAATTTTGGAATTGGTATATGGGACGAGTGTCATACAACTGGAGGTGCTCCGTTGTTCTCAAAATCTATATATTATATTCCAGCAAGAAGATGTTTTGGATTAAGTGCCACGCCATCTAGAAGTGACCATAATGATGATATAATTGGAATGCACCTTGGTAATGTAGTAGAGCCAAAAGGAAAATCTGATACATTAAAACCAAGAATTGTGATGACATATTTTGATTTTCTTGTAATGTCCACTTTCTCGTATTACATAAATTATGGATTCCCTGATAAAGATGGAAAAAGACAGTCTTATGCACAGTTTGATAAAAATAGATATTTATCTATGTTAACATCTAAAAAACAAACACGATACATTAGAACTGTACATAAGATAATAGATGTTATTTATAAGAAGAACAGAAACATTTTGGTATTATGCGATAGAATTAAAATTATAGATAAACTTGCCGCTGGTTTCCCGGAAGAGGATGTTGGATTCTTTCTACCTAGAACTGGAAAGGATAGGGACAAACATCTACACAGAAAGATTGTATTCTCTACTCCTGGATCAGCAAGAGACGGAACAGATAATCCTGAGCTAGATTGTTTAATATTGGCTACGCCGCTGGGAAATTTAGATCAAGCGATTGGAAGAGTAACACGAATGAAAAGTGGTAAAGCACAACCAATTGTTATTGATATAGTAGATTCTGGTTGTCCCGAAATGGTAAAATGGGGTGATTACAGAAAAAGACAATATGAACAGAAAAAACAAGAATCCGGTTGGATGTTAGAAGAAAAGTTTTTAAAATAATGTTAACTGTTAAACAAAAATTAATGTATGCAACTATAAAGAAATTATTTTCTAAGTTACATACAAAAAATACAGAGTTTTCTATGGATTATTGCAAATCCGTAATGAAAACGACAGTGAAGGAACTGTATAAAATATATCCTGATAAGAATGTGGGTAAGTTATCTGTTAATTGGTTCGATGAAAAATTTAACAAAACACCAGAAATAGATAAAAACACATATTGTTTTGAGATAAACTTTCATGATATATACCATGAAATGCCTTGGCTTATATGCAGATTTTACAAAGGTCAAGCAAAGGTATCACTCTATCTCATCCAATAGAAAAATATAACTTTAAGCATAATATAATATATGTTATGAAAACAATAAACAAGAAAGATTCATATTATGAATAATACAAACGAAAAAGTTATTCTAGAAGCAAAACTTCCAGCTCAGAAAAAAGAACAAAATATTCTAAAGTTGTCCATTAATGAAGAACAAGCATCAGCAAATATCGCAAAGAGTCTTGTTCAAGATTTCATGACATTAATAACTATTGCTGGTTTAAAGGCAGTATTTTTGAAATTTCCAGATAGAGCTGAGTTTTTACAACAGCTTAAAGATGCTTGGAAACATAGAACATCTACTCAGATTGCTGAGGAAACAAAAATCTTCCAGAGTTCTATTATGGAAGCTTTTAGTTCTGAGGCAAGCGTCTCCAAGGAGACAACTGACAGGATGAATAAACAATTAGAGTCTTTTTATGCTACTAGAGATAAGTCTGTTAAGATAGCTGAAGATGCTATTGATAATATTATCAAAGCAATAGTAGAAGATGATGCAAATGATAAAACTGAAACACCCAAGACGGAGAACACGAATGAAGCACGATAAAGAAACGTATCTTCGGCGTATTGAGATGAATCTCGATAACGCCAATTATAGTGCGGAGAAGAAGGCTGAAATTTTTGCCAGACTCCGCATTAATAATATGGATAAGAATATAGAGAACTATCGCTGGAAGTCTATCCGTAAATATTTCTTACATGATGTAGATCCTTTGAATATTAGGTTCTATAAAGTTATAGATCTCTGTTCAGCAGTTGTCATAAGGAATCCAGAGACAGATACGTATTCTGTGGCGTTTAGTTTTATACATCCATCAGATCTTAATATATATCCTTTTTATGATGAGTATAAGAAATGGACGTTAATTAATTACATCCGTGGAAAGTTTAAGTACGAAGGTATTAAGGCTAGAAGTTCCATTAATGCTATTTGTATAGCATATAATCAGAATAGCTCCAAATTTCCTAAGAATAGACTTTTGTTGCCTGAGCAGGGTCTTCCTAAGAAGATTGTTCCGTATCTTTATCTCAGAGATATATCTAGTTTTGTGTATGATACTCCAGTACAAGCATGTGATGACATCACGATTCAGGATATAAAGAATGGTATCTTGAATAGACCGGAAATTCTGGATAAACTTAGTACTAAGTATAGTCTCAGTAAGAACAAGTTGAAGGCTAGTGGAGTAGATATTAGGGAAGTGAGATATTATTTAACATTCCAGAACATGAATTGTATGGTAATACGCAACAACGGTAAGTTTACAGTTACGTTTAGCTTCATGTCACCTAAGGAATCTATTGTATTCAAGAAGTTCTATAATAATCCAGTTGATATTGTTCTCTCTGGAAAACTTACATTGATAGAAAATTATCTGGCAAATAAGTTCACATATATTGTAGATGATTCCAATAACAGTCTCTCTGCTGTTGTAAGGGCATTTAACTCTAATAAGAATAAGTTTCCGAATAAAATTTATAAGAGGCTGAAGATGGACATCAAGTTTGCTCCAGCACTAGGAACATCTGAAAATTATTATAATGAACTTAAAACCATTAAGTTTATGCCGGATGTTACAACACAGCAAACGTTTTAATTAATTAGAGGATCATATATATGTTAATATTACCATCAGTAGGTGCTACTGTAAGTAAGATTCAATTAAATGAGTCTGCTACAAGGGCAAGAATTACATTTAGTGATGGGAGCTCTACCATTGTTTCTACTGTAAACACGCCAACTAAAAAAACTGTTTCCAAAACAATGGTATCTCCAAATAAAGTAGTAAAGAAGAAGGTCGTCATTCATAAAGAATCTGCTGGAATGCCAATGTACAAGCAGTTTAAAACACGTGATGGACAGATCATTCCAGTCCCAACAATGGATCAATCTAAGATGCAACTTATAGAGGCAAAGAAGATTGATGTTATTGCCCGTGCTAAGAAACGTGCTGAAATGCTAGAGGCTAAGACAATGGATGCCTCAGCAAAGATGGTAGCAGATATGAAGGACGGCGAAGAGATAAATATGACTTAAAGATATTAAATCTACTTAAAATGTTCTCTAGATGTTAAATATATTAATATATGAATAAGAATACAATTCTCTGGACATTCATATTACTTGTTATTTTTATAACTGGTGGTTGTGTGTCCAGAGAAAAGTACATTCCTTGGTGGGCTAATGAAGTTCGAAATTGATAATGATGTAGATGTTTCTTTTTCTGGAAGACATTCTAGGGGAACAACTCCAGTCGAATATAGACATCCAAACATTATTGATTTAAGAGATTTTTGTTTGCCAACGGATAATCAAGGGAATACACCACATTGTGTTGGCTATACTGTTGGTGGTTTTTTGGAGGTACATAATTGGAAGAACACACATATACCTAGACAAATAAATGCAGAGAAATTATATGATTTAGGTAGAAAATATAAAGCTGATACAAGAACTGGAACTCGATTGGAATATGTTTTATCCCAATTGAAGACAGATGGGTTCATAAAAGGAACTCCAAAAAAGATAGAGACAAAAGATATAAAATATTTTATTCACCAGTATGGTGTTGTGATGTGTGCATTTTACATTACAAATGAATGGTATTCGTTAGATAGAAAATATAGAATTAAAGAAAAGAAAACTCCTAAAACTCTCGGTGGTCATTGTGTTTTAGGATGTGGATATTGTGAGGATGGTTTGTATATACAGAATTCATGGGGGTATAAGAAGTGGGGTAATTATGGTTTTGCCATTGTACCTTGGAATTTGGTATATAAACAATTATCATATTCCATGTGTGTCGATGGAATTGAACTATCCAATATCACGGAGTTTTTTAATGCTTAAAGCTGATCCTAAAGTTCTAGAGAAAATAAAGAAACTATTAGATCACCATGCTGGAAGTTTAAAAATAAATTCAGAACATGAAGCATTCTGTGCTTTGGAACTTGCTAAATCCATGATGAAGAAATATCATCTGGATATGATGCAAGTGAAAGAGTCATTTGAGGAATCTGATATAACACATAGACCAGTTGATAAATGTTCTGTTTACAAGATTCCAATATGGATGTGTAATCTGATCAATACTGTGAATAATATTTGTAATTGCAGTTGCATATTGGAGAAGGTGCCACAAAGTAGTGGTTACATTCACATAAGCATTGTTTTTGTGTGTCTGGCTGCTGATTTAGATAAAGTAACACATTTCTATAATTTCCTTAAGAAAACGGCGTATAAATTAGCGAATAAACACGTTAAAGAGATACATGGAAATTATACGAATTGGAGATCTTTTTGCGAAGGATTTACTTCTAGACTTTTAGAAAGGTCAAGAGTTTTCAACATAGATATTAGTGAAAATACATGGAAAGAAAGTTCGGACGAAACAAGAGATGCTGAGGAATTCAGCGCTGATGATTTCGAAGAGTCCGAAGAGGAAGTAGATGATGATTTTGAAGAATTTGAGAGTGAAGATGATGTATCTGTGGATGAAGTTCCAGAAAAGAAGAGTGAAATAGATACAGAAATTGCTAAGTATGAACAAAACACAGATATACAATTATACGAATATTTAAGAAACGTTAAGAAGAAAATAGATTCTTATATCAAAAAGAACATGAATAACATACGATATGAGAATGTAAATAGAAAGTCTAATGTACTTAAGACTTCATATATGATTGGTAGAGAACAAGCTGAAAACACTAACTTGAAGTTCATTGATAAATCACATCAACTGACTTCGAAAACAAAGGAACAAAAACAATGAATACTGATGTCTGCTCAAAAATATTGCGTGTTGCTACATATGCTATGTCTGCAACGGCACTTGCCCAGAAGCTTGGTAAATCTAAGGGTTATATGATTGCTGATGAGATCCGTCACCTTGTTGACAATGGTCAGCTGGTTGAGAATACGTCTGGCGCGTATCCTACTTACAAGGTTGCTGAGCAGCCTGTGAGCACCCGCGCTTGTCAGACGACTGCTCGTGATACGACTGTTGTTGCTGACACCGTAACTACGCCGGCTGCCAATAAGCTTCCGGAAGGATATGTTGTCTCGAAGGCTGGTAAGCGCAAGTCGGATAACAAGGTTGGCCGTAAGGTCACTCTTCCGAATGGCACCAGCTATTTTGTTGAGAATGGTGATACTCTTGTAAATATCAACGATGGTGATTACGTGAAGATTATCACCTCGAAGAATGGAGCTGTCCCTGAGGCTCAGATTTCTACTCTCATTGAGCAGTATACTCACGAGCGTTCTATGACCGCTTACACCATTAAGCACAAGTTTGGATCCATCGGCCGTGATCAGGCTGTTGGTGTTCTTGACTATAAGATCACTAAGTGCAACAAGGCTGCATGATTTAATAGCTAGCAGCTAAACTGATTGCCGGACCTACGTATTAAACGTGGGTCCGGCAATTTACTCGGAGAAACAAATGTCAGAAGAAACACCTCAAACAAATAGTCAAGTAATAACTGATGTAAAAACTGCACTTGTTAATGTTCTGAGAAATGATGCTTCGTTATGTAATTACGAAAGATTTACGGATTATGGAAAAATAGAAAGGGATAGTTATAATGATAAGTATATGTGGACTACAATACAATGTGATTTGAATCATGATAATACAGCTAACAATTCTCAGATTATTAGAATTGTTAATAAAATGGATACGAAGTTTTTCACTATGCTATTTGGATATAACGGAAGCCCGTCTTCTATAGGTCTAGATAATGGCGTAGCTATTTTATATAGTAATATGTTAATAAATATGCCTTCTACGTCACGTGATAGACGTCAAACGAGAGTCGATGATTGTCTAAAGAGTTTAATTAGTAGAATGGTAAATTTGGATTGTACATTTAAAATCAAAGGAACGTGTTTAACAGCCCTTGATTTTATAGGTAAGAATCCAAATCATACCTCTACTGAAGCTGAATTCACATTTAATCTATATGAATATGTAAAAAAGTTTATTTTTATTGGAGATAAATGTTATCTACTTGCTGTAATGGATAAATATCATTATATATATGTTAGCCAGAAAACGCTGGAAATTATTTATAAGTTGGATACAACTGCTGATAAATCACAATTTAGAGATGCTGTTTTGAAACTGTATGGATATGCTAGTTCTAATTGTTTGTTGATGTTAAATGTCCCAATGGCACAATATATCACGAATGATATAACAAATCTCGTTATAAATGATACATTAAAAGATAATGTGTTTGCTGAATTAGATAAAAATGGCTCAAGTGATTTCAGTGAACTTTTTGAGTATAAATTTAACAATGATGCTGTGACGGATGATTATATCAAGAGTAATATTAAACAAATAATTTATACTTATGTAGATAATTATGTCAAGACATATTATTGTTTAAAGGATTTTAGCTTTGTAAGCTTAATAGACAATATAAAGTATAAGATGAAAGGTCTTTATGCTAGCAAGATCAACGAAGCCTTTCGTAACGGACTTGTAATATCTAGGGTTTGTCAACGGTGCGGGTGGAATATTTATGACAATAAGACATACCGTGATGTGAGACCGAGTACGATGAACTATAATAACCAGTATATATGGAAAGATGTAAATATTATCCCAGATACATGCGTTCTCTATGATACTGATGCTAGAGATTTTGGAATAGATAAGTATAGAAAACTTAATGAAGCTGGAATTCATAAACTCAGAACCGAATATGGGATTTGTGTTAAAAGATTGTTTATATGTTTAAATGAAGGCACTATGCTATGTATTGGAAAGCATCCTAATGTCTCTTCGTCCGGTCAAGTCTGTATGGGAGATATAAAAGGAACAATTGTTTTCCAGGATGTATCAGATGATGTAATAATATCTAACTTAGCAACATGTGAAAAATTACTGACATGTATTCATTATGCTAGTTCATATACAAGTAGTGGTCAGAATGTATTTACAAATCCAGATTACAGTTTGGACTATAAGAATTTTGTAAATGGATTTGATTCTGATAAATCGGCAAGAGAAGCTGCAAAGAAAGATGAAAATTTAATAAAGAACGCTGTGCAGTTGGAAGATGACTTTGAAGAAGAATCCATGGATTCTTCAGATAATTCTTCGACCGAGCAACAAGGTTCTGGAATAATAGAATCTGATGACTTTGAGGAGATATAAAATGAGATATTCAGAGAGGTGTGTCTCAATAAGACCACATAAAAATTCACAACGGTATTGTCAGGATTTTGAAGTGATAAAATATGATCCAGACGATGATATTGGAAATATAACATATCAAACGGACACACAGCCAATATTATCGAATGAATTCTGTAAAATTTCGATTGATTGGGATGATAGAAAAATCTATTTAAAATGTATTGATAATAAAGGAAATATCTTAATTAAAAAGACTTTAAAAAATAAAGTAGCAACTCCGGCAGTATTGCAACCACAGGAACCTGAAAGTGAGGAATCTTAAGAATGTCTAGCGCTGATCTCTATAATAGACAAGAAAAATTGCAGCTTATTAATTATGATAATGCTGTTGTAATAGGATGTGGCGGAATAGGAAATTGGGTAGCTTTAGATTTAGCATTGTCTGGAATGGTAGGTAGTCTTTATTTGATTGACCCAGATACAATTGAAGAGTCAAATCTAAATAGAACTTTATTTGATTACACGGATATAGGATGTTATAAAGTAGATTGTGTAACTGATCAAATAATAAGAAGAAGACCAAATCAAATAATAAACAAAATGAAATGTTTTATGAATGATAGTTTAGCGGAGAAATTTATAGAGAAACTGTTTAATGGTGATAATTCTTATTATCATACAGATACTGTTTTTGTAGATTGTCGTGATGATATATACACTGATTGTTATCAGTTAAATTGCAAACTGTATAAAGTTGGATATGATGGAACGGAGATAACAATAGACGGCAATCCAAGATTAACGGAAGTTCATGGTCAGCGTGGTGGATCATATTCTGTTACTCCATCTTATGTCGGATCCGCTCAGCTTGCAGCAATTCTTGTTGTAAATGATTTGTTATATCCAAAACATACAGATATGTATAGGCGTGATGGTTCTAATATGCCAACTAGACATGCTATATACAAATGGGCAAAGAAAGAGGATTTTCCATATATCAATCAGAGACCTTGTTTTGAATTTGATGAAATTGGAAGGTTAAATGATACAATCAATATCAATGTTTCAGATATTCTTCAGAAATTTATGGAAAATAATCACCAGTATGTTATTCCCAATGAAACTTGGGACAATCTTCCAAACAAAGTCACAGAGGAGTCTGAAAACAATGGAACAGAACAACAATGAGATAGATAATATTTGTCCGAAGATAACTGGGTTTTCTGAATCTACTTCAGAATCCGAGGAATTGGAAATGTTTGACGATGAAGATCTTATGGAAGCAGAATCTGTAAATGTGACCAGTGATAAAAAATTTGATCCTAAGTCTATTGAAGTTGGTGAATATATAAACAAGGATATAGTTCCGGTTAAAAGGATTAAATGTATTATTCCATCTAAACTTTTAGATAGTATTAGGGAGATCGAAATAGGTGTCAATAAGAAATTTGGATCATCTAATGAATTCTCTATATTCATTCATGGTGATTATGATCCGAATGGATATTTGGTTGTTAGTGAGGATTTTTATATTCCAAAGCAAGTTGTATCTGGTGCATCTGTTCAATATAATGAAGAACCAGAACCACATTATAATGGATGTTTGCATAAGCATCCAGATGGATGTACAAGTTTTAGTGGAACGGATGAAAAATATATTAATAGCAATTTTGATTTTTCATTGCTATATGTTCAGCAAAAAATATCTAAAGGAATTATTAATATTCATTATGATGGCATACATAGAATACAATGTGATCTGAATATTCAAATGGATAACGAAAAATGTGTATGCGGAATTAACATTGATAATATAACAAAAAATGTTCCGAAGACTTATCAATTAAACAGACCTTATAATCCATTGGATGTTCCTACTCTTCCAGGAATGTATTTTCCTGGATTTAATGAAAAAACTGGAAAAGAAACAAAGGAGATAATAATGCCGCATGTATATCCAAATGCACTAAATTTAGATGATGAATCAGAACCGGAAACGGATTCTATGGAATTCTTTTCCGATCCGGAATTATATCCTAACTTGCTAGGTGATTAATGAAAATAATTTGTATTGGTGATATTCATGCTAGCGGGTTCGGGGATGACCCGCTAGTAGATAACCTCCCAGAAAGATTATATTATATAAAGAAATCCCTTGAATATATAATGGATTATGGCAGAAAAAACGGAATAGAACATTATGTAATTCTTGGTGATGTTTACCATGATAAAACAATTATATATAATACAAGTCAGGCAATGTTGCTTGATTTCTTTAAGCAGTATGAAGATAGAACATTTTATATAATAAGTGGAAACCACGATTTATCATCTACTGGTGAAAACCAAAAGTCTGCAATACTGGCTCTTGGTGAATTGAATAATGTTCAGTGCTTTACAAAACCAGTAATTATAAATAAAAGTCAATTTGTTAAAGTAGATACTCCATTGTTCTTTGTACCATATTCAGGAAACTTTCTAGATAGTATAAAGAACTTTAAGAACATAGAACCTGATACAATATTGTTTTCACACATAGGTTTAAATGAGGCTGTTCTACAATCTGGTTTGAGTAGAGTTGACAAACTTAAATTATCTGATCTAAAACAGTTTAAATTAGCAATATTGGGTCATTATCATAAACCTCAAGATTTTGGTAATGATCAGACTCATGTATGGTATGCTGGATCTCTTATTCCAAGAGACTGGAATGATAAAAATGAAAAGAAAAGGTTTCTAGTTCTAGATACAATTACTAAAGAAGTTCAAAGTGTAGATTTAGATTGTGGTGTTCCACAGTATATTGAGATTGTAATTCCTCCTAAGAGTACTCCTGAATTCATTACATCTGAAATGAATAGAGCTAAAATTATAAAGAAACAAGGAAATAAAGTTCGAGTTATTAATAAAAACAATCCGAAAATCAAAGAAGATGATATATCCGATATGATTGTATTGGAACAGCAGGAAATAGATGTTACAAATCGTGGAATCACGGTTGAGCAATCTAAACTGGATCAATGCAAGAAATACATGGAAATTAAAAACATTCCGGAAGATGAACGTGAGGCATATTTAAAAGTGCTAAATGATTCTAAACTCTTGGAGGTGACAGAATGAGTGACATATACACAAATTCCAAAAATCTTCGTAATGTTCCAATACCATATGAATTTCCAAATATGGCTGATTTATGTATGAATAACGGACATCCTTACGATGGATACGTAGATTTCATGGTAATAACGGATTCTGATTTTGAAAGGGATATGTTGTTGCAAGATAAATTGATAAATGCCGAAACATTAATACATAGTAGAATTAGAGCTGAATATCCAAATAGAAGATATAATTTAAAATTAAGTGTTGGTTGTACGATAGGTCATGTTTATTATAGATTATATTATCTGCTTGATTTCTTAGACAATAATCGCTGGTAAGAGAAAGGATCAAAATGATAAGGAACGATTTCGTATCAAATAGTTCTTCGTCCAGTTTTGTTGTTGGATTTGTAACTAAAAAAGATTTTGTCGATTTCAAAAATAAAATATTAGATGAATGGGGTCGAGATAATAAGTTCGGAAAATTATTAGAACAATATTTTGAAAATAATATTCAAGATAAAGATGATTATGATGAAGAAAGAGTCGATAAATACGAAGTATTACTTAGAGGATTATACCAATCTACAGAAGATGATTTTGAAACATTGGCACCAGGACTTTTAGTATACGAGCATATTTCGTATGGTGATGAAAATGAAGGAATTCAGCTTCTTTATGATTAAAAAGAAAGGATTCGTATGATTAACTTTATATTGGATAAAATCCAGTTGAGAAATGTTCGTAGATATGGTGATGAAATGATGGAAATGGATTTTCCATTAAACAACCTTACTGTATTTACAGGGAAGGTCGGTGCTGGAAAATCCACAATCCTTAAAGCTGTTTCAATGGCTTTATATGGAGATGATGGTGGTGCAAAAAACCAAAAATTATCTATAGATGATCTTGTAAATGAAAAGAATAAAAAGAATTTGGAAATACATTTGTATTTTCATTCTACTGTAGATGATAAACCAGAGGAAACAAAATATGAAATACATTTGTTTCATAAACATTCAAAATATAATAATAAACTTGTATTTGTAAAAGATGGAAAAGATATATCACTTGCAAGTAAAACTGAGACGTATGAGTTAATCGAAAGAACGTTAATTCCCAGCAGCGTTTATCATAATACATACTATTTTACCCAAAACTGCAAGAATTTCTTTACATCATTAACAAATTCAGAACAGAAAGAGATATTTAACTCTATATTGGATCTTTCAGAATATGAAAGTTATTATGAAAACACTAAGAAGGAACTTGAAAAAGTAACTTCTGATTGTGAGAAATTAAATTCTACATATCTTGTACAACAAGAGAAAGTAAAGAATTTAGAGAATAACATAGAAGATAAAAAGAAGAATTATGATTATCAGGTTACAACATCTAAAGGTAAAATTTCTATTATAGAGCAGAAATTAGAAGCTGCTGGAATGGAGTTAGATAGATTAACAGAGGAAATAGAAAAATATGGTAATGTAGATGACGAACTTGTTAAATTGGAAATGCAGAATCAAGAACGTCGTCTAAATATGGAATCAGAAACAACTAAGTTAAAAGAAGAATATAAAAAACTTATGGATGATTTCGATTCTAATGAGGTTCATAATACTAAGCAAAAGTATATAAATCTCAGAGGAGAACGTTCTCGTGATATTCAATCTAAGATTCAAAATATTAATGCTGAGATAGAGAAATTAAAAGTTGAAGAAGAGAAGATGTTAGCTGAAATAGATTCCAAATCATCAGATAAAATATCTGAGTTAATGTCTGAAAAAAATGATGTTATTTCTAATAAAAAAGATGAGATTAAGAAATATGAATTGGAAGTTGCTAAATTGGGTTCAGAATGCCATCGTCAGGAATTATTAGTACAAGATGAGACGAGAAAACAAATAAGCGAAATAGAAAAGAAAATAAGTGTAGAAAGAGAATTTATTTTTCAAACAGATGCTGGTTTAAATCTATTAAGGACTGAGTATACAGATAAAATTTCTAAACTTAAGAATTATAGAGAAGCACTAGATAAACCAGATGCTATATGTTCTGAATGTGGTCAAAAATTGGTTAATAAAGACCATATTAGAAAACATATTGTTGAATTAGAAAAAGAGTTAGAAAAGATTAAATCTGAAGGTATTAAAGGTAAAGAAGCAAAAGATAAACGTCAAAAAACAATTGATGAGTATAATAAACAAATAGAAGATTTAGAAAATAATTTAAAATCTAAAATAAAAGAACTTGTTCAAAAGAAGGATGAAGATTCTAAAGAATTTAAGTCTAAATTGGATATATTGTATAAGGAAGTAGATAAGATAAATGATGAATATTTTATTAAGGTAAATGAGGTTAAAGAATCAAAAATACAATTAAAGAATACAATTATGGAGTCATCTATTAAAGATGGTGATTTAAAGAAATCTGAATTGGAATCTTTGAAAAAAGAACAATTAGAAATAGATAATCAAATTAAAGCTGAATATAAAGAAGAACTAGATAAACTTCGTGAAGGATTAAATAAGAAATTAGAAGATATCAAACAGAAAATTCAAGATATTGAATCTAGTTATTCTAATTATAAACAGACAACTTACATAGAAAAATATCAAGATTTAAAAATTCGTAAAACGAATCTGGATAATATAAAGAAGGAACAAGATGATTGTAATATTTGTATAGAGAAATACAAGAATGAAATTAAAGTGATTAATGAAGGAATAGAATCCTCTAAGCAATTTTGTGATAACTATCTTAAGGAATATGAAGTTCTTCTAAATACAGAGAATGACAAAATAAATAAAATGAATCAGGATCTTAAGGAATATAATAAGAAGAAAGAAATACTGGAGTTCTGGAAAGTGGCGTTTTCTGATACTGGAATTAAATCTATGTTAATAGATTCCGCGTTACCACATATGAACGAATGCGTCAGTACAGAACTAGAAAGAACTGCACCTGGAAAGTTTACGGTTTCGTTTGATACATTGTCTGAAACGAAGTCAGGTAAGATTCGTGATAAATTTAATATCAATATTTTGAATAACGAAACTCAATCTACGGGTCATAAGAAATTGTCCGGAGGCGAAATGAGGATCGTAGATTTGTGCTGTATGTCGGCATTAAGATCTCTAGCTGAAAGATTATATCAAAAGAGATTCTTCCATATCTTCTATGATGAGATATTGGATTCTCTGGATGATGAGTGTAAACAGATGTTCTGTGCTAATGTTAAGGTTCAATCCACAACAGGTAGAAATATAACATTGGTAACACACGATCTTCCGGATGATGTAGATCCAGATAGAGTGTTTCCGTTCTAAAAAGACTTTAAATAAAATCACTTGAATATATTGTGGAGATAACTTTTATGTTGAAATGTTCCAATTTAATGTACTGTTTTGAATTGGATGGTGTTTTGGTTGACAACGTTCCGTATGATGATAATGTAGTTATACGGAACGTTAGTCTATTCAAAAATAAGTCAATTTTCAATCCAAATGAGTTAGATATTAGGTGGAATATTATTACAAATAGACCAAGAGTAGATATCCCTTGGATAAAATTATTCTGTTTTAAGAATGGAATGACACCATGTGAAATTATTACATATAAGAAGTTTTTAAAAAGATATAATCTAGCTGAATACTCAGCAGATTTTAAACTTTCTATCTTTAAGGATATTTTAGATGAAAAGCGTAGTGTAAAGTATACAAAAAACAAAGTTGAAAATATAATGCATATATGCAACGACCAGACAGAGAATTATTATATAAATTCGAATAGGGATAACTATCCTGTAATTTCTGTCAGTATGATCGATTTCAAACGTGAGTTCTTCAACCACATAGTCTAGAAAAGGAAAAAGAAACAATGGCAATTAAAACAAACGCCGATGGCTCTAAAGTCAATGTTATACGTCTAGATGCAAAAGACGATGAAGTCAAAAGAAAAGAAGCCAAGGGTATGATGGATCTTTGCCGTCTCGTAAGAGAAAGCAAATTCAATGTAAGACGCTGTATCATGGCAATTCATGATCCAGATGTTGCTACGTTCTATAATGTTCCTGCCTCAGAAAGCAGGAGTTATGCTATGGTAGAAATTTTTGGTTCTAATAATAATTCTGTAAATGATTTCAGATTGAAAATGAAATTAGTTGAAGGATTTCTTGTTTCACATAAATATAAAGTAGTAGCCTCCAAGGTCTTTAATAAAGAATATCCAATTGGTAAGATTGTTGTCAGTCTCGTTTAACAATTGATTTCAAGGAGGAATATCAATGAAGATTGATTGGCTCAATATCGATGAGTTCTGTAAGAACTTACCTGAAGTAACAACATCTAAGATATATTCTAAAAAGATCTTTCATCCAGAAGGATTATTCTCTGAACAGATTTTTGGACCTGTGAAGAGTTATACATGCTCTTGTGGAATTTATTATGGGCGTTCGAAACATAATACAGTATGTCCAATTTGTGGAACTAAAATAGAGAATAGCAATGTTCGTAGAAAGAACATGGCTAAGATTGTATTGCCGTTTGGGGTAATTAATCCAATTATGCTCTTTACAATTAAGAGAGTGAAGTTGGAGATTTATAACATCATCATGAGCATGATCATGGATAATGATGTTATGGGTTATTACTTCGACGAGAATAAAGAAAAGTTTATTAAGGTTCTTAAACCTACGTTAGACACAGAAGGAACGGCAATTCCGGATGGAGTAACGTTATATAGTGGTCCAAAACAGACTTTCGATCTTGTTAAGTTTGAAGCTGAACGTAACATGGAAACGAGTCGTTATTGGAAGTTTATATATGATAGACTTGATAATTATTGGATGCATAATATAGGAGTTGTTCCACCAGAGTTTCGTCCAGTATCTAAGAGTAACAATCAACAGATGCGTGACGAGATGAACAAGTTCTATTTGAAGATATTGGAATTCAAGGCTGTCAATAAAGATAATCAACTTAATCTCCAGCCGACATCTGAATCTGAGTCAGAACCTGAATCTGTCAATGAGAATGAAAGTGTTGCTGAGATAGAAAATGTAGAACAAGCTATAGATATGCTTGCTGAAAACATTCAGCATCAGGTAGATGAATCACAACAGACAGAGACTACACAGACTGTTAATCCAGTTCCTCAGCAGGCTCTAGATGATATTTATAGGTTTAGCTTTAAAAACCTTCAGAATTACATACTTGATCTTTATCAATTTATATTTGATAAATTCTCTAAGAAATCTGGTCTGATTCGTGGATCTATTCTTGGTAAAAGAATTGACTTTTCTGGTAGATGTGTAATTGATCCGGATCCAAACTTGGAACTAGATCAGTGCGGAATTCCGTATTTAATGGCACTAGAGTTTTATAAACTTCAAGTTGCTAATAGATTGTTGGAGTTGAAAAACTTCAATGGACATAAGTTCTACAGATTTGACCCAGTTTTGGATTTCATTGATGAATGTATCGAGAAACATGATTTCTGTTTGTTTGATATTGTAAGTGAAATAGCAAATAATAAGTTGTTTATATTAAATAGACAGCCAACACTTCATAGAATGGGATTAATGTCATTCCGTTGTGTTGTTCATAAGGATTATGTCATCAAGACGCATCCATTTATATGTGAGCCATACAACGCAGACTACGATGGTGATCAGATGGCTGCGTATATTTCATTGTATCCGGAAACGGAACAATCTAATAGAGATCATCTATTTATTATGGAGAACTTGATATCACCGTCTACTGGTGATGTATGTTTGTCTGTAAACCAAGATGTTGTTTTGAGTCTGTATCTTCTAACACAAGACAATGCAACTCCAAAGACAACATATTCGGGACCTAAGATTTGGCCTGGAAAGAAAGATGGTGATGTTCTTGAAACATATGAAGGCAGGATAGAGTTCAATAACATTTTACCGAGTAACTTCCCATTCTTTAATGAGGAACTCACAAAAGGAAAAATACATAGTCTTTTGAATGTTATATGTAAAAACTATGATAAAGATACAATCAAGAAAGTACTTGATAACATCAAGGTTCTTGGTTTTACAAAGACTACACAGATTGGTTCTACGTTCTCGTTAAAGAATCTAGCAACGGATGATAGAATTGCAGAACATATAACTAAGATTGTAGATGATAATAAGAAGTCTCTGGCACAAAAGTTCTTTGAACTTGCTGAATCACCATTGAAGAAGGAAGTCGAAAATAACTTCCCGTATGCTAACTTTATTAGATCTGGATCACGTGGTACTTGGGATCAAGCTGACCAGTTAATATGGTGTCGTGGATATGTATCTAACTCTAAAGGACAAGTTGTGGAGACTCCAATTAAACACAATCTTGTAACTGGTCTAACTAGAGATGAGTTCTTAACATCTTGTTATGGTGCTCGTAAGGCACTTTTGGATGTAGCGTTAAATACTGCTGTGTCTGGTTATCTAACTCGTAAACTTGTCTATGGACTTGTTAATGTAGAGTTGGATGAAAACTGTGATGATTGTGGAACAGATCAATATATGGAACTAACAATTCCTGAGGAATTGACAGATGAAAAGATAGAGCAATTAACAGCTGATATTGCTGATCCTAAATTGAAGCAACTTAAGATAGATGAACTTAAGATTAAGAAGGCTAACAGCATTAGTCCAATAAAACTTGCTAAATCTTTAAGATATAGATGGTATAAGGACGAGGATGGTCAGCTTAAGATGGTTACTGAAAATGGATTCAAGAATCTCTTAGGAAAGACAATTAAACTTCGTTCGCCCATCTTCTGTAAGAATCCGAGAATATGTAAGAAATGCTATGGTGATTTGTACAAACAACTTCATAGTAAATATATCGGTGTTATTGCTGCACAAGCACTTGGTGAGGTTGCAACTCAGCTCACGTTGAGAACATTCCATGTGTCTGGAGTTGCCCAAATGAACAAGGGTCAGCAGGATGATACACAACAAGATATTATTAACGATCTTACGAACGTGAAGAAGATTCTTCATGGTGGTAATGATTGGAATACAACTGGTTATAAAGATATGATTATGAATCTGTTCCATATCTATTCAAACCATAAAACTCTAATGTTAAATCATTTTGAGTTAGCTGTCTCCCAGCTAATGAGATCTGGTTCTAGACGCTGGAGAAATGATCCGAATAGAGATGAACATGAACCTAATATAGTATCTATTGAGAAAGTTCCATCACTTGAATCTCTATTCTTGGCACTAGCTTTCTCAAAGCCATATGTTTATATTATAGGTGCTATTATGGGCAATGCCCAAACAACAGATGGTATTCTAGAAAAAATGCTTATAAACAAAGTCTAATGAAAGGATGAAATAATGATAAGGATTCCTTCTTTTGAATTGTCTGATTTAAATGCTTTTAACTTTCGTGAGTATGAATGGGATTCTAACACGATTATAAATGTTATAAAACAGATACTTCAGAATTCAGAGAAATATAACATTACCGTCAAGAATGTCTCAATAGAGGAAAAACCAGAAAAGAGTAACTCCAGTGAGATCAGAAAGACGTTATCAAAGATTCTTAAAATAGATCTTGTTTATCATAATGGTGACACAAGTATAGATATTCCGTTGGACTATGAAATACCTTGGCTAATTAACAACCATTTCTATATTGGTGGTAATTACAAGGTAGCAATATATCAACTTTATGACAAGCCAATTATTAATGTTCAGAAAAAGAACATCATTAAAATAAAGACTACGTTGTTTCAATCGTTTAACGTAGAAAAGAAGAAACCAACGAAAAAGAGTAAGATAAATTTTGAGGCACAGTTCTTCAATAAGAAATTTCCTTATGTTTATCTGCTAATAGCTAAACATGGAATCGATTGGTGTAAACAGACATTTAAGTTGGATGATAACTTTGAATATATTGATGATGCTGAATATGCTAATAAAACGGAAGAGGTTCAACTACTTCGTAGTGATATGAAGTATGTTCTTTCTAACGCTGCTATTGATAAAGCCCGTCTATTTAGGACAGATTTTCCAAAAATGACGGATGCTGAATTTGTACAAAATATGGATCTAATTACAGATCTGGATATTTTCACAAGTAGGTATTTAAGTACTGGAAACATTATTGATGAGTTCCTTGCTATATATGAGAATGGAACTTATGATGATTCAGATTACAGCAATAAGAGACTTCGTTTCTCAGAGCAGGTGATATATTGCTGGGTTATCAAAGATCTTTATAGTCTGTTTAACCAGATTAAGACAAAGAGCATTAAGAAATTGAGATTCAATATAAACAATAAGGTTATTCTACAGAATGCCAATGTTTCAAGTATTGTTCAGTTCGACACATGTATTAATCCATTGTATGAATTAGCTATATTGTCTAGAACATCTCTATCTGGTCCTGGTGGATTTAAGAAAGAGAATGTTCCTACGAACATGAGGGATATTCATAGTTCAATGCTTCATATAATAGATCCGTCTGATACTGGTGACCGTGATGGCTGCGGAACAATTCAATATATTGTACCTTCTGCTAAATTTAAGGAAGATGGTTGTTTAGAAAGTTGTGGACCGAATTCTCCGGTTAACTCTGTGTCTACATCTTTTGTACCTCTTTGTGAACATGATGACCCTGTTAGACTTCAAATGAGTTCATCTCAGCAACGCCATGCTGTAATGTTGCAGAATTTCGACTCTGCAATTATTCAGTCTGGCATTGAGGGAATGTATTCTAACCATACATCTTTCTTATATACAGCAAAGGATGATGGAACAGTCATCTATAAAAATCGCGACATTGTAATTGTTAAATATAATAACGGCACATTCCAGACATTACATATTGGATATAGAAAACTATATATTAGTGTTCTAGATTTCTATCATGTGTATTATAATGTTGGTGATACATTTAAGAAGGGTGATATTATTGCTGAGTCTAATTTCATGAAGAGTGGAAAAATCTGTCTCGGCAAGAACCTGAGAGTATGTATAACTCCTTATTATGGTCTAAACTACGAGGATGCGATTGTGCTATCTGAAAGGGTTAGACGTGAAAAGATGTTTACATCTGTTCACTATAAAGAGATTGTAATAGAAGTTCCGAAGAATAAGGTTCTGTTGAATATCACGGATAACAAAGATACCTATAAGGTAATTCCAAGTATTGGTGATCAGGTTAAACGTGGCGAGGTAATAGCTAAACTCAAAACAATTGATAAAGAGCGTTTCCCGAGCGTAATCTTTGAGAAGTGTTCTGAAGTTAAGAGTGATGAGGATGGTGAGGTAATAGATGTTAAGGTATATGCTAACAAATGGAATACTGACTTTGAGCAATTTAATGATTTCGTTAAGAGTTCAATAGCTCAGAATAAGATAGAAAGGGATAACCTTGTCAAGGAAGTTTCTGAATATCTAAATAGTGACGAACTTGAACAACTTGTATCTACATTGGATATTAATAAATCCGAGAAAAACAATTACAAGTACAAAGGTGATGTCATTGATGGAGTTAGAATTGAATTAACAATTAAATATGACCGTGATCTTCAAATAGGTGATAAACTGGCAAATAGACATGGTAATAAAGGAACAATTTCAAGGTTTGTTCCCGATGAGTTAATGCCTGTAAATCAGGAAGATGGAACTCGTGCCGATATTGTGATTAATCCTCTTGGTATTATTTCACGTATGAATGTCGGTCAGGTATTTGAATGTCATTTGTCCGAAGCTGTTATGAACCTTCGTAAGAAGTGTCATGTAATGCTTCATGGTGCAAATGACACAGTAGTAATAAAGGATCCTGATATAGATGGTGTAAAGAATTATATTAATGGATTTATTGATATAATCGATTGTACAGAAAATAAAACATATTCGACTCAAGCTAAAGAAATTATTAATGGGTTGAATTTTATGCAATTGTGTTCATTGGTTAAAAACTTTACTGTAATTCAGCCTCCATTCCAGAGCATTGGAACGAAGGAACTTCAGAAAGCTATGGAATATACAAACACTAAATATGAGGTTCGTGTATATGATCCTGTATGCAAAAAGGAAATCAAGAACGACCTTGTATTCGGTTGGCTCTATTATATGAAACTAAATCATATTTCCCAAGATAAGATTGCCTATAGAGGAATTGGACCATATTCGGCTAAAACAAATCAGCCGTTGTGTGGCAAATCCCGTAAAGGTGGTCAAAGACTTGGCGAGATGGAAATATGGGCTGTAATAGCACATGGTGATGAAAAGAATTTAAATGAGTTCATTACAACAAAATCAGATAGTATTCAATTGAGGAACAAGTATATTTCCCATTGTATTGGAAACGAGGAACTCCTCGCAGACCAGGACGATGATAAGGTTCCACAATCACTTAGGTTGTTGGAAAGTTGCTTAAAGTCCATAGGTATAGATTTTAAGATCAACAGTGAGAAGACTGATGATGAAACCCAAGAGGTGACAGATACGGATCCGATCTTGGATGATCTTATGAATGAGGAAGATATGGAAGTCCTCGATGATACAAATGATACATACGATAGTGATGATAAGGAGTAAATTATGGAAGAAATGACAGTTGATATGGTTAAAGATATGATTCTTAAAGGTGCCAGCAAAGAGAAAATTAAAGAAGCTCTTGAAAAGATATATCCTGGCGCTATGGAGAAGATAAAAGAGCTAATAGCCATTATTGGTGATGATCCTGAAAGGGAGGGTCTACAAGACACTCCCTTCAGGGTTGTTAAAAGTTGGCTCGAGATATATGGTGGTTATAAATGCAATAATACAAAGCTGGATACGTCATTTGAGGATGACACAGGTGATTTTGATGAGAGTCAGATTATAATGTGTAGGAATATAGATTTCTATTCTACATGTGAGCACCATATGATTCCTTTTCATGGATATTGTCATATTGGTTATCTTCCGAATAAGAAGGTCATTGGTGTATCTAAGTTAGTAAGAATTACAGAATATTTTGCAAAGAGACTTCAAATTCAAGAGAAGCTCTGTACACAGATTGCAGATTATATACAGAAAATTCTGGAACCACAAGGTGTTGGAGTTATTATAACTGCTGAGCATCTCTGTATGAAAGCCAGAGGAGTTCGTAATGCAACAAGCAATATGGTAACATCACAGATGCGTGGTAAATTTAGAACACAGATAGAGACTAGACAAGAGTTCTTATCACTAATTGGTCTTAAGTGACCAGAAAAAGTTCTAAGGAGAAACCAATGAACGAAGAAATGACGAATGAGATTCAAAATATGATTAATGTATCTGAAAATGATGAAGTTCAGAACGAACAAGAAAATGTAGTCAATGAGATAACTGAGACCGTTACGATGGGAAATATAGCTCCACAGGAAGTTGAAACAGAAGTTCCTGCTGTGGAAGAGGCTGCACCGGAAGCTGATCCTGTTGGTGATCCGACTGATGAGGCTGCACCGGAAGCTGATCCTGTTGTCGATCCGACTGTTCTTGTCGAGTCTGATTGTGTAACTGTATCAGATGTTATTCTTCAAAATGTAGATAAACATATTAAGATGACTCTTTTGAATGATCTCGTTCACGCAAATTCTGCTGATGCTGACGTTTCCAATTACATTGTATATGTGAACACAGATAAGAAGATTCCGTGCATTTACGATTGTCAGAAATTGATTGTTCCGAAGGCATCTGTTCAGAATGCTGATGGAACCTGGAACATCACGTCGATTGAAGGACGTCGTTCTGGTTTTGTGATTAAGTGTCCGGGACGTGACCTTGTTATGTCCAAGAACTTCATCTACGATATCATTTTCAATGAATCTGGAAATATCGTCAGCATTAGCGAATATAATCGCAAGCATGCAAACAACAATGTAGTTGTAGAAGTTCCGCCTTCTTTGGATTATGATGTTGTTTCCTTCTGCATCTCTAGCGTACTTCCGAAGATTGTGAAATGTGGAAAGTATAAGACGATACCTGAGCTTTACGAGCAGGTTAAGAATAGCTACAACAATGTAGACGATATCAATGCAATGTTTAAAATTGCAGAACTTCGTTTGAAGATCGGTTGCTAATCAGATAAGAGTTGATCCGTAATTGAAGCATTTATTTCATGATGCTGTGAGTGAAAAAGGTATTAACCTTTCGTTACGTGATCAGATACTCAAAAAAACTCTCAGAAATTTAAATTAATGATTAATCAAAAATGTCCACTTGTTCTGCATGATTTATATTATTATGATATAGTTAGTGCTTTTCCAACAATCATGCAGAACCAGAATTTTAATTTTGGAAATATTGATTTAACAAACAAACAAGAAAGAAATACTTTTATCGGTAAACAACAGATAAAGAACAAAAATTTATCTGGTTATTTAAATGATTCTGTTAAATATCTGACAGATTTTTATTTGCAATATAATGAGATAGATGATGAGGACGTTATCTTTAGACAAAAAGATGGATTTATCTTAAAGACACTACTTCCTAAAAATAATCTATATATAGAAATGTCTCTTAGACATACACTTCCACTTTTGTATATAGATACGAAACGAGAAGGCATGTTATACTTCGATGAGACAGATGAACTATATGTTAAGGGGGTTAGATATTATTATGAGAAATTGGATGAGATATATTCAAAGTTTCTTAATTTAGATTTTTATGATACACGGACTTTGTGTATTCAACTACAAGATATAAAAGATAGTGTTGTTAATAGTAATGATAAGCTTCTGTTCGGTATAAATGGGGATGATGTTCAATATACATTTATATTAAAGAATGGAAAGAAAGTACGTACCTATGATCCAGACTTTGTAGAGTTGGACGAGATAGATAAATATAGATATTTTAACCATTATTTTAAACCATTCACTGATTCTGTTTTTATAGAAGGGATTATCAATGGAAAAACAAACTAAAGAATATATTTTTGATTGGGTTGTTGGTTTTGAAAATGAAGCCCTGGAACATATGAGGGAAGAAGTTATAAAGACAGCTGAGTTTAACTTCGGACCAGTTGGAAGGGATGTTGCTGAGAAGTATTATAGAGCAATTGATGGGGAAGAAGATTTCGATTCCGAGTCTATAGATGAGGAATGTGACGATTGTAAAAAACGGGCACAAAAGATTGCCAAGAATATGCAACTTATTCAGTATATAAGCGCTATTCTTCTAAAGGATTCTTTAGATCAAGCTGTTCAGGATTCTGATTGTAATGAACTCTTGGACTGTGTTAATAAGAAAACTCATGAGATTTTTAATAAGACATGTTTTGATCTTGATCCAACTGAATTGAAGTTTAAACTACTTCTAAACGCTTGCCGGAGGTTACAGCCAAATGAATGTAACGGAACTGAATGAAAATTTAGAAAATGATACACGGATTATAGTTAAGAAATCTACAGATAGATTGAATTATTCAACAATATCCGATTATCTAGATGACTTTATACATACAGAGTATAAGAAATCTCTATCTGAACAAGATTGTTTAGACAGATTTAGACGGACAATATTATTGTGCTGCAATACATTAAGAACTGTTAAATATGGTGAAATTATAGCCAGAACACTTAAGAACATGATTCGTATATATGTGAATTACGATAAGTTTGAATTGATAGATGTAGAGTATAGTCCTTTAAATTTCTGGTTCTATAAGTCTCATATATCACGTGTAGAAGATGGTGTACAGCATATTGTTCTAATAGATAACGTAGAGTACGTTTGCTATAGAACATGTGTAGATAAAAAGGTAACACCGGATAAATGTTCTATCTTTGATATCGGTTCTTTTATTATAGATTTTAAATTAAACAATGAGATAAAACATTGTGTATTTACATTCAAGATAACAAGAAATAGTGGACATAGAACAGTTATGCCAGATATAAAAAATATAACAGAGGATACTTATCAAAAATTTATAGAATCTAGAGATAAGCTTGTTTCTGAGAATCCATATTTACGGAATAGTCAGTATTCAGATTATGACGATAGTTTATTAACCATATTAGCCGTTTAAAGGAGTAACAAACAATGAAAAACAATGCTATAAAGTACCAGGATGTAATAGATGGAAGTAGAAGCTATAAACAGATTCTAGGTATACAAAAAGATACGAAAGAGTTCCTTCCGTATCATACTAAGAGGTTTATAGATTTTGTAAAAGAGGAATATCCAGAAAAACTAAATTCAAGTAATCTAGATATGTCTACTCTACTTATGATTTTAAGATATAGGAATTGTGATATTTCTATTCCTTATTATAAATCAACAACTGTTACAAGAGTAAACAAAAATGAGATAGTAACAGATTCTGAAAGAAAAGGAAAAATATTATCACTTGTAAGCAACAAAGATACATTTAAGTTTAGTGTATTAATTGCTGATGAAAGTTATTCAGAGAAGAAATTTGATGGAACAATGACCAATTTCGTTCCAAAGAATTATTCTATTACTGGCGTAGATGGAAACTTTCACGAAAATTGGTCAGAGTTTAAATTTGATATAAATAATAAGGAAAAAGATTATTTTTCTGATATATTGGATAATTCTACAATACATTGCAAGAAGTTTGTTAATCCTCAGTTAGCACAGGCGTTCTATTCTGAGTATTATAGAATACTTAAGACGTTAGATGATCGTCTTGATGCTGAAAGAAAATATATAACTAATATAAAGCAGACATACATACCAAAATGCAAAACATTGCCTAATTCTGAGTTCACAAACGCTGATACATCTAAAAAAGTAGTAGACGAAAGTGCCAAGCAGTTCGAGTCCGTTAAGACGCTGTGTTTTGAGACAAAAATATCCAACCTCCCGGAACACTATAATTTTAACTATATTGTTGTAAATAATAGAACTCCAGAGCAAATTGTTTCCGAATGTGAAGATTTATTAGATGGATTACTTGGTGTTAAAGGTGAGATTCGTTTCCTTTATAGATTAATAGAATGTGCCTTCTCTAAAGTTAATCCATACAAAGAAGATATGAAACCTTCAGATTTTCAGAAATATAATAGATGTGATTGTAAGTGGAATGAACAAACAGTAAGATTACCAAAAGGGAGAATCGATTGGTTCGAACTTATGTTTAAGGATTACAGTATCTTAGTGAGGTACTATTATAAATCAATACAACAAAGAATAAACAAGGAATAATAATAAATGTCAGATAAATGGAGATTTGATCCAAATCGTGACTATACAGCCGACGAAGAGGATTATGGAAATAGACGTGGGAATTTCCAGCGTTTCAAAAATAGAAATAAAAAGAAACGCTCCCGTTTCAATGATAATAATTCTGATGATGAGGATACAAGAGGAAAGCGTAATAGCTGGAGGTAATTAATGGCAGATCCAATTCTAAAGAGATTAGATGAATTAATATCTAGCCTTAATAGTACAAATGCCACAAACCAAAAGATTTTATTACTTAAAGAATATTCCGATTGCCAAAAAATTCTATCTTATACATATGATACAATTAAGTATCAATATGGTGTAACATCAGATAGTATTTTAAACATAGGTTCGACATTGGATTTGTCTGATGCCGTAGAGTATGTAGATTTAGAACATCTCTTGATTGCGTTATCGAACAGAACATTAACTGGTCATAACGCAATCAAGGCATGTATGAAATTTATACAACAAAATGATTCCTATAGAAACTTAATTCTTAAAGTTATAGATAGAAATCTTGAGATACGAATTGGATCTCAGATTATTAATAAAATTTTTCCTGGTTGCATTAGTGAGTTTAGTGTAGCGTTAGCTAACTCACTTAGTGATTATGATCCAAACAGAACTAAAATAGATTTTACAAAAGACGAGTATATTGTAGAACGCAAACTTGATGGCGTTCGTACAATAGCCATTATAGATAAAGATGGGAATATTACATTTAAATCTAGAAATGGTAAGATTTATAATACACTCGGTGTTATTGAAGATCAACTTAAATCTTTAAAACTTCATAATGTAGTTTTAGATGGTGAGTGCTGTTTATTGAATTCTGATGGTACGGATGACTTTCAAGGTATGATGAAAGAAATTCGTAGAAAAGACCATACGATTCAAAATGCAGCATACCGTTGTTTTGACATAATACCTTTAGATAAATTCTATGCTAAAGCAGATGATACTCGGTATTCGTTTAGATATAATTGCTTACAAAGTGTACTTGGCAAAAATCTTCCTAATGTTGGATATGTAGACGCTTGGATGGTTAAATCATGGAAAGATGTAGATCAGTTACAAAAAATGGCTATTCAAAATAATTGGGAAGGTTTAATGCTTAGAAAAAATACAGCATACAAAGGAGATAGGTCTAATGACCTTCTTAAGATTAAACAGTTTAGTGAACATGAGTATGTTGTAAATGATATTGAAGTTGGACCATTTAGGGTCATCAATTATGATGCTAATGGAAAAGCATATGAAGCTACAGAAAATATAGTTACAACAATTTTTATTACACATGAGGGAAATAAAGTTGGAGTTGGTTCAGGGATGTCTATAGATATGAGACGTTTGTGGACGAAGAACCCATCTTTAATTCTCGGTAAAACAATTACAGTTAAATATTTTGAAGAAACAATAGATAAAAATGGTAATAAGTCTTTGAGATTTCCAACTTTAAAAACAATTCATGGAATAGAACGTAATACATAAAGGAGAATCAATTATGTCAATTAAGAAAAAAGAATGCACTGAATCCAATGCTACATCTAACAAGACAGTAGAATATTCTTATAATCACTCTAGAGACTGGAGTATTGATGAATGTATACATTTCTGTCTACAACAAGCTAGGGATGATAAATCTAATTCTGATATGTATTTAAAGATTATCAAGTACCTTCTTGATAAATGCCCTGTAACGTGGCATTATCAACAGCAGCCTTGGTATCCGAACATTACTTATACAAATAATGATAAAAAGGTACAACCTGAATGGGATGAGATATATAAAGTAACGTGTGATCACTCGCCAGAATTAAGTATCTCATCTAGCATGAATTGTCTTACGAAAGAACAGCATGAATAAAGTTGAGTATTCTTATATCATATATGATGATGATATTGGAGGAAATGTTAAGGAACAAAAATTTATAGATTTCGATACGCTATATGATGATATCGAACGTGATGTATATAGTTATTGTAGCGACTTTCCTGAGGGAGAGGAAAAGGACGATTTAGAGCTACATGATGAAAAATATTGGTCTGAACGAGCTGTGTTAAATAGTTTAGCAAGTTTCGATTTCCTTGGCGGTTTACGTGAATGGGTATGTTGGTTCCCAGGACATCATAGAAAAATAATAGTATCATATGGCTGGGAAAAGAAATAATATACAATATTTATAACAAAAAGTGGGTTACAGATCGTTGTGATCCACTTTTTTGTTGGAGATTTTTTATGACAAAGAAAGAACGTAGAGATGTTAAAGATGCACTAGACCTTCTTATTAGATGCGAAAGAGTAATTACAAATCTTATCAAGGATGGAACACTTGTAGATAAAGATATCTTAAGAGATCTCAAACTTAATGGCGTAACAGATGTAAGATCTAAACTAGATGATGAAAAAGAAAGACAAGAGAGTAAAAATGAAAGGCAATGAATTTTTAAGTTATTGTAAAAAACTCCAGGCATGTGTCAAGGAGTATAAGAAACAAATTCATGAAACTGCAGATGATGAAGATGCAGCGTACTTCTATGACAAAGGTCTAAAAAAATGGATAAAAGACAATATGGAATCCTTGGATGTTTTAGCAACTCTAAACTTGGATCGTGGTTTCGTAACATTTGTAAAGCATTATCTATTTTCAGAGGAAAATTAATGCAATTTGACATTATAGAGACATCTGTATCAGATGAAAAATTTAATGATAAAGTTTTTGAAATAACGGATACTAGAAAGTGTTCTTGTGTACATTTCGATTATCTGAAACAGTATGTTATAAAGTTTACGGATGTTCTATGTGATTACAAGACCAAACAACCAATAAAGGATCCAAGACTTGTAGATATAGATGTAAATCTTAGAAACTGGATGTTAAATTTTGATAGTGTAGAATCTCTAAATCTTTTTAGAAACGAACTCTTGAATTATTATCAAGGTCGTTATCAGTTATATGTAAAGATTATATCTGATATAGAATCTAAGAATTTAGTTATAGACGGATATGAAATACCAGAGAATCTTTTAACATTTAGAAAAGATTCTGATTCTGTATCTAAGTTAAAAAGAAATATTATTAAGATAGTTCCGTGTGTAACGGAAGATGTACTTAGTGAAAATGATACAACAGAAAAGGAGTCAACTGATGGGATGTGATATGCACCAAAGAACTTGGATATATTCCAAGAAGGATAGAAAATACTTAGATATTCATGAGATAGATGAATATGATAGTTATTGCTTTCCTCCATTGTATACGGGACGGTATTATGATCTATTTGCTGTCTTGGCTGGAGTAAGAGGATATAGACTTCAAATTCCGGAAAAATATGTTTCTGGATATGGAGTTCCGGACTTTGCATCTAAGATTTTTAAGAAGATGTATGAAGAATGTCCTTTTCATAGTGCTATATGGTTCTATCCAAAGGATCTAGATAATGCCTTGGATGACAGAATTGAACTTCTCGAAGGAATGAGGATAAAATATAAGAATCTTAAAAAGAAGTATCCAAAAAATTGGTATTTTCATTGGAATGATAGTATAGATGTTGATTCCGATGAATATGATAACGATGATTATGTATGGTATGATCCGGATGATGAGTATTTATTAAAAACTCTTAGAGATATTAAAGAAAAACTTCAGAAATATATTGTCAAAGATGATCCAGAAGTAGAATGGAAGACAAAATTTTACGATCCAACAAAAACAGTAATATGTTTTTACTTTGATTCGTAATAGAGAGATGGCACAATATGCAACTGAGTAAAGATCAACAGGATGCAATATCCACGATTTTGGATTGGTATAAATCACCTACACGCAAGCAATATATAACTCTAGGTGGTTATGCGGGTACTGGTAAAACGACTGTTATAGCCGAATTACGCAGCCTTTTACCTGTGGATTTAAAAGTTGCATATTGTGCCTATACAGGCAAGGCAACATCTGTTCTCAGGAATAAACTTCTTAAGAACAAGTCCATATATAAAGATGATAAAACTGGAACAATTCATTCTTTGATATACGAACCTATACTTCAAGGTGATGAAATTATAGGATGGAGAAAACAACCAGTTTTGGAATATGATCTAATTATCGTAGATGAAAGCAGTATGGTTTCTAGAGATATATTTGATGATCTATTATCTTATGGGAAACCTATTATATGTATTGGAGATCATGGTCAATTGCCGCCAATTTCTGATGATGATTTTAATTTAATGTCTAATCCAGAAATTAGACTAGAGATTATACATAGATATGATAACTCGGAAGAATCACCATTGTTAAAGATATCAGAAATTGCTAGAAAAGATGGTTTTATTAAGTATGGTATCTATGGTGATAATGTTTTGAAAGTAAAACCTAAAGAATCTGGATTTATTACTCAGTTCGTAAAAATGATGGGTAATTTTGAAAATTCATTTTGTGTTGTTGGATTTAACAACACAAGAATACAAATGAATAGAAAATTTAGAACTTGGCTCAAGAGACCGGATTGTCCTCTTGTTGGGGATAGAATTATATGTTTAAGAAATAATAAAAACGCAACAGATATTCCAATTTACAATGGTATGATTGGAACATTAACTGAAAAATTTTCTTGTGAAAAATTTTATGATGTATCTTGTAGGTTTGATGGTGAAACAGAGTTATACAAGGGATATATAAATAAGAACAATTTTAATGCAGAGAAACAACCGCCAATGGAGTATGTTTACAAAAGTGAAATACTTAAATGGAAGAAACAAAATAGTGTAGGCGATTATTATAGTGTTAATAACAACATTATAAGAAAAAAAGAGAGAATAGCATTAGATAATTTTGATTACGCATATGCCATTACATGCCATAAATCACAAGGTAGTGAAATGGAAAATGTAATGGTATTAGAACAGAAGTGTTCTTATTGGTCCAGTGATGATATGTGGAGAAGATGGTTATATACAGCAGTAACAAGAAGTCGTAAAAATCTATTAATAGTATCTGAAGAGGGTTAAAAATGAAAGCTACAATGTTAAAGAAAAGAGATTGCATAAACATTAAGGATTTAACTGATCCTATTGTTTTGAAGCGTGTAATAGATACGTTGCTGGATCCAAAGAATCCAGATTCTAACAAGATAAGAAAAGAAGTTATTAAAAACATATCTCATATAATTCAAAAAGACGATGCCTTTATTACAACAATTAAGGGTCTCGTTGTTGATAAGGCTGAAAATGTTACAAAGGATATTGTTAAGGAAACCATAGAAGAATCTAAGGAATATCTTACAAATGCTCTTGTTAACACAATTAATTTTCAGGCACAGGATTATTTTGAGGACAAGAGAAAATTTGTAGATAATGTTCTGAAGAAAACGATTAATGATTGTATAAGAGATATACTTACAGAAACAAAGAAAGTTATAGAAAAAGGAAATAAAAAACTGAAAGATAATATCAGTGATAAAAAATCTACCAGTATAGATGTACCTTTGGAGCATTTGTCTGAAGTAAGAAATTATGTTCAATTTCTTTCGTCTCAGAAACAAATAAAATGATAGAAAAAATTAATAATAGTTTTCTATTGTCAAAAGCTTTATGATAAAGATTAGTTTAGATCAAAAAAGTTGTCCGTATTGTGAAATTAAAAATGATAGACCAATTTGTAAGAAAACTGGCAAACTGTGCTGTCATTTAAATTGTCCATACGATCAAGAAGAACAGGATGACGGATACAATCGTTAATCATATTGTCTTTTGCCTAAAGGTTTAATATGGTTAAGGGAAAGAATTCGTTTTATAGTTCTAACGCTGGATATTTTAAAGTGGAATTCAAATGTCCAGGTGCTAAATATTTAGAAGCCAACTTTAGAACAATAAGGATTAATAATCAGATTGATAGGCATTTTCCTCTTGTTTTTTTGGAATTTTTTATAGATAATCAGGTATTCATCGAATATAATTTATATCCTCAGAGTGAAATTACAATGCTTCTGTACTATTCGGATGAAGATAACAAAATATTTGGTCAACCACTTATATTCAATCTGGTTATACTGGAGATGAATGTAGATCTTCCACAAAAATACATTAATAACGTTACTGCTACACAAACTGCTGATATTCAGAGACAAAAAACAATTATAACATGTGTTCCAAAACAATGTCATGAATTGTTAAACGTAACAATTAATGGAATGTGGGAGAATCCAGTAACTGTACAAGGTGCAGTTATGGGAGTTATTGGAGAGGTAAATCCAAAATCTAAAATAGTTGACACTAGAAAAATGAATACATCTCTTCTAGAGCAATTTATTATTCCACCTATGTCGTTTAAAAATTTCTTTACATACATGGACGAAACTTATGGAATATATAAAGGAAAATTATTCTATTATGTTAATTATAATGGAACTTTTATGATGTGGGAACTAAAAACAAAATGGGATGATTTTGGTGATGGTGGATTATATACAGTTCATAAAATGCCTTCCTATTCCACATCAGATGCAGTATATACAATTCCGGCACAACTAGCTAGAAGTACACCGAATAATTATATCACATATAATAATATAAAAACAATATGTATGACAAATGATCCATTTGTCCCGGATGGTGGTCAACAATTACATGTATTTCACCCAAATTGGGATATCTCTAAACTTGTAGTATCAGATCCAATCGGAGAGGCTACAACATACGGAATACATTCTAGTAAAAAAGATTTAAAAACGAATAATGGAATTTTAAAAAAGAGAATATGTGCATTTGATCATAATCTCGGTGACGAGAATGGATCTACATATGATAAGTATATCACAGCTAATTACATAGATCCAGCTTATAAGATGAATTTTGTTTACTTAACATTATTGAGAAAGATTAAGCCACATATTGTAATGAAAGTTGGGCAACCATTTTATTTAAAAACATATGCTGAACAAGAGAAATATCCAAATTCTGATTATGAAGGAAAATACCTTATAACAGAATCTATATTAAAGTTAACAAGGGATCAAGGACCACAGATGGGTCATGATACCGTTTTTGCTACATGCGAGATAACAGCAGTTAGAACTAGTCAATCACACAAATAATATTCAATTACTCATTTAGACCTTTTTTTCCAGCTTTTTGTTGAGTTGTTGAACCTCTATTTGATGGATTATTATTTTGTGAAGTATTCGCTGAGCTGCTAGTATCAGCAGGAGATGAATTACTATTAGAACTTCCACCGCTGCCATATTTTCCTACAGATCCTGGTTTTCCTGTAGAATTTGGCTTTCCTTTTCGCATTCCTTCGCTATCACGTTTAACTGTTGGAATTGACTCACTTTTTGGTGCTGGGCAATTAACCATAACAGAATAGCAATTTTGTATAGACATTCTTATATCTATTATGTTTGGTCTTCCATCGGCGGCAAAGTCACCTTCATCACCACCTTTGATTACACTTAAATTGGAACAAAAAGCCATTGGCATATGCAAGACGCCATCTATTTTAAAGTCGAATATATATGGCCATGTATATAATATCCCATCTTTTGATTTTGGAGTTACAAGCAATTGTAATGCTGCTAATGGTGCTAATATATTATTTTCATAATCTCTTGTTTCTAGATTATAATAGCAATATAATCTCGTATTTAATTCGTATGATTGTTGGTAAGAACAGTTCTTCCACATCTGAGGCCAATTTACTTTAGACCAAGGACTTTTAGCAACTTCTCCTAGCTTTTCTAATGCTGCACCAATTCCTTCGTTTCCAGCAGATTTCATCTTAGCACCTTGTTGAATAGCCCAATCTGTAGCACTTTTATATGCTCCAGTTAATTTGCTAGCTAATCCTCCAAATAATGGACTATCTTTCGCTAAGTCTTTAGCCATTTGATCTAATTGATCTGTATCTCTAATTCCTGATATTAATGCTAATTCGGCTCCAGCACCTCCCATAAGAGATCTACCGGCGCCGCCAAAGATTTCGGAGTCACCAAATTGATTAGAATATGTTTCAGTTACAGATTGTGGATTCGATATAACAATTCTTAGAACTTTTCCTTTCATGGAATGACCAGCAGCATCAAGATCTGTCTCAAAATCACCAAACGCATCTTGTGGTTGATATATATTTCCGTCTTTATCTATTTTAGATTTACATGGCTTAATTTCAGCAATAACCATTTTAGAATCTAGATGATTTTTGAACTCCATGGTTTCAGTACCCATTTTATTAAGCTGAGATCCTGGATATCCAATATAATCTTGTATTTGACCCATATAATAAACCTTTTATTTTACAATGCCTACACTTTCAATCATTCTATATGTCTGATCTACATCGTAATTATTAATAACTGTTCCGCCATGTTGTGATCCACCGGATGTAATATTTTTAACTATGTTTATATTACTGCTATTAATTGCTTGAATAGATTTTTGTAATTGTTTTTCAATTTGTTCACTTGTTCCTTCTGTTGTTCTGGATTGTGAAACAGTAGACATGGATTCTGTGTTAAGTGCCATTATTCTAGGATTAACATTATAATTTGGAACAATTTCACCATTAATTATAGCAACGCCTTTTTGAATTCCATTTGAAACACTAGCACCAACATTACTAATAGCATTTCCAGCAGTATTAAAAGTACTTTGAATTCCATTCATAATGGAATTTCTAGCATTATTTGTACTATTAACTATTCCTGTGATGCCATTAGATATAGAAGATCCTGTTTTATTAATAATGTTAGATCCAGAATTTAACATATTACTAAAGAGTGACCCAAATGAACTAGATGTTGTAGATATAGCTTGTGATACTTTCGATCCCATATCGTTATTTGCACCAGAAACGTTATTACTGCTATTAATTATCTGCATATGTTGATTATATATATCTTGTGCATATTTAGATAATATTTGATTACGACTATTTGTGATCATCTTAGGAGTCCAATCTGGATGGTCCTTCTTTAATTTTTCGTCTAGTAACTTCTGATAGTCTCTTATTGAATATAATGATCTAGTTCCAGTTTTCTTAGCACTATATTTTGAAGCAATTGATTTCACATTTTCCTGGAGATATTTGAAATATTCTTGTTCATCTGATTGTGAAATTTGCGCTACGGATTTAGCACTACTTGAAAGTGAACTGCTGCTAGAATTAGAACTATTAGATTCTGAACTTGTAGATGCTTGTATATTTGATCTGAATTCAGATACAGCTACATCACTATTAGGTGCTGTCTTCGATTCAGCATTAATACTTGTTATGTTAGAAGTAGAATTATTATTTGTAACTTCGTTTTTAACATTATTTGCTGTATTCGATACTGATGTGGATGAAGAAGAACTGCCCGTCATCTTAGCCATTTCTTTCTCATAGATTTCTCTTTCCTTCTCTAATGCACTTCTATCATTATTACCTCCGGCTAAATATGCTGTTCCTTTCTCCGTGAACATTAGTCTATTTGGACCGCCTTTATAACCAAGACTATCCAAAACTAACATCTCGAAATTGGAATTTAATTTTCTAATTAAAATATCGGAGATTGTTCCGCGATTATATTCTGGGAATTGTAATAATAACTCTCTATTGTCATCTAAAAATTTCTTAGTAGCATTTTCTTTAGCTTCAAAATAATTTTGTGATGATTGATATTCTTTAAATGCTTCTGATGCTGACTCTTTTGCTAATTTACTTAATTCTCTAATTTTAGTTGCTGTATTACCTTTGAACTTAGTTACTTTTGTTGATACATCTGTATAACCACCTTCAGCATATCTTTCTATTTCAAATTTAGATATTTCTGGATTTTTATATAGATTATCTGTAATCGAAGATATAGAACTAGAATTACTACTAGAACTTATAAAATCGTATATATTATTAGATAAGCCACCTTCGGCAAATTGTGCAACATTATTTAGATTGTCAGCAACTAGAGAAGATATTGTATTTATAGCATTACTTGTGGAATTTGTAGATGTTGAGCCACCATTAGCAAAATAAGTTCTTGGTTTAAATTCTTTCATGACGGCTTTATAACTATCTCCGTCAAATTTTAAATCATAAATTTGTGGAGAACCAGCAGCTTTTAATATTTCAAGATAGTTTTCATGAAATGATGCTTTTCCAGTTCCTGTTGTTATATTATTTATGAATTCATAAGGATCTTTTCTACCCATTTTTATAGCTAAGTCGTATAATTGTTTTTTCATGAACATTTTAGCTATATCATTTTCTATAGAAAATTTACCAGTATCACCACCAACGGAATCATCGTGATTAAAATCTCTACTTATGATATTTCTTAAAACATCTTCGTTAAATTCTTTTGACATGAGATAAAGTATTCTATCATTATCTCTCATATCATCAGCATTTAAACCATTTTCTTCAGCTATAGAATATCTTCTATCTCTAAGAACTTCATTTAAGAAATCTCTTGTAGGTAAATCACCACCATATTTTTCTTGTACAGCTTTTCTAACATATTCTGGATAATTATAAGATGACCAATTATGTGGAACAATTTCTGTAGATGATGTATTTAAAACATATCCTGGTGCTACAGGATGTAAAAATGCAGTAGCTGGATCTTGAGACTTTTTCCATTGTCTAATACGATATTCTTCATCTAATTTAGCCATAAGTCTATTCGATGTTATACCAGCATTTTTTCTTCCGCCAACATTATATAAACAATAATAATATTTCTGTTCTAATTCTGAATCGGAGAGTTTTTCAATATCTTTCTCTGTAAGACCATTATGTGTTTGATTTAATATCCAATCATTTGATTTCTTAGTTTGTGTAGATCTTGGACTATTTTTTGTTAAAGAATTTTGTGTAATATTAGTCTTTGAATTATCAATGGAATTTGAAGATGAGGATACTAACTTTCCATTTCTTGTGTGTTCTTCAGAAATTGTTGTTACATCATAATTTATAAATGTTGGCTTGTTAGGATCTGGAAGGCCTTCTGTTAAACCTCCTTTAGCAAATTTCTTTGTATTTTTATCTTTCTTTTTTTCTGGACTATTAACTAGCAATCCACCAGCAGCTTCAATTACACCGACTTGGTTAGCCATAGCGTCAGCTATTCCTTTTTCTTGTTCATATCTCTTTTCATCCATTGGATTTCCATCGATATCTCTTGCTTCGGCTTCAGATCTCAATTCATCTGAAGCATTTGATGCCAATTCTGATAAAGGTGCTATTGGTTTATTTGCTGCTGTTTTCTCTTTCACTATTGGTGATTCTGCTACAGCTTTAGCCATACCTGCTGCTTCACCTACTGCTTGGGAAGAAGATTTATTATCTGTAGGAGGTGTCTTTGTACCTCCCATCTGATTTAATCTGGCCTTTAACTCTGCAGTTGATACATAAGGTTCATCCATGGAAACAGTTGCTTTATGGAACAATGATCCTTTTTCATACTTTACTTGTGAAGCGAATTCTGGGTGAAGTTTTAAGAAATCCTCACCATAATGCCTCATATTCATCCCGTTAGTTGGTTCGAAATATACAGAATCTTGAGTATAGTTAAAATCATTTGCTGAAGGAAGGTGTCTATCATAAGCATCCTGAAGAGTATAGAATTCTTCCAGTTCCTTCCACATGTTAGCGTATTTAGCTTTTATTTCTTGTTCTCTCTTTAACGCTTCCTGATATTCTTTGGATTCTTTGCCATATCTACCACCTACGTATGCTGTAGACTTTTGACCACCATCACCTTCCATGATCTCTTTGAATTCAAGTTGATTTAAATCACGCCTTCTATCCTCTAAGAATCTTTCTGGATTTCTATAAATTCCTGGTCCAGACATTTTATAATCTGTAAAGAAAATATCTTTGAGACTGAAATTCGTTTTAAGACCTTTATATTTCTCTTTTAGTTCCTTAATTCTATCTAGCTTATAGTCTTCGTCATATCTTCCTTGAGCATACTGTAGATATTGATCACGAAATGCTGATAACTGCTTGCCTTTGTTTGTTTGTGCAAACTGTGTGAAAATGTCTTTTAAATCACTCTTGTATTTAAAACCTAACCCTACTTCATTCTTATCATGAGACCAAACATTTCCCTGGAATCTATCTAATAATAATGAAGTTTTTTCGTCTGTAGATTGCAGACCATTTAGTCCAGCTGTATATGATAAATTTTCTAAAGGTATTTTATATTTAGTCTTTAATGATTCTAATTCTTTGGTTTCTTCTGGTGATAACTTTTCCTTTTTGGCAAGTTCTTCTAGCCTTTGAATATCCGTATATTTATCATATAATGCTTTTTCTTCTGGATGTTCTTCAAAATATTTAGAGTTCTTTTCTAATCCGTCTTTTATAAATTCTGATTTCTGTATATCCTGATCAGATAAGTGTGATTTTAACTTATATTGATTATCCTCTGCATACTTTCTAAATCTGTCTTCTAATTTATGTATGCTCTTATGTACACCATTTTCTTTATCAGCAAATGGATCAGCTACTGGCTCTGGAATATTTGGCACTGATGATAATTTCACTTCTGGTGGCTTTATGCCTATTAATTCTGGCTTTATTAATTTTGCTTCAACTTTTGGCTTAATTGATGCTGCTGTCTGAGTTACGCCGGCGGATTTTGGAAGTTTTTTAGGTAGTTCAGCATTTTCTGATAGACCAAGTTTCTTCTCTACTTCTCTTCTCTTCTTTATTAAAACAGTTGACCATATATCCTGTGCTTGTGCCTCGATATGTTCTCTAGCATCTTCGTCCATTATTCCATTAGCGTCTAATAATTGCTTAACATATTCCTCGTATTCTGCGGATCCTACTTTATTTCTTGTTATATGATCTTCTGTAATGAATTTATCAACATTCTTCTCTAATGCCGGATATATAACATTCTTTTTAATTAGGGAAATTTCTGTTCTATCTTTTCTTGAAAATGCCGTTTTCTTTCCAGCGTCAACAGACGGAGGTTTCGGAGTATCTGATTCATTCTCAGAAAATGGAAACTCTGGAGTAGGACGGCCCATATCCTCTACTTCCGATCGTAACTGTTCAATTTCCCCAGCTTCAATTCTATTTTTTGGACCTTCTTTTTCACGTTTTTCTAATTCAGCTTTTTTCTGTTCATATACAGATGGTGCTTCTCTGTCTGGTTCCTCTGCTTCGCTACCGTAATAAATGGATGCTTCCTCTTGAAGTTGTTTATCTTCATTTAAAGCACTAATTAATGGTTCCTTAGTAGTGTTCGACTGAAGGAATTCAGATACTTTTTCATCAAATTTCGGTCTCTTTATTTTACCATCTCTATAATCCTGAGAAAATTTTCTCAAATCGAAATTTTCATCTTCAAAAAGACTATGCACATATTGTGCTTCATCTCCATTGAATGTATATTCCAACTTCGAGAGTTCCTCAATAGTTTTTAGCTCTTCTTTTGTTAATTGACCGCCATTAGCTTTTTTTGTTCTAGCACGATTTAATGCTAATCTTTGTTCTGGATTCATTAAATCAATTACTGTACTTACAACAGTTCTATTGTCATTTTTATCTCTTCCATATCTACTCAAAACATTAGCGTTGAGACTAGAGAAGAGTTCTCTGGAATCACCTGATATTGGCTTATCGCTTAAATATTTTTTCCTGGCTCCTAGAATACCAGTTCCTTTTACAATATTTCCATCTTTATCTTTTTTACCTTCTAAGTACTCTAATTCTTTTTGGATTTGTTTAAGCCGTTCTGGTGAGCCATTCGGGTCACCATTTTCTGCGGAAGCCCTTAGAGAATTTTCTTCTTCTTTTAATCGTTCTATTTCTTGTGTCAATTCGTTTTCTAATTCTTTATCTTCTACTTTGGAAGTTATATATTTACCAGCTCTAGAATGAAAATCTGTCCATTCAAAATCTGGCTCAAGTAGTCCAGAAATTGCATCTTTTGCTTTTACACCGAGATCTTTAGCAGCATCTAAACCTTTTTGACCCCATTGTTTTAATGGAAGATCTTGTAATGTGTCTACTAATTTATCTAATTTATCAGACATCTCCTTTAGATACTTGTTGCCTTTTACTTCTTCTTTAGCAATTACATTTGTGGCATTAGCAGTAGTTTGCTCTGGAGAACTATTTTCCGATCCATCCCTCGGAGTAGTTCCTCCGCCAGTCTTAAACATTTCTAATTCTGAAGGTTTAAATCCAACATGCTTGAAGTTTTTGGCTACTTCTGTAGAAATTGCCTCTATCGCATCTCTTCCTTCCTGATCATGTGGACCAAATGCGTTATAAGAACCTTCTGCATTAAGTTTTGCAGCAGTTGCTTCTGTGATTTTAGCAAGCATGTTTCCAGGTCTATATGTTGCTGGAAGATAAAAATGACTGCCTTTACCGAGAAGATTTGTAAATCTATATTCTGGTCCAGCCTCTCCCCAAATAGCATTATCTTCTGGTTCATATCTAGCTTGCTTAGAGAATTCTGTTGTAACACCTCCAGCAGCATTTTGAGATGGAGTAGGATTTGAAGGAGATACCTCAGAATTTTTTTCTGAACTTTGTTCTTCCTCCATATTAATGGAGTTTGGTTTTGTTGCTGCTATCTTATATATAGCTGGTAATAATGATGCTATCTGTTCTTTAGTTGCTCCAGACTCTTCTAATGCTCTCACCTGTTCTTCTACAGATCTCATAAAGATATTTCTATCATATACCATTGCTTCTTTAGAAAGGGTATATGTTTTTATATCTCTTAAAGTTTCATTAATACTTATAAGCTGTTCGTTGTTGGATTCTACAGCTATAGTATTATTAGCTAAAGCTTGCGTGTTTTCTGTTGAGGATTTAGCTGCATATTCTTCTAACTCTTTTTTAGCTGACTCTACATCTTCTTCTGTTGTCTGTTGTTTTGGAAATTTTGCAGCTTTATCTAATAAAAGTTTTTCTATGTCGGAAGTTAGTTTTTCTGGTGTTAATTCAGCGTTTTCAAATTTTTGAAGTGCCTTTATTCTTACAGTTTCTAATGCTTTAGATCTATTTTCTAATGGCATATTTAATGCTTCGATTAAATCATCTGATAGTTCATCATTGTCTAATACAGACTGAAATAAAATTCCACCAACAGAATCCATATGCTCTGGATTTTGTAGATTAATTCCAAATGTCTCTTCTATATCTCTAGCAGATTGTATTATGTTGCTCAAATATCCGCCTCTAGTTTCGAGATCTAAACTTTCAAAACGTCCCTGTCCTTTTGCTTGTGGGTTAAAATGTCCTTCTAAAACATTATCTGTACCAAGTAATCTAAAAGTTGCTTTCTCTTTAAGCTTATATAGAGCACTATTTTTATCATTTCCATTTTGTTGAAGTGCTAGTAAATATTTGCTAACTCTTTGTCTAGATGCTGTATTATTATCTGGAATTATAAAAGACTTAGATGCTTTAACATAATCGGAGTTAGCAATTTGACCACTAGAAATAATATATTCCATATAGCGTCTAATAAGCATTGTTTGCGCGTATGCTATAACATATAATGGCATAGGCTGTTTAGTTCTGATAGTATCAGCTTCTTCTTTATTAAATTTCTGACGCCAGCCATTTTTACCTAATGTTCGTAAATAATTCAAATAATTTTCTTCAAAATATTCATATAATACTCCATAGGTAGCAGTATATGTATCTATACAGTTTATATCATTATTTGTCCATATAGAACGCAGGCGTATAGTATACTGAGGACTCACTGCCTCCATTTGATTTACTAGAGTACTACCAGTATAATCATTAATACAATTAGCTTTAAATGTTTTAAATATAGCATTTTTGAATTGTGGATTTACTATATAATTCTCGCCAAATTTTGGCCAGCGCTTACCCTGCAGAATATTATGTTCATCACATATTTTTTTAACAAGTTTATTAACTTTGTCGAATTGTGGACCTTGTGCATCTCTTATATGATACATAAAATAATTAAAATTCGGAACCCAGTTATCTGGATTAAGAGAATTATTAAAAGATAATATTTCTGGGTATTCTTCTTTTATTTTTTTAGTAAATTCTTTATCCGAAAGTGCATCACTGATATACGCATTATGTATAGAGATATTCTCTGCTGACCTTATAAGATTTTCTTTTCTAAAGAATTTAGTATATTCCGTATTGATAGTTTGAATATTTAATTCCTTAAATCCTGCTGCTGTGTTAGATTCTATCTTACTTAGGAATTTGTCACTAGATATAGCTATTCTGGCAACATTATAATGTGTATCTGTATTAGATGGAAGTGTTAATTCCTCTAGATTAGAGATATTTGGATTATCTTCATCATATGAAGTCAGACTTGCGTATTGTGTGAGTTTTCTTTGTTTGAGATATTCCTGTTGTTTTTTATTAAAAGATTTATATCTAGCAATTCTATTTCTATTTATTAACTCTCTTCTAGAGATAAAATAATCTTTCTGTTCTGTTGGGATATCACTATGGCTTAAAAAATCCATATCATTATTATAGCTTGGATCGAATATTTCTGTTATCTCTTTATCTTCGTCTGTTCTTTCATCTATGTTTATTTGTGTACTTTTATTTTCTCTATTTAAAACCCAATTTTTATAAAATTGGGCAAACATATTCTGTACTTCTTTTGAATCCCATTTTAGGGAAACGGCATTTGTTTTTTTCTCATAATCTTTTTTAGAAATTTTTGGATCATTTCCACCATTTATTTTGATAAGTAATGTTAATTGCTTTATTTTTGCTATAAGTTCTTTATATTCATCTAAAAATTCTTTATCTGATCTCCAAGAATAACTGGATATTTTATTAATAATTCCAACTTCTGATAAATATGCTTTATAAACATTTGATAATTCTTTAATACATTCTAATTGTTCATTTTGTTTGTCTTTATATTTAATTAAGACTTTATCAAATTCTTTTACATGCTTTATATTTTCACGTGTCCAGAAATTAACATCTAGAAACATTTTTCTTACGTTTTCACAATCGTTCTGTGCTTCTATTTTATCTTTAATTTTAAAGCAGGTTACAATGGAATCTATAATAAATTGTGCGGCAGTTAATGCCGCAGTAATCAGTAAACTCGTACCAGCAGTTAGTGGTGCAGCATATAATGCTACTAATCCAGCGAGACTAATAAATGCTTGAGCTGATTTAGTTAAGCCATATCCGATATTCCCTTGTTTAAATTCATTATATGCTTGAACACCATACATTCCTCCTTCAAGTAGGCCTCCAGCGATTCCTAATATTTTTCCAGTTTTACCAACTCCTCTTACAACTTCCCCTTGTGCTGCAGTTCTAAAAGCAGTTGCTTCTAAATTAGTAGCTGCTGTTGGAACAGAACCCGGCCTCATTCTCATTAATGACCCTTCTGCAGTTAATGCAAGATTCCTATACATTAGAGGATGTCTATTTTTTAATATATCAAATATTTTTTGTAAATTTTTAATATTTGTGAAAGTCGTTCCGGAGGACCCAAGTTTTGCAAAATCCATATATTTTTTAGCTACAGAATATCCTCTTGCTGTATCTAAAAACATATTTGTAGCACCTTCGTATACATCATCTGCTGGAAGTTGTAAGGATACTTTATGTTCTCCAAGAATTGGATCATTTACAACATAATCCATATTCTGTTCTAGATATTGCTGTAGTGGTCCAGCTCCTAAGAATTGGGATAATGAAATTAATGCTCCAGCTTTTGGATTCGCCATGAAATTATATAATAAATTAGCACCTTGAGCAGACTTATGATAATCTCCTTTATTAGCATTTTGCCATATTTTATAAGATTCTATTAAAGGTGCTACCCATCCAGCTTTTCCACTTTTTAAAACTCTTGGTAGAAATGCTGTTTCTAGTGTTTTTAATGGGTCATTTATCATGTTTTTCAAAACACTGCCTTCAAATGTATTTGGATTTTTCAAATTTGGCATTGCGTTGTCATTACTTGTCATTTTCTTAAATAATGCCCAAATTGCAGCTCCACCAGCAGCACTTAACAATGGATGATTCATCATAAATCCACCGATACCTTTTAGTGTATCACCAATGGAACTCATTAATCCGCTGAAAAGCCCTCCTTCTTCCGACCCCTTTCCACCTGATCTGATTGATAAACTATCTGTATTGCTCACAACATTTTCTAGTAAGCTAATAACTTTTTCTTCGTGTTCTAGATGTTGTTGCTCTACAGTTACCTGTCCACTACTATCACCATTTAGAACATCTTCAACATCTCCACCACCTTCTTTAACATCAGCAGCAGCTTCACTAGGTGATGTCACAACTCCGCCAGCTACACCTTTTCCTTCCAATATATCTTTAATATTTTGTAACGCAGCAAGTTGGTCTTTAAATACATTAAAGTTTTGTTGTGGGACTCCTTTGATTTTTGATCTTAAAGCACTTAAAATTAACTGGTTTGGTTGTACTATTGTAACTGGAATAATTGAATCACCAACTTTTTTGACTGTATTTTCTTTTCCAACTTCTAATCTTTTTTGTGCTTCATCATGTGCTTTTACTAACTTAATTCCAGCTTGATGTTTCTTTTGTGGATCCTTTTCTGTTTCCCATTGTTTCTTGAGTTCCTCTAGTTCTTTATAATATGCATCATCATCTTTCTGAGCACTATTTGAAAGAAAATCTTTGAGATCAAATGTTTTTCCTTTTTCGAGAGTTTGATGTCCAGGTTTATACCATTTTCCAAAAAGACTATGACCAGTTCCAAGAAAACCTCCACCAAGTCCAGTAATCTCCGTAATGTGATCCATTAGACCACTTATACCATACTCATCTTCTGCAGCTTTAATACTCTGTCTAAGGTTTTTTGTAGCTTCTTTTAGAAATTTTTTTCTGTCTTTATCTGATAAATCTGGATGTGTATTAATTGTATTTAAATCTCTTAGGGATCTAGCAATGTCTGGATCTTTTAACACCTGATCATATTTGACATTATCTTCCCCTTTGAATTTCATTATCTTTTTTCTCTGTATCTTACCATAACCGGCATAGTCTACATCCGAGCCAAAGACAGCATCACGAAATTCGTTAACTCTATGATCATTATTTAAATGTTTATTTTCTCTCCTGTTTCCGGTAAGTGTATTATACCACTTAGCGGACATTTGATCTTTCCAATCTTCATCATTAAAACCGAGGAAGAAAGAACCGAGATTTAATCCAGCTTTTCCAAGTTTTCCAAGAATTGGAATTTTTGCAAAGGATGAATCATCATAAGATTGTTTTAGTTTTCCAGCTGCTCTTTTTAGAACAGTTGTTGCCACACCTTCGTGACCAACATATTTTTGAGGTGCTCCACCGACAGCTTTAATAATTTCATTTAATTGACGTCTAGAAAGATCAATTCCAATACGTTCCCATTCATAAATTTTAATTAAGGCATCTGTGATAGTCTCCATTGGATTTGGAGATCTTTTAATATCTTTAGCATATCTTCCAGAAAATAATAAATTGATACCAGTAAGATCTTTACCAAGATCCCATAGTGTGTGTAGTATACCACCGCCTTTTGGAGCATTTGGATCTGTGAAATTCTGAGCAAACTCTTTTTGTGTTTTAATGAGTTCGCACAATAGTGCCGCTACATCAGCTGGATTATTCTGTCCAGTAGCAACTCTGCCCTGAATACTGCTCAAGGATCCAGGACTTCTACCGACACTCATTCCACCACTACCACCAGACCCATTATTTTGTTTTGGAGAACTTGCTAGAATTGTTCTTAATTCAGATACAGTTACTGGTCTATCACCCCTAGAAGCACCTTGTCCGTTCCTTCTATTTCCTTTCCCAGATAAACTATCTTCTAAACTATTAATACTTGTGATAATTTTACTTGTATTAGCGTTATCGTTTTGAATTTGCTTAGCTGTTCCAGAATTTATGGCTTGTAATTCTTGACCTTGAAGTTGGACTCCATTCTGTTCAATTTTCTCTAATCTATCTAGGTTAAGTCCTTTAGATCCATGACCATGAAAACTATTCATGACACTAGAAATAGATTTTTTTATCATGCCACTGAAGCTTATTCCAGCATTGTTCATTGCTTGCTGAATAGCAGCACCTATTGGTCCAACTGCTGCGTTAGCAACCATCTTTTTCATTTCATTGGTATCTGGACCGAAATCTTGTTTGTTAGCTTGATAAATTCTATTGGCACCTCTTCCAACTGAAGCAATTCCAGATTTAACTATGGATCCAACGCCGCCAATTCCATCGCTAATTCTACTTAGAATTGATTTTTGTGATTTTATTTCATTGCTTACATTATTTAATCCACTAGCAATTTTATCAAAATCTGCTTGATCTGAATTGTTAAAACTATTCATATTTATAAAGATCCTAAGAATTTATAATATTTACTATGTTTATAGTAATATTGACTTGATACACTAACGATCTCACTTGGAAAAATAAGTTCTTGATATATTAAAGTATTATCTTTCCATGGGTCCTTAGAGAAAACTCTAACGTATGCTTCTCTAAAGCAATTAATTATAGTGGCGTTATCAGGACTTCTCCAAGTTCCAGCTATTCTGCCACTAAATATATCTTTAGCTAATACTGCAATTTTAGTTGCAATTTTTGCAGATAAATCACTTTCGCAACCACATTGTTCTAAAAGCATTCCAAACTTTTCACCGATTGCTTTACAATCTGTGGCTGATGTAGCACAACCAGCACATGAATATAGATATTCGTGGTTATATATTAAATATTGAACAAGATATTTAATTCCATTATCTGGTTCTAGGAGATTTTTGACAATTGTTTTATCTTTTCCAGTTAATGAGTTCCATGCTGATCTAAAACCTCCCGTGTAAGCCTTATACAAACATGCGCAAAAATATCCATAAAAAGAATATAATTCATTTTCCCAAAGTTTTATAAACTCACTTGTGAAATTAAAACAATACATGTGTTGAAGTTCATGTACAGTTGTAAACATGATAGGAAGACTTCCGGCACCCATTAACCTCTGAACATTATCCATTAATATATAAAGTCTGTTCTGTTTAGATGTATAGAATCCAAGAACATTTTCATATTCTTTGGCATTCATACAAGCATCACCTTTGAGGTTTTTATTAAGCATCCTTATAAAGTCCTCTGTACATTCTACTGGAACAATTCTCTCTTTGTTTATTAGCTTAATAATTTCATTAACAATGGAACTACTTAGATGTTTAGACAGCATATCTATGTATTTCTTTTTAACATCTAGATTTGTCACCATTTTTGGTGAAACAGGAATCATTCTCTTAAAGGTAAAAGATAAACCTTTAGAAACACCATCAGTTGTAGAAATAATTTTCATTGTCTAATAAAACCACAAATAAATGTTTAAATTTATTCGTGAATATTATCAGTATAAAACTAATGGTTCTTTAACATCTATAGATCTTCACTTTCATTCCAGCTCTCTGGAATAGATTCAATTTCATATTCACTTTCCGGATAACTTTCATTCCAAGATTCAGGAATAGATTCCTTCCAACTTTCATTCCAACTCTCGTATTCACTTTCCGGATAACTTTCAGATTCATTCCAGCTCTCCGATTCTGTGTCGTCATCGTATATTTCAATATAGCGTGTTTCAAGAAGATTCCAGTCCATATACACTAAATTATTAGTACCTTTTATTCTTGTTATCGAATTGCCATATTTATCAATAAAATTAATTATTATACTAGAACTTGAAACGAAATTCAAATTACTGTAATATATTTTATCGGAATTTATATATAAGTTATCATATGGATATAAAGGATAGTCCTTTGCATATGTTTTTATGGACATTGTAACATACTGCTGTGAATAATTACTTACATATATCTTTTCGTACTCAGATTCACTCTCGACATCGGGATAACTCTCAGATTCACTCCAGCTCTCCATAGATTCGGATTCATTCCAACTTTCCGGATAACTTTCGGATTCATTCCAGCTCTCTGGAATAGATTCAATTTCATATTCACTTTCCGGATAACTTTCATTCCAAGATTCCGGAATAGATTCTTTCCCGCTTTCGTATCCACTTTCCGGATAACTTTCAGATTCACTCCAGCTTTCATATCCACTTTCCGGATAACTTTCGGATTCACTCCAGCTTTCATTCCAACTTTCTGGATAACTTTCACTTTCACTTTCTATATAATTTGGTCCAAATCTAAATGCTGGTCTAGAATAATAACAATAGGTAGGAGACGGAGTTTCCATTAAATTTCCGCCATTACTTAATAATATAACTTGAGATGAATTTTGTACATTACTTAATGTTCTGGTAAAACATGTTCTATCCGTAAAACAATCTGGATACTCTATTCCAGTCCACATTTTGTTATAAAAGATAACAGAATCACCAAAATACTTTTTGGTTCTATTAACATTACCTATTCCAGTATAAGTATATTTTAAACCAAATAATTCAGATACAGATGGTATAAATATCTTATCATCTATTATATTTCCATCGTAATGACTATTTCTATCATTTCTCTGATATAAGGTACAATTGACTAAATATCTATTATTTATTAAGTATCTAAATTCTTTAAAATAACTTCCATCTTCTTGTAAAGTTTCAAATATTCCATAATATTGCACACTCGAATTATAAGTACGAGCTGTATTATATACATTACCATTCCAGTTGTTTCCGTCGGCATATCCTTTTGTATAATAAGTTCCATTATAAAATTCTGTTTCTGTAATTGTTACTGGAGTTATATAACCTTCTATGTAAAGAGGTTCTCCTGAATTATATTGGTAATTGTTCAACTTTGTAAATGAGTCAGAAGATGAATTATAAGAATATAAATCACAGTTTTTATTATTATGATATTTTAGTTCATTACTAGCAAGAATTCCGCCGATTGTTCCATTATCGGAAAATTTTAATCCAGATATAGTTGTGAATATTTTGCTGTCTTTTTCCAAAAAATCTAATCGTAAATGTGAATATTTATATCCATTGTGTTTTAGAATTTCCTGTTGTGAGCCATTACTTAATATAATATATTGAGATTTCATAAAGGTTAATAGAGGAGATTTTTTATCATCACACGCCCAGAACTGAACACTCTCTGTTCCATTTCCGTTATCAAAGAACTCTGTTATAAAAAATTTTTCATTGTAATATAAACTATTTGGATCTTCAGTAAATGTCCAAACATCTCTTAAACTGAACATTTTGCTAGAAATACCATAACAACAGGAGTCGTATATATCTTTAGCAGAGGTGCTACTTAAATTACGACCTTTAACACGAACAACTCCTTTATCAGTAATTTGTACAATTTTTGACCATGTTATTACATTGTTGGTTGCTGTTATTGTATAAGTACCTAGACTTGGAAGTTGAAATTCCAAATCACATTGTAATTCAGATGTAGTATCTGTTAATATTATCTGATTATTGTAAGTTACACTTACTTGGTATCCAGGCAATTCAGCAACTCTAATAATATAAGGATTTGAAGCTTCTAATGTACCAGTTACGCCTAAAATTGTAACATCTTTTTTAATATTTTCTGGTTGAATATTTGAATCTACAGAAGACGTAACTGGATTAACAATAACTCTGTGTAAGAAAGATTGATTTACACCGTTACAATAACAGCATGTTTGACCTAATATATTATTTTCCGCATTTGAAATACTGTTTCCTGGACGATATGTTCTAATTTTACCATCACTTGTTACCATGACATTAACATACATTCCATTATAGTTATCCCACATTGTAAACATATGAGGAAAACTGCCTGAAGTTCCACTTACTTTGGTCCAAGTTAATCCATCATTAGTGGATTTATAAATTCCATTTCCATTGCCAGATCCAGCGAAAATCCAGCCATATCCAGAACAAAATGATGTAAACTCACCTGTTATTTGAGATGTTTGTTCCCATGTTATACCGTAGTCTGTAGATCTATATATTCCATTGCTTCCAATTCCAGCGACTGCTATTCCATTTTCTGCACTATGTATAGCTTTTACGACACCGGAAGTTATATTACTTTGATTAATACTAGATCCATTTGATTTTGCATAATATATTCCAGATCCATTTGTTCCGATTAAAAAATTCACATTAGAATCACCGCTATTTTGTTTCTCTATTGGTATTAGAGATGTTGCCAAGACAGATGATACTTTAGTAAAATTGTTATTATAACTATAATAAATTCCGTCAGAACGAGCTGCTAAGAGGTATGTGTACATAGTAGAAGTAATTATAGATAATGCTATAATAGAACATTGTAGATCATTATATAGATTCCATGTAATACCATTATCATTCGAATAATAAATTCCATTATTACTTGCAGCAAATATCTTATCACCTTGTTTTGTTATAGAATGAAAATTAATATCTGTTGTAAATTGAAGATTTGAATTAATTGCATATCCATAGCTATTTACATTATAAATTCCAGGTGAATTGGAGAGACAAACAAGAGCATCGGAATGATTGCTGGCTATTTGTTGATTAGAAGTTGGATCTATAGTTAGACTTATTGGTCTAAGTTTTGATGTAATAACTTTAGAAAATCCTACATCAGAGGACTTTGGTATATAGCTCATCGTGCCAGCGCAAGGGAGTGCCCTTATGTTAACTTCCGACGTTGGAACATTCAATTTAAAAGGTCTAATAGAGTCATATCCTGTAAGTTCTATATATTTTAATCCAGAACCAGAAGAATTAGAATCACCATAATAGAGTCTATTATTGAAAATAAATCCAGCTGTACCATATGATTGTTTATAACAAGACCAATCTTCACCATTTGTAGATGTTGCAACTCCAAGAGGATATTGGTTCCCTGATCCAATTAGACAATATAATATATTGTTGTTAGACATACAATAAGATGTCCATGTAGCCGATTGATTATTAGAATTGAAATAACTAATGTCAAAGCTAGTAGATTTAGTCCAAGTTATTCCATCTGCTGAATAGAATATACCAGCAAAACCAATAAATAAAAATTTATTTTTTAAATATTGTATTTTAAATGTCGTAGACATCAAAACACCACCAGATATATCTTCAATATTACATTGTGTCCAAGTGCTTAAATTACTTGAATAATATAATTTTCTACCAGTTCCTAAAGAATAATTCATTAATACATACTTATTATCACCATAACATATATTGTAATTATAATTGGATAGACTATATTCGTTCCAATTTGTAAGATTATTCGACCATATTATTTTATCCTTCATGGATACAATGATATTATCTTCATCCGATGTTATATCATATATATAATTAAAAGTATAAGAGGAATCATCTTTTGTCCAGCTAGTTCCATTATCCGAGTAATAATAGTATGTTGATTTTGTATTATTAAGTATAGCAAAATATTTATTTAGATTCTGGACATATATTATTTTTTTAATTGTTGTAGCATTACTATCACTAAATGTTGCTCGATTCCAGTTTGTTGTATTTGTAGAATAATATAAGCCATTAGAAGTAGACACGAATATTATATCATTTATAATAGTGGCATAATATATGGGCCAATTAGACACGACATCTACAGAATTTCCAGATGTTAATGTTGGAATTATATATGCTGTAGAATCTGAAGATAAATCATTTTTAGTTATAGTTAAATTTTTTATATCTTCTGGATTAGCTGAATTAATACTGCTAATGGTTTCTGGAAGGTTAGCAGTTATTTTATTTTGTGGAATTGTAGCATTTTTTGACTCACATGCAGCATAGGCAGCTTCAATTCTATCTTTTAAATTATTTATAGCACTAGCGATACTCATATTTAGATTCCATTTATAATTGTTTCTAGATCACCAAGAGTATCTTCAAACTCTTGTCTTGTTACATAATCATTTAAATCTGATGTTAAAGAAATTGTTCCATTTTTAGATGGAAGGTTATATGTATAGGTTCCATTTGATATCTTGGATACAATCGCATCATTTAACTTTACAAATGGAGTATTGGCATAAGTCGAACCATTACCAATTTTAAACCCAATAGTCCCATCAGAATATCTAACAACAATTAACTCTTTATTGGCAATTATTGTGTTAGGATGTGTATTCCAGTTGTTTTCTGTATCTGTCCTAAGTTTAATTTGGACTTTGATTTGTTGTGCCATAAAATATCTAAACCTCTCTATTTATAAAAAATAACTAATTACTCTGGTTAGCATAGATATATTTCACTCTATGCTAACTCAGAATAATTAATAGATTATATCTTTCACTGTATTTAAATTTAATTTAAAACAGTGAAAGATATTTCTTTTTAACTAACAGAAACTTGTTCTGTAGCTGATCCACCATCAAGAATCAATTCACTAATGTCAATTGTAACACTCTTATTGGAATCTGGAATAATGGTAGCAATATCTGATGTATTATACTTAACATTAATTTCTTCTATGACATTAACGTCCGCTCCAGCTTCAATTCCATTAAGTTTTGCCAATGCTGTATCCAAACCGCTAATCTTGCTTGTAGCAATTGCTGCGTTAGATGCGATATCGTTGTTATCGATTGTACTTTTTCCAGCAAGTGATCCAAGAGTTGGCTTGTTTAGAATATAGGAATCTTTTGAATTATCCGTCTCATTCCAATCAGATTGAACGTTAACTTCAGCGTTATTTGCAATTCCATTAAGTTTCGTTAATGCTGCATCCAAACCGCTAATCTTGCTTGTAGCAATTGCTGCGTTGGAAGCAACATCAGAATCTGTAATGGAACTCTTTCCAGCAAGTGTTCCAAGAGTTGGCTTGTTCTTGATAAATGCGTCTGATGTGTTGCTTGTCTCATTCCAGTCAGATTGAACGTTAACTTCAGCACCATCAGCAACATTTAACGCAGACAACGCAGCAGATTTTGTAATAGATGCAGTTTTTGTAGTGCTATCTATTGTCATTGCTGTTCCAGCAAATGTAATAGAGTTAATTACATTACTTCCAGAACCAACTTTGACCCATTTATTAGTGCTACCCATCCAGCGGTATTCTACGTTGTTGTAAACGCATACATCACCAATTGCTGCCGTCTTTGTCTCACCAGAAATTGTAATCTGCTCAGAAGCGTCAGAAGCTGTTACATTCGTGTTTGTTGTTCCAAGAAATGCCTGTTTAGAAGCAGCTAAATCAATAGCATAGTCTGCTACGCCTTTTGCTTCTGCAATAGAGCCAGTACCGCTGCCAGTTATCTTCGCAAGTTCTGCCTTAGAGATTAAACCAAGATCCGTATCTTCTGTACCATCGCTTGCGTGTGCTAAACGTGAGTCACCAGTAACAACAACTTCAGAAGCTGTAATATTGCTGTTTGTTAAATTTCCGTTTGAATCTAATGCTGCAAGTTTTCCATTTGTACTTCCGCCAGTAACTTTATCAGCTTTATCAGAAACATCTGTAATAATGGAGTTCTTGGAAATTCCAGAATCCGCTAGATTGCCATTAGCATCAAGTGTAGCAACATTTCCGGCAGCAGTAGGAACCTTCTTATCAGCTTTACTGGATAGACTTGTTCCAAGAAGAGTTTCAATATCTGAACCAGTTGCTGCTGTAGCAGAAGCAATATGACCTTCAGATGTTGTGGTAATCTTATAGATTGCTGCAGTTGTCTTAGCTGTTGTTAATCTACTAGAGTCTGTAGCATGATCATATGCCGTCTTACCTCTATCACCTCTATAAGCCGTACTAGATGTTTCACCAAGAGCTAATGTTTCTGATATCACAACAAGACCAGAATCTCCAGATCCACCGTATCTATATGTCTTATTATCAGTCAAATCAACGTAGATCTTTCCAGATTCTGGATTAGTAGCAACCCAAGATGTTCCATTATATGTTACAATCTTATTCTTATTTGATGCTGCACTATTTGGCGAATAGTAAGCCATATCCTTGACTGGAGATGCTGGAACTGTACCAGTAATGTTCTGGAGTTCTATAACATCGTCTACATAAGCTGGAAGAAGTGCAGCTGGAATTGTTGGATTAGTTGTGCCAGCAACAAGTTTATCAATAGAAACGTTTGGAAGATCGTCACCAGTTAAAGCTCTTCTTGAAACTGTTATCTTACCATCTGTTTCAGAGACAGCTGTTACAAATTGTTTTGAAACAGCAGTATCTGTTACATCTAAGCCGGCAATCTGTTCATCTGTGTAAGCCTTAGCTTCTTGTAGAACCTGTTCACCAACTTCACTAGCATTTTCAAGTGAAACAAGTTTACCATTAGATTTTGTAAGAGTAATGGTATCTGGACTAAAATAACCATCGCCATAACTTGCACCACTACTACTTGTTCCATTATAAAGGACTTGATTAATATTGTCAATATCTGTAACAAGTTCATATCCATTAGGAATATCCTTAACAAGTGCATAGCACAATCTTGTGTCTTCTGAACATAGAGAATAATAGTTATTGTTATTGTACTCTATATTGTCTACTCCGACAATATAAGGATTTGTTGTACTTATTATAAGTTTCTTATCAAAATCAACTTTTACTATAGTCGATTCTGAGTCTATGAATGTTGTTTCTATTATATAAGAATCATCTTTCTGAATCTTATAAATGGTAGGTACTCCATTTATCGTAACAGAAACAACCTGACCAAAATAGTTCTTTGCTTCAGTACTAGATGTATCACCAGCTTCTACAGCAACTGCTGCAGCCATAAGTGCTTCATTGTAATTTTCAAAGTAAGCATTAATATCTACTGGTGCAGGGAATGCCATTGCAGCAGCAACGTTAGACTGCACAGATGGAATTGCGTTTTTATAAGTAGCCATGTTTTATATCCTTTTCCTTAAAATTAAGCTGTAATTGAATATGTATCTACCACAAGACCAGCAGGTCTATTCATTACATAAACAGAATATGTAATTGGATTTGCACCACTAGCATCCTTAACAGATACATCTTGCTTTACAAACGCCTCTGTAATGTTCTTGTTAGAATCATTTGAATCTTTGATGGATGCAAGATTTGTCTTAGTACATGTAGCATAAGTTCCTGTGGCACCAGTTGGTTTAGACTTTGGAATTGCTATAACAACAGCTTTCGTACCATTAGCAATTGTTAAGTTTGTATTGCTAAGAGCACTAAATGTCTTATTTTGAAGACCTCTAATAAGTGCACTATCTATTGTTGGATTAGCTGTCGTTGTATATCCATAGAAAGTATATCTTCCGCCAGTTACTGTACTTGAATTCTTTCCTGTAATGCTTCCACTACTTCTCTGAACAACTGGGTTGGAATTTGTATTTTTGTTTGTCTTTGCTATAGAACCAGCGCTATAATTTACAGCAGCCGTGACTTTATAACTTGTAGTATCAGTTACTGTAAATTGAGCAAATGACTCTGATTTTGCCGTTTTTGTTGCACCAGCAGTATCTGTTACAGTATATGATGTTACAGATGTACCATCGTTTACACTAGAGTTATTCCATGGAGTATTGTACTTTCCTTGAGTATAGTTAACAGTATAACTTGGAGTGAATGAAGATCCAGCTTCCTTAACTCCAGCTCCAGTCAATGTAACAGACATAGCTGGTGGTGTTCCCATAGTTGGTTGAACTGTTTGGTCAAGAATATCACCAAGAACCTGTTTTAAATTCTTTCCAGCAGCGTTATATGTTCCATCTGAAAGCTTTATGTTTCCAACGTTTGTATAGGATCCAGCTAGATCGAAGTTAGAATCGAAATATACATTCTCAGCATTGTAATTTCCATCCATAGCTGCCCAAGTGATTCCACTTTGAGTTACTTTAGCTGTAAATGCTATGTACTCATATAACTCAGTTGAGTTAATAGCTGTTTTAATAACAAATGTGGATCCAGTTTTTACGGTAGCAACTTCAGTTGGGTGATCTGTAAAATATCTATTAATTGCTTGCTGATCACTTTCACCAGTTTGTCTTGTTGTTTCGAAATAACTTGTTGTAGCATTAGAAACGGCTTCATCTACATAATCCTTTGTTGTAACTGGATTTGTACTGCTTAATTGTCCTGTTAATGGGATAGTAATAGAGTTAACTATAGTCCAATCTGTCTCATTTGGAAGTTTTCTTTCTAGAATGATCTTTTGACCACTTGCTTCAGAATCCCATTCAGTGTTTAACTGATACTCATAAAGAGAATTTTCAAGACCTCTAACATTAGCGACTGGAATTGTTAAATCTTCACTTAACTCACTCCAATAGTTTCCACTATCAGATACACCGATTTTAACGATGTATTTATTATTAGTTGAATCTAAGCCAAGAGCTGCTTCACCTTTATAAATCTTAACTTTAGTAGCGTTTGCTGCACTATTCCAGTTTGTGAGGGTATCTGTTCTTAGCTTAATTCTAGTTTTAATGGTATTTGCCATATTCGTATATCCTTTTTTTATTAAGAACGTTTAAATTTGTTAATTTATAATACTTGAGTGGATGTTCCACCTTCTATTCCTTTGTTTTCAAGTACGGTTTCGACATCCAGTTGTTGTTGCAATTCAGTTATATCATTTTTAATATTAGTTATTTCTGTATTATGTATCTCGATATTGTTGTTTAATTGCTCAATGCTGTTGCTATGGTCTGCTACTGTCATTTTAAGTTTCTGTATCTCTTCAGATCCGCCACCAGTAGCATCGTCTAAAATTTCCTTTAAGTTTTTATCACCTATGTAAAATCCTTCTATACCATTAACTGGATTAATACTATACGTTCCTGGATCATTTCCTTTGTATGCTGGAGGAACTTTTTTATCATGACTCCATACGTATGTGTTTAGATCTTCTTTTATTTTAAACCAATTACAGTCATGGTTTCTATTGATTATAGATGGACAACTTCTATACCTACGTGGATCATGTTTAGGTAGTCTTGGATCTATATTTTGAATACATGTACAAACCGTATGAACATCGGTTCCTGTATTTTTATCCGGAGGATACTTAAATTTTGGATCATTCCTATAGAAGTAACAGAATTTACAAAAGATGTTTCGTTTCATAGTTATTTTAAATTTATTTAAAATTCATCAATTTCTGTTATGCCGGAGATTGGTGTCTGGGTGACTGTGTAATTGTACATAAATTGATATTTTTGATCTGGATTAATTTCTACATTGTTAAAAATAACAATTCTAATTTTCTTCTTGGATTCCTTATGAATATTTTCTATTTTGTAATCCTGCCCATGTTTTAAAATTCTTCCATCTAAAATAAATTCGAAGTTGTTATAAGTTTCAGGATTCTTATCAATATCCGTTAGAAAAATACATCTATTATTAACATCATCTTCAGTCATTCTACCTTTCTGAAGATATGTATTGTTTCTCATTGAATATGGTACGTAAGATCTTTTATCTACTTTAATCATATCTCTTACATTTTCCCATAAGCATAGATTATGTTTCTGGATATATTCATAGATTCTATCTTGCATGTGTTTTTCAACAAGACATCTAAAATATCCATCAGATGGTTCCGTGATTGTTTTTAGATACTCGAATTTAACGAAATTAAACATATAGCACATAAGATAGTTGTATACCCATATAGATAATGGAGATTGTAATGTATAATAATAGTTCTCATCAAAAGGCTCTATTAATTCATATTGTCCAGTTCTGTAATAATATAGATATTCACATAATCCAAGCTCCTCCTCTGTTAACCCAAAAACGTTCTCATCTTCAGCGTAAATAATAATTTCTGGATCATCTTGTGATTCTGGATCGAAAGGTGGATCGTCATAATGTAATTGGTCTGTTCCGGATGCTACTATATGGGAATTATAATTCAAATATTTTGTTGGTTTAATTCCATAAGGATAATCCATATCTGGATCACCGTCTTTTAGATCTAAAGTTGAATTATTCAAATTCATTATATCTTTAAATTTTTCATCGTCTTTAGCCGCATATACCCAAGATGAATTATAATAGACTTGTACACGTCTAAACATCATTGGTTCGTATATATAAAGTTTTCCAATGTTAACTGTTCTGTATTTCCATATAAAATGATATCCATCGTCATATGTATTTCCGGATGGATCTGCTGTTTCATTAAACAGAAGTTCTACCACAGAATCTCTGGATCTCCAAAAATCAGATATTTTTGTTGGACAAGATATATATGAATTATTGAATGAATTATTATATAAAGTTCTATTTGTCCAGAAATTAACCTCTGGTACAATCTTATGTAGATAATTAAATTCAGCCATATATAATTTATTAATGTATTGATTTTTTGAGAGGAGATTCTATTTTAAAGTATCTATGTTTTTTCTTGTTCTTTTTCTTTTTTGTTTTATCACCCATGTAAACATCTTGAAAGGTTCCAGAATTTGTAGCTAGAGATTCGTAAGATGATAAACCTGCAGAACACATACAATTCTCATTGATAAAGGAATATAATTTCATAATCTTTTTTAATTTTATTTGATTTTTCTTTAAATGTTCTAAAATAATCTCGATTTTTCTATATATATACATTTTTAGATAAGTCGTTATCAGTCGAAGCGGTTTCGGCTAGCGATTTATTAAAAAGGAAACAAACAATGAAAACAAAAGATCCATTACGTGATTCTCTGACTGCTGAAGAGAGACAACTCGTTCTCACCCTGGCAAAGGAGAGTCCCTTAATGTCTAGGGCAAGAGCTCTGGACAAAATCAATTCCGAACGGACACGTCTCGGTATTGTTAGAATCTCCAAAGGCGGGTGGAATGCCGAGATGAGAGCAGGGGGTCTCGGTAAAGGCTGTCTCAAGGGATATTATATTCCTAAGATCAAGGAAGTAGTTGTAAAAGTCAGCGAGCAGATTACCCCTGCACCAGCAATGTTTGAAGATGAAAAATATGAATTGACGGAGAACACTAAGCTGGCATTGAAGTGGCTCTGTGCTGGAGCAACATGGCGTCAGATGAGGAAGCTAACTCAATTCAGTTGGGACACAATAGAGACAGTTAAAACTGAATTGCTGGTTATGGGTATCATAGACCAAATAAATGGTCGCTGGCACTTTATCTGGACTTCGGACGAAATCAATTATCGTTTTCCGGAGTGTGCAGGAAACGACATAACATATACTGAAGTAATGAAACTTCAGCAGGAGGAACAAAAGGCTGACTTCTTGAAGAAGATGGAAGCAAAAGGGTACGTGTGGGTTTTCTCAAAATGGATGAAGAGAACGAAAGCTGAAAAGCTTCTGAAGAAGCTTCAGAAAATTGAAGCAGAACAGAAAAAGGAAGAAGCTCTTCGTATTAGATACAGCGAAGAGAACCGTGATAAGGAGATTCTCCTCCGAATCGTGGACGACTGCCGTGGGGAAATCTCATGGTCAATCGTTGTACGTAGGCATGGATGGACGTACCTCCAGGGTGAGAAATTCCGTGAATTGGCTCTGAAAGAGGGTCTAATTCAAAAAGTCGTGCCAGACAACAGATACGATGACAGATATATAGTGGTATCCTAAAGCCACAACAATGTCGTCCAAAACAAAGCTCACTGCTTAGCATACCAGCTAGGAAGAGTGAGCTTTGTTTTTTATCTTAAAAAATTATTTCCAATTAAGGACATTATATCTATTGTGCTATTTCCTTCCAGCTGGTTATATCCAGTTGTAACGAGTTGGTTAAAATTATCCATTATAAAATTTTGAATCTGTTTATTTAACATTTCTTTAGCATCATGTTTTCTTAATTCTTCTTCCGTTCTATATGGATTTCTAACTAATGCCGATTGGTTAAAATTACCATTTGTTGTATCATTCCAGCCAATTATTTCTAAACTATCTTCTATAGCTTCTTTATTTCCAAAAATAGATTTTAATCCAGTTGGTGGATCATATTGTCTAACATAGAAACAAAATGCTAAAGCCATGGAGAGGTCATCGTGTTCACCTTCATCTGCGGCAATCTTACCTTTTCCATCAGAAACAAGACCAATTAACTCAAGTATGGCTTTTCTAGATTTAATACAAGTTGGATCTTCTGTAACAGCAGTATAAAGTGCATCTACAATTAAAGGTCTATTTAATGGACTCGTATATATTCCATATCTATATTTTAAATTACCTCTATTTTTAACTTCTTTTGGAACAACTTTACTCTGATATAGGTTAAATTGACCTCCGAGTTTAGTTAGATATTCGCATACCTGATTTCCAAACGAGTTCGCTTCCGGAATAATTATAGAGTTTGGATATATTGTAGCAACTTTTGTAATTATTGGACAGAATTCATCTACTCTACCTTTAAAACTCAACTCTGCAACTTGTTCACAGTCTATATAATCTATTACTTCTATAGTTGAACTATCTGATCCATATGCAGATGCTGTATCTACACCTATGAGATAACATCTGTCTGGAACTGGATCTTTCCATTGTGTTAATATGCCACCATCTAAGTTAAACTCTCTAAGTGGTTCTTTTTCGTTTGCTTGAAGCGCCTTAATTGTTTCAGCTGGAAGGAATGAATCACCGCCTTGTATAAATTCACAGTTAAGTTCCTGTGCAATTCTCCATTCAACATTATTGAGAATTTCACATTGTGTTTTATACCAATCTGGGTCTTCAGCAAATTCCTTAATCATATTCCATTTTAAGATAACTGGTTTGTAAATGGAATTTCCTGAATTTGCCTTTCTCCACATATCATAATAGAATTTACCCATTCCAGATGTTTTATTTGGAGTAGAAATAATAAATGTAGCGTATGGGTTTCCACATTCTCTGGCACTTTTTTGTGCTTTAACAAGTGATGGACCACAAGATGTGAACGCATCTGTAATTCCAGCAATAAACGCGGCTTCGTCTATAATTAGATTAGATAAGGATTTTCCTCTAAATACAGATGATGGATTTGCTGGGTTAACACCAGTAGAGAAACTTTGACAGCCGTTTTCCAAAATAAATGTCTGTTCTGTTCTTTTAACGTATTTAGGTCTCATCCATTCTGGAAGTTCATCTATCATATTAGTAACTTTTCTATTAAAGTCTGATGCTTCATCACCACTTCTAGAAAGAATTCCAGTAACAACGTTTTCGAAAAAGGTATTACACCATGTACAATAACATTGGGATAGACATGACATACCGACCTGACGGCTTTTAAGAGTCACTATATAGTGATCATTCACCATTGTTTTTATAGCAGTTTTCTGTGGTTCATAAAGTTGCATAACTTCTGAACCTCCAGGAGTTGGTATTTTACAGTAGTTTTCTATAAAATAGATGATATCATTTTTACATTTTATCATCTCTTGAACTTGAAATAACTGCTGGTCAGATAGTCCGTTAATTCTCATGTTTCCGTTATTTAAATTTTTTAATTTATTTAAATAGAAAATATATTCTTTTTCCTATATATATTAATATATGGTAGAACACAAAAACTCAAGAAAGGAGTTCTATTATGCCCGAGGAGTATACACTTCTATCATATAGACAAGAAGATAAATGTTTTTGTATTGAAGAAATTTTTAATTCTGAAAATATGATTAAGAAAATGAAGCGCTGTCAAGTTCTTGTTAAGGGAAACTGGAATGATAGAATAGATAAATTATCTGAAAGAATATATAATGGAAGTATTATTTGTCTTTCCAGACGGGATTTTTATCCTGAAAAATCTATAATGCCCGTTATTAAGAAATATCATCTTTTAAACATAAATAATTCAAACATATATACAGATTTTAATGAGGCTTTTAACGAATTTCTTAAGTGTGCTTAGAAGGAGAAAAACATATGAGTTATGATTTTCGCTTATGTTATAAAAAATCTAAAAAGACTGTTACAACAAAAGGTCTAGTATGTAATATTATTGGATATGGTGGCACAATCGCTGTAGATTGTAAAACAATGCAGCCATTAAAAATAAGTGAATTTGATTTCAACATGACATATAATTATTCTGGACTTCTATATAAGTATTTAGATGATGAAAAAGGTCTCAGATATCTTTATAATAATGATTTTATGAGATGTGTAAATGCGCTGGAAAATGCCATCTTAAAAATAAGAAGTGATTATGTTAATGTTTTAGACATGGATGTAGATGGAAGGGAACCAGATAAATTAAAATACAATGATTTTTTGCATTGTGATACATATGATATACCAGAGAAAAAGCCCACAATTACACAAATGGAGAAACAAAAGCCAATTCTAGATGATTATTGGGCATGTACTCCGAGAAATGTAATTAAGGCACTTCAGCATATACTAGATTGTTGTTATTGGGTTATGAATAAATATCCTAAAAAGACGTATATGAATTTTACATTTGATGGTGATTAAACGACATGACATCTACAAAAAATACCACGGAAAATATAGTTTCTACAATTATTCCAGTTAATTTTACTCGTCCGAAATTAAGGGATAATATATATCTTCAAATAATATACAATGATACAGATAGTTCACCATTTATGGATGTTAAATATATCGAATGTGAATATAGAAAACGTGCTCGAAATGGATATATTGTTATGCCTATAAAAAATAGAAATAATTTTATAAAAGTAAATAGAGATTGTTTGGATAAAATATTAATTAGACCAAGTGAAAAGGTTTCGGATACAATCATATTCGAAGGTCTTTTTAGTTCTAAATTGAAAGCTATTAGAGAATTTGAAAAATGGAGAGAATGTATAGGAAGATATACAGAAACTCTAAGGATGGAATAGTATGCAGAGAGTACACAAAGAAGAGAAAGTAAAGAAACAAGATTGCAAATTATGTGACATGAGTGGTATATGTAATGCTGAACATAATATTCAACCATATCAATGTCCAAAAGGGACACAGCTATGGGTGAAACTCCATAGTAAATCTGTATCTCCATGGTTAAATAAGTAACTTATATGAAGAAATATTCTAAGACATCCAAGTCTAAGAATATTAAGAGACATTTTCAGAAACGGTGTGTCGAAAGACTCGGTTTCCCTATAAGCTCTAAAGATCTTGTAAAACAAATCCAGTCTAATAAATTGGATTTCGTAAAAAAGATGAGCAACACAAGATCGATGTTTCTATATCAGTGTCCTATCGATAACACTAACTACAATGTCGTCTATGACAAGCTTAGACATGATGTTGTCACTATCTACAGATCTAGAAAACAGAAAAGATTGGAGGTAAAAGTATGAGTGATACAACAAAAATAGAAATAGATACTCCTTGTGGTATCAATGAGATAGAGAATGCCGTAACAACAATCTCACATGCTGGAGGCTGTATGGATTGTGCTGTCCATGCAGAAGAAAACAAAATAGTTTTTCTATATAAGGCACATAAGCATTAATCTTTTTCCGATTCGGGCTGTTAATTCCTAGTTCAGCCCGAATCGGAATTATCTTTATATATAATATCTAAGATATAAAGCTAGATAATATGCTATAAAGTTTCTACCAACGGCTTTAGATTGGATTGTTAATTTGCTATACCAATCTTGAATATTCAATTCTTCGATAACTTTAAGTTGAATTTCGTCAATTATTTTTTTGAAATATAAAACTTGTTTTGTTGTCTTTATACTCATTAATTGACGTACATATTCCAAGAACTTATTTGTTTTTAATATAGAATAATCTTTCACATCTCTAAGAAGAAGGAAATATGCCTTATTTAAATCTTCTTTCATGGAAGGTTGCATTAGGCATTCAACATATCTCTTACTTAGATTCTTATTAAATTTTGTTAACTGAACAGCCATATCATAGAACATATTGTTTTTTCTTCGATAAATGCACAAATCATCTGTAATTCTGTTGATAAACTCTCTGAGTTTTGTTTCTTGTGCTCTATCAAACTGTTCTTCGTCTTTTGTTTGGTTAGAAGATTTATTTTTATAAATATCATAATACTTATTCATGAAAGAACGAATAGATTGTTTAATTCTGTTCTTTAATGAATATATCATGTTAAAGATTTGATTACTGTTATCTTCTTCAATATCTCTCTTATATCTATTAAAAATATAAGTCGAGAAATATATAATGGATGCCGAAATTGTTCCTTTAGATTTAAATATATGGTTTCTAGATAGACTTTCTAATGCTGTATTAAATATATCAGGAATACATAAACTTTGTCTGTTTCCACCACTTTTTGGAGTTGTAAAATTTCTAAAAGTATTTGTATATGTTCTCAAACTAAAAAGATGAAATGCCATTTGAGCACCAGGAACAGAATTATATTTTAAAAATTCTTGTGTTAGAAGTATTAACAATGTGGTATATGGATCGTGTACAATCTTAAACTGAGCTCTCTGTTCTCCATATTTCTGATGACTGTATTCTATCAGTTTCTTTTCATCTGTATTGCACATATGTAAAAGATCTTGATATATTGTCGAAATTTTTGGATAATAGCAAGGTTCACTAAGACTGCTTAACTCTTGTGCAACAAATTTCATTATATAATTATATGTCTGTTGAAGATTTATAACAGCTATAATTGATTGTTCTGTTAAACTTTTAATAATAATACTTTTTGGTAAAATCATAGTTTCCTTACTTTCTAACTATTTCAACGCTAATGGATGTATCTTTATAATCTGTAACAGTACCAGTCAATGTTCTAAATCCTGTATATTGAGGTGTGAAGTTTAGAAGTTGTTCTTGTGTTAGATCGTTTATTTCATAATCAAACTTAATATCGAATTGTGGATCCAGTACCTCTACGTACTGAACACCATCAATAGATCTACAAACTCTTGTAATTTCTGATCTATCTATTTCTCTTTGTAGACCCATCTTTGTTTCATCATTATAATACTCACTCAATACAGTTATTACTTGTTCCTTAAGTGCATCATCGGACATTGAGACTTTATCTTCGTCTACTTGAATTCTAAGAGATAACTTCATAGGAATTGTATATTGTTCTACTGGCATCCATTCATGACCAGTCCAATAACAAGTTTGCATATTTCCTTCGAAGTCCAGTTCGTCCTTAATTTTAATGCAGTCACCAATCTTTGGAGTGATTAACGTATATGTGTATCTCACTCCGGTTCCTTCCATTGTCGGAATTCTTAATACAATATATCCAAAGTACTCAGAAACTGGAGTTGTTCCCATAGAATCTAATCTTCCATTGGCGATGTAATATATAGGAGTTTCTAGAATATCAGGTTCTTTATACTCTGGGTTTTCTCTTGTATTTACATTTAATGGGAATGATGTTGTTCCTTGCTGGTCTTTCCACCAAGGTGTATGATTATATCTAGATTCTACCACATATAATGGAGTATTATACATAAGATTCTTCATAGAAGCATAAGTGTCAGCAAATTTAACATTCGTAAAGTCTGTCATCATTCTAGCACTACTGAAATTAATGTTTTCTAGAAGTTTTTGAAGAACAGATAATTCAAAATCTGAATTCTTTTTATTCATTACATTATTATAATACATTTGATAAATTGATGGAACTTCATGAACATGGTAAACATCAACTGGTTCTATAGTGCCATCTTCTAACATTTCTTGTATCTGTTCTTGAGAATAAGCGTATGCATCAAATCTACTTCCCGTGGCAGCAAACTTATATTGTGCAACTCCTCTATAATAGTTATCTATTGTAATGGAGGATTGCATGTAATTACTCAGATCTTGTGTAATAATAACATCTGAATAATATGTTTTCATTATTTTCCATTCCATTACTATTGGATCTGTTGAATCTGCACCTTCAGCATCATAATAATGTCCCTGTGGATCAACTGCTCTAACAATATTACAATCATGTTTGGCATAAATAAATCCATCGGCATCTGTTTTTGGTGCATAACAAAGAATCTGGAATTCGTATCTCTGTTTCCCTTGTGGAACAAGAGTATAAGAAGGTATCATAAACTGAAAAGCCTGATAAGTCTTTTTAGAGAAAGTATATCCAGTTTCAGAATCCTTTTCAGTTTCTACATCAGATACAATTTCCTTATATCCTGGAGTTAATTCTGTATAATCATCAAATTCACCCCATTTTGTTGTCATAACAGCTTTAAAGTGTATTATTTCAAAATTATTAACTGTTTGAGTATTAGCATTATTATAATCTGTAAATCTTTGGCATAAATCCTCTACAAGCCACACATAATTAATATCAATTCTATTTTTTCCTGGATCTATAAGAACTCTATTTGGAATATGCTCCATATTTAATGTAACAATAACAGGATATCTTCCATTAATTGCTGCAGCTGTATCAAAATCTATACTAAAGTCTGTAGTTCTAGCATTAATATATGCTGCTTGATTTAATGTATCATATACAGATTGTGTATATAATTCAGAAGCAACACCTTGTACATTAGTACATGTGTAATCAAATGCTGCCATCCTTGTATTTTGATTTAAGGTCATATTAAATACCGTAGCAAATGGCAACTGCTCTGGACCAACAGGAAATATAGAGTTTTTGTTAATTGTATATTCGTAATTTGAGAAATTTGGTTCTATTAAGTCTATCTGAATATTTCTCGTTGGAACTATTTCGTTAACAGAATTATTTAAATAATTTAATATAAAGTATAGAGTGATATCATTAACTCTAATATCACTTCTTTTGAGAATAGGTACGCAATCAGACAATGTTGTATTTTGTATTACAGCTGTAATGTTATTATAGTCATCTTCTGTAACAAGTCTTTTTCTTGCTTTTAAGTTAACTATTGCGTTATTTTTTAACTCTGATGTAGTTAGAATATCTTTTCCACCGTATGCTGCATTATTGTTTGTACAGCTATATGCAACATTTGCCATTGTATTAGCATCTACCTTAAAACTGAGTTCATCACCTTCCTTAATAACGTTATCAATAACGTTACCATCTGCACCTCTTGTTAATTTTAAAACAACTACGACAAAAGATCCAGGAGTTGGTTGCTTACCAAGAACACCATTTCCGAAAGATAGTATTCCTCTATTGTAATATCCGACCCAATCGTATTGTTTTGCTGTTGCTGATATTGTATAGATACCATTAATACATTCTGTCCATTGTGTAAAAGAACATAATTTTCCGGATGAGTCTATTATTGGTTCACTTGGATCAAAGTTTTCTACCTTCTGAATATCATCAGCTTGTGAACTATTTAAAACCAAAGTCTGACCATCTGTAGGTTCACATATCCAAACCTGAAGATCTGCAACCTGACCTGTAAATGCTAGGTTCTTATGATAAAATTGGTTAATCTGTAATGTTTCTGGAATATTAAAAGTTTGGACTTGATACTCACATTGTTCGAATTCTAGTGAGAATGCACAATACGATTTGTCTTCTGCTAGAAATACAGGAGTATAGAATCCATTATAGTCTCTTACTGTAATAGCTGAATTGTTAATAATTTGACCTTTAGATGAGTATGTAAGTTTTTGTTTACTCATACTAAAGACCGCTGATGTTGTAGCAGAACCAAATAAATTATTATTGCTTTTAATTGTATATGGTATCTCACCGGCACGGCATTGGAAATATTTTCCGAATTGGAAATTAACAGCATCCAAAGAAAATTTCAATGGTACAACAAACATTATCTTTACTGTAGCACATACTGCTTTAGGAATTGTATATCCAATCCATTTTGCAAGATTTTGAACGGACTCGTTCATTACAGCAGTGACAATAAAGAACTCATTGTAAATCTTTGATTGATAATATATTTGGTTACTGCTTAAAATACTTAACATGTCTATTAGATAAGCTAGATAACTCGCTTTACTAATATCACTGGAATTGGACATGTTAAGATATCTCTTAGCCAGATTAATCAAATCCGATCTAATTTTCTCACGAGATCCATAAATGTTTAATCCATTATCAATAATTTGATTTAGACGGACATTGTCATCTTTAGTAGTTGTTGTATCAGCCATAAAAAAGTCCAAAATTTATAATTTATTCGTGACCTTTAACTTTAACATTTTAAGTAAAGTCTATTTTATTTCTTTTAAATTTACTGTTTCCATATATAAGCCAGTATTTCTGTCATAAAACGAATTGCAATGATTTTTCTTTCTTTCAGATAATAGTGTATTTAAGGTAATACTATCATCTATTCCATAAATTTTCTTTTCGTAATCATTATAATGGAAAAGACCATTAATTTGTTTGTCAATATCGATTTGTGATATATAAGAAATCTTAATTGTGATCTTATAAAATGTAGAATCAAAATCAGGTGATCTTTCTACATTTACAACTTCAAATAAAGGTGGTCTTCTTAAATAATAATTATCAGAATCTTGTGTATCTGAAAACAATAAAAAGTCATGCACGTGACATTCTATTTCGAGAGAACTTGGAAGCCAGCATGTTGTAATTTTCTCTGAGTTTGTCACACCTTTTTCGTCCGTCATTGGAGTTGTAGAAAGAGCTTCAACATTATTAAGAGGGATATCTAAATATTTTCTCCATCTATATCCACTTAATTTTCCAATCATTTCATAAGAACCATTTACCAATTTGTCTATATCTTGTACATTGTTTTCTAAATCAAGAGAATAATATGTACAATGTATAGCTGTATAATTCCAGTTGGAATAATATCGAGTTAGAAGTTTAAAATATTCGTTGACGAATTCAAAATTATTTGTAAATTTTTGTTGATTACCTATAAATATGCTATTCATTAGAACTGAAAATCTCCATATACTGGATCATCGTCGCTATCGTACATTGTTTTACCATATTCTTGCATAAACAGACTCAATTTTGTTCTGTTTTCATCTTCTAGAACATAGAGCATAACATCTACTGTGCAACTTTTGTTCTTTTCTCTCCAGTCTATGCTTACAGAATCTACACGAACTCCATCTATGTATTTTTCTATTCTGTCGGAAACTTCGTAATATATCTGTTCTTCTGTGGCATCTGTCATGAGTTCGAATAATTGTTTATATAGAAGTGAGCCGTATTCTGGATCAAATGGATAAGAACCGAGAGGAGTCATAAGAAGATTTCTAACTTGTGCTATAATAGCATCTTTTCCTTCAACGACTTTAAAGTCTCCATTAGCATCTATAATTGGAACAATATCTCTAATCAAATCAGCCGTTCCAACTTCTTTTGTCTCAAATTTTTTTTCTAAATTATTATCCATGGTAAAAAAAGTTTTTTTAATTTATTAAAAAATCGAGTATTTATAGAACCACATAAGAAATTATGTGGTTCTATAATTCAACTAATGTTTTTTCGCACGTCTCTGGGACTTAAGATCTTCGAGAGCTTTTTGTTTAGCTTTTTCTACATCTTGGTCATACTTAACCTTCCAATCAATATATTTTCCTATAGTATCTACAGGCATCTGTATAATGTCTATATAAGACATTCCAGACATCTGCATTGTAAAGAAAATATTTTCTTGAGTAATTTTTAGATACTCTTTGATTGCCTTTTCATTAGTACAATGCGAGAAAAAACTGGCGTGTCACATCAACGTTAATATTCTGTTCATAGCCACACTTACACTTGTTTGTAGCCTGAACGCTGATGCGACACTTATCGAAGTTCTCTTGGTATTCTCTGGTAATTAGCTTTCTATCATATGCCGGGAGTTGATTATATGCCTGCATAATATTATTTCTATCTTGAACAATTTCAGGATTTGGATTATCTGCAGTTGGGGCTATTTCAAAATGATCAACCATAAGAAGATCTGTAGCCATTGCTGCATCCTGTTCGGACATAGAAGCGGCAGTTTTAGAGATTTCTATCTCTTCTTTCATTGTTGGTGCTTTGAGATAACATGACACGCCTTCGAGAATCTTAAGTGGAACTTTTATTCTAGAAGTAAGACAATCTTCTTCTTTGTCCCACATCTGATAGTTAAAACCTTTTTCCATGTCAATCTTAACTTTGTTCTGAGTATTGCATTGACGACATGTGACATTAAAGTTCTGTGTGTCTTTATATGTGGCTACATAGAGACCATAAACAAGAGTATCACGATCACGAAGCGTTGTTCTACTAATAAAATCATCGTATGTTTTAATATCCTCTGGTTTCTTTACCAGACAACCCCATAGAACTTGTGCTAGATGTTCTGGCACGGTAATTGGAGTGAGAACGCTTCCTTTCAACGCCTCTTCATCTGAAACTGTCATGGAGCGAACACTGAATGTTTGTTTTCTCTGTGGAGTTAGAACTTCAAATTCTGGATATTTGATCTTAAATCCAGTGAATACTTCTGTTCCGATTGGTGTAATCATATGATTAATTATCCTTATCTTTTAATGTTAAAAAACTACTGATTAGTTTAATCAACTTCAACTTTAAAATTTATATTTATTCAAAGAAGACAGAGTCTTACTTAAAAGACTCTGCCTTCTTAATCCAGGATTTATATCTATCCAATGCTTTATTTAACTCGAAAGCTGTAAATAACAGACATGTTCCACTTTCTAATTCTAACTTGTAATATACATCGTTAGAATGATCAAAGTTTTTCTTTCTGTTATTTACAACTTTCTGGAGTTTTAGCATAATTAGAGAACAGCAGGAGTATTAATAAACTCAGCTGCATTCTGTTCCATGTAACGGAAACCATCTCTTGACCAGAGTGTATTTCCTGTGGAACCCTGTTTTGCTTTTGTAGCTTCTTTACATGCTAATGAATAAACCCAGTCTTCATGCCAAATGAAGTCGAGGTGATAATCAATATCAATTTCAAGTTTATCAATTGCTGTAATATCACCAGTAAAGAGGTCAAGTGGATCCTTTGTAGGATAGACGCCAGAATATGCAGCATAATATTCAACTGTGCAACCATCTGGTTTTGTTGTCCAATAAAGAAGTGTTGCTGAATAATTTGCCTTGTTATATTCTGCTCCACCAGCAATTTGTGATGCTTGAGTTGAACCCTTAAGAGCAGTTAAACCGATCTTGTTGTCACGGATCATGTTGACCCAAGCACGGTGAATACGAAGAATCGGAAGTCCAGAGAACTCTATATATTTAAGAGAGATTGTATTACCATAATCAATTCCACCAGGAACACCCCATTTTGTTCCACCGAGACCTTGATACTCAACTGTATTGAGTGTACCTCCTGGAGGAGTTACGGAAACACAAGATGATTCTAGAACTTCGTTATCATATTTATTTCCATAGAGCGTTGTCTGGTCATTTGTTTTGAATATAAAAGCATTAGCAGCAATATAATCATGAAGTGTCTTTGGCATAAGCCATTTAACATATGAAAAACCGCTAATATATGGTTCACAAGCGACATTTGAGGAAGTTCCGCCCCAGTTTCTGTCTCTTGTTTTTGTAAGCATTTTGTTAAAAGCACTCATTTGTATAAATCTCCGAACTTTTATTATTTATTAGAGTTTTGGTTTTGAATTAGGACAATAGTTCTTTTTATAATTTACTTGACATTTGATTAGCACTTGTTGCTTTCCTTGAATTCATAAATCCATCTCTAGACCATAATGTTCCATTTTTTGCACCAAATGGTGCTGATTTCTGTACTTTTTTAACTTCATCCCATACCCATTGGTCTGTCCATAAGTGGTCTATTCTATATGACATATCTAGTTCTACTTTATCGATTCCGCTTATATCACTTCCAAAAGATTCCTGATTATCCCTTTCTGGAATAACTCCAGAATACGCACAGCAATATTCTGGAGTACATCCATCTGGTTTTGTTGTCCAATATAGAACGCTTCCTGCATAATTTTGTTTTTGAAATGTTGTCTCTGGTTCGTATGGTTTTCCTTCAACTCCTTGATGTGCGTCTCTTATCATATCTATCCAGCATTTATGTATTCTATATATAGGAAGACCTGACATTTCTATATACTTTATATTTAGTGAGTGACCATAATTGACTCTCATAGGATTATTCCATACAACTCCACAAGAACCTCTATATTCAACAAAGTCTATGGATTGTCCCGGAGGAGTTACTCCGACACATGCTGCAGATAAAATGTTTTCACATGTTTGTTTCTTTCCGCCACCTTGACTAAAATCAGTCTGATTATTTTCTATACTTGTAGTATAAGAATTTAAAAAATTCGTTAGTGTTTCAGGAAGATACCATTTAATGAAGAAGAAACCACTAATATATGGCTCACAAGCATAAATATTGCTTGTACCTCCAAAATTTCTAGTTCTATGTTGTTTAAGAACAGAATTAAAAGCACTCATAAGAATATTCTAAATAATAAACAATTTATTATTTATTCGTGTAGAAAAATGCGAGGAAAAGTCCAATCCATACGCTAAAAGGAAAACGTATGGATTGGATAATATATAACTCGTTATTAGAGTCTTGATGGCATGTCATTAAATTGTGCATATCCGAGTCTTTGAGTTTGATATCTGAAGCCATCTCTAGACCAAAGAGTATGATTGTTTGCACCTTGTTTGGAATTCTTAGCTTCTTCTTGTGCCATCTTCCAGACCCAATCTTCTTGCCAGATCATATCTACATTATAATCCATATCTATTTCAACTTTATCTATTGCTGTAATATCACCAGTAAAAATATCATGTGGATCTTTTGTCGGGAATAGACCAGAGTATGCTGCAGCAAATTCAACAGTAACACCATCTGGTTTCGTTGTCCAATAGAGAAGAGTTGCTGAGTAATTACGTTTGTTATACACAGTTCCGGGTGAAACAGTATTAGAATGTGAACTTCCAGAAAGTGCAGTTAGACCAATTTTATTATCTCTGATAAAATTAAACCATGCTCTATGAATTCTCTGAATTGGAAGTCCAGAAAATTCTATATATCTCAAGGTGATAGAATCACCATAATCCATACTTGATGGAACTGACCATTTAACACCTCCTAAACCTGTATATTCAGCTCTATTGATTGTTCCGCCGGGAGGTGTAACAGAAGTACATGCTGCTTCTAACATCTCAGAAGCATTTATATCACTATTAGCTGTGTCTGCTTGATCGTTTTGATTAGTTACTTTATATTTGCTTATAAAGTCTTTAAGTGGCTTTGGTAATTTCCATTTTACATAACTATATCCACTTAGATATGGTTCACATGCTACAGATTTTGCAGTTCCACCCCAATTTCTGTCTCTCGTTTTTCCAACCATTTCGTTAAAAGCACTCATATATTTAGTCCTCTCTATTATAATTTACTTGATGTATCCTTAAACGATACTGGACTTTGACCACTATATCTAAATCCATCTCTTGACCAAAGTGTATGATCTTTAGCACCATATTTTGGTTTTTTAGCTTCTTCTTTAGCTAAATTATAGACCCAGTCTTCATGCCATATCATATCAACATTATAGTCTATATCAATTTCTAATTTGTCTACGGAGTTAATATCACCATTAAAAAGATCCATCGGATCCTTTAATGGAAATACACCAGAATATGCTGCATAATATTCTACTGTTACACCATCTGGTTTAGTTGTCCAGTAAAGAAGTGTTGCTGAATAGTCTGATTTATTATATTTCTTTTTAGTTGTGCTCATGTCTTTTCCATTGTCTCCAGCCAATCCAGTTAGACCAATTTTATTATCTCTTATCATTCTACACCATGTTCTATGGATTCTAAAAATAGGAAGTCCAGAAAATTCTGTATATTTTAATGTTATTGTATTGCCATAATCTATAGATCCAGGAACAGCCCATTTTCCTCCGCCGAGAGTTGCAAATGATACTTTGTTTAGTGTACCACCTGGAGGTGTAACAGAAGTGCATGCACAATCTAAAACCTGAGATTGTATAAACGATTCTGTCTGATCGTTTTCTCCATTCTTTTGATAAATATCATCATATAGAGTATCATATTTGATATGAAATCTCTCTAGAGCCTCTGGAAGCTGCCATTTCACAAAAGAATAGCCACTGATATATGGCTCACAAGCAACAGACTGCCAAGTTCCACCCCAGTTTCTATCTCTTGTTTTGTCTAACATTTTATTAAAAGCACTCATTGTAAAATCCTTTACAAACTATTTTAAAATTTGTTCGAAAAAAATGACTAACCTATACTTTTTAAAAAGTATAGGTTAGTCAGTTTAAAAAAGATTCTAAATCAGATTACTTAATATAGAGATTAAGTTCAATCTTCTCCAGCACCTTTGTTGGCTCAAGTGTGACATTGACGTGGCAAGTCTTTGTCTTGAGTTCATAGTCTGTAGCACCAACTTCAAGACTATAAGAACGAATTCCCCCATTTGCCTGGACAGTATCCAGGAATGGTGAAATACCACTATAGATACTATCCCATGTAGCCTGATCGTTCATCTCGAAGATGTAGTTTCTGCAATACTGCTCAAGTGCTCTCTTGATATAGAGTACGCAACGTACACAGTTCAAGTCACTCAAAGTAGAGGTCTTCTTCTGTGTGGTAAGGTTGCCCCAAACAGTCATTCCTTCTGGGAAGTGAACGATTGGATTGACCTGTGCCATGTAAAGAAGGTCACGTTGAGCCTTGTTAGGACTGTAACGGAGTTCCTTAATATCAGAGCAGACACCGCGTGTGAAGCCAGCAGCAGCATTCCAGAGATTATAGAGGTTATCCATCTGTGGAACAAGTTTAGCCATGTGATAAATTGGTGAAACCCAAATATCTTTAGCGGTGTACTTATCATACACTCTACTGTATGGCTCATAACGAGCAGCAAGGTAAGTGTTCCAGATTCTGCAATCCTTAGCACCCTTGACAGCACCGACATACTTCAAGCAGTCTTCAGCATCAGCGTTGTCTCCGCAGTCAGAAAGAAGTACGCAGTCTCTACGATATGTGTCAACGAGTTCAAGAGCTGCCTGCTTTACATCTGGTTTATAACCTGGATCATAAACCAATGTGAAGTAAATCCAGTCAAGATCGTAAACATTATCTGTATACTGCTGCTTGTACTTAATTGTTCCTGTGGACTCATCAACATTCTTTACAATAACAGGATTCTTAAGAAGTCCAGTATATGCAAAGCAGAGAATCTGATCACCAATCTGTGCATTGACAGTCTTCTTCTCATTGATAAGTGAACCGAGAGAACCATTCTCAAGATAATATGACTGCTCACCAGCAGCAACAGAGTCACTATCGTTCATATTCATAAGATTCTGTGAAGAAGCCCATGTGAAGATAGCATCAGCATCTGTTGTCATTTGCTGAGCAATATTCATAGAATCTATAGCATTCTCTATCTGAGTAGCTTTTGTTACGTCAGAAACATCAAGTTCGAGTGCCTGCTCATAGAGCTTGTGTGCATCGAATGTTGCCTTCTGAGCCCATGCCTTAGCATAGTAAGCTTCCCAAAGGAGTTTTGCCTTAACACCATAATTAAATGTTGCAGCAGCAACCTGATCATATGGAAGTTTTGATTCCTCAGCCTTCCTCTCTAGATATGCTTTCATCTCATCCAAGAAGACATTCATATCAGCATTGATGACCTTATCGTAATTCTTATTCATCTCATCCGTGATAAATTCAGGGATGGATCCTGGGAAACAACCAACAAGTGCAACATTTGCTGTAACGGTCTTTCCACCATCAACGAGTGTAGAACCTTCATAAGTCTCATTATCAGCAATCTCAGCAATGGTTGGATCATTCTGATAGAAAGCCTGAATCTGTGTTGTGAAGAGATCAACAGAATTTTCATTTGCCTCAACGACAATTCTTGAAGAATACTTGTTGATAACATCTACCCAATACATAGACTCACCATCGGAATCCAATGCTGTAGGATCGAAGGAAATGTTATAAGACTCACAAAGAACATCAGTACCATCCTGGAGCTCAAATATCTGGAACTTATATGTTCCAAATGAAGCAGGATTTGCATCAGATGTAATCTTGATACTATAACTATTGTAATAGCTACCACGTCCAACAGCTCTTACATAACCGAGCATGCAGTTATGTGGAAGTCTGTCGTTTGTGGAATAAATTGGATCACCATTAGCATTCTCAATAGCACCAGTAATAAGAGTATCATTAGCAAAGAAGAGGGATTCCAGAAGCTGAGTATTCTTCATCTTTGGAGCCTTATCTGTCTTAGCATACTCTTTAATGGATGTGACATAGACATCATCTACTGTGAGTGCTGGTTGTCCATTCTTGTCCCAAGCACAACCCTTAGCAATTGCAATTCTTGCATTTGTCTTGAAATCAGAGGCATTTCTGTTCATAACATAAAGAAGATTCTTAGCATCAACCTTGAATCTTGATGTTGTTGGCTTGCGAAGTGCTACAGTTGTTTCCTTTTCTCCATCACTATAGATAGAATTACCGCAATACTTAACATCTTCCTCTACGTTTGTTAACCAACCGTATCTGTCATATGCATCATAATTTGCGATAGCATCCTGTCTCTTGCTAGGATCAGCGCTGATCTTATACCAAGGTGAAAGATCTGTTGTATAGCCGAGAACTGTAAGTTTAAGATCTTCTGGAATAACAGATCCAGATTCAGATTCCGACTCAGATTCCGTGACAACAGCGAACTCTACACGATCAGTATACTTAATGTCATCAAGTCTGTCAGAATCAAGAACAACAAGACCATCTGCATCATAACCGCAACGAACCTTCTGAGCAGCAGCTTTCTTTGCAGGATCAATGAGATAAATTCCATCTTCTGTATCCACATACTTGACAAACTGTCTTTCACACTTGACATCAGACTGAATAGCATATTCCATTCCTGGAACAATACTAATAGCAGAGAGTGAAGTATGCTTTCCATTATACCAATCAGCAAGATCACCATAGATCTTACGATAACCAACATTTCCATCGCCTTCAGATGATGTTGGCTCAAACTGTACAACAACAGTCTTATCTATATCACCATTAAATGTAGCACCCTCTGTTCCAGGCGTAACAGTGACATCAACTTGCTCTGTTCCAGCTTTCTTATATGCTTCCTTGCTGACATGTGTAATTGTAGCAGCAACTCCTGCTATTCTAGCAGCATAGTCTTCATCACTTTCATCAGATTCCTGCTCTGGCTTTGTAACAAGTGCAGCACCTGTTGTATAACACTTGCAATCAGAATCCTTTAAAGCTGGTAGACGAAGATCATCTACACCTTCTGATTCATCTGATGGTGCTACGCCAGTTTCTACCTGATAAAGTGGAAGTGTCCAAGCACCGTCAGCGAACTCGATCTTGTCTGTGAAAACAACTGCACTAGCAACATTTGTACGACGGCATATATCATATGTTACATCGTATTCCCAACCAGCGTTTGCATTGACAATATCTTGTTTGTCGATATTTGGATTAACTTCGTATAAATCAATTGTCTTCTGTTCACCTTGATCACAGATTACCTTTTGATAAGTTTGTGCGAACTTATAAACGAGTGGATAATCAGGGACTGTGGAGAAGTAAATGAATGTGTGAGCATAGACAGCATCATCTGGAAGTGCTCTCACGACATAAAGGTCTGAAGAGACACTAAGGTGTTGTGCTGCAATATATGGACCACAACCATAATACTTACCGAATGTTCTAATATCAGGCTCACCGAACTTTTCAACATAATCCTGATAGGATGTGACACGCGTAAGAACGTTGTCAGGACCCTTTTCAGTTATGATTGGAAGGAATCCGATTGTACCAGATGTAGAAGTAAGATAAGTACTGAGATCTATAATTTTCGTATAGACTCCAGGGCTAATCATATCTGCCATTTTTTTGTACCTCGTAATTAATTGTTTAAGTTTTTGTTGATAGAATTTTCTAAATTCTTTATATTTGTTCTAAAAAAATTCGAAACTAAAATGACTAATCACGAGAAAAATAAAACAATAACTTACGTTTTTTAGTAAAAAATAACTATTAAATGTTCAGCTAGTAACTTAATCAATGTTTTAACTATTATTTATTCAATGGAAAATAAAAATGATTCGAGGAATAAAACGGAGTTCTAAATGAACTCCGTTTTATCCTATTTATATATAAAAATTAGATTTTCTTTTTCTTAAGTTCTAATTTTTCCATTTCACTTTTAACAGCTATAACTGCCCATTCTCTCAAACAGTTTATAACACTCTCTTTAACTTCTTTTCCTCTTTCTAGACACCACATCATAAACTTATGATTGAATTTCTCAGCTTTCTGTAATGTTGTGAGATCTTTTCTATCATTTAACTCTTTTACAAATTTGTATGCAGCTTCTTGCATACTCTTGTTTAAGATAGCACCAACAAAAACGGATCCAACTGCCTGAAATATAATTTTTGTCAATACTCCCAATGCCTTTTTTGGAAGTATAGAACATATCCAAGTCCAAAGAGATATCATAAAACACCTTCCTTAATCTATTTAAAGATTTTTGTGTTTTTAAATGATTTTCCAGTCTCTGCAAAAGTTGGAACCTGCTGACTGTTTTTCATAACAGATAGAACTTTATCAAACCATTGTTTATATGTAAGTGATGGATTGTAGTATTTCTTAAGATTTAATGTGAAAGTACCTCCATAATTGCTTCCATATGAAGATTCACCATCATTACATCCGCCAAAATGAACCATATTTGGTTCACCTGATCTTGAAAATATTTTCAATTTCTTTTTAGATCTTTCAAGATTATATGGAAGTTGGAAATTTGATCCACTATTGCAACAATCTGTTACCATAAAAATACGACATGTCTTAGGAACGCTATTTAAAAGCTTCCATACTGTATCATCTACCATCTCTCCATCCCAGAAACAAAGCGTCTCATCTAATCCATCTTTCTCTGTACTGGAATATACTTGTCCACCATGTCCACTATAGAAAAATATAAAAAGACCATCCTTTGTATCTAACTTAGATATACACTTTTTCCACATATCTTTAATATGTTGATTTGTGCATTGACTATTTTCTAATTTTATATATGGAATATTATTTTTAGCGCATAGTTCAGCAAAATTTTTAGCATCTATATCTGTTCCAGGACAAGCACCATCCCAACCTCCATATGCTTTAGGATTAACTTTTGTTAAACTACATATTAGAGCTATTTTATTCGTTATATTTGTTTTAGCTGTTCCTGTAGCGAATGTGCAATTGTCACATCCGGAATCATTTATACATCCAGCAAAGGATATAGAAATAATTGAACACATCAATATCATTAATTTCTTCATACATACCTCCTTGATTTTATTAGAAATAAATTCTCCAAACTAAAAGAACTTCTCTTGAATGACTTAATCTAATTGTACTAAAGCATACTCTATTAAACATTGCATATGGAGTTTCTACAGAATTTCCGTAGAGACTACATACCATTTTGTCATCATCTTTATATGCCTCTGTCCAAAGATCAGATCTATCAATTACGAAATATGATTTAGAACGAACAGATACGTTAATTGCTGTAGTAGCATCGTATACTTCTGTAATAGTTGCTGGTCTAGTTTGTGTAATATCGTTCTCTACTTCACCACCAGAGATTGTCTCCGTTGGTTTTTTTGAAACAAATAACTTCATTCCTTCAGAAACTTTTTTGATATCTTCATTACTAACATAGAATCTACATTCTGTTGAGTTCTGATCTACAACAACCTCATTTACATCAACTGTAATGTATGTATCCTTCGATTGTGTAATTCTTATGATGGAATAGTTTGAGAATAGTTTATCGTTTGTTAAACATTCTACCAATTTCCCGTCAGAATCGAATGTATATCCAATTGGGAATATAAAGACATGTTCATCTTTTTCATCAGTAAATATATCTGTAGATGGCGGTGTTAATTGAATATCATCACTAGCAAATCCATTTCTATAAGTACATGTAACTTCGATTGGATTATCATTCTCTACAAACCTTGGATATTTAAAGGACTTAACAAAAATTGTCCCATGACTTAGTATTAAAAGATTACGAAAATCTTCAATGGATTTTGTTAAGTTTATTGTTTGTGAAACAGTTTTTTCGTTTCTTGTAAAACTGCAAGTTATCTTATTTCCATTTAATGCTAGAGAACCAATACATGTATTCTCATCAGACTCATCTTTATAAATTCCAAATAATGTTGGCTCTTGTGATACAAGTTCTATTCTATAATATTTTGTATCCTGACCTGATGTATCCTTATATACAGGGAATGGTGCGTTAGATGCTTCATCTTCTTGTATTTCAGCAACGATGTTATATACATCAAAATATTGAACGGAATTGTTTTGGAATGGATGATCTGTATTCCATGTACATCCAGATGAAGTAATATTAGCACATGGTGGAAGAGTCAAATTTGGTTCATAATAATATCTATTATAATTTGGATCATAGTTATAATAAGTCTGCGTTGTTCTTGTCAATTGTCCATCTCTTCCAGGATCCGGTAAAGCTGGATCAGCAATAAATAACGCAGCTTCATTAATATCAGCATAAGACTTTTCATAATCTGTTTCTAGATATGTCTGACCACAGATATCATCTGTAGAAATTTCAAGTCTAATTTCAGCAATTAGATTTGGATAATATACAGTTCCATTTACTTTATAAGGATTTGCTAGATCCTCTTTAATTCCAATATACGAAATCTTTTTATAATATCCACTTACAACATTATTATTAATAATCCTAGAAGCATAGTTTGGATTTGACTGTATGTTAGTATCATATTCATATCTAAGTCTAACTGGATTATAAAGATCCTTATCTGATCCATAAGTCGTTCCGCATTGAAGTGGATTTCCTGGCTCAGCACCTCCAGAGCCGACTCCAAACCAAAGAATCTCACTTCTTCTAAGTGATTCCAAAGCTGCCTTGTCATCTGTAATTACATTGCTAGCAAATGCTTTTCTTAGAAGCCATTCACGACCACCATAAACAATTAAATTCTTACGTTGTGTTGACTCTATTTCACCAGTTTCTTTATTCCTAACTCTAATTTCTACTTCGCCACGCAGACCAGAACTTGGATCAGTACAGATTTCGTCTCTTAGACGTTTTCTGTAATTATCTGTTAAACTAATTGTTTGTTTCATATTTAAATCTCTTTTATAATTTGTTTAAAAACTTTCCATTATGGAATCAAAATAACTCTTGTTTTTCTGAGAATAATTTGAACCCCAGTCATATTCATCAAATGATTCACTCTCGAAACATGGAGGATTATATGGTTTATCCCAATATTCACACGGTAAATCATTAATGGTATAGAGATTCTCTTCATCAGCTATTTCATATCCTTCAGGGAGATTTTCTCTTATAATCTCAAATAATTGCTCTATACTTTCTATGCTAGAAATATCTACATCAATCTCTACATATCTGGTATTGTTATGTTCATCTATTAATTTAACATACCATGTATAGTCTTCATAAAGAATTTGAGATTCCAACATAAAATATTGATAAATTTCTTTTATTTATTATTTGTTCGAGTAGACATGTTTTTATTAAAAATTATCTATCCCGTTCGTTAAAATGTTTTCAGTTAGATCTCCAGACTCTGGAGCATGTAATGTAATAAATTGTGCATTTATTTGACAGACATAATAGACGTAAGTAAATAATTTATCTAGAATTGTTTGTAAATTAGATTTTCCAAAATATACATCATCTTTTTTATCTTCCGGCCAAGGTTTACCAAAATGATCAAATTGTTCTGTACCTCTATTACTTAAAGTCATATATCTAGATACTGTTGTCTGTATTTCTTGTACTTTTGGATAATAATTCCAATCACTAAACTCTGGATTTGTATGACACATACAAATAAGCATATTGCCATCCGTGTCCATGTATTTTTCAAATGGAATACATAATTTGTCATATGTTCCAGTAGCAAAATTCACAGAAACCCATTTATCCTGAGTTTTAACATACAATTTATCACCAGTATATATGCTATTTATCTTACAACAAATATTTCTAAGTTTATTTTTAATGTCATTTTTGAATTTCTCTTTCTTGTTGTAAGAATATGGTCCATACCAATATTTTTCAAACCTGACATAAAGTTTATCTTCTATCAGACAAAACTCATCATCAATATATTTATCTGTAATTCTTATCTTATGTAATTCTTCACTATTATCTCTTCTGAATCTTAAAATGGAATAGCATAAAAATCCAACTGTATTCTCTATTACATTCTGTTTCACATCTACATAAGGAGTATGTGAGTATTTCTCTCTAAGTTGCGGATCATATTGACATAGTTTTTGACCGCATAAATCTAACTGAAGTTGATTAACGTAATCATAATTATTATGGGCGTAATACATCTTATTAATTCTATTATTGTGCTTAAGCAATTTATATTTACTACTTGTAATATACGCAGCCATAAATAATTCATTCATATTATGAATTGTAGACTTCGTAAATCTTTCATAATACGATTTAAGATCTTCCATTGAAACATCTTCTGGAATGTTAATGTCTACTAAAGAACCATATTGTATAGCTGTATGCACAATGGAATCATAATCCTCTGTATAATATCCTTTAACGTTATCTATAAATCTTTCATCTGGATTATTTAGGATAAATTTACATTTGACATAATTTGTACATATAATTGCTTCGTGACATATACTGTAATAATAACTTGATCCATCGGATGTTTTTAGATTCTGTTTAATGCAGAAAGTACAATTATCCTCTGGTTCCGTAGATAAATAATTTTCATATTTTCTAACTTCCCAAATATAATGTCTGCATTTCTTATCATAAGTTAAAACGGCTATAATATCATCAAACAATGGAACAATATCATCTGAGTTAATCCATGTTGTTCTATTATTTTGAAGTTTCCAAATAAGTTTTCCACGATTTGCTTCATTGACATTCTTTGTTTGGTGATAGCAGTATTCAAAGTCATATTCTTTCTTATATAAAGAATTTAATTTAGTTGCATAATATTGACCAGAAATATCATATATAAAATCAGAACATGGATTAAGATATATACATTTATGATAGATATGACTATCTTTCATTTCTTGTGTCACTTCTTGTATTGAAGGATCATAGAAAATATTGGATTCAATGTGTTCACATGGATAATAGAATGAATCACCATTATTCTCTACTATCTTTCTTCTAGTAAATTCTTTTCCATTTGTTTCAGATAAGAAACGATTAACAGTTGATACATATCCGGTATTACTATCTATTTCTGATGTATTGTAAATAACTGTTCCATGGCAATCTGAATGTATATCACCATCATATTTTAGACCTTCATCAAAGAATCTTCCGAGTTTTCCACCAGTTTTGACAACTGGATAGAATTCATCCTTCTTTTCCCTAATACCTATTATTACTGGTCTGTGCTGGACTGGACCAGTTTTATAATCCTCTGGTTTTTTAGTCCACCAAACAGGAACTTCATTATCAAATGGTGAAATGTAATTTCCTGGAGCTTTTAATTCTTGACCATGACAGAAGTATGTTTTTAGTTTTTCGCAGTATATATTTTCAAAGTTATTTTGTTTTAACCTATTGTCTGTATATACTCTCTTAACAGTTGTTCCTATAACATTTCCATGTATATCAAGTTCTGGAACAACAACTTTATCATATATTCTATTGCATGTCTTTTTAGACCATAAGATATTAATTTCCTGTGGACTATTTGGAAGAACTCTTCCATGTGAAGTATCTACATATACCTTATAATATCCAGCAGCATCCCATTTAAATGTATTATATCTATCCGCACCATCATAGTGACTTTCAATATATTTTCCATTGCTATTATCATAGAACGTGGAACTAAATCTATCTCCTTGAATGTTTTCAGGAAGACCAGTTACCATTTTACCATAGCAACTTCTAGGCATATCCGTGTTAAACAATGGCTCATAACTATCTTTGACGGCGTTGTATTTCTTTTTCTGTTCTTTTCTATAAGCAAATACACCATAATCGTTAAGTATTGGCAAATACCAATCTGGGAGATTCTGATCAAAGACAGCAAATTCACAGATATAACAGCATTGATTTTGTATAACTATATTATGAACATCTACGTTGTTAATGGCTTCATAAAAACCATCTCTATAAAGATATGTCATATTTTGTTTAGAATCATATTTTAGATGATACAGATGCCATTTAGAATCCTGTTGTCTAATATATTTGTTTAGTTCATCGACTGGTTCGCCATGAAGTTTTGTACTATCCTCTAGAACATTTCTAATTCTCAATATAATATGAAGATCTTTATTAGATATATTATTTGTGAATTTTATATTTGTAAATTCATTACAATATAATGCACCATATTGATATCCATTAAAATCATGACCATAGTATCTCTTATTTAAGTTTATAGCAGCTCTATCTATATCTGTTACTTCTATTGTTGTTGTATTGTAGAAATCATATAGTCCATTTCCATAATAGAAATTAATATAAGAAATTGGAGTATACATTTCAGGAAGTGTATTTTGACTAATTCTTCTATTAAACAATTTAGAATACTTATCTAAAGGAATTGTATAATTTCCGTTGCTATCTTTCTTTCCTTTATATGTTTGATAATCCTCACCTAGCAAATGTGGGTATTCTGCTATTATATCGAGAGAGTAACCACATACTCCGCATACAAACAGAAGATCAGATACATCACTCTTTAATTTTGGATTTAATTTGTAAAATGTTTTTGTTTCTCCAGTTGATATTCCATTCTTTGTTTTAAAAATTGACGTATCACTTGCAGATTCACAAAATGCAATATATGTTGCTTCCGATATGTCTGGAATCTGACAATAGTCTGTAATAATCCAGAACATATTAGCATCATTTTTATGATATTCCTTAATTGCAAGGTCTAAGTATGTATCAGGCAGAAAACTTAAATCATAGAATGAAATCATTTTTCCATTCTTGTTAAAATATATTGGATATCCAAATCTTTTCTTATCTTCTAGAGCATAATAATATCCATTATATTTTGGATTTTCGAAATCGCCAATATAGAATGTTGGGGTTATATTACGTTTGTTTGTTTTGATATATCCAGAGTTATCTTTTGTGTAGTGTTGGAATATTCCATATTTGTACTCAGCTTTGTTTAGATATAATATAAATGTATCATAATCCTCTATATTCTCCAGTTTACAATATTTAAGAGGTTCACCATTGGATTTAAGATATGGATTACCTGAAATATCATCCTCTGACACATAATTAAAATGATAGCATTTATCATTTCTAAATGCGTATTCGTATACAAACCATCTTGTTAATGTAATATAATGTCTCTTATCAAAAGGAGTTCCATCTACATCATAATTACTCAAGAAGGTATAAGTTGTCTTATAGAAATAATACCTATTATTTGTATACTTATTTCCTGTTTTGCTAATATCGAAATAGAATCCATCTACATTCTGATCAAATCCAGAACAATAATAACTGGCATATATCTTTTTATCATCATACATAATATAGTAATCACCAATATTGTCTAGTTTATCATAGACTTCTATCTGTGGTGTTAAACTATTTACATACGGATAAACCTCTCTATAATTAACGACTTCATTATCATTTTTATAATCTTTTAAATAAATTAGATCATTAAATGGAACATATTCATTTATCTGTTGTTTAATTCTTGATCTATTTCTTAGACCATTTTCGTCTGAGATATTTAGATTTTCTTTACCATCTACATTGTTTGGTCTAATTCTATTATAGTTAATGTCATCTATATCATTTAATGTATAATCATTAAAATCTATTTCCAATTGTGATACAAGTCTAAGCATTCTATCACGTTTTGGCTTGTAGAAATTAATAATATTTCTAACTAGACGAGAACTAAAGATATGTGTGTTGTAGACATCCAATACACATTTATAACCGTTGTTTTTAAGATATTCTTGTAACGCTTCTGCAAGTTCTAGGATAAGATTTGTATACTGCTCCATCGAATCTTCATAAGATGTTAATTTGGCATTTATATAATCTAGAAGATCTTGATCTAGTCCATAATTGACATTCATTATTAAAGGTTCTTTAAATTGTGTATACACTTCATGGACACTATCAGTTTCTTTATCATAATGATATGTTTTAATTGTAGATTCTGGTATATACTTCTTCCCTACATCTTCATTCTTTTCATTAATGTAATCTCTTTGAACTTCACAATAATATCTACCGGATCCGACATGAAGAATATGTACATCATTGTCTGTAACAGATGAATAATCTAACTCGTTGACATAAGGATCTGCTAGATATCTTTCAGAATCATATACTCTTCTGTAAGTAAAGTCTTGATCACAATAGCCACAATCAAATATTGGATTTCTTTTACCAAGATAGTCCGTAACATAATTTCCATCAGCATCTAATTGATAGTAAATCGATTTTCTATCTTCATTTATATCCCAAATTCTAGAACATTTCGTTCTTATCCATCTATATTTGATTCTCTCCTGTGCTTCATCTTCATCCAGGTTGATACATTTAATATAGATATAATTTGTCTGTTCATCTAAATAGTAGTTAAAGTTCTTGTATATGAAACCTGAATTAATATCTAAAATATATCCATTTTTGTACATATACTTAAATAAATCAGATATCTGATAACTATATTGTATATTGCTTCCGAATGGATCATTGTATACTGGAATACGAATGTTATCCATATTGTTATCAGGATCGGAGTCTATATTTGTATCGTTCTGAACCTCTGATATATTTTGGAATATAGCATCTAAATATGAAGGATCAACTTTGTCTACGACAACACATTTTGCCAGTTTTGAATCTGGTTTGAACATGGAATCACTATAATAGAATTTCTTTTCTACATAGTAAGGAAGACCCTTTTCATCTTTTTGTTTAACCGTAAATGTATGTATTTTAATAACTGTACTTGGGAACAAATCAGATGGAGAAGATACAAATGACATCTTTCCATTTTCACGTTTAACGTCTACATTGTATTCATTCTTGAGAGTATCAAACTTTTCACTATTGTAATCTAATTCTATTTTCTCATAGCCTAAGGCATTCCAATTATCTTCGAAAGTTACAGAATCAGAATTTAGATTAAAATATGATCCTATTTTGTTTTGACCATCATTCTTAGAAACATGGATATATAGATTTCCATTTTTATAAACTGGGATTCCATAATCATTTTCCGTAAAGATCTCTGTATCTAAATTTATGTTGTTATCTATTACAAGATTACGGCTTTTAATTCTGAGCCATTTTGTTCCTTCGTAGTTTAAAAAGAAATATGTTGTATTCTTATTTTTCCCATAACTAATAGCCCAATTCCACTTCTTATTCTGTGGATATCTATTTCCAATGTTTACATAATTAAGTTTTTCACCATCGTGTGTTATAAAATCTTTATAGTTAAACGTAATGTCTGTGATATATTTTCTAAGCGCAGTTTCTTTAATAATATCTTTATCTTCTCTAAAGAGTGATGTTGGATATTTTAGAAAGCTATTCATAAATGTAGCATATCTAAAATCCCTATCTGTATTTCTGAAAGGAAGATTTTTTAGATAACTATTATAATTTTCTATAAGTTCAGATTCCGGAATAGAACTTTGGACACCGTATGTAGAGCTTTTAAATATATTGTATATTGGATTATTCTGAAAATGTAAATCGTGCATTAAAAAGTCTGAATAATAATAGATCATGTCTAGATCTGTACTATTCGTAAAACTTCCGAGATAAAATGGCTTTTGATAAAAAATTGTTGGAATGTTCTCTGGTGTATGATAATGGACAATTCTAATTCTTTCTCTAGCATCTTCCACAGGAATTTTAGCTTCATCATATCTAGCATCAATAATTCTCTGCATAGATTGACTTGAAACTTTACAATTTTCCTCTATTGTAGTCCAATTTGTATATACGTTTCCTTCATCTAAGCAAACTTGTATATCATAATATCCATAGTTATGTGGCTCATTCCAGAATATCTCTATATATTTTCCATTGGCATGTAATTGATAATTACTAATTTTTATAATAGATCTAATTCCATCCAGACCATTTTCAGAATCTACTTTTTCGTGTTTCTTTGTAAGCCACCAATACTCTAATTCGTCATAACTACAATATCCAACTGGTACGGCAGTTAAGACATAATGTTCCAAAGTCTTTTGATAAATCTGTTTCTTGCTTGGATCTTCTATTTTATTAATAAACGTGTATATTCTATATGCTAACTCTAAGAACTTATTTGGACCGACGATATCACTTGTATCTAGTCCAGTAAACCCAAATCTAGTAGTATAATGTCTCAGATCATTAAATCTAAGATAATCTGCATACATTACGAGCATGTAAAGAAAGCCTTGCCAAACTGCCAGAAAGCTCGTATTTAGATTGGAATTTCCAATTATAACATCTTTCTTTGGTTTTACACCAGATAGAAAATCTACTATCTGCTGTTTAGCAAGTCTGTTAATCATTCTTAATGTAGTTGTATGATCATTATTGCTAAACTTAATTTTGACATTAAAGTATGGCGTTAGAGAAGGAAGATGCATGTATGTATAGTTCTTATCCTTCTTTGTTAAACCCTGATTCCAGTTTAACTTAACAATTTCCCATTTCTTATAGAACCAATGACACTCTTTAATTTCATCTAGTTTAGAGTTAAATTTGCCCCATTCCCAATATTCTTCATCAATACCTTCATTCTGATCGATGTATTGACCAGATGTAGAAGTTTCTACAAGTTCATTTGGTCTTTTTATTGGAATCCATTTAATTTCTACGTTTTCTCGTCCATCTCTGGTAGGATATACCCAAGCTTCTGTAATATAACAATCTTCAAGACCAATAATGTTTAATGCCTTTACAATAGAATCTGGTGAACCCTTTATTTTATAAAGATCACACATATTCAATAAAAACGTTTGTCTTCTATTAAGTGATGCTACTGTTCTACTATTAATAAAGTCTATTCCAAATCCTCTAATTGCTTTATCTACCTCATCACTGGATAGACTATACGCGTTTGTACATTGTGCTGTTGTATCTTGAAAAGTCTTAATTGTTCCAGCCCAATCAAGAATAATACTCTTGAACATATAGCAGTCTATAGTATTAAAGGAATATGATCCAGGAAAACCAGCTCCATTAAAATATTTACTTATATCTAATCTAGAGTTAATTGCCTGGAGGATTTCATCCTTATGCTTTGGGAATATCAATCCTGGCTGACCATCTGGATAATCATAATTGAGGGATTCAAAGTATTTATCTATTGTATTGAATCTAAGAGAAACTTTTTGGCTGAGTTGTTTGCAATATCTAATGCTGTTTAACTGGTAGAAGTTAAAAATTCTCAGGAAATTGTCTACTGAAGGAAATATCATAATCCTTTATCCATTTAGAGATATAAACTAAATAACTATATTATAGTTTATTAAGGATTTGAATTATCCGATTTTAATTTAAGCTTTAGAATATAGATAACATTAAATGTCTATCATTTCTTATATATATTATAATCTAGATTACCAAACGTAACTTTGTGAGATGCACAGTTGCAATGGAGTGATTCCATAATTCCTTACGTGACCGTTTCACGTTAAGGTCTCACAATTTTTATTTTTGGTAGTCGACAAAAAAGGAAAAGCCAAAATGAAGACATGGAGCGATGAGACGCTGTCATGGGTTCTTCCGTTCATGGACGGATCCAAGCAGCTGACTGAACAGATAGTCAAGGATGCAGCAAAGGATGCGGAGAAACTCTCTCTGTTGACTGCGTGCAGCCTCATACATAGAGACAAAGATGAGATTACCCTGAAGAGGGTGTCTGAAAACATCTTCGCCAAGAAGGCTGATATGTATTTCAGCGACTTCAGTGACACCATTGAGGAATTCACAAACCTCGCTATCGAGAGTGAAGACCTCGGTGATCTTGTCCGTCGCGGTTGGATGATGGAAAAGCTTCCGGGAGACCCTTACGCCGTCATTTTCGACGATGAAGACAATCCCGTTGCCTACGTCATGCACTTCACGGACACTCGCTGCCCTTGGATCAAGTTTCCGGGAGATACGCGTAAAGTCCAGTTCCAGATCACTTACTTCGATGGACCTAACGAAGATGGGTTTGCGAAGCGTTTGAATGGCTGGATGCAACCTGGAAAGGGTCCGTATACATATAAGCGCACTGGCGTGACGATGAGCACGTTGGATCGCATTCCCAGTTATATCTTGCAGAAGTTCCTCAATCAGCAGGATGTTGTGGTGGATGAGGAGCTGAATCAGATCAAGCTCGGAATGCGTGATATTCGTGACTTCCTTAAGGGGAGCAATTTTGTTTCCCAAGTCGAAGGCGAGGAACACATGTTCGAGATCAGCAAGGATCCTGGCTCGGACAACGGTTCGGCGTTGATGGATTCCGTGGAAATCGGAACCGTTACACTGAAACGGACGTCACCTACGTCGGCACGCGTAATGGTCACCTTGACCAGTCTCCCCAATGGGGTTGGCAAGAACCACGCTATTAACTGTCTCACGTCTGCGGCACTCTGTCCCGTTCACGTGTAATACATATAGCAAGACAGTTCTGAAGAGGGCTTCGTAGTAATACGAGGTCCTTTTTTTGCTTAATTTTTTTATACAATAATACCGTCTTGGGAAATCTTTTTCAATTTCTGGTATTTAAGATATTCAAATCTTTTTTTATTGAAGGTTTCCACTTCCGGAGGATTTTGCATATATTGTGTCTGTCTTAGGTTTTCTATGGTATCTAGCATACTCAATCTAAGACAAGAATATACATATTTATCAAAACCACTCACCTTTGTTGGATTTCTAACTTTCGCTTCATCCTCAACCATTGCTGGATATTTCTCAACATACAATAAAGAGTTGTGGTTTTTAAATGTGTTTGCATATCTAAAATAAAAAGACGGACTATTACAATATACTTTAAATGGTGTGTCAGCGTTAATTTTTACAAGTCTATTTCCATGAAACTCTAAAACAACATCATATTTAAGTCCTGGAACAGTTTTAGATGGAGCTTTATAATACATTGTTATAGTCATAAGTTTTGGCTCAAGATACATAAGTTGTATATCAGACCTTAACTCAGAAAAATCTTTTTCTAGACCAGCTAAAAGATATTTTAATGGGATTGCTGATTGTCCAGTTGAAATATTTTTCAACATTGTTTTACATGTAAGCATATTTAGAAAACCTTTTTATTTTATTAATCAAAAAGATTAGTAATATATAATATTGAACATAATATGATATCTGTGTATTAACACACTTTAAAGGAGAATCAAATGAAAGAAAAAGTAGTAATGGTTAGAACAATCGGTGGCGAATTTATTATGGGTTCGCAGGATGATTGTGATATTGTTTCCGCTGATGGAAAAGTCCAGGCACAAGATACGGATAAGATAATTCTAAAGCATGCTAGAATTTTTAATATTCAAATGACTGGACGCGGAGCAGCAATTGCCTTTATTCCACCATTTCCATTTTCCCAGCAAGTTAAACATGATGATCTAGAGTTGTCTAGTTCTATTATCATGTTGAAGATTGATGAATCTGATATTGATGCTGAAATTGTTAATGGGTATAAGTCCAACATTACAGGGCTTGATCTGAATACTGGATCCAATAAGTTTGTAATGTAAGAAGAAATTCGCATTCAAACCACTACTACAGAAATGTAGTAGTGGTTTTACTTACGCAAATGGATTATGAGGTTGATTTGGATCTGTTTCCTCAATATCCATGTTATTAGCAAAAGGATCTCCAGCTTTTATAGGATCTTGTGGAACTGGTTTTTGCTGTGTCGGTTTGGATGCTGGCTTTTTCTTTGGTTGAGTTGCTTCTGGTTCACTAAAAGGTGCATATGCAGGGGAAACATTAATTGGAGATGTATTCTCTGGTTTCTTAGCATAAGCGTTATTGTTAACCATTTCAAGTCTGGCTAATTTCCTTTTTTGTTCTTCTATCTTTTTCATCCAAGAACGAATTTCGCACTTAAGTTTATATCTGCACTCTTGTGGATCTTTTGCAGCATCACATTTAAGAAGTGCATCTTCTGATTTAGCTTTTGCTTTCTCTGCAGCTGTAATAATAGCATTACACATGCAGATTGTTCTATTTTTACCAGTTTTACCTTTGCATTGTCTAGCTTCTTGAGAGAAAAATTCTTTGTATGCTATATTTATTCCTATAATAGCACCTGTAATACCAGCAGCAATCAATGCAGCATTAGCTATTCCATGTCCGACTTTATGTATATACATCTTATCTGATGGTTTCAGATGACTTTTATTTAGAGTCCAGAATGTCTTAGCCATACGACCACTAAATCCAGCTTCTTCCGGTAATATTTTTTTGAAAACTGGAGAGGCAATTAACATATCATATACTTTGCTATGATACTCTTTTAAATTCTTTAAAAGCTCTTGTCTTTTTTCTGGAGGATATCTCAGAAGTGCAAATGCTGCTCCAGCAATTCCGGCATATTTTAGATATTTTAAAAATGATCTTACATCATCAGCAATATCTTTTCCAATAGACATAGCATCTACACTATAATCATCACTATCTTCTTTAAGAAGAACTTTATCACGTTCCTTATTAAGAGTATGTTCGCTTACAAAATGTCGCGTATCATTCTTTAACTCATAAGATTCTTGTATATCTTCCAACATTCTTGTACATACTCTAGAATCATTTACGAACAATAAATTTTCTAGGATAGTTTTACAAGAATCATTATCTAACTGCTCTATGAATTTTTGTGTCCCTATTGGATTTCTTACTTTAAGATGTCCACGAGTGACCAAATTCATTAAGGGAAATTGGTAATTCATCTAATCTAATCCTCTGGAATATATTTAAAATGTAAATAATTTTAAAATTTATTCAGATGTTAAATAAATCTATTATTTTAAGAAACCAGAACAATCTTATTAAAAGATCTATAATGAGATTAAGACTGAAGGGTCTGTATAAGAAATGTCCGATTTGTAATAAGAAAATAACTAATAGGGTCGAACCTCTCGAAAAAATAAATTAAAATAGAAATCTATTTATTCTATGTAAAATCTATTTAAATGTATTTAAATAGATATTTTATTTTTAAGAATAAAAAATTGTTATAGATTTCTTCTTAATTATAAAATAGATAAAATCTATTTTAGTTAAAAAAATTTAATTTTTAAAAATCGACCCGATTCAATCCGAGTTTACCATTGAAGAAAAAACCACAGAAGTGCAGATATCCAATAGATAGAAAAAATTGGATCGAATATAATTTCTAATATTTTGTACATTAGCATTTTCATATATTTGATTTTTATTTTTGTTAGAAACTGAATGTCTAATACTCTAACAATATTAGATTTTAAAAACTAGATCCATAATAAAAAGTATGGATAATATCCAAAACTAAAATAAATTAAGGAGTAAAAAATGAAGAAAATTATTATGACAGCTCTCGCTGGCATGTCCATTATTATTACTGGTTGCAAAGATGTTCCAACCGTTGATACAATGAAAGCTGTATCTACATCTGTTGGTGTTGCTGCTGGTACAGTAGCAAACATGGCAAAGATTGATGATACATCAAGAAATGCAATTTGTGATATTATGGGAAAAGTCAGGGAATGCGTTCCTGAGAAAGACCAGTCTTTCACAGATTGTTGGGTTCCCGTTGCTAATAAATACATAGAGGAACTTAAGACAGCTGGAAAAATTAGTGATATTCAGGCAACTCTTATTGCAACTGGAGTTAAGACAGCATGTACAGGCATTGACTACATTTTCGATAAGAAGTATCCGAAGGCTAAGGGTGTAGAAGAACTTACCCGAGCTGCAGCAAGTGGATTTATTGATGGCTTCCTAACTGTATTTAAGCCAGCTAACGCTACAGAGGTTGAAAAGGCTAAGTCAAATATGGACAAGGATGTTTACGAATATCTGAAAAAAGAGTTCGTAAAGTAATTTATCTAATTAGATAAATTATTCAGACTCCCGTTGTAGAAAAAATCTACAACGGGAGTCAATTTATCGATTTTTTAAATAAATTTAAAAGATGGATAAAAACATGATACAATATTCATTTCTATTTGAGAATAACCAAACTATAACAAGAACAGCAAAGAATGCTCATCAATTTGGATATAGATATTGGAAGTCTGGAAAAAAAGAAGAAGATAGTAAAAATGGAGTTAGCCATATTTATCGTACAAAGACAGATAAAGATGGTAATTCTAAGATTAAAAGAATTATGAAAAAGATTATCGGTAAAGATGATAAAAAATCTAAAGAAAAATAATATCTAATGAAAACATATAGTTTTTTAAATGAGTTTATATTGCTTTGTCCAAAAGCAATAGATAATAAAATTGTTCAACTTGTCGATAATTATTTTGGAATTAAATATGGCATAGATTATACAGATAGGACACTTCTATCTGATATAATGAAAACTACGGACTTCCTAGAAATCATATCCAGAATATCTAAAAATTATAATATTAGATCAGAAATTCCAGAAAAGATATATGATCTAGCAAAATCACTAGATAATATAACATTTGGTCAATTTGTTTACACTATAAAAGAGTATATTAAATATTATAGTATAAATAAAATGAAGTCCAATGATTATGGACTTATAGATGGAAAATTTAACAAAACAATATCCACACTCTAAATTTAATTAGAATGTGGATATTATTAGTAGAGATAGTTTATTAGAATTATCTAATAATGCAAAGTTGACCTTTTCTGCTATACTTTGTATTTAAGGTCGCTGTCCATGTACCATATACAGAAGCAACATCAGTAACACTTGAATAATATGCCGAACATGGTCCAATTAAACGCGTAGGAGAAACATGTCCATATGCTCTACAGCCACATCCAAGTGTTCCTGTAACATAACCTTTGAGTTTATCTGGAACTCTACATCCTTTAATTTTCTTTGTTGTAGATTTTCCAGCTCCGGCTATTGTAACATATAGAGATGTTTCTTCATCTACTTCGCCAATATTATAACTCGGTTCAGCTTCGAGATAGAATACCACACTTGGAGTCTCAAACTTCTTCGTTTTATTATCTCCAACGTAAACCCAGCGTCTAAATAAAACATCATCGTTTACTCTGCATTTATAAGTAATGTTCTTACCATTAATCTTATGTGTTTTATTTACGAGCTGATCTATTTCTATTATTGCGTTAGAGTCACTATCTGTATAAGTGACATACATGTAACCAGTGATTTTCTGTCTCTGGTATTTTCTATATCCAAGAGAACTATTGTTGTTATAGATTCTTGGTATATTTAGTGCTAGCTTTAGATCATAAACATCTGTAATTTCAGCTGCATTAGATTTTCCAAAGGATGTTAATGTTAGAAAGCATAGCACATATCGTGCTATATTTTTCATAACTATTCCTTTGTTTAGAATGAATAATATTATTTATTCTATCATACAAAGGAATAGTTTGAGAACTATTTACTATTTGGTTGTAGAGAATTATATGCTAAAACGCCAGCACCACCTAATCCAGCAGCAGTATAACCTAGAGTCTTTTTAGTTCCGCTCCAGGCTGTGGATCCAATCTTTTTCATGGTTTCACCTCTAGCTTTTTTAGCTCTAAGTGCTTCAGCTTTTTTCTGTCTAGCTAGTCTTATTTCTTCTTCTTTTTGTTTCTTGAACGTTTCACCAACGCCCATCTTATCTTTTACGGCTTGTTGTCTTTGTGCTTGTGCAGCTTTTGCTTCTGGAGTCATTGGTGTTATTGGTGTCACTGGTTTACTAGGAGGAGGTCTTCTATATGTCCTTTCAGTAATTCCAGGAGCAAGAGTCTTGCCACTTGCCGCTGGATTTGGAGCTGCTGTTGTACTTGCAGCGTTCTTTTTATTCCAATTTGTAATATCAGACATTATCTGATCTTGAGTTCTTGGAGTCGGAGCGGCAGGTGCTGCTGGAGGAACAGGTTTTTTAATTGGTTTAAGTTTCATTCTACCAGGAGTCTGAGCAGTAGGTGCTACTGGAGTAACAGGAGGAGTTGGAACTGGAGCAGGAGTCCTTCTAATTGGTTTAAGCACTACTGGTTTTCGTTGTGCTGCAATCATAGCATCCGCTCTTTGATTTGCAACATCTAGAGCGGTTTTTAGTGCTGGTTTTTGTACTATTTTTTTACCAGCTTCTGCTACTTTCGTACCAGTTTTTGCCATCGCTATATCTACCGCTGTCTTTAATTTGCCAGCTTCCGTTAATAAAAAACTATATTTTATCATAATCTAAATTCCTTTAATCCGTTGTCATATTATATAATCCAATACCACCGAGACCAACTAGTCCAGCAGTTGTACCAATAGCGTTAGCAGTACCTTTTGTTGCTGATATAGTTGTATTTTTAATTCCTTTTCCTGTTTTTTTGGCTTTCTTTTTAAGTTTGCTCATACCTCTGCCAAAACTATCTTTAATAGCAGTTCCTTTGGATCTTAACTCATCCATAAGTTCATTTCTAGAGCTATGCCAATTTTGTTCAGTATTAGCAAAATCAGAAATTTTATCACGTAATTTTCCAAGTTTACGGAGACTCATATTTGGATTTTCATATCCAGCTAATGCTTGTGTATTAAATACTAGATCTGAAGGATTTAGATGATGGGAACTTGTAAATTTCGTACCTTTCTTTATATATCTTCCACCTTTGCCAAATCCAAATAAATGCTCTTTTGTATGTCTCCAGTCATCACGCATAAATCTTCCGAATTTCCTTAGAAGTTTATCTTCTAGAAGTAGAATTGGATTTAGATTATACATTATTATTTACCACGACCAAAAAGCTTACCTAACCAACTAGGACTATCTTTATATGCAGTAATTGCATCAGCTTTAAGAGTACCAGAATCAAATGCTTCTTTTGCTGCATCTGCTGCAGACACCATTTTTTCATTAGAACTCTTTAATACAATACCAATATCAGCAGGTAAACCAGCATTAGCAACTTCAGCTTCTATTTGAGCATTTGAAAGATTAAATTTAGCTTTGAGTTTTCTTGCTTGTGCTATAAGCCTACGCTTTTCCTCTGGCGTTGTGCTAGGATTTTCTAAACTAGCTTTAAGTTTCTGTAATGTATCAGATAGCTGTGATTTTGCCAGTACAGCACTTCGTGGCAAAGGCGTTTTAGAAGCAGTTCCTAATTGTGCAGCAATTTCTCTTGCTTGATTAGCAGCGCTTCCATATTCCTCTGCTGCTTGCGCTGCCATTTTTTCACCCTGCTTTACTTGTGCACGAGCTTGTTTTCCGGTGCTTTTTACTATATCTATACCATCTGCATGCGCGGCAGCGTCTCCAATTCCTATTACTCCTCTACGTCTAGCTCCATGTAAATCTCGTATAGCTTCACGTGCTTTTTTTGTAGCTTGATCAACACTTCCTCTGACTTCATCTGCTGCAGCTTGTTTTTTCCTAGCAGAACCAGAAAGTAAAGATCCAAAGAAGTTATGCCACCTTCCTTTATCTGTTGAAGGTAGCATATGAATTCTTCCACCTTTTTCTACAGTCTTAACTTTTCCAGAAAGTAATCTTGCAAAATCATCTAATGACATTCCAGCTTGTTTAGCACCTCTACCAAGCAATGTACCAGTAGCTTCATGTAGAGTTAAAAAATTATATTCTCTTCTCATACTAAAATCTCTTTAATTGTGTTTTTATAATTTTTTCAATCTTATTATATCTATAATCCCAACTTGCCATCTATCTTTATTCTTGAAATTATTTGTTGATGTAAGAATCCAGATACAATTTCCAATTTGACCACATTCATTAATTCCATCTATATTGGATTTAGACCAATGATCACTTACTCTAACAAGTTTTGTCTTATCTGGACTAAAGAAATACGCAGAACTTACCTTTCCACGTTTTTTGGAAAAGTATTTAAATACATATCCTTCGTTCTTAATCCTATTTAGGATCTGATTAAGATCATTTCCACTAAAAAGAAACTTAAATTCTCCATAAGTATTATGGTTATAATCAGAAAGAAATGCTTCTGTTAGAAAACTGTATTTTTTTATTAGCATAATATTGTATTTTAATTTATTTAAAAAATAATTTTTTATCTATATATATTAAATAATGTAATCTAGTCATTCCATATCTATTTAAACCAAAGAAAGGAGAAAGAGAATGGAAGAAAAGAAACCAGATATCTCCCAAGAGGAGAAAAATATAATAATGCAGGTAACAACTGCAATAGAGACAGAAGCACATAAAACAATATGCATGAACGTATACAATGCCATACAGAAAGACAAAGATAAAGATCCGAAAACATATGATCACATACTAACAAAGATAATACTTATGAAGGTACTTGGTGATCACATAAATATTCTCATTAGATTCTGTGATGAAACGAAGAAAGAATTTCCATGGAAGTTAATCTACAGTCTGTGTGACCTTTTCAATTCAGAAATAACTGCCATGCTTAAACTTGCTGAGACTATGGTAGATAGAGAAGTTCTACTCAAAATGCTGGATGATGTCATGCATGGAAAGTTCTTCAATGAATCTGAGTCTGAATCTAATTCCGAATCTGAGAAAGAAATTTCAAATTCGGAAGAAAAATATGAACAGACAAAAGACGAAAAGCAATCACTCTGGAACATGGATCAATAGTAGATATCACTCGAACTCTATATATATTAATAGATGTGGTACTAAGAAATTAATTTTGCGTTTTAGAGTTGGGCGCGAAGTTCATTTCTTAACTTCATGTCGTGGGTGCGATGTGGAGTTAGTAGACGTCTGGAATGGAGAACTAACCACCTCCTTAAGTTCCAGACGTCTACTTACCACGCGTTTTTTCTAAAAAGAAAGGAATCAACAATGACAGAGTTAACAATTCCAAATTCAAATATTACATATCGTGAGGTATTTAACGATTTAATAAGTAGAGCTAGTAAACATCCAATGTTCAAATCTTTTGAACTTCAACTTCTATTACCAATTACGCATGCTTTTGTAAATAAAGAGCCTGTTTTTAGATTTCATAAATATTCTGTAAAAGATGTAGATTGGAATGTTGTGGATACACATTGGTTTAAATATACATGGAATGGAAATTATGATTATCATTGTTTCTTTAACAAAATAACTGGATTCACAATTAGATTTGGACATGATGTAAAGGATGAGCCAAAATATTGTAATTTAGGTCCAGAAATTCTGGATTTGGAAATATCAGTAAACGGATGTCCAAAAGTTGGAGGACATAACTGCAAGTTTTGTTATAAGAATAATAGTGATAAACCTCCGACGAACATGAGTTTTGAAACATTTAAGAAAATATTTGATTCGATGCCAAAATGTTTGTATAGTATAGCGTTTGGAATCACTGGAGTTCAAACAAATCCAGATTTCCCAAAAATGCTAGAATATTGTTATGAGAATGATGTTATTCCAAATTATACATTAAGTGGTGCAGATTTAAATGATGAGATATTAGAAGTTACATCTAAATATTGTGGTGCTGTTGCTGTATCTTGTTATGAAGGCAATAAGCAATTGTGTTATGATACAATTAAAAAGATGTATGAAGGATCTAAATTTAAACTTCATGTAAACATGCATATTGTTTTAAGTGAAGATCCAATCCAGTTGGCACATATTTGGGATGTTCTTAAAGATATTAAAGAAAAGAAAGTTGCTGGATTAAGAAATATTGTTTTTCTAAGAATCAAGCCTGTTGGTAGAGCAGGTAAGATGGATTGCAAAATTCATTTGGATACATATAAGAAAATTATGACATTTTGTATGGAAAACAATATCGGTTTTGGATTTGATAGTTGTTCAGCAAAGACCGCAGCAAAGGTCTTAAAGGAACTTGGACACGAAGAATTAATAGATTGTTGTGAACCATGTGAAAGTTCACGCATGTCGGCATATATTTCTGTAGATGGTAAATATTGGAACTGTTCATTCTGTGAACGTTCTGATTGGTTCAAGCCTATTAATGTATTAGATTATAACAATTTTATAGATGTCTGGCACATGCCTGAGGTTATGAGAGTTAGAAATATAGAAACTGACCAAAGTTGCCCAGTTTATGATTTGGACTCAAAGGAGTAAGAATGAAAAAAGAAGACCTTTATTTCGTAACATTACCTGGAGATATAGATAAAGATTATAATCTTGGTGCAATTAACTTGCTGACTAGGAGATTTCATAAACCTCACCCAAAAGGAGGTCATCCTATTTGGCTAGATGAACCAATGTTTTTTATAAATGTACAGCATAAAGATAGATTAATTGAAAGTGTGACAGATGATTCATATTGGTATGGGTATGAAGTTGTCAAAGATAAAGACTTAGCAAAACTGCAACAATATTTACTTTCAAATAAAGATAAGATTATTCATGATCTTAAAGAGTTACATGAAAGTCCAAGATGTGATCATAGAATATTCGAAATAGTTAGTGTTAATACTTTTAAAGCTGTATGTCTGATAGATATAGAAAAAGGTATAATAACACCATATAATAAAAGAAGATCAAAAAAAAGGAGTAAGCAATGTACGCAATAGCATTTAAAGATGATGCTACGTTACAAGTGCTTAAAGATAATATTTACAATGCTTGGGAAAGTAATAAAATACTACAATACATAAATACTTATGTATTAGATAAAACAAGATATACATTTTCCGTTAAAGAATTTCTAGAACGATATAAAATATATAATCCGGAATCTACGGATTTATTTAACTATAAAAAAATAATTGCCGTGCCAGATTCAGCATTTTCAAAAACTATGGCACCAATTGGAAAATTTCTTGAACATGTATTATTATATGAGGTAATATATATGTCACCAGATATAATTAAATTTGATAACTTTGCTGAAGTATTAAAATAAGTTGCTATTAGAAAGGAGTAAAAAACAATGAATACAGATCATCTTGATCCAGCACCGGAAATGCCAAAGAAATATCGTTCAGATAGTCAAAATAAAATGTGTCCATATGAAGAAATAACGAAATTCTATTTGGAACAGATAAATAATACAACAAGATATTGTCAAGAATGTTTAGCAAAACACATGGTAGTATATCCTAGATATAATGATCCAGAATATCAAGATAAGATAAAGAAAGAAAATAATTCTACAGAAAAACAGAATGATATTCAAATACCGCCTATGGTGCAGGTAAGAGTTAAGACAAAACATCTTAAAGAAATGGCTGTACATTTACTTCAGATTATTAAAGGCTATGCTCCAGAATATGCTATTCCAGTAGATTTTGGATATATGTTGTATGAAATAACAAAAGAAGATCAAGAAAGGAATGAACAATGATAAAATGGATTAAAAAAATGATTTGTAAAATTAGAGGACATCATAATTGGGTACGTTGTTGTTATGGTGGTCTTAGTGGATCTTATTTTGTAACTAAATGTAGTTGTTGCGACGTTGAAAAACCGGATTCATTTGAACCAGAAACGAGTTATTAAATGAATAATCTTGAAGTCGTTTATGGAATGGGATGAATTAAAATCAGGATATGTTATTAGGTTTACTCCAGTTTATAGAGAGTCTATAACATCAAATGAATGGTATGATGTAAAAATTATCATATTACTTGGTGAGAAATGTTCAGATGGATCTTCATTCGTTGGTAATGTTCTCGCAGGATTAGATTATCCAAAAGATGTTTATAGATCACTTATGATTCCAAATAGGGATGTTATGAGCACAGTAACGATTCCTTATAGTAAATTTAGTAAATTCAAAGATTGTATTACATTAGCAGATAAATCAGATTATAAATCAATTGCAGATAGAATTAATAGTCATATTCAAAGTTATTTTGATTTATATAATACTGAAAAGATATGGGGTGAATTTATTTTAAAGAAAGTTAATGAATTCCTGTCACATAAAAAATAGGAGAATGGAATGAATGAACTAAAAGTTGTTTACATAGTGGAATGGTTTGGGAGAGGTCCTACAAGACTCTCCCAAAACATTACCAAAGATAGAAAAGGTTTACAAAAATATATAGATAAACTTCTAAATAAAAGAAATAATAATATTGAAATAAAAGGAAATAGCCCAGATATGTTTACGGCTTTAGATATCAATGATAATTATAGTGGTATTCGTATATATTCTAGACCAGTCATAGACAAACTAGAGCATATTGATTTGTTGCGTCCAAATGCTTTACACTTTTAGAAAGGAGTAAACAATGAAAATAGTTGAAAAAGAAGAAATTAGACGGACAATAAAACCAGTATATGATGTTGGTGATATTGTATGTGTTCATATGGATAGGAATACTGAAAAGTGGGGAATTATTACATATAAATCCAAAAATGACACTTATAGTGTTAGCCTTTTTGGTAAGAATGAAGCACTATCAATTAGGATAAGTTATGGCAATATAAATCCATATGAGCTCGTATATGAAACTAAAATGAAACGTCTTATGAGAAAAGATCCAGATATAGAGAGACAGAAATATTTAGCGAATAAGTTAAAACAGAAAGGTTAGTCATGAACACTTATGACGAAATTATGGAAACATATTTAGAAACAATGAGTAAAGCACCAAAAGAATGTCAAGAATGTACAAGGAGACATTTTATAGGCTGTAGTGGATGTGAATATTCAAAATATTGGGAGAATAGAAGAAATGAACAAAAAGTATAAAATTGGAGATATTGTTTACATAGATAAACCTTCACTTCTTAATAAAATGGAAAAATCATGGTTCATTATTATCGGAGTAATTCGTTATAATGAAGAACAACCAGAGTATAGTAAATATAGAGGAATATTCTTGAATGATCTTCCATTAGTACATGAAATAAATCAATATCAAATTTCTAATGAGACAGCATATGTTCATATGGATGTAAATGATGCTAGTGACATTACAATTGTTCATAGATTATTCTAAAGGAGATAAACAGAGATGGATCAAAATGAACTTTCTAAAGAGATAGATCACATATTAGATTTCTATTCTATTAATTTAGATAGAGATGCCATTAAGAAAGATATTATACAGCTTATTGAAAAACAGAAACAAGATCTTGTATGCTCAATATTTAAAGGATTAGCACACGATGACAGAAAATGAAATTTCATGTAAGTTAGATCTTGTCTGTGAAAAATTAGATGAGATAATAGAAATATTAATTTATCAATCTAGATCAGATAATGAAAGTAAAAGAGAATTAAAGAAGAAGTATGATGAATTAAGAAAATCTAAGGATAGACCATTTAGATATGATTATGATGGATATGATCCGTAAACAGAAAGGAAAACGATGGCAAAAGAAGAATCACTTGTTATGAAGTATGCTGTTCTAACAGAGGAAACAGCAAACTCTATAGATATAAATGATCCTAGACAAATAAGAAAATTGAAATTGTATGATGATCTAGATGAAGCTAAATTAGTATGTGCTGTAAAAGATATGAGACATCCAGAATACAAGTATGCTGTATATGTATTAGAGTATGTAATCTATTTATTTAAGAAGTACAAGGAAGGAGAAAATAAAAATGGAACTTGAAGACATGAATCCTACAGATGTTAGATGGGAAATAATTAAAAATGTTTATGACAAGAATGTAACAAGTGATATTAAAAAACAAATTAGTGGATCTCCTGCTAATGTTATGGCTGCTATTACTATGATGTTTTGTATGAGTTTTGTACCAGCATTAAAATTTGAAAATAATGAAGAGTTATTAGAAATACAGAATAGACTTTACAAATACCATTTAGAACTTATGGAGAAAGGAGAGGATAAATGAGTATCTTTTATAGGTTAATAAAAGGTTTACCAACTAAGCCTGGAGATATTGCCGTTATTAGACATAATAATTGCTTATTACCAATAGATTTAAAAGCTATGAATCGACTACACATGTGTATGGAATTTGATGGTGATGGTATTATGACTTTAAGAAAAGTTTCTAATAAAAGAAATTTGAACTTAACCTGAAAGGAAAACAATGATTATCAACAAAGTCAAGTTAGGTGTATCAATAGATGAATTAAAGAAAAGAATAGATGATTTTAAAATAATAGAAGATAATGAACCTGTTTACGGATTGTATGCTTTTATATGGAATGATCAAACACAATCTAATCTAAAACGTTTTGGAGTAAGATTCGGTTGTGAAAATTATACAGATTGTGAAGATATGAATGATGAAGATGAACAATTTAGAACTCCTGGATTCAGAGCTGGTTACGATAGTGTTAATAATATTGCTGTTAGATGGGTAGCAGCAGGTGATGATTCAGATATGCCAGTATGTTTTTGCATATATATTAATTCTTTTGATGAATTAGATGTTTATGTTCCATATAATGGAAATGATTATAATAAGAAAGAAAATAGGGCATATTATTATGGTGAGAAAGATAAGTTAGAATATAATCAAGATGAAATGAGAAATGAATTCTTTACTCATATACAATGTAAAGGAGCATAAAAATGGGATACTTGCATTGTGATGGAATGAAATACGGAATTATTCCAAAAAGGAATATTATAGATTCCATATTGATAAACTTACCAATTATTAATCGTTTATATACAAAAAAAATTGAAATTCATCTTACAAGTAGATTAGATTCTGGAGCACCTGTATGTGGTACATTTCGTTCTGTAAGAATATATAGGTGGCAAACTAAATTAATGATTAATTTTATGGTTCCAGAGGTATTTACAAATGTCATTTTAAACATATACAATAAGAATATTGTTTATGAACCTAGAGAATGCTATGATAAATGTAGAGAATTAGGAAAAGATCTTGTTTATAAACCTGGAATAGAATATTCAATGTGTCTAATAGTAAGAGAGCAAATAAAATGGTGAAAATTGAACTTTATCGTTGTAAATGGTTTGAAAGTGATTTTGATGATTTTGGTAAAACTTATTGGTGCCAAAATACAGATTGTCCAACAAGAGAATGTTGGTGTAATCATGGGCTAGAAAATTCTATGTGTCCATTCTTTGAGAAAATGGACATGAAACCAAATATATTTGAATATGATGAAGAAACTGTCGAATATATTCGTAATCAATTTCTTAGTAGAATTAAAGAATATTGTAATGCTGAATATAAAGATACAAAAAGACAATTAGAGAGTCTTACTAAATTAGAAAAATCTCTATCTTATACTTTGACAAAAATAGAAGAGGCATTAAATAATGGAAATGAATAATGAATATGAATATCATGTAGGATATGATGATTATAAAACAGAAAATGATGAAATGAAAATCTTCACAGTAATCTGTAATACTTTTGATAGATTAAAAGATGCTGAAAAATATAGAAATGAACAACAAAAGAGAATGCCGGATAAAGCCTTGTGGATTCAAATAAAAAGAAAGGAAAAATCATTATGAACTCATTTGGTCATTTAATTGTTAGTATATCTAAATCAATTTTAAGAATTGGTTCATGCGTATTTGCCTATGGTATGAATAATGTGAAATATTTAGCAATAGGTTTTCTAGTTGCTGAAATATTAGGTATAATAGAAGAGCTTGTAGACAAAAGAGAGTGAGGAAAACGATGATGTATGAAAGATGGTGAAATAATAGTTAGAGATGTCAACTACCATGCAGCGAAGCTAACATGGCTTGTTTCTAAATCCTAAGATGCTATTGCTAGCATTTTAGAGTCTGAAACGATTGGTTGGTTGACAACAACCTGCTCTACAGATCGGTCTTCTTGTTTGATAGTAGAGAGAATTTGTAAATATCTATTTTTAATATTAATAGCAGCATTGTAATCAGCATGAATTTTGAATCCACAATGACTGCAATGGTAGTGACTTTTGAATCTAGCTTTCTTGTTTGTAAATCCACATTTTGAACAAGTTTGTGACGTATATGCTGGATTAACCTTGACAAAGTTTTTACCAAGTGCTTTAGCTTTGTATTCAATAAAGTTCTGTAACTGGAAAAAACTCCAATTACTCAACCATTTATTGACTTTTTTGCTAAAGTGTTTGGTGTTTCTTACGCCAGACAAATCCTCAACCACAAATGTGTCATAGTCTAGATTCACGAGTCGTTTACTAATAACATGATTCAAGTCTTTGCTGAACCGCATCTGCTTTCCTGAAAGGAGTTTTAAATGTCTTTTTGAGGAGGCAGTGCCTTTTGCTTGTAACTTGGATCGTAGATATAGAAATTTCCTTTGATGTTTACGAAGTTCTTTAGAATTCCATTTGATTTTGGAATTTGAAGTTGTTACTAAATTATGAATACCTAAATCGATACCTAAAATCTTTTTGGGATCCACAGGAACTGGATCTGGTTTAAAAAATTGTAAATGTAACCAAAAAGTATCCGTTTTCTTGCAATAAGATACGGATGCTGTCTTAAATTTCCAATTTAAAAATACTTCTTTTCTATCTTTATCTTTCGGTGTTTCGATATAGACTTTTTCTCTTTTATCAAGAGTTGAAAAAGTGAACATGTTCAGACCGTGTCTAGAAATAGTGCAATCATTATATCTAACCGTCATGTATTTGGACTTACACTCTGGTCTTTTACATTTAAATTTTCCACATTTAACTGCTTCTAAAGCAACATCACGTGTTGCTTGAAGTATTGAAGAAGGAATTTTAAATCTATTCTTTAAATCTAAATACAATGCTTTATGTGCTTTATCTTTACTAAAAGTTTGGTTTTTATAAGACCATTCCGTATGTATATTGAAAATATCATGAACTATTCCCATTAATTCTAAATAACGTTCCTTATTTGAAGGTGTAAATTTAAAATTAATTGTCCTAAACATAGTTCATAAAAAATTAAAATTTTAGTTTATTCAACTTAAAAACAAGAAAGGAAGAAGTTTATGATCAGAATTAAACCACAACATTTACAAAAAGTAATGGATATGCTTGCTGATAGTACAAATAAACATCTTAAAGTTCGTGGAACTATAGATAACAATGTTATATTTACATTGGATGATACAAATGATATTATAGATAGAGCTGTAGGTGGATATCAAAATGGAGTTCCAACTCCAATTACCAAATTGTATTTTATGCACATATTAAATGATATAATATTTATAGGTCTGGAAAGTAATGAAATTAAAGGTAATGTAATTTATGATATTCTACCTTTTAGATTAAGCGATAAGAAAATTACAATTGATTATATTAATGAAGCGTTAAATGATTATGGTATACAAGTAGAGAATTATGATCCGTCAATCCAGAAAGGAGAAAAACAATGAAAGCAGTTCTAATTGAAGATGAAAATGGACAGATTGTAGCATATACGAGAAGAGGTACATTTAGGGATTTTGATCATGCCATAAAGACCCTTGGTGAAATAGATAAAATACCAGAACATGACTGTTGTAAAGTTGGATATGAAAAAGATTTAAAACAAAAATCGAAAGAAGACTAATGCAAGATTACTTCTTTATTCTAAATGATCAAGAGTATAAATATTACAGTCAACATTACCATTCAGAATTGTTTAGGGATGGTTTAAACTGTTACACAAGTTATAAAGAGGCTAAGGAAGAAATTGATAAACTAAGAAAACTGCACCCAGATGTAAAATTTAAAATATATGTTTTATATACAACTATCACAGAAATGGATGAATAATGATTGACAAAATAGTAAATCCATTGGTTAATTTTAAATTGAATATAAGCATGGATGTTGGAATCTTTATCCCATTAAAAATTATAGAGAACAAGGTTAAAAGTTTTTGTTACATGCACGATTTAGATGTTAGAGTTTTAAAATCTGGTTTTCTTGTAAAACATGTAGAGTTTATAATAACTGGTAAAGTAAAGAAATCCGAATATAGAGAATATAAAGAAGCGTTTGATACTTACTTTAAAAATCTTGAATTACTGTCCGCTTAAAAGAAAGGAAGAGAAAATGAAAAAGTACCATGATTGTTATTATGTAAGATATAAAACTACAAGAACAAAATGTACGGCATATTGTAAAAATGAAAAATCTGGACGTAAAGTTTGTAATTGTGACGGGATCATTATAAGAAATGAATGTCCGTATTTCTTAGAAGATAAAGATACAGCATTGACTCCAATGATAGTAACTGAAGATATTCAGAAAAAGATTTTAAAATATAGATCGAAATTAATTCAAGAAGCTGAGAATTTAAACAGAAAGGTAGATAAATATTTAGATAAAATGAAATGTATTATATTAAAATTAAAGGAACCGTTTGATATACAAAAAGGAAAGTCATCATGCCAAAAGAAGTAAAATGGCTAGGAGATAGACATTGTGACTTCTGCCATAAAGAATGTAAAGAAGATTTATATGATGCTGTGACAGTATATGGACCTTGGGCAACCATGTGTAAGCATTGTTTTACGAAAAACTCTAATGGTTTACTTGGATTGGGGTTTGGACAGCATTATGTGAAGAACAATAATAATGAATTTATTAAGGTGGAGGGATAGTATGAGTAAAATCACATACGAATCTCTTAGAAAAGATCTTGATGAAATTCTAAATCTAGCTAAACCAATATTAGAACAAAAGAAATTAATAGATGAATTACATAAAAGAATATGTTTTTGGGATCAAGATTATAATCATTGGTTCAGCAATAATCCAAACATGGAATATTGTATGGGGCATGATTGTACAGAAAATTGTAGAAGAGAAACCTGTCCGGAAGATAGAAAGAAAGCAACTCAACTCAGATGGGGTCTTAATTCATTAAATGATATAACCAAATTAATTGGCGAATACGATATGTATGCTTACGGTCGAAAGGAATATAAGTGCGACGAATAATAGATTATTTCAAAAATCTACTAAATATTAAAATACAAAAAAATCAAGGTGTTCTTATATTAACATCATGTATAACTGGATTCATATTCTGTTACATATCTGCTAGAATACAAAAAGAAATAGTTTCATCATTACCTGCAGAGTTCCTTTCCATACAATCCCTTTGGTTTTGTATCTCATCATTGCTAATTGGAATAATATGGAAAGGAACAACAAGGTTGTTTGCAATTAGATATTTTGCCATACTGGCGTTATCAGAATCTATATTAGCATTTATATTAGGAATGTATCTAACTTTTGTATATTATAATCCCTGGATATTTGCAATAGGTACTTTATTGTATCAAAGTGTAATATCCAATTTCGTTTGTAAATGTTTAATGTGTTTTGAATCTAAACTTTGGCAACAAAGGGAAAGAGAAGATTTTGATAATACAAATAGTGTTATGAGAAATATTGTATGCTGTATTGGTTTTGGATTTGCTGTATTAAATATGCCTTCATTAAAAATTGCCATCTTCTTATGGGGATGTAGTTGTATAGTGGATGATATAGGTTGGATTATTGTCTACAAGAAAAACAAAGAGTTAATTCTGAAAGGAGAAAAAAACAATGCTATTTGCGATTAGTCATTGGTGGATACCGCCAATTGTATTCGGAACAATCATTCTTCTAATGTTTATACTTTGTATATTGGCATTCTTATTATTCTATCTAATTATAAAAATAGAATCTCATCGAAAAGGAATGCGTTATGAGGAGTAAAACAAGGATCAATATAGTATCGGATATACATTATTCTGATGAAAATGATAATATAGATTTTAGTAAGTTTAACTTTGATGTAGATTGTTTTGTATGTGCTGGTGATCTTGGAGTTAATAGTAGATCATATTATAAATGTAAAAATATATTACGGAGTTATTGTGCCGAAAAAAATTGTTATTTTGTACAAACGCAAGGAAACCATGATCTATGGGGAAGCGGTAATTTCTTCACAGAAGCTGATACAATAACAACAGAAATGCTGAATTCAAGACATGGTATTGCATTTATATCCATGCCATTGTTTACATGCTTAGAAGATATATCTTTCAAACCGGAAATTCTTGGTGATTTCCAGGAATACCTAAAAGCATATAAATTTGAACTAGATGGTCAGCCAAAATGTCCAGAAAAAATGTTTAACCTAGAATGGAATTCTATTTTCTATCAATCAATAGAATGCTTGAATCATAGAATTTCGACATATAGAAATGTAGTTGTAAATGGTGAACATATGTATAAGAAGATTGTTGTCGTGACACATTACGTTCCTAAAAAAGAGTTAATAAAAAACTCTATTATGTATGGTCACGAACTCAATCCTTATTGGGCTTCAAATGATGTATTTGAGATTCTAAATAACAAACCAGATATATGGATTCATGGTCATAGCCACGAATTCTGTGATATGGAAATAGATGGAATACGATACATTAGAAATCCTTTACATGATTACAATATGAAAATAATTGAAGATGCCTATAACTACATCATAGAGGTTTAGAAAGGTAAAACAACATGCTTAGAACAGATTTTGTTAGTAATAGTTCTTCCTCCTCATTTGTTGTCTCATTAACAAATGAGGAGGTAAAAAATATAGACCGTCCAAGAACAATACTAGAATTTATACTAAGATCCAAAAAGTTTGATTTTTGTGAATTACATGATCCAGTAGATCTTAGAAAAGATGATAGTAGATTCTACCTATGGAATGGAAAAAGAAGAAAATTTGACGTTAATAAATATGAAGATTACATTTGTCCATGGAAATACAATACACAATCTGATTTTATTGCTACAAAAGATTCTATCCATAAATATTTAGAGTGTTGTAAAAATTGTACGGATAAAAAAGACTGCTATAATTATCCGAGAATTAAAAAATGTTGTAAAGAAATAGATGAAGGTAAGACTGTCTATTGCTTTGAATTAAGAAGCACTGATCCAATATACATAGAAGATACAGACTTTGCTGATATTAAAGACCCACATGTTGTCGATGCCGAATCTTCACATTAACATATATAAAAAAAGGAATTAAGAATGAGAAGACTTTTTATTATACGTAAAGACTTGCATTTAACGGCTGGCAAACTTGCAGCAATGGTTGGACATTGTTGTGAGGCTTATTGGACAAATCTACTTAAAAGATGTTCTGTTGCTAATCCTGTCGAAGTATTGGAACAGAGTGGAGAATATAGGTTTAAAGTAGATATTAATCAAAGTATATGGCATGAATATGTTTGTGGAATATTTACAAAAACAATTTGTGAATGTCCAAATAAAAACCAGTTAATGAAAGCTGTTGATATAGCCAAATCTTTAAATCTTGTTGAACTTCAAGATTATGGATTTATAAATGATAGGTGCCTTACAGAACTTACACCAGAAAATCCAGATGGAACAACGACAGTTGGAATCTGGTTTAAACCTTTACCTGACGATATAGCACACACAATCAGTAAAAAATTTAAACTTTACAGAGATTGAACAACTCAGGAGGTGTTAAAATGAAAAAGAAAATCCTAAACGTCATAGAGGATGGAAATGAGGATTTACATATTCTTTTTCAAACAATTATTAATGATGATATAGAGAAATCTGTACGTGAATCTGCAGAGTTTTTGTCAGATATGATTAATATAACTGAAAAAGATATTAAAGACATATCTAAAGAACTTAACGTAGGTTCATGCTGGTTTAAAGAAGAATATTTTTTTGATATTACGGAGATTAAAATAGATGGTTAAGAAATGTGTAAGGAATTGGTTAAACGGAGATAGAGAGTACAAAATTGTATCTCTACAATATCCTGATTCAAATAAAACTTTTTATTATGTTTACCATTATGAACTTGGTATTAGTGCAATATTTGAAAATATACACGATGTTCATTACTGGTTAAGCCCTTAAGAAAGGATCACAATGTTTAGAAACGATTTTGTTTCAAATAGTTCTAGTTGTTCATTCATTATTCACCTAGTGACTACAAAAGATATAGACGAATTTAAAAAAGTGTTTCCTAAACTTGTTGAAAAGAAGTATATTGATATGGATCGTCTTTTAGATCCAGATACATTTTTCGAATGTCTTTCTTGTCAAGGCAACAATGGAATAGATTCATTAAAGAGAGGTGATTTTGTTAGATTAAGTTCTGGTGATGATCATTATCCAGATTATGAACAGAAATATTGGGACATGTGTGAGATTATAGACTCTTGTGGATATAGTTTTAAAATGTATAAAGATAGTTATGCACATATGACAAGAGGAAAGAGATGGAAAGATAACGATGATTGATGATTTTGAATTACTAGAAACGATATGTAAGAAATTAAATAAACATTTATATGATTTAGAAAGAAAAAGAACATGACACTTAACATAATCTCAGACTTACATTGTTCCATGAATGATTTAACAAAGAAAGTTATATGGAACAGATCCGAAGAAGATCAACAATACTTTAATACACTTATCAATAAACGATATATAGAGATGTCCAATATTATAAGTGAAATTCGTTCTAAATATGATTCATTAAAAGATATTGAACCACAGATAGATAAGAAATCCATGCTATATACATTTAATCCAAAAATTGCTAGCATTAAAAATCTGGATCAATGTATTAAGTTAATGGAAAAAGTACATCTATTTTATTCATATCCACGTAAATACTATTATGATGGAATTGTATTTGATATGGATAAAATTGCATTCTTTCTAGATTCCATAAGTTTTCCTTTTGCAAAATATAGTTTTCAGAACTTAATGTATAAAGTTCAATCTGAGTTTAGACCAGAGAAACTTAAAAAAGCAGATTATCTTCTTATTGCCGGTGATCTTGGTTTAAATGAATCTTATGAAGAAGTTTATAAAGATATAAAGAAGAGAACAAGAAGGAAATTTAAAGATGTTTTCTATATTAAAGGAAACCATGATTACTGGAAATTTGGAAAAGATAGATATGAAAACATTGATATTGGAAGTAGATTTATAGAAGCTGAACTAGATGAAAATACAATTCTTCTTGGATGTACGTTATGGAGTCCAATTCCGGAAAATGAAAAATGGTGTGTTAGAAGAGGAATGAATGATTATAACTATATTCCTTTCTTTACACCCGAAAAATCTACAGAACTTTACAACAGAGAAAGTAGTTGGCTAAGAGATAGAGTTCGTGCACATTCTGGTAAAAAGATAATTATAATGACACATCATCTACCTAGAGAGGAAATAATAGACGATAGATTTATGCACAGTGATGTAAATTCAGCTTACTGTGTTATGAACCATAGCTGTGATGATATTAAACCTCTTGTATGGGTTCATGGTCATAGCCACAATTACTCAGACCATACAATAGATGGAGTTAGATATATTAGAAATCCAATTGGATATCGTGAACATTATGGCTATGTTCCATCTGAGTGTCCAACAACACATTGGTACAATACAATAATAGAGGTATGAATAAAAAACGTGTTGTGTTTTCTACTGAATACAACACGTTTTTTATTTATTATCAGATAAATATTCTTTTCTTGTCTGCATAGAAGGATAATCCATAGATGTTGTCATTCCTTCTTCCTCACTTCTATCAAATGCCTTAATGGCACATTTAGACATCCAATCACCTATTCTATGTCTCAAAGCAACTTGTTTTCTAACGCTAACAAGTTCATCTAGAGCAGAAATTAACTCTGGACCATATCCAAGTGCCTTAGCAAAAGCATCAGCTTCCAACTCTTGGTATCTCGTATTTCCAAATCTATCTAGACAATTTAGATAATATAAGAAACAGCTTTCTTTTTCAGGTCTTTTTAAAATCATATTTGGGATGTTTCTAGCACAATCTACCCAATGACCAATTTCATGTAAATAAATAGCAAGTCTCTGTTCTGGAGTAGCACTTTGAAGCAAACCATATGTAGCAAAAACAGATATTGGGGTTGTGACATTCTTAAATAAAACAATTTTTTTGCCTTTTTTCTTAGAATCATTAGATATCTTAAACTTCTTCATGTAGATTAACTGTTGAAGTTGCTGACTCATAAGAATAGCCATAAAGCTGTCATTTATACCCCATCCTAAATGTTTTGGATATTGCTTAAAATGTTTTTCTGCCATCTGTCTTATTTGCTTTTCACAACCGACATAAAATCCAGGAATAACAAAAGCATTTCTATCAGAGTCAGCGTAAGCATGAACTTTAATATTTAAACCTTTAACAACAGAGTTAATCATTGCTGTTTCTTTTGGAAGTTCCTTACATGATCCAAAGAAAGTAAAATTCTGTTTTACTTCGTGCCACCAAAGTTTTAAACTAAAAAACCAGGAATTTAGCATTTTATCATATTCTGGATACTCTCCATAAGATTCCATTAAGAAACTATATTTCTTTTTCATATAAGCTTTTAAAGTTAATAAATTAAAATTTTTTTAATTTATTAATTGAATATAATTCATGAATAATTTTAATCCCATTTACTTAGAAAAACAAAAAGAAAAGAAACCATACGACTTTGTTGGTGCAGCAGGTGGTGTTGGTGCTGGTCTTGTAGCATCGAATTTACCAATATGGGCAAGCGTTCCAGTCAATAAAAAAATAGGAGTGCCTGCAAATGATGCTGAATATACATATATGATGAATAAACTTGGAAATCTTAAAGTAAATGGAACGAATACAGTTGATAATTATTTAAAGAGCAGAGGTATTAAATATGGATATGGTGGACCATATCCATCACCACACTTTGATATAGCAAAGAAAAAGATAAACCTCAACTTGAATCCAAAATATTTTGATAAATGGGGAATCCCATTGTTTGCCCATGAGCTAGGTCACTCTGAAAAATTAGCTAACAATCCTAAAGTTGTATCTAGAACTAACAATTATCTCCTATCCAAAAAAGTTTCTGGTTATGCAGCATTACTTCAACTTATAAATTGTTTTAATAACGATGATGAAAGTAGACAAAAGATTGGACGTGCACTATCTGTCTCTGGAGGTGTAACAGCAGTCCCAATGCTAGCTGAGGAAATAGGTGCTTCGATGAGAGGTTCTAAAATGCTTGGTCTCAAAGGAGGTCAAAAAGCTAGAGCATTTATTGGAATTGGGTCTTATATTGCTTGGGCATTAAGTCCAACAATTATATATCAAGTATCAGAAAAAACAAGAAAGTTCTTGAATACCTTAAGAAAACAGAAGCAAAAACATCCGGAAATAGGACAAGAAATTTCAGAGTTAGAAAATCAAAACATTAAGGTAAAGATTTAAAATTTTACTAAACAAAAACTGCGTCCTTTTAAATTCAAGGACGCAGTTTTATGATCAGCAAATTGAAATTAAATTCTATTGTGGTAAATACGGACCCTTTCTCAAAGTAGCAGATTTCATTGCTCTTAAAGCCGGATTAGTGTTTGGATCTGGATTCTGACGTCCATTAAATATAAATGAGGAATTAAAATCAACAGGATTTTCCAATCCTAATTTTATATCACCCATTTTCCTAAATTCTCTTGCTGCTTGATATTCACCTTCCCTTATGTTTGAAAGGAATTCATTATATTGTTTAAATGCTTTATCACCACCGTATTTAGCCTTAAATGCTTCTAAATCAGCCGTTGCTTGAGCTAATTTTTTCTTATAAGCTTTCCTATGGACAGGCTCTAATTTACCCAATGGTGATTTTAATTTTCTTTCTAATGAACTAACTATATCTTCAAGCTTCCAATATCTAGGCCATATAACCTTCTTCCACATTTCTTTAGATTGACCAGAAAGTTTCTGTACATCATAAAGTGACCAAGCTGCTTGATTTCCAAAAATCTTAGGCTCTAAATAATAGCCTAATTTTTTTCTTAATGTTTTTGTTGTAGCAATAACTGGTTTTTTAAATCTATGACCAAGATAGATATTTGCTTCTTGTAAAGTATGTAATGGGTTTACATTCTTCATAATAAAATAATCTCCATTATATAACTCTTCAGAAAGAAGTAATGGATTTTTATTTCGAATCATAATTTTTCCTTTTTATAATTTGTTTCAAATAAATAAAAAAAGTTAAACAACTATGCGGAAATCTTTTAACTCAAAAATTAAATATCTCGTATCAAAAGACGTTGTAACTGATTTAAAACGTCAATGCTGTGATAAATTAAAAGCTAAAGACTATGTATTGAATTGCAACGTATCCAATCTCATTAAAATTCCAGAAGTATTAAGAATTACAGGTGATAAATTAGTTCTTAATGAAATAGACTTTACACAATATGAATTTCCACTATATATTAAATGCAATCATGGATGTAGATATCAAATATACTGTAATAACATAGACTCTATTAATAGACATACAGAAAGTATCATAAATAAGTACATGTCTAAAACATATACAGAATATAATGAATACCAATATGATGGAATAGATAAAAAAATATATCTTGAGAAATACATCAAAATAGATTATTTAATGCAATTCTATTGTTTCCATGGTGAACCATTGTTTCTGGAATGTATTAAGAAAAATTTAAAAACAAACGATTCAATTTTTGTTAATGAATATAACATAAATTATGAACCATTTAGATTTACAAATTCCCTCAAATTATACGATAGAATACCAAAACCATCTTTTTACGAAGAACTGGTAGAAAATACTAAAAAACTATCTAAAGATTTTGACTTTGTTAGAGTTGATTACTTTATAGATATAAACAACAATGTTTATTTTTCTGAACTAACTTTTAGTCCAAGTGCTGGTCATGTACAATTTAAAAATAAAAAAATGGATAATTATTTTGGTAGTTTTCTAAAAACAACGCGAGATTAAATCCAAGGATCTTTTTTTAAAGATCCTTGGATTTAAAAATTATGAATCTAAAATACGATTAGCAAAATCAACTGGATTTGAAAACACAATAGCTCTTTGACAAGCACAAATAGCGATTCCCCAATTAGATAAAAGATCATGAATTGAATAAAAATATGATGTGAAATTATCTAATACCCTTGATGCATAACTAAACAAAGTACAAAAATCAACTAGTAAGTTCTCATTAATATAACCTGGAATTTGAGCATAAAGATAATGTTGAAGAAGATTACTATTTACTGACCTGCAAGAAAGAACTGACAAACTGTTTATGTCATCCTTAAATTGAAACTCTGTGAATTGTCCAAGATTATTGTCATACAACTCTGCCTTATCCTGGTTAAGATCAGACACGACCTCATTAAAATAGTCAGCAGCCTCAGGAAATTTATCAATTTGTTTTTGAATTTGATTAGGAAAATTCTCATAGATATCATCAAACCAATGTAAATGCATGTAATAATAATCTTCAAATGCATTTAATAAAATGTCTTGTTTTTCAGAATTACTCATTCTACCTACTTCAGTTAGAAGCTCATTACGTGCATTTTCAGTGAGAACATCATAAATAGTTTTTCCAGAGTTATCTTGAACAGCGTCTTGCCGAATATTAGTATCAAATGTAATAGTATATGATTTATTATCTATCATTTCCGATACCGTAGTAGTTTTTGACCCATCCCAAAGAAAAGTTTCTAATAACTTGTTAGCCACAAAGGAATGTATAGGATTCTTAGAATATATCTCCGAGTCTGTTACTAGATTTTCAAAGTAACTTATTCCCGTAAAATAAGATTCAGTAAGTTTATAAGATTTAGTAATTTCAGCAAGACCTTTAAAAGCATAAGGTGGTAAATTTAATAATTGTTTTCTTGTCATTTCTGTTTTTCCTTATTATAATATAAAATTAACAGCACTAGAGTACATTATTAACGAAATTTAGAATATCTTCAACAAAGCCATCTTCATTATTCCGTATTATCTCTCGATTTATTTTTTCATATGTTGGTCTATCCATAATTACTCCATATTTCTTTTAAATTTAATGTTTTATATTTGTTAAATAAATTAAAACACAATCTATAATATAGGATTATAATCATTATGAACAATTTAAATCCATTGTTATATCTACAAGAGTTTAAGGTTGTTAATGGTATTATTTTAGATAGAGATGTAGAAGAATATTTCTTAGAAAAAATATATCCTAAATACAATAATAAAATTTTAACATATATTAAGAAGTCCTTTGCTGTATACTCTAAAAAAGAGTTATTACAGAAATATGGTATAAATGTTACTAAGATAACCTATTTAGATGGATGTGCAAATTTAGAAATAAAAGCCATTGATAATAAAAAGAATATACTAAGAGCACAGGTTGAAGGCAAAATATGTTATCAATATAAATCCAAGGAATGGGGAAATAATGAAGATGGAATGTGGTTTAATAGTATAATACTATTTGATCTAAATGGATGGAGTAAATTAGAAAAAATCTATTTAGGAAGTTAATTAATTTAGAGATCTTTAAACAGATAATCTGATATTTTAATTTAATCTAATTAAAATGAGAATATTATGAATAATTTAAATCCATTATATGAAAAACTTTTAGACATGGAAGCAAAATATGTAAGTCATAAACCTGTTTTACATTCTCATAAGTTTTAAATAAATCTATTCTATTCTATTATCTTATCATGAATTAGATTAAATGTTTTAGAAAATAAAAACAAGACAGTAAATTATATTAAAAAATATAAATTATCTACTGTCTTGTTTTTATCACACATTTTATTATTTAAACAATTAAAAAGAAACACATAATTAATTCATTCATTAAAGATAACATTTTGTATATTGTATATCACCTTTAACATATTGTAAAATTTCTTTTTTCTTTTCTAATGGTAACATATTTAAAAGTTTAGCAAGAGTCCAATTACAATTACTTACCTTTATATACCAAATGTTAATTTTTTTCTTATACCAAATATAATTACTTGTAGGTGGTATTTTATAAATATAAGCTCCAAAAATATCTACAAACCCATGTTCCAGTTTTACGGTTTTATTATTATTTTCCATAAGTAATGGAATTACCTTATTCTCTATATCTTCCATTGATATATATTTGATATATTTAAAATCTGGATCTTCTTGAATTGTAAATTCTTCTGGATTATAAGAGTTATGATATTCATCACCACATACAGCAACACATGATGTATCACAATAATTTGGATTTCCGGAATATACTTTACTAACTATAAAATCATAGAAAATATTTCTATTTTCGCAATAATAAACATTAGCATATTTACTATCACATTCACCACATGGTGCATAACAAATTTCTTTACTAAACAATCCCATTGTCTTAACTCCTTTCTGTATATGTTTATATATTTAGATATAACATAACATTTAAAATAGATGTACGATTTCTATTAGAAATTTACAATATGAGATTAAATAGAGTTATTTACTTTAATTTCTATTAGAAATTTACAATATGAGATTAAATAGAGTTATTAGAGGATCAGATTTAAAGAAAGAGCTCATTATATAATAAAATTTTCAATTATATAGGAGAATTTCTACACATATCCGATTAATGCAACTTATTCCAGCTCTCCATTTAAGGATCGACCTCCTAATATTATAAAAAAATCTATATATAGGAGTTCTTTAAATAAATTAAAATACAATTTATAATATAAGGTATAATGTAATGAACAATTTAAATCCTATCTATTTAACAGAGCAGATTAAGAATCGTATTCTTAAGAAAGCAGCTAAAGCAACAGCATCAGGTAATCTTCTACAAGGTAAATCAAAAGACCTTGCTAATAAAGCAATGACTGGTAAGAAGAGTTATAAGTTCTGGAGAACATACAGTAAGTTTGATCCAGGTTCTGCTCCAGCACAAGGTTAATCTAAGATTGTTAATTATAATTTTTAATTAAAGGTATAATACAATGAATAATTTAAATCCAATTTACTTATTAGAAATATCACAAGATCTTATCAGAAGAGCTGGAAATAATACAATTAATACTCTTGTAAAAACTGGAAAGATGTCTAGGGCTAAGGCAAAATCAGCTGTAGCTGATAGATTATTAACAGCCAATGCACGTAGATCAATTAAAGCACCAAAAAACAAAATGGCTAAAAGTAATTTTAATACCGTTGCTGATTATATTGATACACTTATTAAAAAATAATTAATCCCAAATTGTTAATTATAACACCTGATTAAATAACGTATAGTTAGGTGCTATAATTTATATTTCCAAATATATCCATAAGCATTTTTACATCGTCCTTTGCAACAATTAACAATATTTCCAGCACAACCATTATTTAAATTTAAAAATTTAGATGCTTCTGCTATACTATTCCATTCAGATATTAATTGATTATCTAGAGAATATTGTAAAACTTTCCTTTTTTTATTATTTTTAATAGAATAGATTTTCATTCTCTCCCTTAATGTACCATAATTCATATTATCTTTATGAGACATCCATTCTAAATTATCTATTCTATTATTTAACTTATTTTCATCTTTATGATTAACATCTGTATAGTTATAAGGATTTGGTATAAATGTTAATGCAACTAACCTATGTACTTTATATGCTTTTCTAATACCATTGTTATTTAAAATACAAGTAGCATATCCAATATTATCTTTGCCAGGATTCATAATATATCCATTATTAGATTTACATCTACTAGATTGTCTAAATGATTTAATTCTACCAAATGTACTAATTTGGTATAACCCAGTATAACCATCTATATCTTTCCATTCTTCCAATAATTCCATATAGTTTACTCCTCTTAGATTATTTTAATTTAATTCTTAAAATATCTAATAAATTATAGTATCCCAATCTAACGTTTTAATACAAGTTATAATGGAAACTACAATACAATCTCCAAGTTGAGGGGAATACGTTCCTAGGATCACTGTCGGAACAGAGTTCATGATACATCCGTCAATATACTTGATGAAGGATTGTAATGTAAAAGTACAATACAACTTGTAATAAAATGTTTAATTGAGATTACAATTAAGACAGTAATTAAAACTGGTGGAATGTCTGTAATAGCATTCTGTAGATACAATACTAACGTTTTAATTTGAAATTAAATATATGTTTTAATTTAACTTGAGTCTAGAGACTCTTACCGACAAAAATCCATTTTGATTTCTGGATTTTTTACCGCAAAATTTTAATACAACTTATAATATAATGTATAATGTAACCTGTAATAGAATACAGGAATATGAATTACGTTGATGTAAACGTCAGCGTCCGCGACCGAAGAATTGTTTTTTCGGAGAGAGCCCTATATGGGAGCATGTCGATTGAATGTCTATTTGTTTACGTATATTAGCTTAAATCGCCGACCGAGAATTTTTATAAAAAATTTTTACCATAGGAGAATCTTCTTTAAAATCTATTTCATTCTCTTATTATAATTATCATAAGAGAATCTTCTTTAAAATCTATTTCTCTTTCATTCTTCTAATTGATAATTGTAATGTAATGTTATAATAGAAACATTACGATATATATAGTAATATAATAATCCTAGAGAGTATCTAACGAAAAACTAACGAAATCCCTTGGATCGAAACTATGGCATGGTGCTGTAGTGGGTTATCCGTAACCGTTAACCACAAGGAGGTGGAAAATGGTACTCAAAGGGAGCCTTAATGCGTCCGAGGCTAAAGTGGACGTAAAAGAACTCCTCGAGCGTTCAGCTACGTTCACAGAAAGTCAGATATCACGTATTCAGAAATATCTAATAGATTTTCTGAAAACGGATACACGGTATCTGGCTTCTAAAAACGTAGCTGGACTCTTAGAACGAGATTCTGAATTCGCCGGAGTGCAAGACCAAGTCGTAGAACTCTTTCAAGGGTTCGCAAACGATGTATGGGGTTTGCACTATCTTGCTGCGAAGATCAGATTTCAGTTTAAGGGGTTCGAGTTAGAATACAACACTCCAGAAGACCTCGATGAATATTGAGGCAGGATGTTGTGTTCTAATGAGACTCGGTCTAGTAGCGAAATGCGAACGACCTTGTTTTTCTTGAAATTTATTTTTTATAATAAAAAATTTGCCAGAGCATCTTGTATAAGGTGCTCTAACAAACTCTTCTATAAAATCTGTTGATATCACTTTATCAACAGTATAAACTATTTGTTTCCAAGATATTTTTCTAATTCTGCTGAAGTAAAAAATCTAGATGGAGGTGGTGTTGGAGCTAATCCAAAATGATATTGTGTTGGATGTTGTGCTAAAGGTCCAAACTGTGGTTTTGATGTTAAATACTTTTCTAGTTCCTCTGCTGTGAAAGGTTTTGATGGAGGTGGTGTTGGAGCTAGTCCAGATGGAGGTGTTATTGGAGTTGGTGTTGATTGAGGAGGTGTTTCTGCAGGTTTTTGTTCAGTTGTTGGATCACTGTTTCCAAAGTAATTTCCAATCATTCCACCAAGAACGGCTCCACCAGTTGTTCCTATGGCTCTAGCTCCAATCTTTAGTAATTTCTTTTTTCTTATTTTGTCATTTAGAATATTTATAGCTTGAAGTTTCCAATCTGGACTTGATTCCAATTGTTTAAGGACATTAGCTATGTTTGGATCTATTTGCTGTACTTCTTGTAATGTTGATCTAAAGGAGTCATTTGCCAGGATTATATCTCTAATCTTATTAAGCTTATCTAAACTGGCGTTAATAAAATATTTATCTATTAGTTTAGATGTAAAGAATCCAGCTGTACCGCCAGCTATTCCGCCAATCGAACCAGGAACGGTAATTGAGAATTCATATAAGGGATTTAAATTTCTCATAATTTTTAATCTTCTATATGGTTTTTTAATTTTTTAGATTTTAAGTTTAATAAAATAAAAAAGAATTTTTAAAGAGAGCTTAATATATGAGAAATTTAAATCCAATTTATGAAGATGTATGGTATCCAGGAACTATCTTGGGAGGAGCCGTTGGTGGTGGAGCTGGTTTTTTAATATCTAAGTTGGTTGATAAATATTTTATAAAGACCAATATGCAGAAACTGATGCATATTAAAGGTATACTTTTGAATACGGATTCATTTTCCGAGTTCCAAAATAAAGCTATGGATGTAGATCCCAAATTTGGTGTTGTTTTAAAACAATATGAAAAATATCCGAATTGGAAAGAAACTCTTTTAGCGCTTTTGGATAAGAAAATTAACCAGAAAAAAATGTTACAAGCTGGAGTTAAAGGTCTTGGAACAGTAGGTGGTGCTGTAGCTGGCGGTATGATAGGAAATAATTTAGAGCCAAATAAACCTCTTCCTAGTATTACAGATAAGGATCTTCTTTGGGAGCTTCCTGATTATATGAAAAACAGACCAACTATTTTAGATGTAATGGATGATCCAAATAAGTATAGAGCGTCTATTCCATATGGTGGAATACGTTTTTATTAATTAATAAAAAGTCGTTCGCATTTCGCTACTAGACTTTTTTGTGTTGGGCTTGTGATATTTTTACGTCCGGATGTAATGGACGTTGAGGTCTTTGTCGCACGTAGTGAAAATTTGTTTATAAGCCATGTGCCACGATTCCTTTGTTACTTTGTACCCGTTGATCAGATATTTGTCCTCTACCATTTTGAGTCGTTCGAATGGCTCTACGAGGAGCTCACCGTACTCATTGGTGAACTCGATTATGATGTTGTTCATTTGTTTTTTCCTTTTTGAATTTGTGATAAGTTGAGAACAGACTTTGTTCTAGAACAACTTATCTTTAAGTTTAATATATATCGTAAGAGGTATCTTGTTAAAAGTCAAAAATATCGTTTTATTTCTAATATAGTTTTATAATGCGATAATTATGATATATAGCGAAATGCGAACGACCTTGTTTTTTGTTGTTTAATAAATTAAAAGAGAGATGAGTATATTATGAAATATAGTTTTTTAACAGAATTTCTTCGTCCGTCATTTGGAACTTACGGTGATCCAGTTAATGTAATTGTCCAAGGTGGAGGAGGTAGCAATACTCAAGTAGTAAATAATGTTCAACCGACATTAAGTGACATAGATAGATCTATTGCCGGAGCAGCTATTGGCGGTGCTGGTGGTGCTCTTATATCTAAAGCATTTTTAAGAAATGTAAAAGATATAAAAGAATTAATTACTCAAACAGATACTCCAGAAGAATGTATTGAAGTTCTAAAAGGATATGCTGGTGGAATAACTCCAATAGCACTTGTAGCAAGAAAATGTATTAAATATTGTCAACTTACACCAGAGACATATAAGAGCAGATGCTTAAAACTTTTAAATACATATTATGCCACTATGCTTACTACTGGTACTCTCGGCGGTTCAACAGGTGGTCTTTTTGGCGGATTACTCACATAACTAATATGAAAAACTTAAATCCATTATATGAGTTTCTTACTCCACAGAGTTTGGAAGTTATGGCATTAGCTAGCGATGCAGAAACTGCACCAATAGCAGGAACTTTTATTGGATCTGCAGGTGGAACAGCTCTTGGAGGTATTGGTGGAGGTGGTTATGGAATATATAAAGGAATAAAAGCCTCTAATAAAAGTAGAGGTTTAAGAGAAAGAAATATCATCAAAAATATAATCATAACAAGTGGTACTGCTGATGAGTGTATTGACAAGTTGAGACAAATTGGCACAGAAAGAGCTTTAAAATATGCTACTAAAGTTGATGAAAATAGAAATGGAAAATGGAAAGAAAAATTAATATCCAATATAAACAACAAGAATATGGCACTTAACATTGCTGGAGGAGTTGGAGGTGGTGTTGGAGGAGCAGTTTTAGGTGGTGCTTTAGGATGTATTGGAGGAGGCTTTACTGGGTATGGATATGGAAAAATGCAACAAGATCAAATATTGAATTATTTAAAACAGAATTATCCATCACAAGCATATTAATTTAAATAAATTCAAAAAGGATTTTATGACAAAAGTTATTCTAGAATGGAATCAAAAGCATATTCTAAAAGAAGATACAGCACAAGCAGTTATTGGAGCTGGATCTGGAGCTATAGGAATGGCATTCGGTGAATGGTTATTGCATTGGGTTAAAGAACTTAAAGCAGTTATTTATAACGCTAATACGATAGAAGAAGTTAAAGAATGGTATGATAAAAACATTGTAGATGATGATGCCATTTATTGGACACGTAAAAACTTGCTTAAAACAGATTATTTTAGTAGAGCACTTGGTATGATGATGGAAAACCATGATCCAAACTGGAAAGAAAAACTCTTAAGAAGATGTAATAAAAGTATCTTTTTAACAAGAGCTAGTGGTGCAATTATGACAGGTCTCTTAACTGTCAAGGGTGCACTAACAAATAGTTATCAATAAGATAACTTTAAATAATTCAATGTAACTATATATATTATCTCTTAATGGTAGGAGGAAGATTGGGATTTTTTCCATTCTTCCTCCGTAAATCCTAGTAAAAGAAACAGAGAAGATATGTGGCGAAGGGAGTTGACGAGACACGGAAGAGACGAGAGTCGATTTGATACGAATGGAAATGGAATCGACGGGAGACGAGCGGTAGCGATTCTAGTCGAGATGGATGGGAATAGAGTCGATTGGTCACGACACGAATGGATATGACATGGAAAAGAACAGTTAGGATAGGATACGAGAAGGAAAGGAATAGTCACGATGTGTTTTGAGACGGAGAGGAACTGATATGACTAGAATGGACGCGAATAGATAAGGATACGAAGCAAGAGGAGACGAACCGTTACGATAAGGAGAAGATTGGACCTGATTCGACGTGAGATGAAACAGAAGAGAAGAGTAGCGTAGGGATTTGACTGGAGTGGAGACGGAAAAGACTGGAGGTGTGCTGAGGTGACAAGAGACAGAGAGGATTCGGGACGTGTCGACAGGTGGAGACGCGAATAGATAGGGAATGGAAAAGAGCGGATGGGAGTCGAACAGAGGCGAGTTGAGACGGAATGGATGAGATACAACGGGATACGAATGGAAATGGATGTGAGCCGAAAGGATAGGAATTGATCCGTATCTCACTTCAAGAAAAGAATTTCCAAAAGGTTCTTTTACATCCTATTCTATAGGATGTTTTTCTTGACTTGTTTTATTAATAAAATAGATTATCTTTACTATATATATAATATTTCAGATGGAATCTCTGTAATGTATCTTTTCTGTTAGATACATGGATATCCATCGTAATCAAAAAGGAATTCAAAATGACAAAAGAAGAGGTTAATGAGAATTTCGATTCTGCGGCAACAAAGCTGCTGGAGGCACTCATGAAGAGTGACCTTGAACATTATCGTGCTACCTGGACTTTTAATGATTGTGTTTATGGCGTTGAATTCTGGAAACCGGAACTCAAATTCATGAATTACAAGCACAGAACGTTTGTCTTTACCCCAGGAAAAGACTTTCCTGTGGAGATGGAATTGAAGATGACGTTTTTGATTAAGTTTCAGGAAATTTGGAAAGGGCACATGGACATTGTCAGAAAGCGTGACCAAGATTTGGATGCGTTTACTCTTTGAATGTGTGAGGACAAGGCTAGATCTTTTATAGATTGATGCCTTGTTTTTTTGAAAAATAATTCTTCTAAACTTAAAAACAACAATAATATCCTATATATATAATATATTGATAGTGGTGAGATGTGTCTTACGTTATTGGTTGAAAGACCATTTTAACAAGAGACTCATTGAACCATAAAACAACAACCGAAAGGAGAAAAAAAGAAATGGGAACAAAAATCAAAGTGCGGTTCACGACCGTGCAGCCCATATTGGGCATGACGTCCGAGAATGAGGCGTTGTATGACGCCCACATCCGGATGAGGGACAAAAAACTTGGGGTGAGAGCGGCGACCCTCATTCCTACGGAAAAGAGAGAACAGGAACTTGCTGCAATCCGTCTTGCAAGAGACGAAGTGCGGCAGGAGAACGCCGAACGTTCACGTAACTTGTTTCCTCGCTCTACCACTGATACAAACCATCCACCGATCTGGTATGCCAGTCAGATGAAGGGTTTCTTGAAATCCTCATTCGAAGCCCTTCTTCAGACGGACAAGGCTCTGTGGCAAAAGAGCAAGGGATGCCTTTTGAATCCCTATAACGTTAAGAAGCGTGTCGACCAACTTATTCTCGTTACGCCAGACGAGATTATCATTCACATACCTGAAGGAACAGGGATTGGATGGTGCCAGAGACCTCTATTTCGACAGGATGAACATAATTCCGAGGTCAAGAAGTCCTCGATGGCTTGTTCTGAGGAAATTGGTGCAGGAGCGTGGTTTGAGTTCGAGGTTACTGTTCTGAACTCAAAATACGTTCCTTACATCAAGGATGCGTTTGCCTATGCACAGGTTGTCGGCTTCGGAGGTTGGCGCGGGTCTGGTGATCGTGGCAAAGCTACTTTTGAGATTCTCTCTGAAGAGAATTTTGAGTAGTTAGCAACAAACAGGCAAAAACAGGAAGGTCTAGTAGCGAAATGCGAACGACCTTTTTGTTCGAAACTTTTATTTAACATGAAAAGATTTTGAATAGTATATATCATTATAAATTATGTGTATATGTTTAGCTCTGTCTTAGAAATTATTCTGAATTGATTAAGACTGAAAGACTGTATAAAATAATAAAGTAGATGTCTGCCATAAGCATCGAATTCCTTGTAATGGGACGTCGAAATATTATTTTAACAAGATCTTAATCAATCGTATGTCTATAGAGAAGTACCCAGATTTCTCATTAGATATATTGTTAACCATCAGGATATTTTTTAAGTAGCAATACATTTAGATTTTGTTTTTCAATCTTATAATGTAGGTATATACACATCCATCAATTACTCTGCAACCTATTGTTTACGATAACACACTCTTCCTTTCTGGTGTGTAATCTCTCCTGTTGTACAATAGGTTGCAGAGAATTTTTTTAATAAAAATAAAATATGTATAACGATTTATTTCTGTTAGAATTTGCACAATCTGGAAGATTTGTGAGAAAATTAGAAAAGACTGGTGGAGATAGTGTTGTACAATCTATTTTAAAATGGGCTGGTCAAACTCCTAGACAAAGACATGCTAAAAGACTCCTTAAATTAAAAAACGCTTATGGATACGATGAAGATAAATTAAAGAGATTAGCATATGCAAACTGGCAACTCCATCATCCTGGAACAAAACCAACTAATGAGCAATTAATTGAAATTATTAAAAAACTGCTAAAAGATAGAAATACAGAAATATCCCATTCTTGGACAACATTTTTCTAAGCAAAAAACCAGCTGAATTATTTCAACTGGCTTCCGACAACTCCTTTCTTTTTCGATCATGACGGTGGTGTCACCGCCAGAAAGATGTATCCGAGAATAATGAAAAGCAGCATGGTAATTACCATGCCAATAACTTCGCACGTAAACATGAAGCCACGTTTGAATTTAGACAATGGTTTGTAAAATGCTGCTTCATCCTCTCGCATGGTCCGAAGATACCAAGAATTCTGGTGTAATTTGTTTTCGCTCATTTCTTTTTCCTTTCTTTGAGACAGATAGAGTTAGTTCACACGAACTATAGAAACCCCATCTTCTAGTCTATTATATATATAGAAAAATCGTGATATATATAATATAGAAAGGTTGGACATGGTGTTTAACCACAAAAAAGGAGTCAAAATGAACAAAGACATCATATACGTGGCAATTGTATTGGATGAGAATTCCATACAAACGTGCAGAACTCTCTTCAAGCATTATTCTAAAATGCCAATCGAGGAACAATGGACCGTAAATCAGTTTACGGTCAGTTGTGATCACATCACATTGGCATTCGGTGATGATGTAACTGATAACGTAGTCAATTGCATAGGAAGGCAAGTAACAGACATACAGCCACAAAGTTTGCTCGTGGATGATTATGGCTGTTATGGTCTTTTCATTCCGAGGAAAGAGTTCTTGATTCGTGAAATCCCGTTTATGGGAAAATATGCTCATGTGACGCTCGGCCATCCTAAGGTTATCGTACCGCGTGAAGTGGGAATGATCCCAGAGAGAAATCATTACTGCATAAGGGTACAGAATCTTTCTCTCAGTGGGAAGATTATGTCTTTCTGTATGGATGGAAAGTGGCACTAGCATAAAATCACACTAGCAACGGAAACTTCAGGACAGCAATGCCCTGGAGTTTTTGTTCTCTGTTTTTTACATAAAATAATATCATTTGAATATATTACATAAATGTCTTTTATTATTTAGAATGAAATAGACATGATATTTAAAAAGTAGAATCTAAATTGGATTTAATATATTTACTATATTTGGTATAAGCATCGAACTCCTTGTAATACTTGGTATCGTAAATGTATAAAAGAAAATCTAGAATCTATAAGTATTAGATATCATATCAAAAGTTCATCATACATGTTAGTCCTAGCTGATATGCAGGTAATATAAAGACATTGTTATTTTTCAGTAGAATATATTATAGATATACTTGATTACATGTTCTTCTGTTCTATATATATAGATTAAATATTTTATTGTTATATATTTGATACTTATATTTCGTCTTTGCGGTTCGTTCCTATAAAAAGATTCCGTTTCGGTGGGCTTGGAGTCTTTTTGTAATCATACAACTACATGCCTCCAAGAATTAAGACATGTGGTTGTATGATGATTTTTTACTCATAGTGCACCAAACTTCTAAAAATAATATTTCAGTTATTTTTAGATTTTAAATAAATAATTGTAACTGGCGGAATTGGTATTGTGATATCCATATTCCCCTTATATATCTGTTATGATATAAAAATGATAATTTTATATCATAGTAGATATATAATACAAGAGTAATTTTATAAGTGAAAATTACTCTTAGAAATCACAAAATTACAGTGCGGATTAATCTTCCGCACTGTAAACGCTCGCTATTTTAAAAAAACAAGCATAACTATATATATAATATAATAGTTAACAATGACCAAACACGAGAAAGGAGTAAGAAAATGTTTATCGAGGAATTCCAAAAAGAGCTAGAAGAAGCTAAAATTGAGATTGCCTCTTTAAAAGAGCAATTAGAAAATAAAACAAAAATAATAGATGATCTCTTAGATAAGAAGCCAATTAATATAGATGATCCAAAAGATGAGATAACTCCTTTGACAATGCTTAAGGAGATAATTCCAAGAATAGCATCTTATTGTGGTATTTTAAATACAAAGAAAAAACTTAGTGACTGGTTGGATATCAAACCATCTGTTTTTCATTCTCTTGTCTTATCAAAACAGAGAGAGCTTAATAAACTTGGAGTTCATGCCGAAGAATCAAAACTTGCCATGTGGTGCTGGATTTTTCTTTACATCAAGGCATATCAAGATATAGATTTTCAAAGATATTGGAGAAAACTTGATCCAGAAGAGAGAAAGAAGAAAACGGACAAGTCTTAACATAACTTATATTTTCTATATATATTAACATATAGAACTGGAAGTTTTCAGAAATGAACCTTTCTTCTGGTCCTAAAGAAAGACTGGAATGACGTAGACTATGTTTGGCTTTTACAGGTCTACGTCATTCCAGTCGCTTCTGTTTTTTTGGAATAAATTATGTTCTGAATCTATAGTTGGTTATCTCCTTTACCAATCTCTTAGATTCAGAATATTCCACTCATTATCTTACTGGAATTCAATATATATTAATTAATGTTATGATGTTGGAAACAACTGATTAACGGTTGGATTGTTTTTATTCTCGTATTTATAAAAAATTATAAGGTATGTGTGCCGAATACGGGATACGCAACAATTCAACTTTATCTCAAACACAAAAAACAAAGAAGGAGCATTGATATGATGCCTCAAATACCCCTAGCAGAGGATAGCTATTATCCTACATATGCGGACATGGATAGATATTACGCTACACAGAAACTTAATCCAGCTTTGTTAAATGAACCTAACCGGAATTCGAATATTTACTATAATGACGGAAAGCGTGTTTTTAAAGCAAATATGAATTCTAGTGCGCTAGCTGGAGCCGCATGTGGTATGTTAGCTGGAGCTGCTTTGGGAATCTATTTATACAGAAGATACTGTGAAAACTGATGTATAAATAGTAAGGTATAGAAACTATCGTTCATTGTATTTGATTGGACACAGGTTCCCGTGAACAGATACGTTTCTATATCTTTATACACAACATGGATGTTTAATAAATATAAAACCACATAGTGAAAGTTAGTTATGAGTGATAAGTTAAACTATAAACCTTCTGCTGTTTTTTTGGACAATAAAAATGGCTCTTACTATAGAAACATGTTTATGAATAATTGTAAGATGGGAATCCGGTATTGCAATAAGATAAAAACACAATTAAATACAATAAAACAGACAAAAGAGTTAATTAAAGAACTCGATTTGACAAGTGATCCAGATTACGAGCCGATACTTTCGGATATACAAGACATAGAGTTAAATCTACGTGAATTGAATAAAAAGATAGAGGCACTTTCTGAAAAATATCAGTATAGATTTAATGAACTAGGTTCTAAAGACTTTCAGAAACTTCTTGACGAACATACTCAAAAAATTCAAGAACTGGAATCTAAAAATCAATATGAAAGAACAGAAGTCAACGCGTAAAAAACAAGGTGAATGGTTTTTTCTTCCTTGTGATGTCTATGAAGTTAGAATTGCTATGTATATTGGTGATTCTAACATATATTCAAGAAACGGCAAGAAATTTATATCTAAACATTTTAACAAAAACGCTAAGTCAATTTTAAAGGATATTAACGATTTAGTGAATGATAAAGAAAACAATTGTGGCAATTGGTGTATGGATTGCAGGTATAACAACAGACAGGATATTATTATTTTTCTTGAAGAATTTAATGTATCAAACCTAGAAGATGTCGGTGTTTTTATACATGAATGTACACATGCAGTTTTTGATATTTTAAATTTTCGAAACGTTATAGAACAGCGTAATTCTAATAACGAAGCTGCTGCATATTTAATGGAATACATTACAAAGAATTTTTTAGACCTTATTAAAAAAAAGGAAACACGAAAATGAAAGTATACATAAAGACAAAATCAATGGATAACCTAGCTAATCAATTAATAGATGACTTGATGGAATTAGTCAATCTGGTATTTGAATTTTCTACTCCAGAAACTAAAAATGAAGATAAAACGTCATGTAAGAATAATAAGTCTACATCATGCAATAAAAGCTCTTGTCCATGTAAGAAAAATACAGAGGATGATATAGATTTTGATTCTCTTCCTATTCCAGAGACGGTTAAAGTTTAAAATTCATATAGATCTTTCGATTTATAAGAATAAAATAAAAATATAAAAAATTTTTTATGCATAAAAACAATTGAGGTAAAAAATGAGTATTTTAGATAAAACATCCAAGGCCATTTTGGTTGAGGGAATGAGAAATTCTCTTTGCAATGTTCTTCAGGAAAGTACACAGATGTCTGCAAAGGACGCAAGTCTTCGCCAGAAGTTTGTTCGTGAGAATGCTACATATGAGCAGCTCTTGAATATTACAATGAACCCAGATAGAGATACAAACTATCTTCCAGATTATGTTCTTGAGGGTGCTGTTGCTGTTCTTCATAGAGCATGTCTTACTGGTCGTAAGTACATCGGTGTAAATGCTATTACAGAAGGTGCACTTAAGCTTCATAAGGAAACTGGTGCTGTTATTACAGAGAGTATGCTTGATGCGGCTTTGAATTCTGTTCAGAGGGGACAGGGTCTTAAGGTTATTTCAAGTGTTCTTCAGGAATCAGCAAAGGTTCAACAGGCAATCGATGCTAAGAAAAAGGCACTTGCTGAATCACGTATGAACCCAGCAGCACAACCAACTCAGAAGACTGTAACTGAAGCTAAGAAGGTTGCCAAGAAAGTCAAGATTTGCAAGAAATGCGGTAAAGCAAAGTGCAAGTGCAAGTAATCTGTAGAAAGGAACACTAACATGGGCATCTTTAATGATAGATCGAAAAGAGCGCTCGTGGGTGCAATGCGTGAATGTGTGTGTGACACTCTAATGGAGAGTGCCACACTCACATCCAAGCAGGCTACAGATAAAATGAATTTTGTATTCGAAAATGCAACATATGAACAACTTCTAAATGTTACGATTAATCCAGATCGTGATACTAACTATCTTCCGTCATATGTTCTCGAAGGTGCTGTAGCTATTCTCCACAGAGCATGTCTCACAGGAAGAGAATATATTGGCAAGAACGCTATTACAGAAGGAGCTAAGCTTCTCGCTGAAGAAACTGGCGCTGTCATTACAGAAAGTATGAAGCAAGCCGCTCTGAATAGTGTTAATAATGGAGGTGGTTTAAAAGTTGTAGAAAAACTTCTGGAAGAAGCTGCTTTATTACAAGAAGATTATGCAGCAAATGCTCAGACTATTTTTGGTATAAGCCCAGAAACATATAATGCTTTGAGAAGTGCTAGAACAGATAAAGGTGCTGCCTTAGCTAAGAGAAAAGGTAATTTAATTAGTGAATTAACAGCCAAAGCAAAAAGTTTGAAGTTTAATGATCCAAAGTTTACTGCTGAGATATGGGCAAATGATCTTATTGCTGCTGCTCAAACTGGTGATGTTTCAAAATTGTCTGCAGTTAAAAGACAGATAATGGCTGCATCCAGAGAAGGTATTGTAAAAGATGCAATTAAGACATTAGATACGACACCATCATCAGCATTATCACCGAGACAACTAAGAAAATTACAACAGCGTGCTGGTGGGAATTTCGGTAGAAATTTTGGATCAGCAGCTAAAAATAATATCAATCCAGGAATGCTAAATGATGTTAATAGAACAATAGCAAACCAGTCAAAGAGAATGAACCCTTGGGTTGCTGGTGGATTGGGAATTGCTGGAGCACTTGGTGGTGCATATCTATATAATAGATATAAACAAAATCAGGCTGCTCAACAGTAATAATTGGAAATATCTAGCGTAGAAATTACGCTAGATATTTTTCCTCGCTTTTTAGTATTTTCTTATACATCCAAATTTTTCTTGTTTCGGATTAAATTCGTATACAACAGTAAAATCTGGACTATTGATAAATGATTCTATTGTATAAGCTTTCTTTCCAAACGCTATATTAACCATATCTATTTTAAGATCAGGAAAACATGCCGCAGTCATTTCATGACAATAATATGCTTTATTTCCAGTCTTAAAATCAAAATCATATGGTCTGCCGACAAGTGCCTTAGCTATTTGAACAGCTTTCTTTAAACCTTTTCTCGGTTTAAATATGATAAATCTATCACATCTTAAGAAATCTACTAAATCTTGTTGAAATACTCCAACTGCCATAGAATGAATCATAGATTGTTCCCATTCACTATTCTTAATACAGATTCCAGTATGACTATAATCTCCAGGGATGAAGTATCCATCTAGATAATCACTATAACCTCTACCAATGACATATCCTGGTTGTAGAACCTCTACCGCTTCTCTAAACTGTCTACCTTTTGCCAAGAATGTAGTTGGACAATAAGATAACCACATCGGGTATTTAGATATTTTAATTCTACCAAATATGGTTAAAAATTTTTCTTTTAACCATTTAAACATAATATTTTTTCCTTATTTGTACTTAATATAATTTATTATCCTATTAACAGCATTCTACATCAATGATTTTAAAAATGTTATATCAAATAAATAATATGATATATATTAACAATTGTGTCGAACAAATCATCAAAACAGAAAGGAAAAACGATGAAGAAGTTCATAATCGCCGTACTCACGGCTTTTAGTACAATTGTTTGTGACGGAAAGACTGTGAGGAAAGTTATGGTTACTGACGAACTGTTGAATGCCCTTGCTCAAGTTGAGTCAAACAACGACAACACAAAGGTTGGCAAACTTGGTGAGCTCGGCATTCTCCAAATCAGAGAATGTGTTATTCATGACGTCAACAGAATATACAAGACAAATTATATTCTTGAAGATGCCAAGGACAACACAAAAGCAAAAGACATCTGTCGTAAGTATCTCCAACATTGGGGCAAGCATTACGAGAAAAAGACTGGTCAGAAAGCAACCAATCAAGTCCTTTCCAAGATTTGGAATGGCGGTCCAAATGGACCATACAAGAAAACAACCTATGTGATAGCCAACTTGGATTGTTACTGGTTAAAAGTTAAAGCCCAACTTGGCTAAACAAAAGTTGTTTATTAAAGAAGTCGTTGGATGCTAATCCTTCGACTTTTTTTATTTGAAAGGAGTAATTATGGTATACATTGTAGAAGGTATAGATGGATCAGGTAAAACATCTATTTGTCAAAAACTAAAAGATCATATATCTAAAACCAGATATTGCTATGTTGTGAGAGAACCAGGAGGTACAACTTGTGCTGAATACATTAGATCTATTATAAAAGATCCAAATGTAAAAATGTCAAAAGAACATCAACTAACTCTTTTTATTCTTGCTCGATATTTTATTACAGAGTATATTAATAGTCAATATCTATTAGAAGATGCTGATTTTATATTAGATAGATATATTCCATCCACCATAGCATATCAACATTATGGATTTGGAATACAAATGGATCTGATAAATAAACTACATGAAGATATTACTCCATGTTCATGGATTACGATGAACAATTCTACAATTATATATCTTAAGACAGATCCAGAAGTTGCATTACAGCGAATTAGAAAACGTGGAGATGAACCAGATAAATTTGAGAGATTAGACTTTCTCCAAAAGGTATCTAATGGATATGATGAATATTTTAAAACAAAACCTTCGAAAAAGATAATCACAATAGATACATCCAATAAAACAGAAAATGAAGTTTGGATAGAGTTATTAAAGGAACTAAAAATATGAAAGCACTTATAACAGGAATTACTGGTCAAGATGGATCGTATCTAACGGAACTTCTTTTAAATAAAGGATATGAAGTTCATGGTATTATAAGAAGATCATCTTGTATTAACACAAGTAGAATTGATCACTTATATCAAGATCCACACATTAAAGATTGTAAATTGTTTTTACATTATGGTGATCTTGTGGATTCTGCAAATCTAATTAGAATTATGACTGAAGTTCATCCAGATGAAGTATATAATCTTGGTGCTCAAAGTCATGTAAAAGTATCATTCGATAGTCCGGAATATACTGGAAACGTAGATGCACTTGGAACTCTAAGATTACTAGAGGCTATTAGATGTGTAGATAAAAATATTAAGTTTTATCAGGCATCCACGTCAGAACTTTACGGTCTTGTTCAACAGACGCCACAGACAGAATTAACTCCGTTCTATCCAAGAAGTCCTTATGGAGTTGCTAAATTGTACTCGTATTGGATCTGTAAAAACTACAGAGAAGCATATAATATGTTTATATGTAATGGGATTCTTTTTAATCATGAGTCACCAAGAAGAGGTGAAACATTTGTAACAAGAAAGATTACTCTAGGTGCTGCTAGAATAGCATGTGGATTGCAAGATAAACTCTATCTCGGAAATTTGGATGCTAAAAGAGATTGGGGTCATGCAAGAGATTATGTAGAGGGAATGTATCTAATGTTACAACATTCTGTTCCGGATGATTATGTATTAGCAACTGGTGAAAGTCATTCAGTAAGAGATTTCATTAATGAATGTAGTAAATATTGCAATATAGATCTAATGTCACATGTTGTAATAGATCCTAGATATTATAGACCATCTGAAGTACAGCAACTTTTAGGTAGTTATGCTAAAGCTAAGAGAGTTTTGCTCTGGAAACCAAAAGTAAAATTTCATGAATTAGTTTATGAAATGATGGAAAGCGATTTACAGAAAGTTTATAAAGAAGAAGTAAAACACACAGGGAAATAAAATATTCTATAGGTATTTTAGATATCTAACGATTGATCTAAAATACCTATAATATTATATAGAATTACTTAGAATATTTTAGACTATTTATTTTCTCTTGTTGTTTTTTATTATTCCATTTTTGGATCAGATTAGAAAGCTTAGATCCACTATATCCGCCAACTCCGAGACCAACAGCACCACCAGCATATTTACCCATGTCACCGACATTCTGTATTCTATCATTAATTGCAGAACCTGCTACATAAGCATCATGAAGTTTATCGGCTAAATCTACAGTATTTTTGGCACCATGTTTATTTACATCGGTTGCCACATTAGTGAGAAAATCTTTAAAATTAATTCCATCAACAGAATTTGTAATTTTCTTAATATGACTTGATGGATCTTTAGCTAAGTCTGTTATGTTATCCGGTAATTGAGATCTGAGACTTTTAATAAAACTTGCTGTAGTAAGAGGTTTGTTACCTAAATCATGTGCTACATTACGAACGAATTGTCCAGCATTACTATTTTTAATAGAGTTTACTGTACTGCTAGTAATAGGATTGTTGCTTAAATCTTGGGATACCTGATCAGCAAGTTTTCCAACATTACTATTTTTTATATCATTTAAATTTGATTTACTCACATCTACTTCACCTTTTAATGGATCATAATGAGTATTTGTTTCTTTAGATATTTGATAGTTTCTAGCACGTGATTGTGCTTCCTTACCCAATAGATATGCTAATCCAGCACCTAAGCCAAGTCCAACAAGGGAATTTAATAATATCTTTCCAGTACTTGAATGTTTTACAAACATGTATTGCAAGAAATCTATATATTGCTCTCTTGACATTTTCTCATCCATGTTCTGGACTAATGACCTACTCTTATCATCCCCATTTTTTAAGACAGCCATCTTAAAATCTCTAGCTGTAGGATATTTAGAAACAATATCAGATATAATATTGGCCTGCTTTGATTTAGACCAAGTTTTAATAGAATTAAGATTATTCATTATAAAAGTCCTCTATTATACATATAATTAAGTGTTGTTTTATTATTTGTTTTCTTTAAATTTTCAATTTCTTTTTGTATATTATTATCCCGCCAGTTCAAGATAGAATTCGTTGCCGCAGCACCACCAATTCCACCAGCAATGCCACTTGCAGCTCCAATTATTCCATTCTTAAGGCCATTTTTATATATATCATTTTTGAGAGTTGTTAATGGACTATCTAAATTAGCCATATCTGATATACTATCAGAGATTCTATGTGCCACGCTTTTTTTGTCTAGATCATTAGTGACGCCGAGATATACGCCTAAGTAATTAGCTAATATACCTAATCCTATTCCAGATAATATTGTGCTTAGAAATTTACCATGCCCGTTATACTTTATGAATACATATTGTAAAAAATCTATGTACTGATATCTTGACATATTATCAGGTATCGTTTGAGCTAATGCAGTTAATTTTTTATTATCGGATGATAATAATGCTTTCTTGAAATCATTACCAGTAGGATATTCCTGGACTATTTTTTTAATAGCTTCTAACTGCTTAGATTTTGAAAATTTGTACGTGACTGGGTTTAGCATAATAATCTTACGAATTTAATAAATTTAAATTTATTAAAAAAATATGAAAGATATTAATTTGTTATAATTTGATATAGATTTATTACTTATTAATAAAAATATCTAACATTCATTCTAAAGTTGAAAGCTGACAATATGAAAAAAACACATAAAATTTACGTTGCTGGTTCTACTGGATTAGTTGGATCAGCTGTTGTGAGAAGATTAAAAGCACATGGTTATAAAGATATTCTAACTGAAAGAGTAGAATTATTTGATCCTGTGGAGATTGATAATTTTCTGGTTGTAAATAGACCAGATACAATTATCATGTGTGCTGCTAGGGTTGGTGGAATTGGAGCTAATTCCAAATGTAATTCTGGTTTCTTATACGACAATCTTCAAATGGAGCTGAATTTAATTAATGCTGCTCGTGTTAGACAAGTTCCAAATTTTATATTTCTGGGTTCTTCTTGTATTTATCCAAAAGATAGTAAAATACCGATTAAACCAGATCAGTTATTAAGTAGAAAATTAGAGCCTACAAACGAAGGTTATGCACTTGCTAAAATATGTGGAATCAAACTATGCCAGTTTATTAGACGTGAAGATGGTCTAGATTATCATTCTGTAATGCCATGCAATCTATACGGACCAAATGATAATTATGATTTAGAAAACTGTCATGTCCTACCAGCATTAATTAGAAAAGTTCATGATTGTTATAAAAACAACATAAGATGTATAGAATTATGGGGAACAGGAAGACCGTTAAGGGAATTCTTATATTCAGATGATGTTGCCGATGCTATTATTAAGTTAATGGAAAAAATTCCAGAATCTAAAATAACAAGGGAATATTTACCAGATATTATTAATGTTGGATCGGAAAAAGAAATTTCTATATTGAATCTTCTTCATACTGTTATATATACAATTAGAGAATTTACAAATGCCAGCTGGAGTCCTATGGTTGTATGTGATACAAACAAACCGGATGGAGTATATTCTAAACTCATGGATTCATCTTTTATAAAAAGCCTCGGATGGTCTCAAAAAACAAGTCTGGAAGAAGGTCTCAGATTAACATATAAAGATGCTTTGAAGAAACATATTTTTAAATAAATATAAAAAGAATTGTAAATTATGGATATCAATAATATTACATCTACAGAAGATTCTTCTAAGAATAATGAGCTCATAAATAAAGAGAAGTCGTCCTATGATAAACTTCTAGATGAGTTTACTAAATCTCGAGAAGATCTCAAGAAAATGTTAGCAGATGTAGAAGAATGTAAACAAAGTGTTTTGAAAGATGTTTCTTCCTCTTCTGATTATAGAAATAAATATGCTAGGGAAGAACGTTTGAAAACTTTAAGTACATTCTTTCAGAATGAGCTTCAAATAAGACAAGAGTATAATAGATCACTTCTTTCTGAGATTGAAGTTAGACGTAAACTGGATATGAATAATCAGGATGAAGATGAAGTAGATATACGCGCTATTATGAAGCAAATTGCAGCTTTTAATAAATCGAAAGAAAACGACGATGACAAAAAGTGAGTTTCTAGATAAAATCAAAGACATTCCAGATAATGCTGAGATTGATGTATATAATTTAGAAACATTCATGCATCCAGAATTCGAAATAAATACAGAATCTTATTTTAATTATGATACAGGAACTCCTATTATCACAATTGAAATAACTTAAATGTACATGAACAACTATATATATTAATTAATGATGTATTAGTTAAACATTTGCCCCTGTAGCTCACCAGGACAGAGCAGCTGCCTTCTAAGCAGCGGGTAGGAGGTTCGAATCCTCTCAGGGGCGCCATCTTAAAGGAGAGTTATGAATCAGTATTTTCGAATTGAAAGATCTAACTTTAATCTTTATTTTTTATCAAACAATAATATAGAATTTATAACAGATGGAAAATATGCTTATATTTTTCTTGGAAAAACAAATGAAAATTTACTAGACAAGAATATATCTGCGTATAGTAAACTATTTGATGATGTTAATATAGAATATGAGTTATTTATAGATAAAGCAGATCAATTCACAAAACAACTAGAAAATCCTGAACGGAAAGTTATGCTAACTGTAAAGGATCTTATAGAGTTTTTACAAAAGCAAGATCCGAACGCACTAATTCTTTCCTACGAAGTAAATTCTGGTGCATTTATAAGTCAGTTTAAAGAACTCCCAAATAGACAAGTATGTACTGTTCAACAATGTAAAAAAGATGATATTAAGTATTGGACGGCTTTATATGAACGTGAGTTCGAAAACGATCCAGATAAAGATGAAAAGATAAAGGAAAAAATACATGACTCACTTTATGAAACATATAGGTATGCTAGGAATACAGATGTCGTAATATCATTCTAAGGAGAGTTAATATGCTAATCCGACAGTTTAAAGTCTATAAAAAACATGGATATGATATTGTAAATGGTATAAAATGGGAAGGTTGGAACATAAGTGATCTAAAAGAGTTTCTTGGTGATCATCTGCTAGATAATCCAGATAAACAAAAGTACTTTAATTTTGTATCTAAAGATGATAAATTAGATATATACCTTAAAAATGAAAATGAACCTAGGCAAAAGATATGCCTGAGAGATGTTGTTATAAGAGATAGAATAGATAGTTGTCATTTTAAAATACTAAAAGAGTATGAAACTATGGATTACTAAAAGGAGAATTTTATGATTAGGAATGATTTTGTATCAAATAGCTCATCTTGCAGTTTTGTTATATCAAATCATGAAAGCATTAAAGATGCTTTACATAACAAAAAATATGATTTTTTGAAATTCATATATTTAATCCCACATAATCATAGATATAGTTATGATAATGGCTCCATAGAATTTTGTAAAGATGGTCCAGAATGTTGGGATAACTATCTATTATATCAGATTCCGGAAACATCAGCTATAAAAATAACAACAGATTCTCCAAACAACATTGAAATTAAAGATGTAGAGTGTTTTAAAGATCCTGAAAAATTATCTGAGGATGATCTTGAAATTATAACACGACTTGTAGAAGAGTCTGATAAAATTGTTTTTAATTTTGGATTAGATGATACTGGTGAAAAAGCACCTAGAGTTGCTACAACACTTAGTTTGCTATGTTATATGTATGATGTATATGTAACATCTGAGGAATTTGATATAGATTCTGTTATAGATACTGTGAAATTATTTAAAGGAGTTAACAATGATAAGAAATGACTTTGTATCAAATAGTTCGTCTAGTAGTTTCATTGTAGCTAGTACAGATAATAAATATGATATCTTGTTACAGGATTATGATGTATTAACTCTAGAAGAATATGTCAAGCATTATATAAGAGAAGATATATGGTCTTATGGATACTCAGACAAAAAGGATTCCATTAGATATGTATCTGACGCTGAACTTTGCCGATGTTTTGAACGCAGTCTCAGGTATACATTCCCATTGAGTGCAAAGGATGATGTAGAATCCTATCTGGAATTATCAAAGAACCGTCCAAATGGCAATTGGGATAGTGATGTTGTTAGAAAGTGGAGTGATAATCTAAATGCCATTTTCGATACCATCCAAAAGAAAATATTGGAATCTCTTAAACTAAAATGGAAAGATGTTAAATTCCATGTTGCAGAGGTAGATGATAATCCTTTATGGATGGATAAAGATGGCAATGAAGTAGAACGTGAAGATATGGTAGATAATATGGAAGAACTTGTTCAGGAGAGAATAGATTATATAAATTCTCTGAAGCCTATTAAGTTCTTTCGAACATTTTCTCATCATTGAGATATTCTTCTTCCTCATCCTCGTCCTGTTGATCCTCATCTGGGTCATCAGGACGAGATTCCTTGTCCAATCTACTCATTTTATACTCATGATACTTATCTTTTATTTTTGCTTTGTTTTTTGGAGTGAATGTCTTTTTCCATGTCTCATGTGCTAAATGAGTTATAGAAAATTCAGATAAAAATGAGTAACTTTTCATGTTATAAAATTAGGTTTTGTATTTGTTCATCGGTTATGAGTTTAGTGAGAAGTACTTTGAATATATTGTGTTATAACTTATTTCAGACAAACAAAAAACTGAAATCTGAGAGGATATTTTCTATATGACCGTTATTAAAAGAAATGGAAAAATCGAGAAACTTTCCAAGAAAAAAATTTTTAATTCTATTTCGAATGCTAACAATTCCGTAGAGGAAAATGTTAGATTAACACAAAAAGATATTTCTGAAATTACAGAAAACATATTGAACTCTTTAAACATAATGCGACCAGAAGGGTGTACAGAACCAGTAGACATAGATGTCTTAGAGAACATCATAGAAAACAACCTTATGGATTACAAAGGTTATGACGTTGCCAAACGATATATTAAATATAGATACGAGAAAGAACGTGTTAGAAACCTTAACGGTTTAACAGAGAAGATTATGGGTAAGAACGTCCAAAATCAAAATGCAAATTTGGATGAATTTTCTTTTAGCGGTAGAATGGGTGAAGCTGCATCATATATTACAAAGGACTATGCTTTGAATCATCTTATAAGCAAGAAGTCCAAGCAAAACCATATTAACAATGAAATTTACATACATGACTTAGATCATTATGCTCTAGGAGACCATAATTGCTTAAGTATTCCTTTCGATAAGCTTTTAGCCAATGGATTTAATACACGTCAAACAGATGTTAGACCAGCAAATTCTATTAATACAGCATTCCAGCTTACAGCTGTAATATTCCAACTTCAATCTCTTCAACAATTCGGTGGAGTTGCAGCAACACACTTGGATTGGACAATGGTTCCGTATGTCCGTTTGAGTTTTAATAAACATTATCTAGATGGTCTAAAGTATATAGATAATGTTAAAAAAGATTATTATGAATCTAGGGATACAATTACAAAAACTTCCATAGATGATACGGAACTATATAACTGTGAAAGATCTCGTGCGTATGCCTTAGAACAGACAAAGAAAGAACTAAGACAAGCAGTAGAGGGAATGTACCATAATCTAAACACCTTACAATCGCGCTCTGGTGGTCAGCTTCCATTTACCTCAATCAACTATGGAACTTGTACATCGACAGAAGGTAGAATGGTTATTCGTGCATTAATCGAGGGGTGTATGGAAGGTGTTGGAGAATACAACAGAACTGCTATTTTTCCATGTGGAATTTTCCAATCTGGCAAAGGAATTAACCAACGTCCGGGTGATCCAAATTATGATCTTTTCCAATTGGCTCTAGAATGTACTGCCAAAAGAATATATCCAAACTATGCCAATATAGATTGGAGTGGAAATGCTGGATATGATCCAAACAATCCATGTACATTCTTCTCCACAATGGGATGTAGGACTGCTAATGGGTTAGATATTAATCAAGACGATCCAAAGTTGGCACAACTTAAGGATGGAAGAGGAAATATAAGTCCAGTTACAATAATTCTTCCAACTCTAGCCATGGAAGCACACGATAAAGTTTATCCAAGTCCAATTAAAGAAAATGATTATGATCCTGCAAAAGTTATTCCAGAATTTATGAAACTTCTTGATAAGAAGATAAACGAAGCAAGAGATATGCTTCTTGAAAGGTTTGATTGGCAATGTTCTCAACCAGCAGACTCAGCAAAGTTCATGTATGAGAATGAACTTATGTATGGATATAAGAAGGAAGAGGGAATCAAATCAGCATTAAAACATGGAACAATTGTTATTGGTCAATTAGGACTAGCTGAAGCACTTAATATCCTTATTGGTTGTGACCAAACAACAAAAGAAGGAATGCAACTTGCTGTCGAGATTGAGACTTTATTTAAAACAAAGTGTGCAAAATTTAAGAAAGATTATAAACTTAATTTTGGAGTTTACTATACTCCAGCAGAGAACCTTTGCTACACAGCATTAAAGAAGTTTAGAGAAAAATATGGAACTATTCCAAATGTAAGTGATCATGACTTCTTTACGAATTCCATTCATGTTCCAGTTTGGAATCGAATGAACGCATTTCAAAAAATTGATATTGAATCACAACTTACAGGATATTCAAACGCTGGATGTATAACTTATGTAGAATTGGATGGTGATGCTTCTAAGAACACTAAAGCACTAGAACAGCTTGTATTATATGCTATGGAGAAAGATATTCCATATTTTGCCATAAATGTTCCAATAAATGATTGTTTATCTTGTGGATATTCAGATCCTAAAATGACGGATACATGCCCGATATGTGGAAGTCATACTATAAATCAATTAAGAAGAGTTACTGGATATTTATCCACAACAGTTAAACATTTTAATCTTGGAAAACAAGATGAAGTTTCTAACAGAGCTAAGCATACTGGAATAGAGGTCACGGAATAATTATGCCATCTTTAGAAGAATCTGTTATACGCGATTATAATAATCTTATGTCTATGTTATCCATTCAAAAAAAATATAAAATAGATTATTCTAAAGTTAATTCTATTTTGAAAAAGAATGGGATTGAAAAAATTAGTTCTACAAAACGTCTTAATCCAGATATAAGAGAAGATTATTTTAGTAAAATAGACTCTATGGATAAAGCATATTGGATTGGATGGATACTGACAGATGGATCTATAGATAATCATAACGGACTGCAAATAGGTTTACAAAAAAATGATTATTATATTCTTGACATATTTCAAAAAGATCTTGGTTTAAAAAATCATGTTAAAATATGTAAGTATGATGGTATAGACCAATGTAGATTTTCTATTATGTGCAAACAATATAAAGAAGATTTAAAAAAATATGGAATCGTAGAAAACAAAACAAAAGAATTAAAATTTCCTTATAATAAGATTGATAGGAAATATGATTCTCCATTTATCAGAGGATTATTTGATGGTGATGGTGGATTTACTTTAGGATTTGCTACTAGATTTATAAAAGAGAGAAAAAAATCTTATACAAATCCATATAGTGAATTTAGTTTTACAGGAACTTACGATATGTGTGATGGATTTCAAAATACAATATTATCACACATAGAACTAAAGAAAAAGAAGATCCATACAAATAATTCTATGTTTCATGTTAGATGGAGTAACAGAGAAGAAATTCTCAAAATTTGTGATTTTATGTATGAAAATAAAACTGATCATTTTCTTCAAAGAAAATTTGATAAGTATATGAATTTGCTAAAAAAGGAATACAATATATGAATTATTCTAAAATTGTTTCTTATGATATCTGTAACGGAACCGGATGGAGAGTTAGTTTATTTGTAAGCGGTTGTAGTAGAAATTGTCCAGGATGTTTTAATCCTCAAACTCATGATCCTTGTTTTGGACAGAAATTTACAGAGAAAACAAAACAACTTATATTTAATGAATTAGATAAAGATAAGATAAGTGGATTATCACTTCTAGGTGGTGATCCAATGTATCCAGCAAATAGAAAAGAGATAATAGAATTATGTAAGGAAGTTAAAGAAAAATATCCAAATAAAGATATTTGGATGTGGACTGGATATCTATTTAATGAACTTATTAATGAACCAGATTGTAAAAATATATTTAAATATGTAGATGTTGTAATAGATGGTCCTTTCAAACAGGAACTAAAGGATCCTGAATTAAAGTGGAAAGGATCATCCAATCAAATTGTATGGAAAATATACAAACAAGACGATTCACATTATTTATGTATGTCTGATATAAAGACGGAGTGTGGTGAACGTGCTGTATGTAATATCATTACTTATTTCGATGCTCCAATACAATATATCTATGGAAATTATTTATAAATTAATAAATAAGTTATGAAAAACGTTATTTTTCTTTCTCTATTTTTCTTATCTGGATGTTATACTCCAGTTGGTATGTGGTTTAGATCTAATTTTACTTGTTCTTGTCCAAATAAATATGAGAAAGAAATTATTAAAGATAGCTGTAATAATGAATCTATTAAACTTAAGTTAGAAGAACATTTGTGGAATGGAAGACAACAAGATATTCCAGAACTTCTGGCAAGAATGAAAAAACAAGTTATAGATGAAAGATTATATATTAATAATATCATTGTAGGTAACTGGAGAGGCGATACTGCTATAATTATATTTGCTAGTAATATACCAACATCACTAAAAGATAAAGATGAATTAGCTAAGCACAAATACAATAAAATCAGAGAAGAAAAATGTGATTGTAGATTATGTAAGTAAAAAGGAGTAGCAATCATGTGTGCAATAGTCGGTGGAACAAGATTAACAGATAAAGAATTTAAACTACTAGAAGTTACTAGAACTCGCGGTAGAGATTATTCTAACGTATTTATAAGAAATCAAAGTTGGATATGTAATCATAGAGCAATTCCAACTACAGAAACATCCAATCCAGAACATAATCAGCCATTTGGTACAGATTATAAAATAGTACATAATGGTACTATTGCAAATGATGTAGAATTGGGCAGAACAATAGGAGAAATAGATAGTTCAGTATTATTTAAAGTATTGGATTGTACGAATATAGATACATTACATCAAACAATTCAAAAAGTTAAAGGTTCATATGCTATTGCTATAATGAAACCAAATGGAACTTTTTATTTAGCATGTAACTATAAACCAATAGCGTATTCTTATGAACGTGATATTCATGATCTAAAACAATTAACAGCGTTTGCTAGTTATGAAGATGATTTAAAGTATTGTGAATATCCAAATATAGAACGTTTACCTCCATATTCTGTATTAGATACAGAGACGTGGCAAATTAGAAGTATACCTAGAACAGATTATAATAATGCTCTTGTTATATGTTCTGGTGGACTAGATAGTACGGCGGTTGCTGCTTATGCTTGTCATGTTCATAAACCGGAGAATGTTACTTTAATTCATTATAGATATGGTTGTATTGCAGAGACAAAAGAAATACAATGCGTTAAAAAGATAGCTGAATATCTCAAGTGTAATTTAGACTTTATTGATGTTAATATGTCTTTTATGAATAAGAATTCAGCTTTATTTAGAACAGAAGATGATATTCATAAAGGAATAGAAGGATCTGAATATGCTTATGAATGGGTTCCTGCTAGGAATTTAATTATGCTATCCTTAGCCGTTGGATACGCTGAAGCAAATAGAATTACAAATATTTATTTAGGAACGAATCTTGAAGAAGGTGGAGCATATCCAGATAATGAAAATCAATTCATTAAGGATTTTGATTCCTGTCTTTATGGTGCTGTTCAAAATGGAGTTAAAGTAAAAGTTCATACTCCAGTTGGTAACTTAATGAAACATGAAATAGTAGCGTTTGGAAATAAGTATGGAGCACCATTCCAATACACATGGAGTTGTTATAAAAAAGGTGATAAACCTTGCGGACAATGCGGACCATGTTTTATGAGAAGAACAGCATTTAGACGTAATGGTCTAGAGGATCCATTAGAATATCCTAAAGATATGATATATGACGAGATAGAAGATATTAAAAAGAATATTGTTAGCAAGGAAGTATAAGATGATTGACATACTTAAGATTCTTGCTGCTATAACAGTTGGATCATTAATAAGTTTAACTATCATTAAGCTTTTTATGTTATAAGGAGTTATAAATGAGAGAGCCAAATTTCTTCAAAAAATGCTACGTTAAAACAAAAATATTTTTTTGGAAGTTATTTACAAAAAATCGCGGAAGTTTATTAGATAATACTCTAGAACGTCTTAATAAAAATGCTTTAATGTCTGAAGCATCTGAACTTAATAGTTTCTGTAAAAAATCTAATATGGATCCAATTAAGTTTATAAAATGTGATCATATCAACATAAATGGTGACATCAATGGGAATCGTGAATATATAGATGTAGAAAATAAGGTTGCATAAAATGACATACGAAGAGAAAGTAGAAAAGATAAAGCAAGTATGTGAAGATATGGATTGCGAATGCCAATTATTTAACAATCCATCATACCAATCAGCGTTAATTGGATATACAGTTAAAAACGATCAAGTAAAGGCTGTATATTCAGAAAAAGGTATTCTTGATGAACTCCAATGGAAAAATAATTGGAATTATCATGAAGCATATGACTGGTATGAATATAACGTTCTAGGGTCTCTTCCAGATTGTATTATAATAGAATTATTCCCAGAAGAACCTAAGAAATACCACTAGGTTTCGAAAGTTAAATACAATCACATCTTATTTAAAATGTATGATACCAAAAAGATTATTTTTTATATGGATAGGTAAAGATATTCCACAATATGTAAATTTCTGTATTAATGCTTTTAGAAAAACAAATCCTGATTTTGAAATAGAATTTGTTCACGAAAACTCTATCAATAATGATAATTTAGATTTCAAAGAAGTTTCTGATATTTTAAAAGATAAAGAAAGTATATATTATAAAATATGGTCCTCTCCATTTAAAAAGAGAAATTTAAATCATTCAACAATATCTAGAAATATATGGTTTTCTGATATTTTAAGAATTTATCTTGTTAATAAATATGGCGGTATTTATTTGGATTGTGATACTTATCCAATTAAACCATTTGATAATAAATTATTATCTTTAAAATGCTTTAATATAATGACAAAAAATAGAAAAAATGAAGGATACACAGATTGTTTCTTTATAGGATCACAAATAGGAGAATATTTCAAAAATAAACGAACACATATATTAACAAATGTATTCTCAAACTACGAAATTAAAACTGATAAGGTTAATTCTGTTTTTTACAAAAATAGAAATAATTTTTTTAATTGTATAGAGGATTTTGATTTAGACTATTGTATGAAGAATAAGTATATTATACATTTTAAAGCGTTAGAATGGATGAAATAAATTAAAAGGATCTTTTATCAATATGATCTATATTAGTCGTTTTTTTGGCGGTCTGTGTAATAATTTGTTACAACTTGATAATGCATTTAAATTGTTTTATAGATTAAAAATAGATTTAAATTATCTAAAAATTAATCCTAAAACGCGTAATCCAAAATATCGCAATAGAAATGTAAATTTTTTATTTAAAGAATTAGAAAAGCATTATATACATCCAGAAACAGATAAAATATTTGCTGGATGTAGACCTATTGCATATAGAAGGGGAAAACCGCTTCCTAAGATTAATCTACAAAAAAGATATCTTTTATCTCCGATTCTTAATCCAAATGCAGATCGTACATATAATTATCTAAATATCTTGGAAAAACAAAAAATAATTAAAGAAAAATATAAAGATATTGCTGATGATAATACAATAACTTTCCATATAAGAAGAGGAGATTATTTCTATCACAAAGGTTATAAGAAATTTATATTATCAGATAAGTATATTTTAAATGCTATTCATAAATATTCCAAAAATAGAATATTAATTCTTACAAATCCAGAGAGTATAGATTATGTTAAGAACTTAACAGGTAATCTTAAAAATATAATATATGCTTATGATCTAAATTTAAATTTAGATGAAGAGTTTTTACTTGGTAGTGTAACTAATTATGTTATAATGAATCCTAGAAGTAGTTTTTCTAAATTATTAAGAAGTTTCAATGTCAAATATTTAAAAGATAAAAAGAAATAGGTTATTTTTACCTATAATATTTTTAGACTTCTTTATTTTCTAACAAAAAAAATTTAAAGGAGTTTTTATGACAAGAAAACAGTTAAGAACATTATTAGAAAGTTTTAAAATCGATCCATCTTTTATTATTGTAGCTGTACAATATGATAAAGCAACAATTAGATGTAAAGATACAGAACACAGAGAATCTACAGAGAAAATTTTAAAGGAAAATAATTTTCGTTCCATTACACCTTATAAATACAGAGATAAAAAATGTAGTTCTGAAATTTTTAAAGATATAGAATTTGAGATTCCTGAAAAATATAGAATCAAGAATACTAAAACTTATATGGATATTTTATGCGATCTAGATAATGCTGTATTAAAGAATGGACAATCTAAAAATATTCTATGTCATGATTAAAATACTATGCTTTAATAAATATAAAAAGGTTGTTTTAATATGAAAAATTTGAATCCTATGTATACACAAGTATATTTACAAGAGAGTCATGCCAATAGAGTTAAGAAATATGGGAAAAAAGCAGCTAAAAAAATGGAAGAAACATATCGAAAGATAACTGGACATATGAAGGAAATTAAACCAGGAGGAAAGATATATGCTGCAAATTATAATGCTCCAGGAGGAAATACATTTGATACTTTGGTAAAATCTAAAGAAGCTTCAGAAGAGGCATTTTCTGCATTGAAGAGAAATTTAAAAGAAATTAAAAAAGGTGCGGAAAAACAAAGACAAGCTAGAGAAGCATCAAAATTAAATCCAAAAATTCTCAAGAAATCTTAATAGAAATGAAGATATTAGGACTAGATATAGCTACAAATACAGGATATTGTATCTTAAATGAAGGAAAGTTGGAAACATATGGAATGTTAAATATTCCAACGGAAATGAATTTACTTCAACGAATTGGATTTTTCGAAAACAACATTATTAAACTTCTTTCTGATTATTCTCCAGATTATGTAGCAATAGAAGATTTAATAATGGGAATATCAGGCGTTAAAACATTATCATATTTATCTAGATTAAGTGGAGTAGCACTATCTTGTTGCTATAAAAAAGTCCAGAATAATATTGCTTTATATACACCATCAGAATGGAAAGCTAACTCATTTGATGATCTGAATGGAACGGCAAAAAAATATGAAATACAAATTGCTGTATGTAAACATTTTAAACTGATAGACGAAAATACATTAAATTCAATTACGGAAAAACTAAAAGGTATCACGGATAATACAAGTTCAATTAAAAAGAAGATGGAAGTATTATCTTGTGATACAAAGAAATATATAGCGTTTCTTGCTAGAAAAAGAAACGGCTGTAAAACAGAATCTGAAAAGAACTCATTCTTAAAACAAATAGAAGAGAATAAGAAGACAATTCAGATTTATAAAAAACAAATAGACGATTCCAAAAAGAATATAGAAAACACTTATAAAAATATAAGTTTGGAAATAATGTCCAAGTGTGGTTTGACTTGTGATGTCAGTGATTCCATTGGAATTGCCTATTGTTTATGGAAAAAACTAAAACCATCTAGGATTTAAATGTATGACAAACTTAACAACTAGACAACAAGATTTTTTGGATGTCTATAAGAGATGTAATCTAGATATGTCAGCTGCAGCAAATCTTATGGGCGTCAGTAGAGATGTCTTTAGAATGACAATCTACAGGATAGAAAAAAAGATTGGAAAAATAGAAGATGTGGATAGAATAGATGATACGAACATTGTAAAATCTACATCTACACTCTATGATAAAGATGGAAACATTCTCAATAAATGGGTTAAAGCAGATACAAGCAAAAATCAACTAAAACATCTAGCTAAGAAGTTTATAGCAGAATATTCTAAACAACTCCCAAAGTACAAACCAGGACCGTATGGTAAAAAATATATCTATGATAATAAGTTGATTGTTTATCCAATTGCCGACGTACATCTTGGAATGTTATCTTGGTTTAATGAAACCAAGAATAATTATAATACGAAAATTGCAGATGATACAGTTAGAAAAGCTGTATCTGAATTAATTTCTAATTCTCCATGCTGTCAAGAATGTTTGATATGTAATTTAGGTGACTTCTTACATGTAGATAATCTGTTTAACAAAACTCCAAAGAATGAAAATATACTAGATGTGGACTCTAGATATGCTAAGATTCTTAACATAGCAATTAAGCTAATGAGATATATTATAGAATATTCTCTTGTTAGACACAGACACGTTACAATTGCTAACTGTATCGGAAACCATGATCCAATAGGGTCTCTATGGTTAAATTCAGCATTACAGAATATATATGAAAAAGAAAAAAGAATTACCATATTAGATAACTCATCTCAGAGATTATATTACAGATATGGTAATAACTTATTTGGAATGTCCCATGGATCAGAGATAAAAGAAAAAGATTTACCTCTTTTAATGGCTACAGAAGAAAGAGAAGATTGGGGTAATACGGACTATCATTATTGGTTTCTTGGTCATTGGCATCACAATAAGTCTGTAGATATATGCGGTTGTAATGTAGAAGCATTTTCACCTATATGTGCCAAAGATGCTTATGCTGTATCAAAAGGTTATAATTCAAAGAGTAAAATACAATTCATAACATATGATAAAGATGATGGTGAAAAAGAAAGATATTCTATATATCTCAAATATTAAATAAATTTAAAACAGATTTTAGAAGGTACAGCATGAATCATTATAATTTTTTAGCTGAAAATGTCTTGAAAACAAAGACACATTGGTCAAAATCTAATCAAGTCAATGCTATTAATGAACTAGTATTAAAATATCCAACAGCAAAGCAATTTAAAAATGCTGTTATAAGAAATGGTGATAGAAAATCAATTGAATTAATCCAGAATCTTCCGGATAATGCATCTAGATCTGACTATGTTGATTTCTTACAATCAGCATTTACGAAATATTCAACTATTGGAAAAAATATACTTTCTGCAGCTGCCGGAGTTGGTATTGGTGCAGCGACAGCATATGCAGCAGGAAAAGCTGTAGATGCTAGCACTTCGCCAAGAACAAATTCAACACAAGAAGCACCGACAACGACACAACCACCTACAACTCCTCCAGCAACACCTCCGGCTCCAAATAATCAAGCACTTATTGATCCAACAAGTTATACTGGACGTGCTTTAAGAGCAATGGGTGCAAAGACAAATAGTCTAGGTGGAATTGTTGGAAATAGAATGAATGCCATCGGTTTAAATGGACAGAGACTTTCTAGTATGGCAAGTAGAGCAGCAGCTGATACAAGAGGAGAAATCTTTAGTCAACAAAGAAGAGGTATTCAGGCTCTTGGTGGCGCAGCTGGATTTGGATTGGGAACTGCTGGAGCTCACGGAATTCAATCTTGGAGGCAGAAGAAACTTCAAGATAGGATAGAAGCACTCAAAAATGGATATTAATATGAATAGTGATTATTCATTTCTAGAAGAATTCTTAATTCCTGCATTACTTACGCTTGGTGCATATTCTACTTTTAAAAATATGAGTCAATCTGCATTAAACGCTAAAATGATGAATAGTATGCAGAAGGAATTAGGTAGATGTGATCCTAGAAATAGAAAATTAGCATTAAGCATTGTAAATAGATATAGTACACAACTTACTCAAATTTATGCTAGAAAACTAGACAAAAAAACTTTAAAAAAATTAGCTGGTGCACAGAATTTAATCAATACTTATTTTAAAAGACCACTTGATGAAATTATTAATAGTCCTAATCCAAATTGGAAAAGAGATTTATCGTTTTTCTTACAAAAAAATATTACATCTATTAATAGAAAACAGAATGCTTCTAATATGCTTACTCTTGCTGCACTTGGAACTGGTGCTGGTATAGCAACCGCTGGTGCCGCTACAGCAACAGGTGCAGCGCTCGGTCAAGTAAGTTTATCTTTATTTGGATATAGAGTTATTCAATCTCAGCTTAAACATTTCAATTCTGTATATTACATAAAAAATATGTTGAAAGAAATGGAAGCATGTAATGACAGACAAACAGCATTAAAAATAGTGGATAAATATTGCTATCAGATATCTCAAGGATTAAATAGTATTGTAATTAAATCCGGAAAAAAAGTTCCTATGGATATTCAATTAGAACTTCGAACAAGATTAGCAAAACCATTAATTGATATTATTAATAATCCAAACAACAAATACTGGAAGATATTAGCTATAGATTATATTAAATCACATAGAGCACAAGAAACTATACAATATGTTAGCAATACTATATCACAACTCATTATTCCTACTGCAATAAGAAAATCATTAGGAAGATAAAATTAAAGTGATAAATAAAAAATTTACCACTTTAGATTTAAATATCTATTAATTAGATATTGTCACCGATATTATCATCCGGCGTATTAAATGGAACAGCCATAGCTTGAGCTGTATTTAAAACTGCACTTACTGGTCCAGCAATGGCATGAAGGATATATTTACCAAATCCACTCTTGCAGATATATTTTCTAATAAGTGCTTTATACTCTTCGTATGATGTATCCGCATCAAGTCTCGCAGCAAGCATTTTTGCACTTATATGATTAATTTTCTGCAATCTGGCTTTTAAATCTAATGGATTAGGATATTTTCCTATAATTTGATTGACAATTTCTATATCCTTAATCACCTTTGAACCAACGCCAGCTGCCATAGAAGGTCCATACCAGTCCCAGAAGCCTATTTCCTCTGTTACAATTCTTTTTAATGGATTTTTATTACTCTTTTTCATTTTAAATTTCCTAATACATGTATTTAAAATTTATTAATTTATAACATCGTAAATCTCTTCATTAACTTGATGATTTTATTTTCAACAAGATAATCAAGGGCATTACCAGTATATGTATTTCCATTATTTAGCGTATAAAAATTTTTAGCCTCATTAAGAATTTTTAATCCTTCTGTATGAGTTAATTCCATACACTTTCCTTCTTGTCTAACTTCTGTTACCTGAGATCCTTTATGTGAAGGTTCAGAAACAGCATCATAGCTGATAACGATTAAAGGCGCTTGAACATATTGCGCACCACCAGCATCGTTTACGTCAGCTAGACCTCTAAGAGAGAATCCTACTGGTATATGATCAGCAATTAGACCACTTAGAATTTTTCCAGAAGCAGAATAAGGAAGGCTTTCTATTACTCCTTTAATTCTATTTCCTTCCCACCACCACTCTCTAACGATATGTGATGCGTTTTTATATTCTACCGTTGTTTGCCTAATTTGATTATCGCTAATAGGATGGTCTAGTTCACATACAAATCGTCTATTATCTATTTTTTCCTGAATAGCTTTCATTCCTTGGTCCAAAACACTTCTTGGATAAACTCTTCTGTTTTGGTTTTTCTCATCAGCTGTTTGTAGATAACATTCGGCAATTACTTTACCATCAGTATATTTTTTAAATCTATCAGGAACATCAAAGACTGCTCCTTCTATAACAATTGAAGGCGTTACTTTTGTTTTTGTCATGATTATTCTCGTTATAAAATAGTTTTAATTTTATTCGATATTAAATATTTAGCTTTTTCTATATATATTCAATATCAAGTTATTAAGGATATTTATCTTTTAAATGTCCTAAACCGACAACGGTCATAGAAATTAAAAATAAAATGCTTAAAAAAATATCAATAATCATAAATTAATCCTTATTTTGTTTTTATTAAAAAAGGAGTTTTAAATGGCTAAACCTAGAATGCTTATTGTTCGTGGTCTTCCAGGATCAGGAAAATCTACGTATGTTAGAAATAACTATACTGGACTTTTTATTTTAGAGACAGATTGTTTCAATTGTGTTTCTGGACAGTATTATTGGACATCCGATAGAAGTACTGAAGCAATTAGACTTATAGATCGTATAAGTCTCGAGATTATGTCTAGCTCTAATACTCCAGATTTTGCTATCACTGGAGTCTTTGGTAGACCGTATAGTATGTTAAATCATATATATAGAGCTGAAGAAAATGGATATGATGTCTATATCAAAACATTGACAAGTCAATATCCAAATATACATAATGTCCCAAAAGAAACTATTCAGATGTTTAAAAATAATTTTTTGTCAGAAGAACAATTAAAAGAAACATTTAAATCTTTCCAACATGTACATTATACAGAAATGCCAAAAATAAATTGGGAATTTCACGGAGAACCTGATAATGATTTCTCTAAGAACAAAGAATGAGGTAGTTCAGAATGTTTTTGAAAGTTAAACAATGGGTAAATAATACAACAAGAAATATAACTATTAATACGGATCAAATTGCATGTTATTCGGAATTTAAACATATAAAAAATTCCACAGAGATTTATCTTTCAAATAACCAATTAATAATAATTCTTCAGCCAGTATCATGGTTTGATGATATACTTGTATATAAAAATCAAGATCCAACTCCTGTTAAAGAAATAGACGATCATATAATAGTAGAGGGTGATGATAATCCTTTAGGATTTAGTACAGTTCCTAAGTCTGTAGAAAATGATGACCAAGATTCTAGTGAGCGTATGGCTACAGAAAAACAAATTAGTTATATGAAATCTATTCGTGAAAAGAAAGGTTTAAATGTTAAATTTCCAAATCATATAACATTTAAATTTGCTAAAGAATTTCTAGATAAATATGCACCAAAGAAAAAACAGAAATCTGAATTTGATTGGGAACAACTAGATGAAGATTCTGATGGTGAATTCCCTGGATACAGGGATTAGGAAAGGAGTTTAAAATGTCAAACAAACCATCTTTTAGAATTTTTAAAATGGTTAAAGGAAAAAAGAAAGTTGTTCATACTTTTGAATCCGATAACTATAACACAGCATATGAATATTTTAATGATTATTTTAAAAGAAATTTAGAAAAACCAGATTGTAAAGATAAATATTATTTTGAAATAATACATGAATACATAGGTCCAGATGGAAAGAAATATGATGATTTACATAAATTTCTTTTTGGAGGACCAGATGATAAATATGATAAAGAGTCCAGAAATTATGATATATCAAGCATAGATTGTTTTAGAAAGAATACAGATATTAATAAAACTCTTCAAGAATCAAAAGAAGCTGTTCACAAAGTTATATCTAAATCTAAAGAAATGATAGATCATTATTGGTATCTTGTAAAACTTCTTGAAAGTACAGATATAAAAACTGCTCCAGAAGAGCAGATGGATGAAATAACTCATGGCATTACTAAATTTTATGATCTAGAACATGATGTTGAAAATTATACAAATATGATTAATGACAAGCATCAGATATCTGAATATTGGAGTCTTGATTATCATATGCTCGAAGATTTAAAATACAATATTCCTTTATTAATTAAGAAAGGACATACATATCCAGCATGTTATGATGAAAAAGTAAAAGGTACAAATAAAAAACCTTGGGATTTATGGAAAGAAGATCTTAAAAAACTTCTTCTTAATGTAAATCTTTACTTGTATTATAAGAGTTATGGTCATATAGATAAGAGTGACAAACAATTAGTTGCTATTCATAAAAAATACAAAAATACGATTCCAATACATCCAGGAACAAAACGCGATATAGATCATACTAAATTATATGAGTTAATGCAAAAACATTGGAATTATGTATGGAATTGGATTAAAGAGTATGGTCAAGCTCTTTGGGATTAAGAAAGGAGTATATTATGGAACTTAAATTCGCTGGTTGGATAACATATCATGATAGTGATGGTAAGAAAAAACATCCAGAAATACATGATCTATTAGAAATTGCTGGAAAATTAAATCTAGATTCAGAAGCTAAAAAACATTTATGGTATATGACAGAGAAAATAATCAAAGAAGAAATTATTAAACATAAATATAAGTTTAGTGGTGAATATCATCAATATGGTGAATGTGGAATTCCAGTATTTGAGTTAGATGGTGAGCTTGGATATGATATGTGGAGTTTTAGATCATGGGGAGGTATAATGGCTGATTGCTGGAATGAAATAGAACAAAAATCGGAGTATGATTATATAGATTTTTATATGTGGCCTGATAAAAAAGAATCAGTTTCAGCACATACAGAATTAGAATATTATAATTCTAATAATGGAAAGGAAATTGAAAAGGACTGATGTTTACATCTATCTAAAGGAATTCAGTTGTCTAACTTCCTATGACAACTGAATTCCTTTAGGATATTCTTCCGTTTAAATTCTATCTATTCAATGTACTCACCTTCTGTTTTATCTAACTTAACTCCAGCAAATTTTTCTATATACATTTCATATAGTCTATCCTGAGTAGATGCAAAGTGTTTATATTCTTTCAACAATAAGATCTTATTGTTTTCTTCTATTGCTTTATGTATGTCACATAACTTATGGTATATTCTATCTAAATCATGAGGATCGAACATTTTTTACTTCCCTTCCCGTTAATAGATCATAAGACCATAATATACGCTTTGAATATAAACTACAAATATCTATTATAGAACATTTAAATAATTTTTCTGAATATTTAAGTAGATCATTAAGTATTCTAATTCTTTCTGTAATGATTTTATGCTTTACTTCTTCAAATACTCTACCGAGAAATACTACACTAGATGATGGAATAATACTATTAAAACCACATAAAGTATCTTCTGTTAAATTACAACGTTTTATTTTATATAATGAAAATTTAGCTATTGTTAAAACATCTAGAACCGTTAAAATTGTAATATTTTTGTGTGATATTTCATTATGAAGAGTTACGAAATAATAATCACTAATTTCTTCTTTTTTATTTTCTTTAGGTTTATCTTTTATCTCTTCAATTTTTACGCTAAGCTCTATCTTTGGAATGGTAATTCTAAATGTTTTTGTCATGATTTATCCTCAAAATATTCCTCATATAAATCTTCAGACATGTATCCTGCTGCAGCATAAAAGAATAGCATAACTTCTTTCTCTAATTCTTCCATTTTTTCATCTTCATCTTTTGGAATATGAACATAAGCTGAACATTCATCCACATCCACATCTAAATCCATTATATTTTTATATCTTTCTTTACCAGCTTCCGTTAAATTACAAGGTCCAACAAATGCAATTATGGAATCAAACCATCTACCACCATCTTTAAATTGATCTGCATAATCATCTGAAACATCTACATCAATATCTAGTTTAAGAAGTTCTCTAAGTTTCATTTGGAGTTCTCTTTAGATTTTTTTGGATGCATTTCTTTCATCCAATCCAATGCTAAATCATAAAATTCTTTTCCAACTTCTTGTATCTTTTCATTATTTATAATTTTTGGAATGACATACATAGCACATGCTTGTTTTGTATTTGGTGTAAATATTACAGAAAGTGCTGTACTTAGAAAAATAAACAATGATATCTTACAACCTTTTATTTGTCTATGATACTCATCATCTTTATCTGCTGCAGTAACTACAGATGTTATTATAAAGATAATTAATGCTATTGCTGAGAATAAACAGATTACTCCAAAGAATGATTTGATACCATCTAATCTCGTAATCCAGTATATAAAACTAGGTGTGATTTCTGTCATGGTTGTTTCTCCTTTTTAATCAACTGTTTTTATTACGAATTCATATTCTATTAAAAGATTATTTTGTCTTCTACTAAGATATATTTTATCTGGCATAATATTTATATCTATTTCAATAGATTCACCAATATTTGTAGTTTTAATGTCAGAATCTTTATTCTGACTGGTTTTAATTAAATCTCTGTAGACAAATTTTCTAGGAATCTTATGTAATAATACATCATTTAATATATAATCGAAACATTGTTTTTGTGTTTTAAATAGAGGGTTTGCAAAAGTATCTAATTCACCATCTATATATAAATCAAATGTGTAGGTCTTACAATTTTCAAATCCCATAATCAATTCTCCATTAGCTTAACATTCATAAGATGTGTATAAATTGCTTTACCATCTTCTGTTATAACTTGTATAGAATCTGAATTTTCCCAATCTTTCCATGCTTTAATATTTACCTTTTCCCACTTATTACTATCTCCTAAAATATAAGCAACATTAAATTTTTGATGATTAAAATCTATTATCTGTTTATTTCCAAATATATGTTTTGAGAAGAATCCAAATAGTACAAGTGCTAGGAATATTAAAATTGTTACAATTACAGCACAACCTTTAAACGATTCTTCATCCATTTTCTCTTCCTTTCTTTAAAAATAACCAATCTTCAAATGTACAATGAAGATTAATTATAGAATTTTCTAATTCACCTACATATCTAATTGCACTATTAGTATTTCCTATATTAATGATCTGAAGCAATTTAAGTTCACATTCTTTAATCTTTTCATTTAAACTTCTTACTAATTCAGAATTCTCCTTTGTCCAGAGACTAAATGCATCTTTAGCCGAATTTTCTCTATTGTAATTTTTAATATCCATATTTAAACCTCAGCAAACATCCACTCTTCTGGTGAAATTTCTCCAGCTAAATAGCTTCCCGGATTATTTTTCTTAAATTTAAGAATACCTCTAGCAATGTTACTTCTTATAATATAATAGATATCTAACGTTAATTCAAATTCTCTATCTAAAACATCTACAACCTCTTGAGTTACTTTATCTACTTTTTGATATTTCTTTTGCCATGATTCTTTTGGATGACTGTTCTTTCCAAGAACACCGTCCACAATAACTCTAAAGGCATTCTTAACTATTCTAGTTGCTTCTTTTGGTGTCATAAACATTCTCCAGTAATATCCTTAGATTTACCTTCTATACATGCTTTTTCCATTAAACATACATCATGACATGCCTTTTCATTATCATATTCTTTATTTTTATCATCTGGATAAAATGAGGCATGAAAACCTTTTAATCCAAGATGTTCTTTTTGATATTCTATAAGATCATTAAGACGTTCTGACCATTTCTTAGAATTGTCATTAATAATTTCTAACATTTTTTGTTTATGTTCATCTGTTGCCGTTTCTATCATTTTTTGTCCTCACTACATTTCATTTCAAATATAGCATCATTTAACTCATTAATTGCTAATGTTTGCTCTGGTTTAAATTCAGACATACCATTTGGAGTTACATAATCAAATTTTCCACATAATATTATAAGATCTATATCCTTTATGTTATCGAAGTTGTATTGATGTAGTAAATGTATAAAGAATACTGTATTACTAAATGAAACTCTTCTATTCTCTATTCCGTCAATCATTAATTTGGTAACTTCAGGTTCAGGAAATTTTTTTAATAAATTCTTAAACTTTTGTATTACATTTTCTCTTACTTTTTTCTTCAGCTTTACCATCGGAATTCTCCTCATTTCGAAGTGATTGCCAATCTTTAAACATTTCAATAATATATTGATTATTTGGATCTTCTTTTTGTAGTATTTCCCTAGCTTTATACGTTTTCTCTATCAACGTATCTTTAGTATCATATCTTCCACAATCATATAATACAAGATATGGTAAAGCACCAGCAATTATGGATTTATATTTTCTTACATCAAGATCTAATTCGCGAATTTTATCTAATCTTTTAGTTTTATCGAATTCGCTTTCGTTATCTTCAACTAGCATTTTTGTATATTCTATTGGATCCATATTTTCTTTTTCTGCACAATAGTTGATAAATTTTGGTTCTACAGATGTATATAAAAATCTATATGCGTCATCTAAGAAATCATCCGTAACTACGGATTTTGAACTATTCCAGTATTCTCTGTAATATTTATATGCAGCAACTCTTTGTCTTACTTCTCTAAATATATCTCCATAACATAAACCTCTAGTCATATGAGAAATTTTATCTAATATTTCTACGTCGTTCATTTACTCACACCTCACTTCTGTCATTTTAATTTCATAACAATTTGCTTCTTCTTCATTTCCATTATCATCTGGAGTTATAAATTGAATCGTTATTTTATCTGGAGTATAATTTACATGTATCTTAGACATATATTTGTCTGGAATAGTTTTTATTGTTGTATCATTCTGGAATATTTCCATAGGAGAATATTCAAATAATTCATAATATTCATATCCTATATAATTGCAAGATATGTTCTTCATCTTTATATAACACTCTTCTTGTGTATCAAACTTTTCGTTGGATTGATCTATAAGCTGACTATTTCTATAGATAGAATAAGAATATTTAAAATTACTATCTATCTGTTGTAAACAATACAAATGACCATCTAAAGTCTTATGTTTTATGAAGTTTGTTAATGACTCATAAGCATTTGTAGTTGTTCTCCATACTTTTTCTGTTGCAGCTTTATCTATTGTATAATCTAAAACATCTTGATCCAGTCTTAAAATTCTCATTGTTAATAAGTTCATAAGATAATTTAGAGCATCTGATTTTGAATCAAATTTTTTTGTATGAAGTTCTGGTAAAATTTCACCTTTACCGTCTTTAACTGTATATTTTGCTATAAATTCACTTCTTTTCATTCTTGACCTCTTTCTTTTTTGGACTCAATTCTTCCATCCAGTCTATAGCTAGATTATAAAATTTATCTCCAACATCTTGTAGTTTTTCATTATTTACAATCTTTGGTATTATAATTACAGCACACATATCTTTTGTGTTTGGAGTTAAAGCAACCAAGACGATAAATATCGGTAAAAATATTATAGGAAGTAATTTAATAAATTTTGGAATTCTACTAGAACACTCTTTCATATTATCATCCCATATAGCATATTCATTTAATAGAAATACAATAGATAACATAGCAAATATAGCAAATATAAATGCGAAAAGATGTAATACAACAGTTATGGAATCTAACCTACTAATCCAATATACAGTCCATGAATCAATCATTTTGTTTCACCTTTTTTTGTTTACAAAATTTACATTCTGGATAATGTGTTATTGCATACCTACGATATCCATTAACTGTTATGTATTCATGTTTGATTCTATCTATCTCGATTGTTGTTTTATAATAATAAAATCCTTCATGACTGCAAAATAGTTTCTTATCCGTTTTAAATACGTCGTTTGTATTAATAGTGTCATTTATGGAATGTTGTGATTGAGGTCTATCACAACTTGTCATTGAGAACATCAATATTATTGTTATACCAAGTATAAATAAATTAAATTTTGTTTGTGCATTGTTCATTCTTTTTCCTTTCTAAGTAATCTCTAACAAGCTAACATTAACTCTAACTACTTTAAACTCATCTTTATCAAAACCATAGTCCGAACATCTATCTTTAATTTCATCCATTGCTGCATCTAGACTAGCCCATTGGGCATAATGATGCAATTTAGATATATCAATATTCTCATATTTTCTTGCAACTATATAAAATTCTTCTGAAGATTCTGTCATTGTACTAACTCCTTTACGTTTACATCAACTTCCAGAATAGTATAATTCTCTCTTTTAAATCCATATATCTCACAGTTTTCTTTAATTTTATTTTCAGCATCTTCTATTGTTGAATAAGAATCGAATATTTCATTTAAATCTAAAAGATCTCCAGAATCTAATTCATAAGAATCATTAAATTTTATAATATAATATTTAGCATTCAAATTTGTCATTATCCTGCTCCAACTCTTGATCTGGTCTACAAGCGTACACAATAGTATCAGCATCAGATTTCCAAATATCTTTAATTGTTTTAAAATATCCTTTATTAACATATTCTTGTAAGATTCTCGGATCAAATCCAGGAGCAATTATATGATAACCATTAAATGTAGGATTAATGAAAACCTGTTCTGATTTCTTAGGTTTTTTATCTTTTTTATCTTCAGATTCTTCTTGTTCTTTATCCTTATTCTTTTTATCTTCCTCTTCTTTTTTCTTTTCTATATCTTTAAACCAATTAACGATTGTATCTTCTATTTCTTTAACTTGTTCATATGTTATATCATCAAGATCCAGTATAATCCTTTTTGCTCTAGAATCATGAAATCCGCTGATTATCTCGCGTGTAAGAGTGTAGTAATTAAGATCCCAATTATCTACCTGATCACACATGAATTTTAATAACTGTCTATTAATGGATTTACCAGATCTAACCTGTGGCTTAATATAACATCTAGCATGAAATTTTTCACAGAACTCTTTGATTAGAGGAATCTTATTTTCAAAATATGGCATATTTCTAATATAAGTGTTATATAACATTCTAGCATTTTCATTTGCTGATGTAGATTCTGGATGATCCTTCTTTCTCTGAAGAATAGAAAGCATATAAAAATCATCCGGTTGTTCAAATTTTAGAACATGGAATTTGATGTTCTCGATGTTATTGACTATCATCTATTGACTCCATTGTTATTGTTAATTTGATTATTTTGTAATTTTCATTGAGTTTTTTATGAAATTTTACACATTCTTTAGCTTTTTCTATATTATCGAATATTTTTCTTTTATATCTATGTGTAAATTCGATATCATTAAATTGCTGTAAGGATGTATTTTTTGGTATACAACAATATCTCTGTTGTTGTCTAATTTTAATCATTTTTTTACCTCCTCTACTAAAAATACTTTTTCTATAGAATATTTTATAACATAACTCGGCATTTCTTTTCCATCTATTCTCTGATATGCTGTTATTGTAACGGAAGTTAGTCCTTTATCGTCTTTTTCTGTTTTTATATCTTTCTTTACAATAATATTTCCAGTATGTTGTATATCTATAATTTTCTGTAATTGCTTTTCAGCCAGTTCTCTTGTGGCATATATGATATAAGGATCATCTTCCCTTATGATATAGAAATGTTTTGCTTTACTTCTACTAAATTCTGTTATTGGAAAGTATGTCATTCTAGTTCTCCTCCGATGTGTAGTAAATACGGTATAAAATATCATAATCACAATCATCATTATAACATATCTCAACTTCTATTGGAATAGATTCATTAAAATCTATATACGAATTAATGGCTTTCTGTAATCCTTCTGTGCAACTATTTAAAAAATCATCAACTGTTTTTATATCATCTGAGTGATTCTCTGTTCCACACCAAAACAACCATTTATCTCCATATCCATCATTTGTGATAAGTTTAAACCTTATTCTCCCTTTCAGGATGTCTATAGGATTAAGTGTATCAATAAATGTTCTTACTTTCATTTCAACTCAACTTCTTTCATGAGAAATTCATATGTATCTGATTTAATACCTTCTGCAAAATTATATATTTGATCGACAAGTATTTGATGTGGAAGAACAGAAGTTTTTATTTCTATACCTTTTTTTGAAACAAAGAGATGTTCTGAACCAGAATCTTTATAACTATAATTATAAACACATTGATATAAACCTGAATGATAAAATCTATCCATCATATCTTTCAACATAGCATCAAAACAATCTTTTTGTGTAAGATATATTGGATTATCTTTGTTTTCTTTCTCCCCAGAATGCCATACATTATACGTGTATCTAACTTCTTTTAATTCACGTTTTTTAATATAATAATTCTTATTATCTTTCTTATATCCATCAAATGTGGTGAGTTTATCCTGTATTTCTGTTAATCCACGCCATGTAATTTTATCCTTGTTATCAAATAGAACAAGTTCCATTAATGTATTAACAGCATCCTCCCTACAATTACATATATTCTGAAGAACTTCACCAAGTCCATCAATTCTAGTATAAGCATTAAAATAACATTTAGCCATTTAGAACCTCCTTAAGCTTCGAATAGAATAATTTGATCCTGAACATCTTTCCAAAAATCATCTATTGGTATTTCTACCTCGTCACCATTATAATCTAACATTGTAACTTTAATAATTTTAACATGACCATCTGCATCATTTCCCCATCCTATTGAATCTTTCCAATCATCATCTGTACATCCAACGTCACCAGGAACACATTCCTGGATGTTGCCCCAATCTTCTTCCGTTCCAATATCTATTGTTCTTCTTCTACCATCAGCTAAGTGTATTACACATATATATGGTTTACAGGCATATCTAACATTTACATTTTCTCTAAACTGTCCAGGATATATAACAATCTCTCCATTGTTTTCATTTAATTTTTTAAACTTAATATCTCTGCCACAGAATGAAAAAGTATATTCATTTTGATCAAGTGTCTGGATCATTCTTTTTATCCTCTCCTTTTTGATAAGCTTCATAATCTTTTATCGTCGCTTTTTGTTTTTCATCTAATTTACTTTTACAAAATTTACAATTTGGATAATGAAGAATTTGTGGTGGAGTTTCATCTGTGATGTAAATTTGATGTTTTTCTTCTATTGTACTTGTTTTTACACGACATACTTTTTTGTTAATGTTACATGGAGGAATATGTACGTAATTCGTACAGACTGGTTCTGGATGTTCTACGAGGTATGTTTCTTGTTTAGTCTGGTTTTTATGAATATGAGATTTTTCATATTCACGATATATTATATATCCTATAATACCAGAAATAATCAAGCATAACATTACAAATTGTAATATATCTAGTATACCTTCTTGTGTTATTTTCATTTTCCCTCCTCACGATCAAGTGTTTGAATCATCAACTATCTCCTTTAATAGCTTTGGAATAGCAATAAGTTGTTCTCTAATCTGTGTATATAAACATACAATATCTTCATATTGACTGTCTGTGAGTTTCTTTTTGTCGTGTAAACTTGTATATATACGTTTTAATGCTCTAAGATAATTCTTATATGATTTTATATCTCGACGTAACACATCTACATCTACAATACCACACATCTGTTTGTTAAAAATATAATATCTATTATATATTTCCAGTAGTATATTATAAATAGAATGAAAATTATATTTCCTTTTATAATATTTTATAAAACTTAATATTCTTAAAAAGAATAAATATGATCTGCTAGCTTTATCATACGGATGCATAAATAAAAACTCCTTTCACTCTGTTAAATCGATTTCGTATGGGATATTTTTATCTATGCAATATCCAATTGCTTCATCTTCGTAAGGACTAGAATAAATATCCTTGTTTTTATAACAAACAACAAAATTCCATATATCGTTCTTCCATATTTTATATATGATAGCTGGTTCTTCTAACATGTTTCCCAATCCGAATTATCTGGCTCAATTCCTTGTAATAAAAAATTTATCCTTGCTAGAGATTTCGGACCATAATAAATGCTACAAAAATATTTAGTCATGTCCGGACATTTTTCCGTGTGACAATCTTCACATATATGATCACATAGTTCATTCCCGGAAATTTCATACAGCTTCTGATGTATATTTTTAATCTCTTCTTGTAAATTTTTAATTTCCCTAAATATTCCGTTATATTGTTTTAGAAATTTATAATGCTCACCCAATCGATCTAGTCTCTTCTCGATTTGATGTTTAAGTTTTTCTTGTTCAGATGTCATGATATCACCTCATTGAGAAAAATCCGACTACATCAATACATAATCAAATATTAATATATTTAGAATATCCTATAGATTTAAAGTATAGGATAAGTCGGGAATGTTACGGAAAGAGGAAATACAAAAGAATATTCATAAGATTCTTTTTTTACAGTCTGTTTCTTTTTAGACTTTTTCTTGCTTGATTTCTTACCGTATGGATTTCCACTATGCCAAAAATCATGGAATGTTCCTGGTTTCCCTTGGGCTATCCATATTCCATACACAACTTTAACAAGTTCCCCTTTTGTTTTGCGTTTTATATTTCCCCAACGCCAATATCCATCTTCAGTCTGTTCTGGCATATAATTATCTCGATTTATAATTGTGTTGTAGCATCTCCACCATCAAGAATAAGTGGCTGTGTATTACATGGGCAATTTGAACATTTACAAATACATCCAGTTAGGAATGTTGTTGTTATAACGATAAGATAAAAAACTGTTTTCATAATTTTATATTTTATTAGATCCAAAAGCCATGACATATAATAAATATAGTCTAAAACATTAAAGGAGAAACAAATGGCAGAATCCATTCAGACATTTTTAAAATCTGTAGAAAACAATAGTCTACTCGGAACACTTGTTGGCGGTGGAATTATTGTAACAATATTTAGATATATAGGTCAGATATTCTCTTTTATATCTAGGATACTTTTAAATCTTATTAGTTTCGAAATAAATGAACGTTTTGATATGCAATATTATGGAAGCAGTCCTATTCAATTTAGAAAATTGATGTACATACTTTCTACAAGGTCTAAGATATTATGGATGAAAAACGTAGAAGTTTCTAGTATGTCCAACTCTGAGATAGATTCAGCTTTTTCTTTTATACCGCATGGAAAATCATACCATAGATTATATGGAAAGTTTATTATGGTAGAAAAATCTTATGATACAAGTGGTATGAAAGTTGTTACTTATGTAAGGATACGTGTGTTCTTTTGTACTAAGAAAAAATTCTCCAAATTGTTTATGGCTGACATGAATACAATTAATCCAAAGGAATCCAATAACAAGGTAGAAATTAGTTCTCTATCTCTGGATTATGTAAATTCAGTTGGAAAGAATAAGAGACCAATCTCAACGATTTATAATCCAGATGGTATTCCGCAATTATTATTAGATGATGTTAAATCATTTCTCGCCAATGAAAGAAAATACAGACAATTGGATATTCCATACAAAAGAAATTATCTCTTGTATGGACAGCCAGGAACTGGAAAAACAAGTTGTGTAATGGCGTTAGCCAGTGAAATAGATTGGAATATTATTGAGATAGATATCAATAAGAATAAAATAGATGATATTATTAGAGCTAGTGCTGGTGCTAAGAATACCATATTCTTATTCGAAGATATAGACTCTATAGAAAGAAATTTAAAATCTAGGCAGAAGAGAAATAGAAGTTACGCTATTGATTTAAATTCTCCTGAAGTAACACTCGGACAAATTTTAAATTTAACAGATGGACTTATTACACCCGATAAATCTATCAGCATTTTTACAACAAACCATATAGAAGCTTTAGATGATGCTTTCTTACGTGATGGTAGAATGGATGTTAAAGTCGAGTTCAGAAACTTTGATTGGAAAACAACATGGAAGATGGTCACAGATAAAACAGATATAGATCTTTCTCTTTATAGCAATTTAATTATTAACAATGATATTAAACCAGCCACATTACAAGAAAATATCTTAAAGTACAATCTTGGAAATTTATCTAAAGAAGAATTCATTGAAACAATTAAATGAGGTATAACACATGGAAACACACATCTGTCCACAATGTAGTAAAGAATGTGCATATAAGCATGGAATTATGTGTACAATACAAGGATGTATTAAGGATGGAACGAGTAATACAAGCAATATATTTAGTGATATGTTTAAAATAGATGGTTCTAGAAATAGTAATCTAGATGCACTTAGAAAAATATTCGGTATGAGCTAAAGGAGATTCGAATGGAACCGAAGAAATACGAAATGCTTAATCTCACATGGGAACAATGCCAAGATAAGTGTGAAATATTATCTAGATACATTAGTATATCTAGGCATATTAACAATGATATTGACCCAATAGATATTATTGTTTGTGTTGGTAGAGGTGGAATGATCCCATCTAGGTTAATAGCGGAGTCTTTAAATATTAAAGATATTGTCATGTACAATATATCATCCTACAACAGTATAGGATTAGAAGGAAAGAGTGAGATTAAAGAAACTATTCCTTTTAATTACTATGATATATTAAGTTATAAAAATGTATTGATTGTAGATGATGTGGCAACAACAATGTCCTCTATTAACTATATCAGACAGAAAATAATTATGAATAGAGCAGATAATGTAATGTATTGTAGAGCAATTTACTCAGCAACATTATATTGTAATAAAAACCTTTCTTCTAACAATAGACCAGATTTTATAGCAAGTGAATATGATGCTAATAATACATGGATTGTATTTCCATGGGAGAAAAACTAAGAATAGATACTTTTCCATTATTACTTAAAAAATAAAAATGAGAAAGGAACTTATACTTAATGGCAAGCTGCTGTAAGAGAGTTAAATGGTATATAGAAGATTGTATCTTTTGTATACGAATATGGTTTAGCGACTATATTATAGAACCTTTTTACGTATGGTACTTTAAACTTTTTGGTTGGAAAAAGAAATGGGTTCGAGGTTGCTATTCCATAGAAGATGATACAGATAATTTCTGGCTAACGTTGGGTGATGAAGATATTTATGTAACTCCAGACGATTTCTACTATAAATATTTTAAAGATTTTAAAAATGGGACGAAGTTTAAATGCCATTTGGTATGGAATTCCAATAAAAACAAACCGAAAAAGATTAGTGATATTCGAATTATAAAATCAAAGAGACATTGAGGTTATATGGACATTAGAAAGAAACACAAAGATAATCTTAGAAAAATTTCTAAGAAATATGTTAGAGAAATATCCAAATATATTAAATCCCATAAATTATATGTATATGACTGTACATATGATTTCTTTGATGATGCCCTTGTAAATAACTTTTCAAGAAAACTTAATCCAGAATACGTATCTATTCTCTTACTAGATGATCCTATAAGTCTTCATGTTTTTAACGCAGAGGATGTAAAAAAGTCTAGAGAACAAGTTAAACAGAAGAACATTGACTCTTATAGGGATTCTATAGATTATTTGAAATCAAGAATTAAAGATTATGAAGAAAAAATAAATAAATTAAAGAAAAAATAAATGCTTTATATATTATGTATAGTCTTATTATGTATTATCTTAATGATTGGTGCTGTTTTTTGTTTTTATAAATACATAGAATATTTGACATCTGACGAAAAAGATGAAGAAGAATAAATTTTCTCTCGGTTTAAATGTTTAAGTTAGACTATATATATTATATCTCAATGATAGAGAACCCAAGTATTTCATCTTTTAGCACCGAAGATGTGAAGGAAAAGACTTCGGAATAACCTTTCCATGATGAAATAGCAACGACTTGTTGAGTCCCTTCGTTGTTGCTGGGCTGTGTTTGAACTAGAACGTCCTTGAGACGTGTACGCTTATGGTTTAATTTACGATTACTTCACAACGTTGCATGGTAACGTTAGTCATCATAGGATTTTGTCGTAAAAACCAAAAAGACTTCAAATAGTAAAACATTCAGTTTTCAGTTGTCAAGGAACACAAATGTCTTAGCGTATGTAGTTCAGATGCAACCAATCTTGGGTTATTTTATTACATCCGATAAGATGGCAGTCAAAAAAGAAATTTTCTTTGTGTCTACCAGAATAAATTTAAAATGGCCTAGTGGCGAAATGGCATACGCAGCGGAGAATCTGAAAAAAGAAGAGTCCGCCTTAGTCAGAAATGATTAAGAAAAATGTGGTTGAATTCGGCTGAAGAGAGAAAACTCAGAGGGCGAGCCAAGCATGAGATGGATCTCATGAAGGTGTAGAGACTACTGGAGGAATATTATTTCCTTAATTACCAGAATTAGCGACCACTACCTTAGCAAGTAATGTTGAAGGTAAAGAGATAGTCCAATCCGAGAGGATGCTTAAAATCCGCCCGCCAGTTTTGGCGATGAGGGTTCGAGTCCCTCCTAGGCCACCATTTTTTATGAAGGATGAACAATTATGGAAGATCGATTATGTGAATATGGTTGTAATCAAAAAGCAAAACATATTTTAAAAAATGGAAAATATTGTTGTTCAGAACATCATAATAAATGTCCAGCGATTAGGATAAAAAATTCTAATGGAGTATTAAAAGCTTATAATGATGGAAGACTAAATGCAAAAGAGAATTATCAAAAATTATCCCGAGAAACGAAAGACAATATGGCTTGGAATAGAGGAAAATGTTTAATAAAACCAGAAGATTTAAAAGATAAAAAAGAAATATGTATAGATACAATAGAAAGAATGATTAAAAATAAACTTATTGATCTAGAATATAAATGCTGTATATGTGGTAATATTGGAGAATGGAATGGAAAGCCATTGAAATTAGAAATTCATCATATAGATGGAAATCATCAAAATAATTCCATAGAGAATTTAACTTATATATGTCCAAATTGCCATACACAAACAAGAACATATAGAAATAGAGGAACATCTAGATGGTTAAAAGAAGATCAAATTAGAATTTTTTTAGATGAAAAATTACCTCTATATAATAATGATATAAATGAACTTCTGCAATATGAAAAAGTTAAAAATCAATCTTATGTATATAGAAAATATATAGAATGGTATGTTAATAAAAAAGAATAAAAATTAATATATCCGAATATATTATATAACATTTGCTGGGTTGGCTCAGTGGTTCAGCACCTTCCTTGTAAGAAGGATCACGGGGGTTCGAATCCCTCACCCAGCTCCATCTCGGAGATTAGCTCAGTCTGGCTAGAGCGTTTGTTTTGGGTACAAAATGTCGGGGGTTCGAATCCCTCATCTCCGACCACTACAAAGATCTTGACCTAATTAGCTATATGTTTTCCGCTATTGTGAAAACGTATAAGGGGTACTATGTATATAAGTTGCTAAGAATGAAGCATAGTTTGTATCAATCCTATACAACAAGTCAAACTCACCATCGAGTTGGATATGTTCGCTAGAAATACAGCTGGTTCTAGTTAGAGAGAACATAATGGATTTATTTTTACGATGGTTATTTTTTTACAAGAAAGGTAAGTTATGAGACACTCATCGAAAACACAGAGTATATCTGATGTAATAGAACTATCGAAAGAATATTATAAAATAGATGGTATTTTCTTTGATGATACTTCTGAACAGAAATATTATAAATTACGTTTTATAGATTCCCGTATTGAAAATCCCAAAGAAAATCAGTTCGATATAAATGTCTTTAGAGATTTCGATTATGAATCAAATAAAGAATATGCTCTTATTCATGATTTATTTATACATCATGTTCGACCATTAAAGTTTGATGTAGTAAAAGAATTTTTTAAAGATTTTACTGTAAAATATCAGGTTGTTACAAAGTGCTCAGGAGAAGAATTTAACAAATGCTATAGCATAGAATATCCGGAAGAAGCTAAATACAAGTTAGAGAGAATATACCCGCCTCATATATATTTCTTAGCTGATACACATTTTCATCACGGCACGAGACTTAAGAACACTCCATATAAAAGTATGCAAGAATATAATGATAAACTTATACAAAAAATTAACGCAGTTGTTCCTGAATATGCAATTCTCGTTCTTGTTGGAGATGTTTATGTTCCTAGTGATAGTAAAATGGGAAGACAGGAACAGATAGAAGAATTGACAAATATAAGAAAACAAATTAATTGTGAAAAAATCATAATAATTCGAGGAAACCATGATAAATTAACATTAATGGATTATTTAAAATGTGGATTTTATGATGTTAGAGATAACTTGATATTACATGATTATGATGGCAGTAAAATCATCTCAACACACGAAGAAATACAAGATGATATCGGTGAATATAAAAATATTTTTGGACATATTCACAAACCAGAAATTGCTGTTACTGAATCAACGTTTAATTGCTCTGCAAATGTTCTAGATGGAATTCCTAAATCCTTATTAGAAATTTTGGAAATGATGAAGGAAAAGACTAAAAATAAGTTTAAAAACATATAAATAAATTATATGTTTATATATAAATATTTATTTTTATTTTTGTTTTTACTATTCATATTAATACATATCTTTTTATCCATAGATGATAGATCTCTGGGATTTCCAACAGATAAAACGAGAATGACTCTTGTAATATCTATAATTAGTTTATTACTTTTTATATTATCGATTTTATTTTCATAGAATAGAATACATTGTATATAATTTGGAGAGTTACCGAAGTGGCTATAACGGGACGGTCTTGAAAACCGCTGACCCGAAAGGGTCCGGGGGTTCGAATCCCTCACTCTCCGCCATCTTATCTAAAATAATAAAAAGGAGTAATAAACATGGGTACGACATCCAGTTTTTTAAAACTTAGATCAAAGAAAACTCCAAAAGTTGGAGAATGGAACATTAATTATGCTGCAGCATTACAGCAGGCTAAAGCAGAAAACAAGTTTATTGTAACGCTGTGGACAAATGGTGATTGTTGTGGCTATTGCGTAACCGCTGAAAAATGTATGATGACAGACACATTTAAGAATTGGATGAAATCCGTCGATGCATACTTTGTTGTTCAATGTGGGACGGATAAAGATAAAGGTAAAACTACTCATGATTGGATATATAAAGGTACTGGCTTGAGATATTATCCTGGATTTAGAGTCACATTATATAATTCAAAGGGTGTAGCTTTATTTGATCAGGCTATTGAAGGAAATAAACTGAGGAAAAATAAAGTTAATGATGCTGGTGCACGTGAAATGATTAATGGTTTTAATGAAATGTTTGCTAAGAAAACAGTTAAACGTAGTTTAAAATCTAAGAAGTCTAAACAAGATTATAAGATTAGGTTAAACGAAAAATTAACTGTAGCAAAAGTTAACAAGATTCTTGATGCCATTGATAAGTGTGATGGATATTGTCCTTGTCAACCAAGGTATGAAGGTTCAAAATGCCATTGTGAAGATTTCTTGGAGAACAAGGGCATTGGTGAACCTTGTATCTGTAATATATATGTAAAACAGAAGAAGGGCAAGTAATTAACAATGGATATAGATGTTGGAGGACAAAATAATGTTTAAAGTTATCAACATATTAATACAAAAAATTAAAAGTTTGTTTAAAGGAAAGAAGCCAGAGGCTAATTCTTCCGAACAAGTGCATTGGATCAATCATATATATGATGAGTCGAAATTCTGGCCTAATACTGGCGGAATGTATGCTAATGTTCACGGATTTGATGAAGGTCCTGGACAGGTGTATTGGGTTGGAGTTGATATTCGCTCATTCTTCATCAGATGTGCTGATTACGTCATTAAATGTAAGAACAAGTCTACATATGATCATTATATAAATATGTGCGCAGAGGATATTCTTCACGCAATAAGGAACGACCCGCGTCTCGATTACCACTATGGAAACGATGTGAATGTTGATTTCAAGTTCAGATGGTGTGATAATGAGAAACACTTTGATGTTCATTTGGGAACAGATTCTTACGCTGAAGAGAAATAAATATTAAACGCCAGTTGCCGGATATGGATAACGGGGCAGACTGTAAATCTGCTGGTTCTTGACCTTAGGTGGTTCAATTCCATCACTGGCGACCATTTTAAAATAGACTGGGCAGGAAACTGTCCAGTCAGTTTTTACTCGATTTTAATGTATGTCCAATAGAGTTTTAGAGTTTATAAAGAGAAGGTTTCCACAAGATAGTAATTGGCTTAATGGGAATTGTTATTATTTCGCATTGATATTAAGTGACCGTTTCGATGGTGAAATTCTATATGATGTGATAGACGGGCACTTTGTGACTTTAATTGATGGAATTAAATACGATTGGGAAGGTATTGTCCCACAAAATGGGATACATAAATACATTAAATGGAATGACTTTGATAAATATGATAAATATCAAAAGAAATCTGTTATAAGCGGTTGTATTAAGTAATTAAAAAGGAGAAGTTATGCCAGAATCCAAAGAATTAGACCTTAAAAAGGACATAGAAAGCTGTATTAATATAATGTATACCCTTTTAGATGATATTTATGATTTATGTAAATACGAAAGTCCGGAAGCAGAAAATTTCCTAAAGGGACTGAAGGAAAAATATAATTTTACTTAAACATAGAATAAAAAGTATGGAACCTTGGCTGAGTCTGGCTTATAGCAGCAACCTACTAAGTTGCCGAGGGGAAACCCTCCGCTGGTTCAAATCCAGCAGGTTCCGCCATTTAGCCCTCATCGTCTAACGGTTAGGACATTAGGTTTTCATCCTGATAACAGGAGTTCGACTCTCCTTGAGGGTGCCATGATTTCGTAAAGGAGAAACATGATAGACGAGAAAACAATAGATAATTATTTATCTATATATAGAAATTTACGTCTCACGATGGAAATTTGTGGAAATGAAACTATATCATTAGAACCATATAAATGCAGTTTTATTGTCACAATATATAAAAATGATATAGCAATTAACCAGTCCATTTTCACGGACTGGAAAGAAGCGTATCAAGATTTTGAGAAATTAATTGAAACTGAGATGGTTGACTTTATTCGTAGCAAAAAATACTAGTCGATTTTAAAAACTCATCTAATTCTATATATATTAAAAAATGTAGAGTGTTGTAATTTACAGATAAACATTCTACTTTTTGTTTTCTAATCAAACGGAGAAATTATGAGTAAGTTCTTCATTACGAGTGATGATCACTTCTACCATAAAAATATAATCAAATATTGTAACAGACCATGGAATCATGGTTTTGATAAAGATGGAAATATGATTATAACAGATGAAGATGTTCAAAACATGAACAATGAATTAATAGAGAACTGGAATTCTGTTGTAAATAAAGATGATATTGTTTTTAACCTTGGAGACTTTTGTTTCCTTGGCAAGAAAACAAGTCCTAAATATTATTCTGAATACTCAAAGATATTCAATTGTTTAAATGGAGTAAAATATCTACTTATTGGAAATCACGATATTCCAGATGTACATGTTCATTATAAAATTGGATGGAAAGCAGTTTATGACAGACCAATTCTATGGTCAGGGAATATTATATTCTCACATAGACCTTTATGTACAAAATTAAAATGTGATGTTTCAAAACTTCCATTTATAAACATTTTTGGTCATATACATAACAACGGTTGTGATTTTGTTAATGGTGAATCTGTGGTAATTCCTTCCATTACAAAAAATACATTTTGTGCCTGTGTAGAATTAACGAACTATAAGCCGATTTTATTAAGTGAAATAGAAGATCGTATAAAAGAAAAGAGTCTGGAGAATGAATAGATTCTTTACTGCAGATTGGCATCTATTCTCTGAGTCCGTTCGAAAACTTGGAGATAGACCTTATGCTGATATTTTTGCCATGAACAAGGCATTGATTAGAAATGCTAATCAAAGAACTCATTGTACATATAAAGAGGTATCTATTAAAGATGTTAATGGCAACAATGTTGCTATAAAAGTCCCGATTAAAGAAGATGTAATATATCATTTAGGTGATTTCTATAAATATGATTCCCAATTCAAAGTAAAACCGGATGAGATTCTATCACATATAAACTCTAAAGTAATTCTCTTGGAAGGAAACCATGATAAGAACAATAGAGTAAAGATATTGGCAAATGCACTCACGATGGATATAGGTCCGTTTAAAAACGTTACATTATCACATTATCCATCTTACTATGAAGAATCTAAGTTTCTTAATATTCCAAATCATTCTATACATATTTGTGGTCATGTCCACAAACTTTATAAATGGGCATACGATAAGTATAGGGACGTTCTTAATATAAATGTTGGTGTAGATGTATGGAATTATAGAATAGTGTCAGAGCGGGAACTTATTACATATATCACATTTATACTTCAAAGATTAGATAATAGTTTTATAACAGAGAATATAAATACAACATGTCATAAAGATTTTGTGCTAACAAACAACACTATAGAGCCAAAAAATCTGGAAAAGGAGAAAGATAATGGCAAAAGAAAAGCAAGAAAATTCAAACTCGGAATCCAAGATAAACAACAAGAAATGTTGTCGCTGTATTTACAGGCACGAGAAAAAGTGCTCAAACAAGAAGTCACCGAACTTTGATAAGTTTGTTGCTAGAAAAAAGACATGTAATTGTTTTAAATATGATGAATAAAATATACAACAGAAGTGGATGTATATCAGCTGGCTAAGATAGTCGCTCTGATAAAGCGAAGGTCGATGGTTCGAATCCATCCATCCACACCAGAAAACAATTTTACACAATCGCTTAGAGATTTACAATAGAGTTTGGATCGTAGAATCTTCTTACACAAGAAGCATTTCACATCCAGAGATAGGATTCTCTCTACCTATACACTCTAAAGCGATTGTGTATTTTTCCACGAAAGGAAACTTATGGAAAAACGTAATGTAATGCCATGGCAGAAACAAAATGTACGCATAACATGTGGTTGTAATACAATCTTACTTTTTATAATTGTTATCTTGTTAATAGTACTCATCAACAAACGCTAACGAAAGGAACAGCAATGGATAGTCGTGCAGCAACAGATTTTAAAATTAAATATGATTATCGTTTTGCACCAAAAAGCAAAAACACATGTGATAAATGTAAGAGACATTATAAAGGTGTTGAGAGAATGATATGCAATGGCAGAACAGAATCAGAATGTTCTAGTACAGAATACCCTGTTACATTTACAACATACGAAAACCATACATGTAAGAGATTTAAAAGGCAGTAATGTTCAGGATACTTGGAAAAATCCCAAATAATTTCTACTTAGCATGTTCCGGTGGAACGGACTCAATGGTGTTTTTGGATTTTCTCATGAAATATCCAAAAAATAAAATTACAATTTTACATTTTGATCATGGAACACAATATTGTAAGGAAGCACATGAGTTCGTATATCGTTTCTGCATCGAACATAGATTATCTTTTGTAATACAATCTATATTACCTCAAGATAAAAAAGAGAAGAATGAATCATGGGAAGTTTACTGGAGAAGATGTAGATATAAATTCTTATCAGAATTTAAAGATAAACCGATCGTAATGTGTCATCAATTAAATGACTGCATTGAAACTTGGATAATGACGTCTATGTCAGGTCATCCAAGACTGATACCTTATTATAATAGTAAATATAACATTATCAGACCGTTTCTGTGTGTTTCTAAATCACAGGTGGATGAATGGAGAAAACGACATAATGTGAAATGTGTGATTGATGGATCTAACTATGATCTCAGAGCAAAAAGAAATTATGTTCGACATGTCATGATGAAGAACATATATGAACTCAATCCTGGAATAGAGAAAACTATAAAAAGACTCATCACAAAACAATATAGTTTAGCTTTGGAGAATGAGTATGACAATTCTTAACATAGTTCTATTTCTAATTATTATAGGAATAATTCTTTACTCGAATAGATCTTTTCTAACATGGTTGGATGATATTGTTGTTAAAATTCACAAGTTTCTAGAAGAAAGGATTTCTAAATGCAACAAAAGACCATAACAAAAGAACAATTTATGGCGTATAGAAAAGTACAATCTAGTGGAAAATATAACATGTTGACGGAATCTGTAAAAGCAGCACAAGCTGCTGGATTACCGCATGATGTATATATGGATATTATATGGAATTATACAGCTTTATATAACAAGTATGTAAGATACTAAAAACGAAAGGAAACAAACAATGAAAACAATCAAAATTCTTGCAATAATATTATCAACATGTATCATAACTGGATGTTCTCAAGTAGATCTTGGTGAAGTTGGTATTAAAACAGAATTTGGTAAAATTAAAGAAGGTCCTCTTAAAGAAGGTCTATATTGGTATACATGGTTTGGACAGAATATAGAGACATACAATATTAAGAATCAAACATTTGATACTACAGAAATAGTTTTCTCTAAAGATGCTCAGGAAGCAACAATGATGATATCATTGTTGTATAACTTGGATAGTTCTAAAATAGTTGATCTACACAAAAACACAGGTATTAAATATTCCGATATTCTAATTAAGCCAAACTTTTCTGATACATTAAAGAATGTTTCTGGAAAGTGGGAAGCAATGGATATGATTGGAAACAGACAAAGACTTTCTGTTGAAGTCTATACAAATATGGTTGCTTTATTAAAGCCTTATGGTATCAATGTACAGAAAGTCAATATTACAAATATAGACTTTAAAGATGCGTTTGAAGCTGCTGTAGAAGAAAAACAAGTTGCACTTCAAAAAGCACTTAAAGCAAAGAATGATACTGTTCGTATTAAAGAGGAAGCTGAACAGAAATTGTTAACAGCTGAAGCTGAAGCCAAAGCAATGTCTGTTCGTGCCAAGGCTCTTGAACAAAATAAGAGTTTGGTAGAATACGAAGCTGTTATGAAATGGAATGGAGTTCTGCCTCATTACATGATGGGACAATCTGTTCCATTTATTAACATAGGGAGTATTCAGAAATGATAGGAGTTGCTTGGTTTGTGGCGGTTGTTGTTCTTGGGATTGCTATCTGGCGCTGGCATGTTTCCGATAAGAGATATGAAGAAGAATTTAAGATAAGACACGGGAAAAAAGACAGCGAATAAAAATTCGTTTTGGGGAACTGGATACATAAATTCCAGTTCCTCAAAACATTTAGAATAATATTAAGTATGATATAATAAATCATATAAGATTTTCCATATGAAGACATATCTCAAAAAGGTTAGAAATTTTTTCCAAGTCTGTCAAGAACAAGAAAATGGAAAAAATAGAGTAATTTGTACTGTATATAGGGAATCTGATGCCATAGCAATTGCTAAGATGTTTGAATTGCAAAATTTTGTACAGAATAATTATTGTTGTAAATCAACTTAAAAAGTTATATGTAAAGTATATATATTAATTTCTGTACTAATGGGAGTGTAGCTCAGTTGGTAGTTTAGCACGATCCTTTTAAGATCGGGGTCGCGGGTTCGATCCCCGCCACTCCCACCATTAGTTCTTTACCGCGGTGCTAGTGTAATTGGAAGCACGCTTCATATTCATTCTGTCTGAATCTGCAGATAACGGACAGTTTGGAAACACGAAGAGGAATGGGAGAGACGATAAGGATGTTCGAAAGAACGCCAGTCTCCAGCGCTTATGTACAAGGCGTTGAGGTTCGAATCCACCCACCGCGACCATTGTTCTTTTTACGGGAGACTGGTGTAATGGTAGCACGTCAGGAAGGTACACCCTGAAGGAGTCCGATTGTCGAATTACCCAAACGGATATTCGATAATAACAGTTCGTCCGGAAGTTCTGTTATACGGAAGTACTAATCGAGGTTCGAATCCTCATCTCCTGACCATATTGCGAGGTAGTGTAACGGTAGCACATCTCTTAAGGTCATAACCTGCTGCTGGTTGGCAGTGATATATGACACGACATAGAGATAGAGACAGTTCAATTCTGTGCCCTCGCAACCACAAAAAGTCTATGACTTTTTTTTCAAAGTTTTTAGAAAGGAGTAATTATGAATTCAGATATTTCCATAGAAATGACTCATATTTTTAAACCTAGATATCCAAAACTTTCTGGGAAGAATGAACATCTTGTTTTTAATGCAGATTGTGATGATAAACCTTTCACAATATTTCCAGAAATGCCAGGTTATAAAACTTTATCTAAATTAATATTTTTAACTGCCACAAATGTAGAATGTAAAATTAGATGGAAACCAATTAATAAAAAATTCAATAGATGTGAAGGATTGGAATTCGATATTGATTTAGAAAGAAAAATAGATTCTAAATATAACTCGGTAAAAGGTACTAGACCAAAATGAGCATTGGTTCATCTGATACAAGAAAATTTGGAAAATGGTTTCAAATTAGATGGGCTGAAAAACTTGGAGATCCAGAGAATCCATATTTAATAAGATGGACGTTAATTTTATTTGGATACTCTATTAGATTACATCATTGGTTGAGGTCAGATGATAGAAGATATTTTCATGATCATAGTTCAAATCTTTTAAGCATTGTATTAAAAGGATGGTACATTAACGTAACTCCAAAAGACCCATCAAAAGTACCAGACTATAAATATTCGGATAGAAAATATTGGCATACTTTTAGATCTTTAACTGGTGATTTGTATACATCTTTTTATCTTGACGATGATAATAGGGAATTACATTTTGTAGAAGGTATATTTAATTCCTTCAAGAATTTTCTTAACATGTTTAAATACTCTATCTGGTATTCTAAAGCCACAGATAGACATTATCTATCTATTCCAAAAAGTGGAGCATGGACTCTATTGTTTGAGGGTAGAAAATATCATAAATGGGGTTTTTATGTTCCAAAAAATAAACAATCAGAAGTTAGAAAATTAAGACCTCTAAGATATTTTCATAAATTCGGAATAATCCAGACAAAAGATTATCAATGAAAGTTTTATTTTTGGATATAGATGGAGTCATTAATAGATTTAAGTATTATGATGATGGAAAACTCGACAATGAGTTAGATGAAGATTGTATTAAAAGATTAAGCAACATTATAGAATCTACAAATTGTAAGATTGTTATAAGTTCTACATGGAAGGCTTCTCCTCATCTAATGGATATTCTAGAAGACGATTTATTTCCACACTTACCCGCTGGCTGTGTCGCTGGATGTACAAAGACACATATTCCACAAGTGCAACGAGAGACGGAAATTAGGGAGTATTTAGCCGAGCATAAAGACGAGATAGAGAATTATGTTATAGTGGATGATTATGATTTTGAATTAAAATCCTTCTTAAATGGCGGTCATTGTGTTATCACAGACGCGTTAGATGGACTAACAAAAGAGGATATGGATGAATGTATCAAAATTCTAAACAAAGAAAGGAATCAAAATGACAGAAGTAAAAAGTGAATTATATAACAAGATCTATGAAGATCTTAAAAATTCGATGAAAGAAAAGAATATTCAAAAAAGAGATGTTCTTAAAATAATTATCTCCGGAGTTAAAAATGAAACAATTAACAACGGGAAAGATATCACAGATGACGCATGTAAATCCGTTCTAAGAAAACTTGTAAAACAACATGAAGATTCTATACAGCAGTTCACAGATGCAAATAGAATGGATCTTGTTTCAAAGGAAGCCTTGGAACTTACATATTTGAGGTTTTACCTTCCCAAGATGATGTCTGACGAAGAAATGAAATCAGAAATTAATAATATTATTAAGGTAAACAATATACCTTTAGCTAGGCAAAATATGGGTCAGATCATGAAAATTGTCAAGCAGTATGATAATATAGATATGAAAAAGGCTTCAGAGTATATTAAGTCAATCATGAACTGAAAGAATGTAGTTATGGCTAAGTACACAGACAATCCATCTATACACATAGATGAATTTGGACATCCGCATCTAAATATATTCTTGCACTTCTTTTACGAAAAAGATCTACCAAAATATATCCCTGTTCCAAAGGATCCGGCTGTCGCGGATGAAAAATCCATGGCTGAGGCAGGTTTTGATTCTGAGATAACCTCAGCTATGAGTCCTTCTAGAATTACAAGTTCTGAATGGGGTTATAGAAATGCTTTATTGCGAGAAATACAGGAAGAAAACAATAGAAAAAAGAAAAATGTATTTTCTAGGTTGTTCCACAAAATTAAAAGCAAATTTCATAGAGGTATTCCTGTAGAAGAGATTTTTAGTCAAGCTAAAGATAAACTTAGACTTCCAGTAACGAAAGATCTAGAACAAGCTAGAAAGAGTGCTGAAGCTTTAGAGAAGTTTTTAGCGTCTAGCGGACAGAAAAAACAAGCTGAGAAAGTTAGACAATATTGTGATATACTTGCTGGTGAGATTATACTTCTCAAGAATGGTATAGATAAATATCTTTTAGAAGAAGATATAATTGATTTTATGCTTAAATCCGAAAAAGGTGTTTTTATAGACTTCCTTCGGAATTTCAGCAACATACTTCCGTTAGATGTAGCCAAGAAGAAGATTGATATAGATAAACTTCTTGTATTTGATAATTATTGCGTAATGTATTACGATCCATCAATAGATCCATTTAGAGAATTAAAGGATGAAGAAACAAGACGTAAAACAACCGCTGATCCGATTCTGTTCGGAATGATATTGGGTAGTAATAAACTGTATTACATTACAGATTGGATATATAAGGATGACGATCTTACAATGGAAAAGGTAGAGGAAGTAATGGGACGTAAGTCTAGAGCATTACAGAATGCTGAGATCGCTGACACAACATATAACCTACATCAGTATATTACAGAAATGTCTGACCAAATAATACTTTCTATAAATTCTAAACCAGCATCATCGGATATAAGTACACAAAAATCAGAATAGCATCTCTTTCCAAAAAACCATGTAAAACAGGCTCTAATAAGATGTTAGAGCCTGTTTTTTATTCGATTTACTTAAAATGGAGTGAGAAATACGATATATATAAATGTTTAGATATAGTGAGAAACTTGACATTGGTGTCTAGTGATTATTATATCTATGGTAATTTTACATTAGAGAAATCTGATGTTCTTGGTGCCATGACATAGTGTCAAAAAACCAAGATAAGCTTACGAAAGGAGCTAAAAATGAAAATAGAGATCAACATCAGATGGGGTATGGGATCGTGTCGGTGTGGTGATGTAAACGGTAAGTTTGTCGTAGAAAATGGCTCTATCTTGGAGGATAGGGCGTGGGGAAACGAGCGGTGGCAAAATGGTAAAGCCACAGAAAACCGCTCGTATAATGCGCACATAATGAATGGCGATAGAATAACGCGCTTCTCGAAAAGTAAATACTTTGCTGCTCTGGATAAGGAAATGCAAAGGATGCTCATCGCGGAGGCGATCGAATGTCCGCGTGTCAAAGGGGACGGCACCGACCCGCGTCAAAATCACTTCTGGTATCTGATAGCTAAAAAAGATTGCAACTACAATTCTCTGCCTGAATTAAACGACTACTGGAAATCTGATGAGCACATTAAGATTTCCTAAATGTTGTGCGTCCAGCATGTCCAGCGTATCCTTCCCAAAGGTGCGCTGGATTTTGTTTGCCAAAAAATATACTATATATTCTACTAACACTATAATGCCACACCATATATAGTGGTATACATTAAATATTTAACAAAATCTAAATATATTAATATTTAGAAAACGGAAAAACTGGCTTGATGAAAGGAGTGATTGAAATGATTGACGAATCTAATGAACAACTAAAAAACAGATGGCAGGTTATTAAAGACCACATGCCAATACAGATATGCAATACGATAGAAGAAGCTGAAAAAGTTTATCAAGAGTATGATGCAGATGAAATCAGAAGAGTTGAATAAAGAAAGCAACAAGAATATGAAATCAAAACTATATGCTACAATTGGAAATTATGAGCAACCTTTATGGTTTGTTATGGTGAAATGTATAGGGACTGGTTTTTTATCCGCTATTCTCTGTAAAGTTTTAGACATAGAAAACCAATATGGACTTATCTTTACAATAATATTTTGCTGTATCACAATTTTAACAATTGATACTGTTTATTTCCTAATTAAAAAGTTCATACTTAATAAGAAGTTAAGTTATACTGCTAAGATATACAACGATTTTATTAAAAAAGATCCTGAATACAAAAAATACAATTCAAAGAAATATAATGTTTACATGGTATATGCTATGTGTAAGAAAGACGGATTTAAGTTCAAGTTTCCACAATATGGAAACAGTTCAGAAGAGATTTTAAATTTCTGGAACAGAGATGATTTAGAAGGTGTAAAGGAAAACTATGAAATATATGATTGTGAACTAATACACATGAAAGAAGAGTAATTTGACTAGAGAATAAAAATATATCTTTCAAACAATAACCTTAGAGAAAGGAGTTCTACCATGCATTGAATACCTTAACCTAAAAAAAGGAAATTAACCATGAGTAGATCATACAAGAAAAAGAATATAGGCTGGATGGGTTGTAATTCTGAAAAAGAATACAAACAACAGTACCATAGACGTTTTCGTCGTATATATAATCAACTTCTATCTGAAGGTGAAGAGGAGAATTTTCCACATAGAAACAAATACTATGATTCTTGGTGTAGTCCTGGAGATGGAAAATTCAGAGTAGATGATGATTGGATAATGAGACTTTTAGTAGAAGAACCAGAATGGATTCTGAAAAAATACAAGAAAGATCCACTTGGACGTTATCGTATGAGAAAATAGACTTCAGTTTCCAATAGAGTATGACAGTCACAATTTTCTATATTGTGACTGTCATATTTTTTAATTTTTTTTCGTTACTTTAATAAATAAAAAGGATTAATCCTTAATTAATAAATGGAGATAAAAATTATGTCAGATGATAGAAATGCTGTACCAGCAGACGTTCCTGAATCAGAAGACGATCGTCCAGCTAATTCTTAATAACTGGGATTCAGACAAAATAAAACTATAACATAGAAATATGTTATAGTTTTTTAATCTTTTACAGTTGAAAGTTGTCATGAGTTGTTTTAATAAAAAGATTAAAAAACTTGTATCCAAAGATATCGTTACAGAAGAAAAATGTATTTGTTCTGATAAATTGAAAGCCAAGGAATATGTTAAAAACTTAAATATCAAAGTTGTAAATATTCCAAAGGTTATAGATATCCTAGGAAAAGAAATAGTTCCAGAGAAAATAGATTTTACAAAATATAATTATCCTATGATGCTTAAATGTAATCATGGATGTAAATTCAATGTTCTATGCAGAACAATTAAAAATGTAAATAAAAAAAATATAAAATATCTCAACAACTGTATAAAAATGAATTTCTCTAAAGTTAATGGAGAATTCCAATATTATAATATAGATAGAAAAATATTTATAGAAGAATTTCTACCAATAGAGATGACAATTAAATTTCATTGTTTTCATGGTAATCCAATGTTTGTAGAAATTTTTAAAATGTCTTTTCTAAAACCAATTTGCTGTAACGAATATGATATAAATTTTAATAAATTCGAATTTACAAATGCTTTTAAAAGATATGATTTAACACCAAGAGTTCCAAGTTATCCTAAGTTGGTGGAAGATACAAAAAAACTATGTCAAAATTTCGATTATGTTAGAGTAGATTACTATATAGATGTATTGAAGAAAATTTGGTTTAGCGAATTCACTTTTAGTCCAGCAGCTGGAAATTTACATTTTATAAATCGTAAAATGGATCAATATTTTGGAAGTTTAATATGACGTTGACAAAAGAAGATATTTTAAAACATGCTTTTGTTATTTCTATTAGTAATAAAAGATTGAGAACATTCTATGAGAGAATGAATAGTATTGGCTTTAATAACATTCAGCATGTAATTGGTTCACAATATTCGGACGATAAAGTTAAGAATATTAATATTACAACAATAAATATTATAAAATATGCTATTAAAAACAATTATAGTAAAATAACAATATTTGAAGATGATGCTTTTCCAGTTAAGGATTTTAATAATAGATTTCTAGAAGTTATACAGAATATCCCGGATGATGCTAGATGCTTAGCATTAGGATACAATGCTGTAAATAGCATATTTAATAAAAATAAAGATAAAAAATACGATCTTTTAAATCAAGAAGAACTTAAAAATAAAATATTTGTTAATAGAAAATATATTAAATCATTCTGGGGTGGTCATAGCTATATTATGTTCAAAAAAGATTATTGGAGATATATAAATCTATTATCAAAATATACTCCAGACAATTCTAAATATGAAGTAGATAAATGTATATGGATGAGAAATAATTATTTCTATACTATAAGAATTCCATTATTTGTACAAAAAAATTTTGATGACATACATAATGTTCATAAATCAGAAGGAAACAAATGTGCTGATATGATTAATAAAGAATATAATATTCTCTAGTTTCAATTTCATTTGGAGTTATATAAGAAATATCTCCAGAATATAAAATTTCAGTTAGAATAACTTTCTGTGCTTCTGTATAGTCCTCTGGAACCACAGGTCTAGAATATGTATTAGTACCATCTTCTAATTGATAGTATTTTTTTAAGTCCATAATTACATTTTCATTAGTATTTGTTATATTATTAGCAAATGTATATATGTTCTCGTTTGAATTATCTATTTGCCAATATAATATATCACAGAAACAGATCATATAAAATAGAATACAAGTTATAAACAATAGAATTTTTTTCATAAACTTCTCCATTTGGTAATTAATGAACCATTGTTTATTAAGGCTGACATGTAATAATTCTATAATCTAACGATTATATCTTTTCTCCCCATAAAACACAGATCTTATTGTGTTTACTTAAGAATTTCTTTTGATCTTCTGTTAGCTCATTATAATAAGGATGTTTTTTGATGTTATCTATATTAACTCTTTTAATAATTCTATATTTAACATTCCATGGAGTTTCAACAATATCACCTTCGTAATATCTATCATAATCATTAGAAACTCTTGTAGTAACAAACTTATTCTTTTTAGATAATTCTTCTATTTCATTTTTAGGAAATTCTATCATCTTTACTTTCTGTTTAACTATAGAATTTGCCAAATATTCACAGAATGATTCTTCTTCCATTTTGTTTGGTCTAACATGATCTAAATATACAGTATGGAAAGCTTCTTTTCTAACTTTTACTTTAATTAATCTTTTAAACCATTTATCACAAATATTATTATAAACTTCATGAGCTAGTTCGTGTGCTATAATAATCTTATTGAATACATCTTTTGAATCTTTTATTTTGTAAAAATCCATTACATCTTCTATATTGGGATTAATTTGAATGTATTTTAACTTTGTCCAAGATCCACCAGATTCTTCTTGTTTTAATTCATGACATTGTTTTCCATTATTGTAAATTGGTTGAGAATTTATCTTTAATTTCATGTAAGATAAGTCAAAATTGTATACTTGTTTGTAAGCATTAATACAATATCTAAAATTCTTTTTAATGAGATCGATATTAGAGTTATTTATAGATTCCATTAAAAAAGAGTATTGTTTCATAACCATTCCTTTAATGATTTGATTGCACATTTAACATCATTTTCTGTACAATCACGAGATAAAGGACCATTTCTATGTCCTAATAAACCAAATTGTGAAGCACTACTTTGTGCCTTATCTGGATAAAATGTAAATCCACATCTATGTTTTGTTGGTTCACCTCTATATACAATAATGTATGTTTCTCCTCTAGCATTGTGTTCTGATATATGAACATCCTTATGGTTAGATATAATATTTTTAATTTCAGAAACACCTTTATCATAAATTGGAAATTCTGATTCTTGTGATGTTACAGATTCTAAAAGGAAAGAGTATTGTTTCATACATTTTTACCCCATTTTTCACTCATTATCTTTTTATAATTCTCTTCATTGGAACATCCATATAACTCTTTACACTTTTTATCACTTATCTTTTTCATCTTCGGAGTCATTAATTCCCAATTTTTTCTAACCCTTATCTGTTCTTCTATAGATGGTTCTGGATGTACTAATTCTATTCCTGTTCTTGCACGCCATTTATGAACTTTTACTCCAGTAGAATCCTTATCATTTATTTTAAATATATCAGGACCATATGAACCAAGCATTTTTATAATAGTTTCTTTAGGATATTTTTCTAATATTTGATTTATACAATATGGTGGATCATATTTATTTGATATCCATTCCCATTCATAACTAAAATCCTTGAATTTTTCAAAACCAGTATCAATCATTTTAGTTAATTCTTTCGTTTTATCTGGTATTTTGAATATTAATCCAATATATTGGACTTTAACTGGTTTTAAAATCCATACTTCATTTGTACCATCTATATTAAAAACTTGTTTTTTAGATGGTTTATATATGGATTCTGGATCTACATTAATTGCTTTGTGTACATAATATACATTAGATCTATATGGAGGAGCACCATGTAAAGCTCTTGATATTGATGTAGAGAAACAAATTCTTTTTGTCACATGATCTTCATCTTTATGATATAAAGATTTTGGAACTCTTGGTGTTAAAATTTTATTATTTAAATTTTCATAACTCAAATGATAAAGTGTACTTTTTCCATCATTATATTTATAAAATAGATCTTCTGTTAAAAATGAATAATGTTTCATTATTTATCCTTCTTCCATTCTGTACATTTTATTAAAAACTTTACAGAGATCTTATCAACTTTAAATGGTTTTACATTATCTTTAATGACAAATTCCCAAGGTATATCATTATCTTGAAAAGCCTTATCTCTATACTTATTATAATCTATATAATAAACATATCCTGTAAATGTTCTTACGAAATCTTTAAATAGAATTTGTTTTTTATTTGTGTCAAACATAAAAATATCCACTATACTCTTTTGTGGATATGTTGTTTGCATTTTCTTTTTAAATTCTGGATTATGAACTTTTTCACGTAATTTTTGTCTCATTCCATTAGTCTTGAATCCCCAGATAAATTTATCTAACTTAATCTTTTTAAGTTCTGGATATTCTTTTATAATTTCATTATATAGAATCTTACTATCAAAAATAAAATGTGCTGCTGACCATTTAAAAGGAGTTACAAATACACAATCATAACCAAGTCTTCTATCATGAGTTCTACTTCCTTTGATAAGTTTCATATTTCCATTCTGACTGCCATGATAAACAGTATTATTAAGAATATAAGATTCCTTATCTTGAGTAATACTCAATTGATTTAAAGACTCTGTTAAAAATGAATAGTGTTTCATAATTTTGATGTATTTATCAATATTGGATCCATAAAAGTTTTATGATTTATTTTATCGAATTGTAATTCATGGTTGAATTCTGGGAACTTTTTAAATATGGAATTATATAACATATCTATATTCTTTATATGATGAATATGACTTGTTCCAAACCGTCCTGTTTTAAACCATTTTGTTCCATCTTTCATAAAATCATTTTTAATATAAAAGAATTTCTTTTTATTTATATCAAGCTGTGCAAAATAAGATTCTTTTGTATAATAAATATTTTTACATGATGATAAAGTAATATCAATAAATATAGGAGCTATTTTTTTCATATATCTCATGTTATTATATGGATATATATGCTTCCTGTTTTTCATTATATCACATACTTCATTATAGCAATCTGATGTAATGAGATAAGCCTGTGAACCACCTAATCTTATATAATTATCAGAATAGATACAGCCGCACTCATTATCATGTATTAATGTTTTAGGATCAAAACCAATCTTTACATACCCAAAAGATAACACTCCTTTAAAATTTTTATTAGATAATATATCTAATGTATTATATAATCCACTTAGGTCATTACATGGCCAAGCATCATCTTCATACATTATAAAATAATCTAATTTATTAGGAATTGCATATCTTTTTATAAAATCATATATATTTTGCGAAAGACCTTTTGCTGCATATAATATTTTCGGGACCGGAATACCACTCTGTGTAAATACAGTTTTTAAAACATTATATTTATAAGCATTTCTTGTTAAAACAAAAGAATTCTTTCCTAAACTAAACATATTTAACAATCTTTCTAATTTTACACTACATGTCTTCGTTTAATACTATTAACAACATGCTTCACATAATCCGGTGCAAAACATTTAACCCATCTTTCCTTATCGATATATCCGCACCAAGCATCCAAGCACATTAAATGCGAAACATGCTCTTTAAACACTTTAATAATTTCTTTTAAGAATTCTTTCTTTGAGTCAGGTAAATTTTTGAAAGAATCTGATCTTGTATAATTATTCTCTAAATAATCAATAGCGTTTCTAATATCTCCTGTACAATCATCTTCGCTATTAGAATTCTTAATATCATTAGCAACTTTTGCAAATGGAATCATTTCACAATCTTCTTCTGTACAAAAATTAGAGAATGAACTAGATTCTGTTATAAATGAATATTGTTTCATATTACTTATTTTCCTTTAAAAAATTTCTATATGATTCTGAAATATCTATCCAACTTGTTCCACTTCTACCAAAATATTGGTTAGAATCAGATTTTAGAACAATATATCCAATATTATCCTTGAAATTTGAGGATTCTATCAGTTTATCAAATTCGTCCCAATCTTTAATAGCTCTAAAGAATTCTGGAGCACCATTTAGATCTTTAAGAGTATATGCCTTATTACTTTCCATTTTCAATCTCCTTATTCAACTTAACAATCATCTTATGCATCCAATCAAAATCAATATCTTTCCAAGTTTTGCCGGATGGTATTGTTAAATTTCTTTCTATTGGTTTAATGTAATGTTGTACTTCTTTTTCATCACCATGTAAATATGGATTATCTTCTGGTGTTTTATACATGTAGAATTTTACATTTAAAGTGTTACCGTTAATACGAATAGAAATTTCTGCTCTATTATGACCTTTTGTTTTGGTGTATGAACAATAAGTTTCACCACCATCTCCACCAGAAGAACATTTCCAACCTTTAATGCTTCCTAATGCTTTATCTACAATATCAGTAGTAATTGGAAAATCACCAAACCAAAGTTTTTCTGATTCCGTTAAAAATGAGTAATATTTCATATCGGTATCTCTCCATGTATAGCATCAGAAGCATTTTTTATAAAACCTCTTTTGCCTTTAGCAGTTTTTAAAATAACATCACCAAGTTCTTTCGTATGCACTACATCTTCCGGTATTATTGTTTCCATACCCATTTTCATCCCTTTTTGTAATTGTTCTTTCCAATTTACTTTTTTTGTTGGATTTAAGACTCTATGTACAACAGCTGGTCCCAATCTTGTAGGCATATCTGGATGATTCTTTAGATATGATTGAGGAACTTTAACAGATCCAGCACCAATAGCCCCAAGAAGAGATAATATTCCAGCTACACCACTTTTAATTTTTCCTTCTTCTAATATTGTAGGATCTAAGAATGAATATTGTTTCATAGCTTTCAATCTATAATATAATTTTATAGTATTTTAATTTATTTTAGATATTCTTTCTATTTCATTCAGAATAATTTTACAATAATCTTCATTTTTATATATTTGACACATTTCACATGGACATTCTGAGATATCCATTCGATATTTATTATTTTTATAATGATATATTATGAATTTCTCAATTTCTAAACTTTTATATTTATCAAAATCCTTAACAGAAATAACATATCTAAAGTTATTTAAATTAAAATTATTATTTTTTAAATATTGTTCCCATTCTTTTAACTGATCTACAGTATAATAATTAAATGGTTTTTGTATTAAATCGATTGTATAAAAAAATTTATACTTATTATCCTGAAAATATTGATATCTCATATTTATATATTTAGCTTTAGATAAATATTTTGTTGGAAATGGTGATTTATCTAAATGACAAATATAATAATCAGCATCTAAATTAACGGATGCATTATCATATCTGCAACGTCTCCATACACATTTTTTAGTTAGTCTTTTTATAAATTCACCGTTAAAAAATTCCATTAACATAAAAATTTTATGTATATAATTCATTTCTATTCTATAAAAGAAACTCATTTCGCCAGGAACTAAATATGATTGTAATTTATCAATCATTTCACCATGTTTTATTTTTTTTTGAGTATCTTCTTTATAATTATATCTCATAAGATGAAATTGTTTGCATGTATTACCAATAGGATAATAAACATTATAATCTGTATTTATTTTATAACAATCTGGTTTTATTACATACATAATTTAGAAACTTTATTAATTTTAATTTATTTTAAAAAATTAAAATGTATAAAATAACTTTACTTATCCTTTTTCCACTTATTCTATTTGGAAATGAATATTATCTTCCTACCAATAATCTAATTATTTTGAAACATAATACGTATACTATTGGCTATAATACCAATACACTTCAAGCAGCATGGGTGCAATATGTTTTAACATCAAATCAACTATGTTCTACAGTTAAATTCAAAAGAACTGATGATTTTAGACCGGATCCTTTATTAACAAACATAAATTGTTTTGTTGTAAAACCTTCTTATTATAATAAAACTGGATATGATAAAGGACATTTATGTCCAGCACAAGATAGATCTTATAATAAAGAGGCGACATCAGAAACATTTTACATGTCCAATATGAGTCCACAACTTCCTGGATTTAACAGAGGGTCTTGGAAAAAATTAGAAGAATGGACTAGACAATATGCAATCACAAACGGAAATCCTGTTACAGTTGTAACAGGACCAGTTTTTATGGAATATGAAATACATGATTTACATAAACACATTGAATTAAGAGATGGTCACAAGATATGTGTTCCAAATCAATATTTTAAAATATTGTTAACAAAAGAATTGGTAAATGAAAGTGAATGTATTACAAACAAGATTATGTTTCTAATGGAGAATAAACAATGACAACATTGCCAATAACATTCAGTACGCATAACAGAACAGAATATGCAACAACATGTCTTAAAAAATTAATAGAAAATTTGAAATTTGATGGAGATATTTATCTTTATATATGTGACGATAGATCCACAAAAGAACACATTAATTCATTAATAGAAACATTAAGAACATGTAATTTTTCAAATTATGAAATAATATCTTGTACAGAAGAACATTATGGTTATGGATATGTTTTAAATACAGCTTTAGATAAAGCATATTCTTATAGTGACGTAGCATTAACAATGGAAGATGATTGGCTTCTCCAAACTAAAACAGATTTTAATATACCAGTTAATATGTTACTTAATAACAGTGATAAATATGCTGGAATTAGATTATGTGTAAAAGAAATAGATGGATTAATTCATAACAATTTACCAAATAATTTTTTTATGTTTAAAAATGTTCCGAGATTATATTTTGCACATTATGTTTTTCAATGTATGCTAAGACATAAAAAAATATTTGAAAAAATAAGATTCCTAGAAAATACATTTCCACAACGTGCAGAGTTAGATTTAAAAGACAAATATAAAAAAATAGTTTTAAAACCTAAATTAAATCATTTATTAATGTTAAATTATATTCTTCCCGATGGATCTCCTATATTTAAACATATAGGAAAAATTTCGACAATGCCAGGCAATAGAAATAATTATAGATAACAAATTAAAATTTGAACTTATGAAAATAGCTGTAATTACTCATTTTAATTATAATTCTAATTATGGACAGAGATTACAAAATATATCTCTTGTTACATATCTTAAAAATATTTATCAAACAGAAGATATATATACATTTGCATATGATATTCGCGGCTATAAATTAGAAAAAATAAGACATACGGATATAGAAGATAAATATCTAAAATTAATACAATTAGATTTTAAAGATCCAAATACATTTATTAATTATGATTTATATGTATTTGGAAGTGATCAAGTTTTTGCATATGCGAAATGGATGTCACAAAATATTAAAGATATGTTTTATGGAAATTTATTTATAAGATATGGATTTAAACATTTTATATCATATTCATCATCTGCTAATTCACATTTAGATAATTATAAGAAATATGTATGCAGTAATTTTAAATATATTTCATTTAGAGAAAAAAATGATGTATTAAAATATAATATTCCAAATAGTATTTATAATATAGATCCTGTATTTTTACAGTCTAAAGAATTCTGGGAAAGTTTAGAAAAGAAACCGAATTTTATTAATGAAAATGAAATATTTGATTTTGAATATTCTATAGGAAGAAAAGATTTTGAGATTACAAAAAAAGATGGTATAAAATACATACATATTTATTTTAATAATTATATTAAATCTAATTGGGTTGGTTATGGTGAATTCCTTTGGTTGATACATCATTGCAGAAAATTAATAACATCTAGTTTTCATGGTTTTGCATTTGGTATCATATATCAAAAACCATATATAGAATTTAAACATAATTATAGAATAGATGATTTAATAGAAATTTTAAATATAAAATTTGATAATAATGTTATTAATTATGACGAAATACAAGAGAATATTAAAAAAGAACAAGAACGTTCAAAAGAATACTTTTTGAAATCTTCTGTTTTTAATTATTGTTGTTACTCTAAAGATAAATATATACATGATAATTCTACATCTGGTGGAGTTTGCCCAGAATTGGCTAAATATGTTTTTAATAACAATGGTATTGTTTATGCTGCTAGATATAATAATGATTTTACAAAAGTAATAATAGATTCTGTGGATAATTTGGAAGATTATTTTAAATATTTTGTTAAATCAAAATATAATTTTAGTTATATGCCTAAATTATCAATTATTAAAGAACAATTAGAAAATGGAAAATTAATTCTGTATATTGGTAGTCCATGTCAAATTCTAGCATTAAAAACATATCTTAAAAAAGATTATGATAATTTAATACTTGTAGATTTTGAATGCCGAGGTTTTTCTACATCTAAAAAATTAGAAAATTTTACCAAAAATATAGAATCGAAATATGGATCTAAAATTAAAAATATTGATTTTAGACCAGATCATAGAGTTGATGGAGTATTAGTTGAATTAAATGATGGTAGAACTATTAAATACAAAGTCTCTGTATTTAGAGACTTTGTATTTAGAAGTTTAGAAAAATGCCAAGAATGTAAATTTGATCATGGAACAATATCTTATTCAGATATTACTGTAAGTGATTTTTGGTCTAATTCTAAAAATAAATGGAAGCTCGGCAAAGAATTTACACCAGAAAATGGATGTAATCATGTAAGAACAAATACATTAAAAGGTTTTATTTTCTTTAATAAAATCAAAGATAAGATATTCTACAAACAATTAAAATAAACAAGATTTGCCATTAGTGATGGACATAATGAAAACGACTAAATCTAATTAAAATCAACTATGCTCCACTATTGCATTTCATATAAACATTCTAATAATTTATCATTATTATCTTTAGAATTTATTGCTAATCTTATAAACTCGGAATTAGAAAAACCTTTTTTATGAGAACAATCTTTTATAAGAAATGATTTTTTCCATAATCTTTTTAATAATGATTTTACATTAAAAGGTTTATTTACTCTACATAAAACATAATTTCCTTCTGATGGGAAAACAGTTAAGAACTTAATTTTAGAAAGTTCATTAATAAACCTATAGCGTTCATATATAAGTTTTTTACAACTTATTTTATATTCACTATCATATCTATCTAAAATTTGAAGGAAAAATTCACCTATAGAATTAATATTCCATATAGAAAGATGTTTTTTTATTGTGGATATTATCTCTTTATTACCGCTTGCTATAAATCCTAATCGTACTCCTGGGATACCATAACTCTTAGATATAGATTTTATAATACTGACGTGTTTATTAGCATACAAAAAAACATTATTTAATAATGTATAATTATCAATAGCAAAATCCATAAAAGATTCATCTATTAAAATAGATATATTATTATTTTTAGCCCATATTACAAGTTTAAAAATATCTTTTTTAGATATAAAATTTCCAGATGGATTATCTGGATTTATTAGAATAATAGAAGATAATGACTTATTATTAAAATATTGTATAATATCATCTACTGTATATCTAAATCCATTAGATTGTGGGGCGTTAAATACAATTTTACGATCGTCACTAATTCTGTTAGAATATTCTTCAAATGTAGGATATATAAAGCCAACTTTACCTTTGCTATTATTCATCCATATATTAATTATTTCAGATGCGCCATTTCCAACAGCAACAAATTCATTTTTTAAATTAAAAATTTTAGATACTAATAAAGAGTTAATGTTTTGACCAGATGGATATTTTCTAATAAGATCATCTAGAGAATTTTTAACTTCCAAAATCATTTTCTCTGATGGATAATATGGATTAACGAGATACGTATAATCTTTAATATTTGGATATCTCCAATAGCCACCATAACGTTCTGATATTTTTTTAATTTGTGTATCTGGTTTACAAAATATAGATTCCGCAATATTTAAGTCTTGTATATCATCGATTTCATACCATTTCTCATCATTTAATGGCAATGCTTTAATTAACTTTTTATCTATAGACGTAATTATTTTTAAAACTTGTTCATAATATTCATTATTACTAATAGACTTAATATATACATCTAAAAATGGTACAAGATTATTTTTAGAAAATTCTTTAGAAAATTTATATATATTTACAGTTTTATAATAAGAATCTAAATAATTATAATCAAATTTTGTTTTATCTATAAAATTTATAATATTATAATCGTTATCCATTTGAATACAAGTACCATCCATCCAGTTCTGATACTTATCTACAACGGCAACATTTTCATATTTAGATTGAATAAGATTTGTAATTATACTATCTTGAAAAATAATATCACTTTCCAATAAAATTGTATCATCTTTAATTAATTCATCAGAAGCTATTTTTAAGGAATATATATTATTTGTTTTGTGATAATCTAAATTTGAAATATATTGTATTGGAATATTGTTCCATTTATTACCTAGATATTTTTCAAGATTTTCTTTTTTATATCCATCTACTATTATTATCTTATCTAGGTTAATTTTGGACAATTGATTTAGCATTCTATCTATTAATCTAACGCCATTAATTTTTACCATACATTTTGTATTATTTTTGGTAAAATTCTTTAAGCGTTTTCCCATTCCAGCTGCTAATATTAATGCTTGCATTTATATCACCTGTATATATTTCTGATGATTTAGCCCATGAAATATTTATATTATATAATCTTTATATTCTTCTTGACCCAATATCAAATTAATAATATTATCTGTTGGAGTTTTTCCATTTGGATATTTTTTACAGTATTTTTCTATGTGTTCTTTTCTAATATCACGCTTTATATCATTTCCATCTATAACATTTTGAACGAATGTTCTTAAACTATCGTTCGGACCACATAATTCATGACTGTTAATAGCATCTTTGCATATTTCTGTATGATTAGTTTTTAAGATATTCATAGACAAATCATTTGTCATATAACAAACTGGTTTATCCATATAAAGATATTCACATTTAAATGATCCACAATCATGAATCATTGCATCTGAATATCTGAAATATGGAACATAATTTTCGGAACAATCTATAGTGAATAATTCAGCTAAATAATCTAACTTATTAAATATATCTTTTACAATATTCATTGGCAAAAATTTATATATTCTATTTGTTAGTCTACACCAACTATAATATAATAAAGGATGTGGTCTTATTATAAAATCAACTTCTGAGTTAAATTCTTTTAATGAACAAATATCTTTATATCTGTTTAAAAAGTCACTCTTGTCGACTTTGTTACTACGGCCTAATGTCCAATGAGGACAAATCAATATACGCTTTTTTGTACTTGGTTCTAGTGCATATTCATCTTTCCAAGGATCTTCAAGATGTTCTTTGGGAATATTAAGGACTTCTTCGAAAGGATTTCCTGTTTCTACTATATGATTAGGTTTTTGATTATAATCTCCTTTTCTACATATACCAATTAAACAATCCTTAAACATCTTATAGTAAGAGCTATCTGTATCAAAAGCATATGGAACAAATAGAAATTTTCTATTCTTAAGAATAGTATTCATTGTAGAAATATCACAATATCTTTCTTTATGAGGATCCGATGGAATTATCAAATCAAAATCATTATAATTATCTATTGTAATATCATATATAGATTTTGTTTCTATAACATTAAAACGCTTATGTTTCTTTAACTTTTCAACTAATGGCTCAATTTTAGATTTGAGTTTATCATAAACAAATTGTGTTCCATCTACCTTCGTATTTCCTTTATATCTAATTACACAAACATTGATTTTATCTTTAGAACGAATATTGTCTAATATTTCAGATCTTGTCATTTTAAGTACCTCATTTTTAACATCTATTAAAGAGTTTATTACATAAATTATGTAATTCGTTATGAACATCTGATCCATTGCCAAATATTTCATGTTCAAAATTTTGAATTAATAATGGCTGTATATATTTTATTGTTTGTTTATTAATAATTTTAACAATGGCAGTTCTTCCATCTATTTTTCCTACATATTTAACTGGTATTCCCATAGCAATACAAGGTAAATATATATGCAATCTAGATGTATATACAATCTTAGCATTCTCTTTGAGATATTTCAAACGATTATATGCTACACTTTCCATTTCTAATTCTGTTCTATTATGGTGATGAACTAATTGAGTTAAAGAAACAGAATTTTTTTCTGAATGTGATTTTACAAAATTATTTCCACAATCAATAAAAATAATCTTATCATTTTTCTGATTGATATTTGAAAAATCTAATAAATTAGCCATTAATGATGGACATAATGAAACATACGAATTCGGACATTGATCCTTAAATAATTCATACGTTTTAAAGTCTCGACAACCAAATCTTTTATTAGTTCTAAGATCTTTTATTTTATTAGAGCAATGAAATCCTATATAATTATATACATCTTTCTTATTATTCCAAAATTTTGTATTTGAAGTTTCTACAGTTGAAAAAAATCCACTCATAATCATTACATCGTTGTCTTTAAAATCAAAACGATCTATTTTATCTCTTCTTACATAATTAGAGTCTATATTATGTTTTTTTATAAAATTACGAAGGCATAATATATAAATGAAATCACCTAAATTATGATGACGATACCTGTAATTAGTACATGAAATTGTATATATCATAAATCGATCTTCTTAATTAATTCACAAAGTCTGTTGTAAACATTATCTTCTTTATATCTCAGACATTCGTTATTGTTATATTTAATACTCAATACACATTGTTTATCATGTTCATTTAATGTACATTCTCTAGGTTTTCCGTTTACAACCTCATAACAATGTGGATCATCACATAACAAACTTCTCAAGTGTGCTTGGTTGTTTCCACACAAACCATACACATCTCCTAATCCAATCCACTTTAGAACTTGTCTAATTTCTTTGAGAAGTTCTACATCTTTTTTATTAAAACTTTTCTTTTTAAACCAAAACATATTAAACTCCTTTTTTTTATTTTTTTTAAAAAGAAAAATTAGAAATCCATACTAATACCAACAACTACGGACGGCTTTTCTTTATAACATTGATTATCAGTTACATTAGAACTTGTTTCATCCCACCATTTTTCCTTTTCTGGTTTATTTAAGTCTACAACTTTAACAAATGGTTTAATTTTTAAATCTTTATACCAATCTATAGCCTTTTTTAATACATTCTTTTCTTTTTTCTCTTTTTTAACAGGTTCTTTAACTAAAGTGAAAATAGTTGTTCCATCAGAATGCTCTGTGATTTTAACACCATCTTTTATGGTTTCTTTAATTATCTTTTTCTCTTCCATATAAATTATGTATTTTATATTTTTTCGATCTAAACTTTTTTGACTTATCATTGAATTTACATAATAAATAAAAATATTAAAAGACTTTAAAACATATATAGAGATTATATATATTAATAAATGTTGAATAACAGATTGTCCAGTGATGTAATGGCAGCATAGGGGTTTTTGATACCCTTCGAGACCGTTCAAATCGGTCCTGGACAACCATTTTTCAAAGGTTATTTACATTTGGATGAGAAAACAAGTTTAACATGTTTTTGACCCAGCATTGTTAACTCTAATCTAATGAGTTAGATTAGATTTCTCAAAATGGGTCTCTATTTTTTGTCGAAAAATTAATGAAAGGATAATCACATGAAAGCTAAAGATTCATTTATAGAGATATTGAAAAAAGTAGATCGTTTTGCTATAAATACAGTAATAGAAAATTTAACAAATGGAGGTTTCTTTGAAGCACCAGCATCAACAAAATATCATGGTGACTACCCAGGAGGTCTCGTTGAACATTCTTTAAATGTATATGAACAAGCTATGTATCTGTGGAAAGTAGAACAGAAAGTTAGAAAAGATGTTGTTAAAGATATAACAGAAGAGAACATTATTGTAGCATCATTGCTACATGATGTTTGCAAAATGGATCTTTATCATCTTACAAAGAAGTGGAAAAAGGATGAAAACAATAAATGGATTCAATATGATGCCTATGAAAAGAAATATGAGGAAATGCCTGTTGGACATGGAGAAAAAAGTGTCATTAGGTTATTGTCTTGGGGTCTCACATTAATGGAACAAGAAATATTGGCAATTAGATGGCACATGGGAGGATTTGATTTATCGGACTATCAAGACGCTAGAAGATGTTTTGAGACAGCTGCAGATAAATATGCTTTAGTTCCAATTATTGTCTCTGCTGATTGGTTAGCAAGTAGAATTAAAGAAAGAGACGACAAAAAAGAAGGAGAATAACAATGGAAAAGTTCACTTATAAAACACAATATGGTGATTATGAAAATTGTTTCTTTCGAGTTGGTAAATATCCAAATGGCAATATAGCAATCTCTATCATTAGTGAAAATGATGGTCCAATTACACATTGTACAACAAATACAGGAATGAAACTTTCTGATGATAGAATTGCTGTTAAATATTGGTCAGAAAATGAAGGAATGGAAGAATTTCTAATCCAAATGGGAATTATAGAACCAGACCCATGTGATATAGATATAAACTCTCCAATGACTCCAGATATATATAAACTCACAGAAAAAGGCATAAATCTAATTAAAGAACAACTTAGTTGAATAAATGTTCAATAACATTTCAAGTATTTCGTTAACTTGTTAGGAGAAAGAAATGGAAAACAACAAAGAAAAGATTGCCGTGATAGTCGGCAGATTCCAAGTAGCTGAACTTACTCAAGGTCACTTGGATTTATTTAGAAAAGTTATAGATGATGACTATGGAAGTATACTTCTTGTCCTAGGTTTATCACCTACAAAATGTACACAAAGAAATCCATTAGATTTCGAATCTCGTAGATTAATGTTCGAGGAAGAATTTCCTGGGAAACTTACTATACAATATCTAAGAGATGAAGCTAGTGATTCTGTATGGTCTGTTAATTTAGATCGTATAATAGATGATATACGCGGAAATAGAGATGTTGTTCTTATAGGAAGTAGAGATTGTTTCTATGATTGCTATGATGGATGTTATAAAAATAATTTTATAGAATATGTTCCTAAAGTATATACAAGTGGAAGTGAACAGAGAAAATCACTTTCAAGACAGATTAAATCCAATAAGTATTGGAGAGCTGGTTGTATTTATGCCACAATGAACCAGTATCCATCAGTATATGCTACAGTAGATTGTGCTATATTTAACGATATGTCTCTAGATAAAATTTATTTAGCTAGAAAGGAAAATGAATATTCATATAGATTTGTAGGTGGATTTAGTTCTCCCACGGATTCTAGTTTTGAAGCAGCAGCTAGAAGAGAGGCAGCAGAGGAAACAAAACTAGAGACTACAATCATTCAATATATTGGAAGTCGTAAAATAGATGATTGGCGTTATAGATCAGAGACTAATAAAATTATTACCAATTTCTATGCTATGGTAAAGAATTGGGGTAGAGCACAACCTAGTGATGATATTAAGGAATTATATCTCGTAGATTTTAATACATTGAGTGAGAATGATATTATGCCAGAGCATAGAGAGTTATTTAATATGCTCTGCAATTGGAGAACCGCATATATACTTAAAAATCCAAGTATAAAAGATGCAGTTATTAAACAACTCGATTAAGTATCTTGTTAAGGTTAATTCGTTACAAAGACAAGGAGAAAAACAATGGAAAATGAATTCAATATTATGTTAGCCAGTGATAGCTATAAGTTCGGTCACTGGAAGGCGTACATGCCAGATACAGAATATGTATATTCTTACTTAGAAGCACGTAAAGGTGCCAAGTTTAATAAAACATTATGGTTTGGACTTCAATCAATTATTCTAAAATATCTTAGTGGAACAGTTGTAACAGATCAGAAAATTAGAGAAGCTAAAAGTTATATTGATTTACATCTTGGTAAAGGTGTTTTTAATGAAGATGGTTGGAGATACGTATTAAACAACTATAACGGTCGCTTACCAATTCGTATAAATGCAGTAGAAGAAGGTAAACTTGTAGATGTTGGAAATGTTTTGATGACTGTAGAAAATACAGATCCAAATGTTCCATGGCTTACAAATTATCTAGAAACTATATTAATGCAGGTTTGGTATCCTACAACTGTTGCAACACAAGATTGGGAAACAAAACAATTGTTGAAATATTATCTTCAACGTACTGGATGTTCTGAAAAAGGACTTCCATTCATGTTGCATGGTTTTGGTATGAGAGCAGCAACTTCTTACGAAAGTTGTGCTCTTGCTGATGCTGCACACTTAATTAACTTTAAAGGTACAGATACAGTTCCAGCATTAAAATTTATATGCGAATATTATGGAAAAACTTTAACATGTAGAAATATTCAAGAAATACAAGAGAATCCAAGTATTGATTTTCCCGGATATAGTGTTTTTGCTACAGAACACAGCATTATGACTTCTAGAGGTGAAGCTGGTGAATGGGATGTAGTAGAAAACATATTTAAGGCATGTCCATCTGGCATATGCAGCATTGTTATTGATAGTTATGATTATAGAAGATTTATCAATACATGTGGTCAAAGATTTTACGAAACAATTATGAATAGGGATGGCAAAACCGTATTTAGACCGGACTCCGGCGATCCCATTTCTACTACATTAGACGTATTGGAATTGCTAGATAGTCATTTTGGATCCACAAAAAATGCTGCTGGATTTAAAGTTTTAAATCCAAAAATTGGCGTTTTGTGGGGTGATGGAATAGATTACAATGGTGTTCGTGATATTCTCTTTGCAATGTTTAATGCTGGATGGGCAGCAGAAAACATTGTATTTGGCATGGGTGGTCACATGGTTCAATCCGGATTAACAAGAGATACAATGCGTTTTGCATTTAAGTGTTCAGCACAATACTATAAAGGTGAATGGCATGATGTTTGGAAACATCCAATAGATATTACTAAAGCATCTAAGCGTGGTCGTTTAGCATTATTACATGTTAAAGGACAAGATGGAAATATGTTCTATAAAACCATTAGGGATTTTGAATTAAAGAATCCAAATGATAATCAGTTAAGATGTATATTTGAAAACGGATATTTACGTGAGCGTGTATCATTTGATGATGTAAAGATAAATTCTACATTATAGTAGAGTAAAGACAATTTCACTTAGGTTCCCTGCTGTAGTTTAATTAAAACATCATTGTCCTTCAATAAACCATGGAGTGTTGAAGGACGGTGAAGATGTCGGTACGATTGCAATCCAGCTGGCTCTGATCGAGTTAATCCAGACTGGCAGGGAATCTATCTAAAAGAAGGAGAGTGTGGAATGATTCATTTGATAACTGGAGATGGATTAGGTGAAGATTATGAAAAAGAATTACGTTCATATATACAAGAAACAGATACTTTTGATTTTGAAGAAGTAGAAAAACATTCTATTGAATATATAAATAGATTTTTTGATGTAGAGGATACTAAAGAATTGAAATTTTGTTGTTTATCACCTTATGGTGATTTAATTACAAAAGCACAGATTCTTGACCTTTGCGTACTTGAAAATTTGCAAAATAAAAAGGCTGTTCTATTTGATCCAATGAATTTTGTACATCCATATTATAAAAGAAAATTTACAAATAAAGTATGTGAATTATGTTCTAAGAACAAGCATAATTTTACAATCGTTACAAATGATGTAAATATTATGACGGAAATTAGATTATGTGTTAAAGATAAAATTCTAAATTCAACTGATGTAAAAACAACATTCTATTGGAAAGATGAAAAGATAGATCTTAGGATTTCTGAATATGGTTGTTATCAAGATTATCCAGACCATTTTTATGATCATGATTATGTAGATCAGTTAACAAGGTTATTTGACTAATTAGGAGGTAAAGAATGTTTGATTTTCTATTCAAAAAGAAAGATTCAAAACCTGTAGACAATAATATTGTAAAAGTTGAATTAATTGGGTGTGATGATCAAAATAGATGTAATTTATATTATGATTCAAAACAAGATAGATTTTATGATTTTGTAATACCATATAGAGAAGATTGTACTCTGGATATTTTAAAGAAATATTTTTTGGGAATACTTCCAATACCATTTGTAAATGGTAGAAGTTATCCTTGGAGGGATCTTATTGGACATAGGGTAGATGATATTAGAAATTTAAAAGTTTTAGATCAAGATATTATACAAGAATATTGTAATAAACATCTTGGTGAAAAGATATTTTTAAATAATGGCTGTATGATATTGTCTAGCTGTATAATTGGAAAATGTACTTATAGTACATACAGTCGTTCAAAAGAAACAGATTTCTTTAATTATTGGAATTTGAATGGCAATTATCCATTCTCTATGATTCTTAATAAAATGCGCAATCAAGAAGAAAAAGATAATTTAATGAAAAAACTTCGCGGTATAGAGTATAAAATGGTATACGAATGAAGAGGAGTAAATTGTGCAAATTGGTACAAATTACTATAATGTAAAGTTGGAAAATGATAAAGGTATAGAAGTAAAAGTGAATAATGTATATACAGAAAAGGGTTTTTTTGATGCTGGAGAGAAAGCATTAAAATATGTTAATTCCGTGAATAATGAAAATTGTAAAGTAATAGAAATTACAAGAGTTTTAAGAGATGCAACATTAACAGAATGTATGTTAGAAAACGGAAAGGAAAATTAAAATGTTGAGAACGTGTGATCGATGTGGTATAGGCGATGATTATTACATGATGTATTTTGGTTTTAATAAAGATGATGTTGTAAATGTTATTTGTGATGAATGTGCGATGAATCACAAAGACGAATATACAAATATAGTTTCTGTTCATACAATAGCAAAACTCGTTCCGCCAGTAGAAAATAAAATAAGAAAGGAAGTTTTAAATGACGATACAGGAAGTGTTCAAAAATCAGGGTCTTAAGGTAGAATCATTTGAAATTAAACAAGAACATGTAGATATTAGAGATTTTAAAAATTTTGCTATTTATATTCCAGATGCTGGTATGAGTCGTATTTATGTGCTTAAGGCTTTAATTGGTGATAGATTATATACAAAATGTTATGGAGTTATTCCAACACATTATACTAAAGAAATTGTTTTTAATTGTATGGTTGGAGACTATGAAGACTATAGAACAAGGATATTAATTAAAAAACCAGATATAGATCCAAGAACGAATGTATATAACGAAGTAGTAATAACAGATCGTTGTGGAAGACTTACACAATTTAATGCCAATATATGTTACTGTAATGTAGATGGTATATATTCTACAACAGTGAGTGATAATTATATAGACAAATTTGTCAAATATGATAATGAATACATTGGTTATTTTCATACGTATGAAAAAGCCAAACATGCCATTTTAAAAATAAGAGAGGAATATCTCTTAGATTTAGAGATAAAAAAGAAACTTGTATTTTCTGACGAAGACGTAGAAATGGCTCTAAATGGAAATTGAAGCATTTCGAATCCCATATCATAATGGATTAACACACGTAAATGAAGTCATGAAGGTGTTTGCCACGGATAAAAAAACAGCAGAGCATATAGTCGAACATTCATTCACAAACAAAAACTCATACATTATAAAGGATGAACAAAGAAAGGAAGCAATACGATGAATATTCATTTTACAAATGTCAAATGGGACTGTGATAATAAAAATGATTTAAAAAAATTAGATAAAGAGTTTACTGTAGACTTATACGATATTATTCCTCAAGATGAATTTGATGATATATTATCCGATTTTATATCAGAAAAATATGGATTCTGCCACGAAGGTTTCGAATATGACTTTACATCCTCTGAGATAGAACTTGGAAAACAGTTCAAAAAGTTAATTAAGGATGTTGTCAATGAGTTAAAAGGAGATCAAAATGAATCAACTCACACAAAATGATATATATCTCGTAACGACAGATTGTGAGAATATTATTAGGAATTTACGCTTAGAGTATAAACAAAAAATAAAAGAAATTGTCGATAAACAAAATGGCTTAAAACACAAACTCCTTAAACGAGTTTGTGATATAATTAATATGACATATTTAAAAAATATTGATCCAAAAATATTCACATATGAAGACTGCAAAGAAAATCCAGCACTTCTTGATAGGTACTTAGATGAGTCCGATGAAATTAAATATACCAAAGATGGAAAATATATGGTATTTAAAGAAAACGGTAATTACGCTTTCAGCTCTTATGTAATACCAATTGAAGTTATATGTAATCCAGAATTGGATGAAAAGTTCTCCAAATATATAGAAGCAATGCTTAGTAAAACAGATCTAGACTTTTTAGAAAATAGATACCTTACAACTAAAAAAGATTTTGCAAACACTGAGTATGAGTACAACAAAGCAAAATCCAAATTCATAACACAATACGAAAGTATATTAGAAAATACAAAATGGTATCATCGTTGGGATGAAGTTATAACACAAGATGGTGAAAAGATATTCACATGAGTAATAAATCTATAGAAAATTCTATATATAGAGTTTATAAAAAAGATTTACTAAAAGCATTAGAAGATAAAATAGAACGCATTAAAAAACACATAGAAGATTTTCCCGAATCTTTCGATTATTGTGTGAGAATTAATACAAATGTATTTATGTTAGATAACAAAGTAACTTATACATCATATAAGGCTCCAACTCAAAAAGATATAGATATGTTGCTAGAACCTGATATACATATAATTTATGATAGTGTAAACAAGTGTTACATGAGGGAGGTAGTTTTTGACTAGGAATGATTTTGTTTCAAATAGTTCGTCTTGTAGTTTTGTTGTTTATATTGAAACACAACAGGACTTGGATGAACTTTCTAAAATATGGAAAGATGTTAGAAAATTAACAAATAACCATGTGGAAGTATATGATAACTTAGAAGATGCCTGCAATAGATGTGGAATGTATTTCACAACTGGATATCTAGATAATAATGATTGGAACATGATAGAAGTTGGTGAAGCCATCAATGTTTCTAGTGGTGATGATCATTATCTATATTTCGAAAAAAAATTTGATGAATTACGTGATTTGTTTACTAATAATTATAAGTTTAAATTATATCGGGACTATGATGCCCATTATTCAACAGGAATGGATTACAAAGAAAAGGAGAAAAAATCATGTTCGTAAAATTCGAAACAGATGAAGGATTTATACATATAGAAACATTTCAAAAAATTACGACTGGAGTTGTAGATGCAAAAAGATATACTGAAATTAATGGAATTTGTGTGAGTTCGAAATATTATAATGATTACATTAATGCTATAGAAGACGCAATTATTTCAAAACGTCCAATGGTTGATTTAACACCAGAAGGAATGGGAATAATATGATTAGAACAGACTTTGTTTCCAATAGTTCTAGTAGTTCATTTGTGTTAAAAACCACAAAGGACATGACTGATAAAAGTACATATGAGCAGTTTTTAAAATATTTCTCTAGCGGAAATGTTCTTGATGGATATAATGTAGAGGAATATGAAAATGCTATTGCCGATCGAACTGTATTTAGTATATTTGAGTTTGAATTCTTTACTAAATATGATGAAAAACAAAAAGTATATGATAAGTATTATAACATTCCACCAATGGAATGTTTAACGGATGGTGAAGATATAGATACAATTATAGAAAATATTTTTAAAGATCAGAATGGTGGTTTCGAAAGCAATGGATATTTCTTCGTACACGAGGATTTTGTTTTTGAACATAGAGGGATATCTGTTATAACTCCAAAATCTATAGAATATACTAGAAAAATACTTAAATTGATTAGAGACCAAAAATGGCAACCAGAATTATATAAAGAAAATTATTATGTTATTAAAAATCATTTTGATAGATATAAAGATGATAAAGGAAAAAGTCGTTGTAGAACTCTTAATGTAGATGAAGCAGAAACTGTTCTAAACAAAATAGAAAAAGAACTTAAAAATGGTATAAACTACATTGTTATAGCCATGTCTTATTCTGGTGACGGAATGGGTGCTGGAAAGTTATGGTATGACAAAGATTGGGATAAAGAAAAGAGTTGTTATAAAGAAATAGAAGAAAATAATTTTGGTGAAACTTTCTTCATAGACTGGTAGGAGGTGATAGCATGACAAAGAAAACAGAACAAGAACTAGAAAGTTTAAGATGTACTAATATTGTATTAAGCATATTACGTGATAGAAGGTCTGAAAAAATTAGACATGAACGTGCTGTCAAAGCATTAGAAATAGACATGTCGAATAAGTATATGGTAAAGATAGTATCTACAATGTATGAGCTATTAACAAAATTTAAGGTCAAAGAAGATATCTCAAATCCAGTATCCGGAAACGGATTTCTTGCTAATGACAATGGATATTATACCATACTATATAATACAATAGAATTATCATGTGATGAGAAATATATTAGAATAGACGATACTTGCGGTGATTATTACGTATTTCCAGTCGAAGTATTTAGATATTCTAACAACATAAAGATAAGAGATAAAATATTTCGTGATTTTCTAGATAGATGTCGAATTGTAACGCTACAGCAATCTATAGGTGAGTCAAATCGTAGAATAAAATTCTGGGATGAAACTATAACAGATGAAATTAAAAAGAGAAATAAAAACATAGCAAAATTAGACAGACTTACAAAAAAGAAGATCGAACCTTTATATTTAACAGAGATTAAATTCGATAACAAAAAAAGGAGAGGAACATGATTAGACTGGATTTTGTATCAAATAGCTCATCTAGTAGTCATATTGTTATTGCACATGAAATAAACAATGAGCATTTACCAATAATTATGAATATTAAAAAGATATATGTTCCATCAAAAGATTATGGCACTCATAAATTTGGCTGGGAATGGATAGATTATAAAGATTTCTGGTCTAAGTTAAACTTCTGTGCTATTCAATTACATGATTTAAAGAAATATTGTAAAGAATGGAATCAATACGATATAAAATATTACAGAGAATATTATAAAAGATATAGATTTGATAAATGTTTAAAAATGTTACAGAAGGTATGTAAAGAGAAATTCAATTTGGATGTAAAACTTAAATTGGAATATGAGAAAAATGAAGAATGGGAATATTATATAGATCATCAATCTTCGATTGTTGAAGCTACTAATATGGACATGTTTGAAAATGAAGATACATTATATAGGTTTTTGGGTAACGAGAGAGATTCTTATATAGAAGGTGGAAATGACAATGACTGTGGAGGTTATTAATTATGAGAAAGTTATCTAAAATAATAATTTCTATTTCTATTATATTAACAACATTTCATCATGTAAAAAATTTACATCCTACTAATATACATTACCATAATCATCCGGAAACTAATTATAATGGCATATATTATAAACAACTTAAACTTAAATGTATAAATTGTAAAGCTACATTCTGGGAAGTTCTGCCACATGAATATGATCCTATCTTACAAAAATATGTCTGTATAGTACCAATTCCATTATATTGTAAAAAATGTCGTGGTGAATCTATTAATATGTAGAAAGGATGTTATGAGTAAGACTTTAATGCCAGCACATAAATCTTTCAATTGGACTTCACCATCTGAAGTTTTAGATAAACCAATTCCTGATATAGATGTAGTTCAGAAAATACTTATAGAAAAGAAATGTGTAGAAGATAGATATAAAAAAGAATGTGAGAATATCAACAATAGTTTAAAAAAGAAATATGTGGCTAATGTTTTATATATAATGTGGGAACTTATTACAACAAATAAAGATATTAAATCTAATTTCCTTATACCAATTGATGATAATGGTGAATTGCTAGAATATAGATCTGGAAGATATTTTGATTTTACGTCATTAGAATTTTCTAAAAACGGTAGATATGTACGAGTTTATGATTCATGGGGAAGTTATTGGATATTTCCAGTAGAAGTATTTAAATATCCAAATAACTATAAAAAAATGTTATCAATATATCTTAAGTTTTTAAAACAGAGGGCTTATGCTGAATTACCAAAACAGATAGAAAAAAATCAAAAAGATTTTAAATATTATAATGGTTTAATTAAAGAACTTAATCATACTCTAGAAGTGTTAAAGACACAGTTAGATAAATATAATCAAGATACTAAATTGACTCCAATAAGCTTGGAAGATATAGGTTTTGAGGATAAAAATGAAGCAGAATAAAATGATGAAAGTTCGAATGGATATTGTCGATTTGTATGATATCCCGAGAAAATTTCATTTTATAAAAGAGAATCATATTTTAGAAACATCATGGAATTTAATCTGGTTATATAAAAAATGTTTAAGAATGGGATATGATATTAGAGAAGCTGAAATAGAAAAGAAGTATTTTGAATATCAGATGGATCCAAAGACAAGACGTGTAGGACTTATTCCTATTGAAGAGCCTTCTATTAAGTATCACTTAGATAAATATTTTCATGGAAAGGAAATGGACAGAGTACTCAAGAAGTACAATTACACTAAGAGAAAGGAAAAAGAGAATGGGACAGTTTAGTTGGTTCTCTCAAGATACAAATGAACAGATATTTAATGATGCACCTGCTGGAACTCAAACGGTGCATATGGTAGATCCACGTGATGGAACAGATTATGTAGAAACAGATTATGATGGATATGGTAGATTTGGCGGACTAGATTTCTATTGTTTAATTGTTGATATTAACAAAAAATTTCTTCTCGAATATACATTTGCTTATAAACCACAAGAAGATATAGATAAATTTGAGAAACTTTTAGAAAAAGATAATAAGGATTTAACAGAAAATGAAATAATAGATAAAAGAGGTATTGGAATAGATTTGTGGTTTACGTATTTTGAACCAAAAAGAGGTGGTCTTCTTGGTCGCGGAAACCAAGAAGATGCTGATAGATTTAGAAAAGAACATAATCTTCTGTCGCCAATTCTTGTTATGGATTATGATAGCTGGAGACTTTACGCCAATCCAGAGAGTTATCCAGAAAGTGATCCTGATCAAGGATGGGGATATGGAATGGAAGATGAAAGTGAAGAGGAATGACGACTGTAGACTTAACAGTTAGAATATGTGCTAAAGGCTATCTAGAAGAAAACATAGTGTCTGGTGATGGGGCTCGTGAAATATTTACACATGAGCCATTACTGGAAGATAAAATAAAAAAGTTTATATTATCATTAAATTCAACAATATCACAAGATGATATTGTTGTTGACGTTATAGATGCTGAGATTGTGGATATAGATAACAAAAAGACAAAAGGAAAAAACACATAATGTTTTTGTGGGTAGTAACAGCTGTTGATATTGGGGACTCTTGTGATGGTAAAGCAAGAGTCCTTAAAATATGTAGATCTAAAGAAGAAGCTGAACAATATATACATGATGATATGACTGATTATTATAATACTCATGATTGTGTAATAAATTCTGATAAAATGTGTGCATGGACAGACTTCTCTGAAACCAATGGATGTATATGGAATTTAGAAAAAATACACATTACTTCTAATTGTATTACTTCAGAAGCTGAAATTAAAAAATCAGAACAAGTTCTCATAGATAATGGTATAGAAAAAGATGAAGCACAAGTTGTTTTACAAGCACTTGGATATACTTTATTGAGTATAGAATTGTATCCAGAAAAGAAGTAAGAAGGAGAAGAATGAATGGGCTATACAACACAGTTTAAAGGAACATTTAAGTTAAATAAACCTTTAACAGATGAGTTATCCAGGAAATTAATAGAATTTTCTGATACAAGACATTGCAGAAAAAATGATTATAATGAAGTTGAACCAGGACTTCCTGGCTTGTGGTGTCAATGGATACCAAACAGAAACAATACAGGTATAGAATGGGACGGTGGAGAGAAATTTTATGATTATATTGAATGGCTACAATATATTATCGATAATTTTTTAAAACCAGAAGGTTATGAAATCACCGAAGATTCTAAAGTATCATATAGAGGTGAAAAATTTGAAGATGTTGGATATATTTATGTTAAGAACGGAAAAGTTATAAAAGAAAGTATAAACCTATGATGATCAGAAATGACTTTGTTTCAAATAGTTCTAGTAGCAGTTTTATTATAGATAGAGAATCTTGGGATAGAGTTACTGGAGGAGATACTTTTGGATTAGATTATTCTACATATACATTATATGGAATATGTGACTTTAATTCTTACTTGCTAGACATACAGCTTGGTCCTTGGCTTATGCTAAATAACTATAAGCTAGATAATTTTAAAATAATCCCTGATAAAAAATGGATTGAGATATTTGTGGATCAAGCTGTCAGTGGATACATTGTTCCAGAATCGTTAAAAGAATATGCTCTTAAATTTGAGGTAGCGTTTGATAAATATGCCAAAGGTGAAGTAGATGCTAAATATATTTATGATAATGTTAAAAATCCATACGTTAAAGACGTTATAGATAAAATTATTAAACCAAATGTTCCAAATATGGATTTAATATATGTATCTGGTAGTGATCACGATCAAAGTGATCCAGATTATGATAATAATGAAGATAAAGTTAGATCTATATGCTGGGATATATCAAGTAAAGGAACTAAATTCTTCAGAGCAAATACTGGACACTAATGAAAGGAAAACAGAATGATTCGTAATGACTTTGTTTCAAATAGTTCGAGTACCAGTTTTATGATAGTTGGATATTGTTCCAATTATGATGAGATTGTTGAAAATCTAGAATCACGTGGAATAGATAGAGATGGTGAAGAAAACGTAGGTTCTCTATGCGATTTGTTAATAGAGAAAACACATGCTGACCTTGGTCACGAAGAAGAAATAACAGATGATCCATATAACTGCTGGTTTGGATTAGGTTATGTAAATATGGAAGATGATGAGACTAAGAAAGAATTTAAAGAAAGAATTCTTAAAGAAGTTAAAAAGATATTTCCTAATGCGACTATGAAAGATATTGTATACGAATGTCAAGGAGGTTACAATGGTTAGAAATGACTTTGTGTCCAATAGTTCATCTACAAGTTATATAATATCTATTGGAGAAAATTATCCAATTAAAACATTTATTAAAGATGTTTCTAAAAAATGTATCGATAAAAAATCAGAATATCATTTAGTTAGTTTACTAGATAGAAATATGACGGCATTACAATTTCATATTATGAATACACGTCTCTTATTTTTGGGAGAAGTGTATGTAATGGATAAATCATTTAATATTAATTTAAATAAAGTACATAGATGGGAGGATAAAGAGGAACATAAGAAATCGTTTGATAGACATATGAAAAGAATTTTACAAAGTAAAGATAAGAAATATACTGAATACGATACAACGTGGGAATATGTAAGTAATACAAAAATAAAAGGTACAGATCATATTTATCGAAATATGGTTACATATGATATTTTAGATTATGGAAATACATTTGATGTAATAGAATGTGAAAAGAATAAAAAGTTTGAAAAAGAACATAATGATCGAGTTATTGAATCTCTCAAGGAGTTTTTGAAAAAACTGGATCAGTTCGGACTATATCATAATCCATTTACTTCTGACATATTTGTCATTGATAAAGATACTATAAAGTTAACAAGATTGATGTTGAAAAAGAATATGAAGATGAGATTTGAAAAATGGGAAGATATAGACAAACTAGAAAAGATGTTAGATGATGGTGAAACGATAATCGGAATTAGAGTTGCAAACCACGGTGATGGAATGGATTCCGATACAATATATAACGAGACAGATAATTTTGTATTTGAAAATATACCAGTTAAAATTCTGAGTTCAGACATCATGTAGCGAAAGGAGTATTAAATGATTAGAAATGATTTCGTGTCAAATAGTTCGTCTAGTAGTTTTATTATTATAAAGTCATTCTTTACAGAACACTTTAAAATTACAGCTCAAGATTTTAAAGATGCGTTAAAGGCACTTGGTATAGAGAAATTAGGACATATAATGTGTGATCCAAAAGATAAGAACGAAGCTAAAAAATTCTTTAAAGAATGTGATGATATTCTAAACAGTTGGTGGGCACAAGTTCATCCAGATCGCGATGAAGGAATGCCTTTTGAATATACAAATTATGGTAAATTTAGAAATACAATTGAAGGACTTGCTAAAGGTTATGATTATATTACAGATTATGCCTTTCTAGAAGCATACAATACAAAAAATAAATCTAAGGATGAAAAACTTCCACCAGAACTATATAAAGTATTTTTACATCTTAAAGAAGCATATGAAGTATATACTATGTCAGAAGTTGCTCATGATAAATCAGTAATGTTCTTATGCCACATGGATGATAATGAAATATGGGGTTTAAAAGATGCCGGTGTTTGGAAAGTAAAAGATATATATGTAAAAGGAAAAACTAGAAAATCATATGTATCCGAAGAGGATGAAAGACGTGCTAAAGAATGTAAATTTAAAACAGATACATATACATTCGAAAGAATTCTTGAAATACTTGTTAAATATTGGGTATCTATAGGAAAGGTAAACTTAGATGATCCAGAATTTATAAATTTCTGGAAAGTTCCAGAAGATAGTTGGTGGAAAAGACATGAAAAATATAAGAATAGAGTATATTATTTTGATGGGAAAAAACCTTCATTTGAAGATATTCTAGGAACGTTTACGTATGCAGCAAATACTCATGAAGGCTAATCGGAAAGGAGTTGTAAAGTAATTCTTTACAACTCCATTTTTTAAAGAAAGGAGTGCTGTATGACAACAACTGTAGATAAATATAAATTTAGAGGTAGAAAACTTATATTGGAATGGGGAAAATTAAAGATTGAAGTATCTAAACTTCCTTATGGAAAAGAAGGAAAAGATCCATTATTTAAATTACATGGAAGTGATGTTATTCTTGCTAACATATATGAAGATTCTAATGGAAAATTATTCGATGAAATAATTGGACCACCAGCTGGACCAAAAGGTAATGGAACATGTCTAGAAGGTAGACTTCTAGAAGATTATTTCACTCTTGATGAATTTTGGAAGGCACAAAATGAAGTAATTAATTAAAGGAGTTGTATGTCAAGCACAAACGAAACAAAGACATATAAAGATCATCTAGAAGAAGCTAAGAAAAATTCTAAAATAAAATCATTTGTTGAATTATCAGATGATCCACGTCTTGTTGAATTAGATAGACTAGTTAGAACACATGCCAAATCACATTTTGATGCATTTCCAGAAATATCACATAAAATTAGTACAGATGAACAGTATAAAGAAGCGTATAGAAAATTCTGTAGTACAAGGGAAACAAATAATCCAATCATAGAAGATATTATCAAACCAATGGCTGACTATTGGTTTATGCGAAGAAACCTAGAAAGATATGTTCACGTTTGGCGTTCATGCTTAGATTCTTATTGTGACGATGTTGTTTTATTTGCGTAAGGAGGAATACTCATGGAATGTACAATGCCAACAGCTAAGTTTACACCTATAGATAGCGAAAAAACAAAGGAATATATTCTTGAATGTTTAAGTGAAGCAAATAGAGGACTCAGTTTTTTGCATACAGAACATAGTAAAGTTACTCAATTATTAAAAAATAAAATATTTAAAATCGAAAAAGAAATTGAATTGATGTATCACGGAGATTAAAAATGGCACCAACAGAAGTTACAAAATATATAATATATTATCGTTACCAAAACGAATCTACTATACACTCGAATGAAAATATACATTCAGATGAACAATCTAGTGTAATGTATAACGATCTAGAAAGCGCTAAATATGTATGTGAAACATTAAACATAGAAGCTTCTGACAGCACAAAGAAGTATGTGGTATATGAAGTTAAGTTAATAATGACATCCATGAGAGAAGTATATAGACTAGATAATGAAAATACTAAATCATGCTGGTATTTACATAATCGAAAATGGCATCCAATCCGAGATGTTAACGGTGATGAAATAGATAATTTTGATGAACAATCAAAATCGGACTATGAATATTATAAATCGTTAAACATAGAAGATGATAGTGAAACAATTTTAAATGAATTCATACCGTCTACCTGTGACTTTATAGTCTACGCTCATAATAAAAGATTTGGGTTTATTAAGGGAATTGATATTAAGAAGGTGAGTGACCTTGTAAGACTTGTTAGAATGTCTTATTGTAGAGACTGAAAGGAGAAAGAATGGCTAGGAAATCAATCACAGAACAGATAAAGGAAGTTCTTAGACGATATTTCGAATGTGATGATCATGGACATGAAAATGAAGAATATGATCCATATCTTTCAGCACAAGATGTTGTTGATGAAATTCATGATATTGTAGGAGATATTTAACTGATGAACAATCATATTCTTGATAGATATGTATTTAAAAATATCGAATAATTTTAAATGTTCAAAAGTTTCTATATATATATTTTTTAAATTGTGAGTGTCCCAACGTGTTCATTCGTTTACCAACAATTTTAAATCGGGCGAATAGACTCACTTGGCACTCACTCTTACATGGACCCATAGCTCAGTCGGTCAGAGCAGGTGACTCATAATCATCTGGTCGCAGGTTCAAGTCCTGCTGGGTCCACCACAATTTGCTCCCACGGTAGAACAAAGACTCCTCATTGTTCCTTTGTGAAACGGTCTGCCGTGGGAGTTTTTTTATTTCACTTATTTTTTTAAGGAGGTTGTTTAAAATGACAAATAAAGAACTAATTAATATTCTTTCAAAATTCCCAAAAGAATCTCAAGTAAATTTCTGTTTATTTTCAAATTTTACTCCAAGAAGATGTGATGTAAAAGATTCAAATATAATGATTAAACATTCTCCTCATACAGGATTGTTGAACATTATGATAGATCTTGAAAAATATTGGGAAGATGATATATTAAATTGTATACATAAGAATATGAACGGATTTAATAGACTATAAGAATATAATTTTGAATATATTATAGATAAGATATTCGGAGGTGAGCCGAATAGGTAAGGCAACGGGCTGTTAACCCGTCTGGGAAACCTAACTGCGGGATCGTGACCCGCCCTCCGAGCCATTTTAATACATTATGAGAAAAATTGTAAATACAAATATATACAGAAGCTATATTTTTCATGGTAGACTTGGAAATATATGCTATCAGTTATGTCATTTGATGAATTTTATAGATAAAAATCATCAAAAATTGGAAAAACTTGTTCTAGATTTAAATTATTCGGATGTATCTCCTTATCATACAACATCTCAATATGTTATTAGAGATAATCTACCATTCTTTAATTATTTTTCTAATAATTTAAGGGATGATTTTGATCTTATTAAAAATAAACTTATTTATTATAAAGCGTATTATGAACCTTTAGTTGTTAAACCAGAATATGCTTATAAAATATTTTATAACAAAGAATTATATTCTCCAATAATAGAAAAGTATCCAGATATTTCTAATTATATATCTATACATATAAGACGAACAGACTTTTTTAATTATTGCCCAAGATGCATAGCAAAAAAAGATACTGTTAAAAAAATTATAGACAAGTATCCAAAAGTTATGATTTTTAGCGATGATATGGATTATTGTGCGAAAAATTTTACAGATTCTAATGTTAGTTTAATTCATAATAAAGAAGAATATAATGATATAATTATGATGTCTCTAACATCTAAGATATATAATCTTAGTTATAGCACGTTTAGTAATTTTGCCATCAAATTAAAAGATGGTATAGAACAATCACAGACTAAACTTAATAAACAATAAATACGGGCCGATAGTGATAGCGGTAGCACTTCTGCTTTGTACGCAGAGAGTAGGGTTCGAATTTACCTTCTTGTGTCATTTTTGTAGATTGACAACATGATGTCTAACATGGTAGGAAAAACATCTAACCGTCTTTTCCTATGTCAATCTACACTTTTTTACTCGAATAAAATTAAATTAGACAATTTTTATTAAAGGTTAGAATTTTTATGGATAATAATTCAATTCATTATTGTAAGAATTGTGGTGAAAAATTTTATAATGATAAAAGTGATTTTTGCAGTAAACATTGTGCATGTGGATATAATCCTATTATAACTAAAATGTGTCCATATTGTAAACAAGAATTTACAATCAAAAAGAAAAAATTTGCTGCACATGTCAAATATTGTACACAAAATCCAAAAAGAATAGAAATAGATAAAAATTTAAAGAAAACTGGCGCAGAAACAATTGATAAAAAATATGGATTATTTAAAGAATTTATTGTAAAATGCCATGTATGTGGAACGAAATTTACTGTAATAGAAAGAGAGAAATTATTTCCACAAAAAGAACGATATTATTGTAGTGACGAATGTGGAAAAAAATATGCCAATTCTTGCATGAATCATGATACATTCCAAAAAATATCAAATACACTAAGATCTAGATATAATAAAAAGCCAAGAATATGTCCAGTTTGTAAAAAAGAATTTACAGGCAATAGAAAATGTTGTTCTGATAAATGTAGAAAGTTTTATATTCATGAATCTTATGATAGAAGTCATCTTATTAAAAGAAGTCAATTAGAATTATATCGATCAAAATGTGATTTTCATTTTTCTTTAAGAGATTATCCAGACGAATTTAATTTCGATTTAATTAAACAATATGGATGGTATAAAGCAAAAAATCATGGAGATAATTTGAATGGCGTATCTCGTGATCATATGTATAGTATTAAAGAAGGTTTTGTGAATAATGTTGATCCAAAAATTATGTCACATCCAGCAAATTGTAAATTATTAAGGCATTCAGATAATGTTCGTAAAAATTCAAAAAGTAGTATCACATTACAACAATTACTAGAAAGAATAGATGCTTGGGATAAAAAATATAATAAATGATAAATATTTTGGGCCATTAACTCAGTCCGTTAGAGTGCTTCCTTTGCACGGAAGAAGCGTCATTGACGTTCACGTGGGTTAAAATCCCACATGGTCCACCATAGCATCTGTAACTCAATGGCAGAGTGTCAGCCTTCCAAGCTGATTACGAGGGTTCGATTCCCTTCAGATGCTCCATTATTAAATAGATTTCCTATAATTTTTTTAGAAAAAAATTAAAGATTGCGGGATAGTGCATCGGTTGCATACTGGGCTCATAACCCGGAGATGGTTGGTTCGACTCCAACTCCCGCTACCAATTTAAACATGGGTGACAGACCATTATATTTCCTTTGAACCTTCTGTGTGCTTGTTTATTAAATGGACCTCCCATGTTTTTTATAGCAGGATAGTGGTAGTGTCTCCATACAAGTTGAAACACATTTGTGATGTTGGTTAAAATCCAACTCCTGCTACCAATTGCCATAGGATAATTATATCCTATGGCTTATTTTTTCTAAAAAATTAAAATTTAGAACATAATAATGTTATATGAAACTAAGCAACAGTTTTCGCGGATTAAGAAGACATAAAAATTATGTAGAAAATTTAGGGAATAAGAGAGAGAAAGTTTTACAGAAATTAGATAAGAATTATCCATCTAAAATCATTAAAAGTGATATTAAAAAAGTTACAAAAGAGAAAAAAAGACAAAAAAATACTTTTAAAATCATCAAAAAAACAACAGAAGATAAATCAGAACATAAAAGTATCCCAAGTTTTAAAGAAAAACAAATTCCATATATTAGTTTTATAATAGCTTTTTATAACAACGCACCATATATAGAAAGATGTATCAATTCCATTCTTAATCAAACAGTTAAAAATATAGAAATCATACTTGTTAATGATGGATCTACAGATAATGTAGAACCAATTCTGGAAACATATAGAGAAAAATATTCAAACATTAAAGTTATTAACCAAGAGAATAAAGGTGTTTCTGCTGCCAGAAATATCGGTATTAAAAATTCTAATGGCTTATACCTAGCATTTATCGATGGGGATGATTACATTACTCCTGATATGTCTGAATATTTATTAGACAGATGTTTAAAATATAATTTAGATGCTTGTTATTTCGATTTTAAATTCATAGATGTTTCTACAAATAAAATCCTAAAAGCTGCTTATCACTTTAAAAATTTTTTATCGGAATTTAAATTTGAAAAAGTAATTTCCACATATGACATAAAACTAGATATTTTATGTAGTAGTATGGCTATGGGAATATATAAAAGAAAAATTTTTATAGACAATAACATCACATTCAATGAAGAAGTTGAATTTGGCGAAGATTTTTTAGTAAAATTTGACTATTTTTATTTATATAAAAGAATAATGTTTGTAAATAAAGAGTTCTATATTTATTGCAGAAATAGAAATGATAGTGCTACAACTACAATTAACAGGCATATAGATAGAATTATTGTATTTTTAAATAATATTATAAAAATGTATTTAAGACATCTAATCAATGATTCTAGAAATAATAGTCAATATATCAATCTTATTTTACGTGAAATAACACATTACGTCAGAATACTTAAATGTCAAAAAACTGATGAATGGTGTCAAAACAATCTTTATTTAATAGATCCAGATCTAATTCTAAATAATGATATTAATCCGCTATATATAGATAGATTAAAGAATATTATAGATCTTAAAAGATTTAATAATCTATATGATAAGATATCTTTTTATAGATCCAAATTAAAAAAGTCATATTATATTATTACTGGTCAATTAAATTCTACAGAGAATGAATCTATAGATTCTTGGTTATTTTTTAAATACTTAAGACAAAATAATATAGATTCCATATATGTCTGTTGGAAAAATCATAAATCGTATGCCGAATATAAGAAATTATATCCAGAATATGTTATCGGAATGAATGGTAATTGTGTTACAGATGAGGAGTTCTTTAGTTCTAGATTATTTCCATATATTGTCAGGTCAAAATTTTTAATTCAAGAAAATTCAGCTTTAAATTCTAATATAGAAAAATATATTTATAACTGTAAAGATTTTTGTAGAGTATTCTTGGGTCATGGAATAACTGTAAGTAATGATATTAATTATTTAAAATTTTTAGATATTTATAATGTATCATCCGATAATGAAAAGAAAATTGTAAAAGAAGCCGTTACACATACAAAATTGAATAACAGTAACTTTATTGTCGCTGGTTTACCAAGATATGATTACTTAAAAGATGAGTATGATAGTCAAAGAAAATACGCATTCATAATGTTCACATGGAGATATACATTTACAGATTCACTTAAAATTCAGAGCAGTGATTATTTAAAGAATATACTTAATCTTGTAAACGAAGATAATATTAATAAGTTAAAATCTAATGGAATTACTCCTATATTATGTATACATCATCATATATTAAATAAACTTAAACTCAAATTAAACTTAGATAACGTTATTATACCAGAATCGACACAAATCTCTAGTTATATTAGAAAATCATTTGTATGTGTTACAGATTACTCAAGTGTTAACTATGATTTTAGATTCTTAAATAAACCTGTGATTTTTTGGACTCCAGATTTGAATAGTTCTAAATTATCTAACGTAGATCTTCAAAAACAGTCCATTTGTATAAAAAGATTAAGTATTTTTAACGATACTGTTACAGATATAGATTCTGTAATCCATAAAATCATATATTACTCAAAGAATCCGTATTTATCAAAAGATAAGATTATTTTGAATAATTCTTTCTTTAAATATAGAAAAAATATTTCAGAACATTTATATAATGGATTAGAGAGAATGTATTCTCAATTAAAAAATTAGTCTATAGAATATCTGCAACATCTAAAATTTGATGTTTTTTATTTCTTACCCAGCTATGATATTCATAATGATCTATATAGAGTGGATATTTATTAAATGATTCTTTAAGTTGACATTCTAAAAATAAATTACGGAATGAAAGAAATCTCTCTAACTGTTCATCCCTAAATAAATAAATTATTTTTTTCATTCCTTTTTCATTATGTTCCGTAAAATGACATTTACTCGAACCACAAAAGAATGTAGCAATATAACTGCTTATATGTTTATTATTTTTAAAACATAAATATTTTGATTTAAATGATTTATTTTTTAACAATTCATCATCGAATGGTCTAACTGGAAATGTATCACAATCTAAATAGATTCCACCATACTTATTTAATAATTTACGTCTATATGTATCTGATAAATGAACAGTTATGAACTTATTATTTAAAGGCATAAATGGATTGTATCTTTTTCCAGATTTCAATTCCTTAATAGTTTCTTTTAAAACTTCATCATTACAGTTTTCCCAGTTTTCTAATTGCTCTGTTGTATAATTAATTAAATCTACTTTAAAGTCAGAATTAATTTTCTTAAATGAATTAACAGCAAAATCTACATAATTTGGTTTATTATTTCCAAACCACAAAAAAAATATCTGTTTTGGTATCATCTCTGTTAAACATTCTTTTTTATTTTAATTCTTTAAATTAATACATCAAATCTATATATATAAATTATCATTGTATTATTATGGTTAATAATACAATTATTCTAAAACCCTAACAGAAAGGAAAATTACATGTTGAATGATGAAGAAAAAATGCAAATTGCCGTGGAAGTACTTCCATTGGCAATTCAAGCACTACATAACGCTAAACGGTTTTTGCGTTGCGAATTAAATGGAACATGGTGGAAACTCCCAGATAATATTATACAAGCAGTTCTTACAGATTGTTGCATTGTGTTAGAAATGCTGTATGGATTAGGATTGTTTCCAATTGGAGGTAAAGAAGAATTCATTCACATAAATGTGGATGAAAAAGAAAAAATATTTGAAAAATTCAACTGGATTAAATGTCAGCAATCCGAAAAACTAAATGAGATGGCTAAGTATGAAATCGCAGAGAAATTTAAAGATTACAAAAAGGATTTCGAAACATGGGGTCAGAAAAAGATTGAAGAGGAATGTCTTAAGTTCAAAACTAGGGTGATTGATAAATTTCAATCTTTATTGGATAAATTCCAAAAAAGCTTAAAATTTATTAATGAAATAGCTAGACTGAGTGATCATTTTAAAATGTTATGTCATCGGCTCGACAAATTATATAAGACATATCCTTCAAATGAAACAGTAAAGCAATTATATTATAGAACTCTTCCGGAGATTCTTCAAATATATAAGGAAAATCAAATCACTTCCACAAATCTCAATTTGTTTGATGAAATAAAAAAGTCTTGCGAAAAAGCCAAGCAAGACATAGAATCACTCTGATCCGAAAACTATGGGACTATGTTATATAGCCCCATATGTTTTTTATTTAATTTTTTAATACAGAATTATTGAAAACCATTAAATAGTTTTTTAATGTTGAGCTTGTTTCTTATCTCGTTAAAAAATAAAAATCCTTTTAAAGTATTTGTTCTGACATGATTGCATCCTTTCTGTGGTGTAAAATCCTGTCCTATATGAACTTTGTTTTTTGAATTTAACCAGAAATCTGATACTGTAATATCAGAATAAGATTTTAATCCATGTCCATAAATACAATTTTCACATCTATCTAATCTATTTTTAAAAACAAAACTATTAAAATACTCAACATTGTAATTTAAAACGATGTTATTATCTAATGTAACACGTATTCCATTGACAGTATGATTATATCTAAAATCTATATCTTTTATAGCTCTGTGATATTTATCTTTAATATATTGTACAAATTCTTTTAATCTTTGAGGTTTTGAAAAACCACGACATTTAAAATCAACAAGTAAAAGATTGTTATAATCTTTATTTAAATATTTTTTAAGCATATAAATTTGACATGGTGAACCTATATATAATATATTTATACCATTTTCTAGTTTTTCTTTAATATCTCTAAACTTTGGAAGAAATGAAAAATTATACTTGCTTTTAGATAAATATCTAAAATAATCATCCATGTTATCTACTGGTTTTATAATAACTTTTGTAAAATCTTCATTATAGGATCCTCCATAGACTATGTAATTATTATCTATGGCATATCTAGCTAACTCAGCACAAACACCGCCAGATGTAGACTTGTCATGGATACCTTTATCCTTTGAGTAACATGCGTAATTAAACACACAAGAATTTTTAAAATAGTTTAACGCCCTCTCTTGTTCATATTTTATATACTTCTGGATTTCATCAAAATTTTCTATAATCCCACCATTATATTTTACATGTAAAATATCTATAAGATTCATTATTCTATAATTATTCTCAAACTCAATATCTTTTTTCTGGAATATAATAGAAAATGAGAATCCATGGAAACTACAAGTTGTTATTTTTCGACAATGATGTACAAGCCAAAGAAATTCACCGTATCCAATTTTATTACTTTGTATGGGATTATTAAAATAAAGATGATATGTTCTTGTTCCATCTTTATTTGTCGTAAAATGAGATTCATCATTTTTACTTTTACTTCTCATATAGCAAAAATCAAATACTTCATTATCATTTATAAATTCTGGTTTTTTCTCTATATTTGTCCAGAAATCTATGTCCCATAAGAATACAGGATCTATATTATATGTGCTATTTTCGATTTTGTTATATGATATTGATTCTTTTTCTCTAAACGATATATATTTAAAATATTTGGACACGAATTTTTTATATTGTCCTAACTTTAAACAATCACTAGCGGCATATGTTATAAAATGCTTCTCACCACATTTGACTAATGTTCTTCCACATAAAAAATCTTTAACATGTGACCCCATCCATTTATTGTCTAAATTAAAAACTTGATCACTTCCAATGACATATAAGTCAAAACCAGTGAATGTTTTCGTATCATCTAAATTTATAGATATTGGTTTTAAAAATTTAGATTCTAAAGCACTATTTTTTACAGGCACTAGTCTTTTTTTGTATCCCATTGCATATACGAATGTGTATATATCATCTGTTTTATAAATATTTTTTAGATACTGAACCAGTGCTATATTTTGGAGTCTCTGCCCATAATTATTACCATAAGTATAATGGGTGATAACAGCAATTCTCATAGATTTTAAATATATTATATATTTTAATTTTTTAGTAGAATAAAAAAAAGAATTCTATTTAATGGAGAGAGTGAAATATGAAGAGATATAAAAAAATTATGTGATGCTGTATATCTACATAGAACAGAAAACATTTCTACAACAGATATTAAAAAGAAGATGAAAGAAACATAGAATTAATTTGCTTTCTGAACATTCTGTTGAATGCTTTCTTTTGGTTTTGCTAACCACTCTAAAAATGCTTGCCAACCATTATTGATTGTAATAGATGCTATAATTAAACCTATTATAAAAGTAAGAAATCCAAACGGTTTAGATAAGTAAGATATGATTTTACTAACTGGTTTAATTTCTGTTTGAGTTGTATCTATTTTTACACTTATTATGCCAATACTTTTTTTAAGATTGGATTCTACTGCATCTATCTTAGAGCTCACGTCATCGATACTTTTCTTTAATTCGTTAAGTTCAGAACTAAGATCTTCTATTTTTGTTTTTAGATCTTTAAACTCTGATGTAAAAACATCGGTTCTTTTATAGAAATCCCCAGCTGTTGTCTCTAACAATTTAGTGAGTTGCTCACAATTAGAAATAATTTTTGTAATAGAAAGAATTTCTGCATCACTCTGTGTTCCGATGCGATCTAGTATTGGCTTATAATTACTAATTTTCTGAGATAGGTCATTTACAGAGCTAATTAAAGAGTCTACTAGAAGCTTAATGATTGGGTTAATCTCTTCCATAAATCTCTTTTTATAGTTTATTAAAAGATTGAAACTTCTCCTTAATGTAACTCTCTAAATTTGCTTGTTCATTCTTGTTGTTAATTATATAAGCTAATATAGAGCTCAGACTTTGGATCATAGTTAATTCTACTGGCGTTAACAATATATGACTATATGGTATGAATTCAAAATAACCGATTGTCTTCGGTCCAAAAACCAATTTCAATACATATACATTTTTATTACCGAGACTATCGTCATTTACAAATTCTTTAATATAACTATCCTTATATTTCTTAATATGAAGAATATCAGTAATTGGCGTAACTATATTTTCATCAAACTTTGCATCTAAATACGTAAGATCTTTTATATATCGGCAATCCTGGGATGCTATATTATCCTTGCAGTATAAAATATGATCATGACCGTTTCTAAAAAGTACTAGTGAATGTTCTATTTTTAAAGCGTTATGAAGATCTTTTACAATATCAAAAATATCGGATCTTTGTTTATATAAGAAGTTCTGAATTAGCTTGGCAATACCTATGATAACATCCTGTGACCTTTGTAAGTAGTAATCATATTTATAAATGGTTTCCATCCAGAAGTTGGATTCCTCTGTGGGATCAAATTTGTCACACCTGTCAAAATGAAAAACAATTTTGGAGTTTAGTATCTCTGTACTAAGATAATAATCTGTATCGTTTACAAGCTTTAGTTTTCGTACTTTGATGTATTTGCCATCTTTAAAAATAGTTTTAATATACTCATGAAAATCTGGTAGAGATTGTTCATTTACGATTTCAAATATTGTTTTTATATCAAGGTCATCTGGTTTTTGTATAACATCTCCACGCAAATTACATATAATTGCCATATAATTTGGTAGGTTCATATTCTTCTTACACTCTTACTTTCATGTATCATTTTATTTTATTCACGAAAAGAATGTAAAAAGATCGTTTTAATAAATTTAAATAATTATTTTTAGTTTAAGAGGTTTAGAAATGGCAGAAACAACAGTTAAAATGACAGTGAAGGACATTGTCAACAAACTTATCGCTGATGAATGGATTGCTGAGTTCACATATTGTCATATGGCATATGTCCTTAAAGGAACAGCTAGAGATTCTGTTGAAAAAGGATTTAGACATATTGCAGAAGAGGAAAAGCATCACAAAGAAGAATTAATTACATGGATGCAATCAAAAGGTTATCCAGTAATTCTTAATCCAGTTCAAATGCTTGGAAATTGCAATCCATCTGGTAAATTCAATCCTTTCCAAGATCCAACTCAGACGGTCGATGCTCTTAAAGCACAGATTAAGTCTGAAATTAACGCTAAGAATATGTATACATTGTATTATTCCGCTGTTAAGAATTTATACCCAGATCTAGCTTTCAAGTTTATGCACATAGCAAACGAAGAAGCTGAACACAGAGTGGAGTTAGAAGATTTGCTATCTCAAGTTTAATATGACACAGTCATACATATATTATTTTAATAATGCAGCTACTACATGGCCTAAACCAGCATCTGTAGTAGATGCTGTAAAGAATTACTTTACAACGCCTCCCATTAATTCGTCTAGACATTGTAATTGTTTGAAACAACATGATGATGTAGATAATGTATGTAAAAGAAAAATAGCCGAGTTCTTTAATGTAGATCAAGAAAAATACGATGTAACAATCACATCTGGTTGTACATACTCAGCTAACATTGTTATCAATTGGCTTAGTAAGGAAGATCCAAAACCAATTCTTATTACAGATAACTGTGCACATAATAGCATATATAGAACTCATTTCGAGAAGATTGGTGGGAAACCTTTTATTATAAAAGATTGGTATCAAATTAGCGATTTTATTGTACAACAGAATACAAATTACTATGTAGCAATATCTCATGTTAATAATGTAGATGGAACTCTAATTACGGACGATAAAATTTTTAAAGTAATAGATTTTTGCAAGAAAAATAAAAACATTCCATTTATACTAGATATAACACAATCTGCTGGGACATATGAGATAGATATTAGTAAATACAATTACGATAATATGTATATCATATGCAGTTGTCATAAGGGATTATACGCTACAACTGGTATTGGATTTCTAATTAGTCCTAAAGATGTTATTAAAATTCCTTTAATATCCGGAGGGACTGGCGGAGCTAATGGAATTGATTATACAACAACTGGATCATTAGAAGCAGGTACTCCAAATGAATTAGCAATGACAAGTGCTATTGCTGGAATAGAATATATCCAGAAAAAAACATTAAGAATGATTTCCTTAAGAAAAAAATCTCTAGTAGAATTCTTTCTTAGTAGATATAACACAATAGATGATAACTTTAAAAAAGTCTTTGAGCTTGTCGAATGTAAAAATCCAGAAAGTGGAATTCTTTGTTTTAAAATGTTAAACAGAGAGCGCTGTGAAGAATTCATTACACACCTAACAAAAGATTATAATGTTATAATTAGAAGTGGCGTACATTGTGCTCCATTATATCATATTAATGTATTAAAGGTAGAAGCTACCATGAGAATAAGTTTTGGTTCATTTAATATAATTAATGATGTAGATTATCTTATAGATTCTATTAACAAGTCTTGGTACGCTGTAGATCCACATGATAGAAGCAAAGATATTGTCTATTCATGCACTTAAAAAAAATAAACAAAAAAACCAGAATCGAACTGGCATTCCGGCTAATAGCCGGCAATCCACCAGGATTCTTTTTACAATTTATAATATATATAAAGTCTCAATCATATTTAAAGTAAAAATTAGAGAGTTTAAAACACGAATAAATTTCAAATAACTTTCTTTTTTATAAAAAATTTCGGAGTCAGAAAATATGCCAGCTAGAAGAATTGGTAGTTACAACAATCTATCTCCCCAACAAGAACGTACTGTAGACCCTTTTCATAGTTTTAACAGTGATGATATCAACAGACTTACAAGAATAATCAGTAATGGGTCAGATGGTGTTGTATTCGGGCTAGATTTAACAACAAATAGAAGAATTCCAGATTCTATAATATCTAAAGATATATTAAAGACTGGAACTAAATGTTTATTTCGTGCAGATGAATGGGAATTCATAGGAAAATGTGTTCCTGAACTTATATCGGATGACAGATATATAACTGGCTGTAATATTATTGGAGTAGATTCTATAGGTGTACATGAAATTATATTCAACCTAGATGTCTCAAAATATTTACCAATCAATTATATTAATTCAGAGTTTAAATTTAACTTTAGACTTAAAATTACGTCCGGATCTCCATATAAAGTTATGGCATCTGTATTAGATAGTCAATATTCTATAGAATATCCTAGAAATTATGGAAGCACTTGTGAACTATCTGTCATACATAAGATAACGAAAGAATATGGATTAATACCTTTAAAACTATCCTTTGTATTAAATCCAGAAGATCTAAATTCTGGTACTTATGTTGACGCATATACTCCAAAACCTGATCATTATGATGGTCAATCTGATATTCATATTGATAATATAGAATATTCTTATAATATTATTTCTACTGCTAAAAAATCTACCATATACGAGCATATTAATGATACTTACAATGGAAATTATTCAATTTCAAAAATTCATCCATCTAATAAGATCTATGTAACTCCAGGATTGGCAATTAAAGATGATGTAGTTATACAAGAGAGAGAAATGAATCAGAATTTCTTAAGTCCATGTATAACATTAGACGTTGGAAAAGGATCTAGTTGGATTAAGAATAATCCATTTAAAGATGAAGACTTCTATTTAGAAGGTGCTTCACAAATAGCTTATATTTTAAATAGACAAGAGACTGGAATTCTAACATCTGGCGGTGTAGCAAATGGTGATCTAAAATTTGAAATAGATGAAGATAACTTCATTACTACGATAGATGATGTAGAATTAAATAATTTTGACTATGAAATACCATCTGATAAATATACAATATCAGAAAATACAGCCGGTGGTACAGAGTATAAATTAGTTGTACAAAACTTTGACATAGAACGTAATACAGATCTATATGGTCAGATCTTATTTATCGTAAGCAAGAAGACTAATAAGATTATTAGTCAAATACAAATTAATCCAGTTAGATCAGATGATCGTTTATCATATCCACAGACAAGTTTTATATTCAAAAAAACAACATTTCCAATTACATTCTCAGATGAAAATGTAAAAGATAAGATTAAGATTGTTGTTTCTAGTGGTCCAATTAAAGTTCCAGGAAATATTCAAGAATATAATACGAATATGGTTAAATGGGCAAATGTTGTATTATATTATACATACTTTAAACACCCAGAACCAAATAAATCGTACATTGGATTAATAAGGGATGAAGATTTAAATGATCCTATATTTAATGAAGATTATCTTGTTTTAGGAAGAGTAAGATTTATTGCACCGAATAAAATAGATCTTATAAGTTACGAAAATAGACAAAATATCTATTACTTTAAGGAAATTGCTAAACATATATCATACAGGGATCAATTAGATCCAATAGACCAAATAAATTGGACGAATCCAGATACATCAGAAATAGATGTTCCAGAAGATGTTAGTTCTGCTATTACAAAACTAGCTAGTATGATTAATGCTGTTAGAGATAGCATACCTGATCCAAGTGCCTACGAAGATGATGTTGTCTTTAACGTTCCTGGGTATTTAGAAGAAGGTAAACTTGTTCAATATGTAAAGGATGAACCAGATTCTGATACTGGGCATTTAAGATCAACATTAGGTATAGATACGACCGAATCAGGACTTGGATCGGATGATAGTTCTATTCCCACAAGTGGTGCTGTTAAAGCAGAATTAGGTAAGAAAGCTGACTTAGAAAATGGTAAAATACCACAAAGTCAATTGCCATCATATGTAGATGATGTTCTAGAATATCCAACGTTGGATAATTTTCCAGAAACTGGTGATCCTGGAAAAATTTATGTCACATTAGATACAAATCTAACTTATAGATGGTCTGGAACAACTTATGTAGAAATTAGTAAATCATTAGCAATTGGAGAAACATCAAATACAGCGTTTGCTGGTGATAGAGGTTTACAATGTGAACAGAACATTGATGAACACGAAACAGAAATTGAGGAACTAAAACATAGAATCTTTGTTCCTAGCGGCGAAAAAGGTGAGATTCTGTATAGTGGTGGAAAAGACCAAAATTCAGAATTTGATACAATCATTCAGACTAACTTTTATATATGTGAAACAACTAAACAAGCCGATAAATGTCTATCTGATCCGGATGTTTCAAAAGCTGGAAATTTCGTTATAGATCTACAGCAAGATAAATCTTATGAATTCGATGGTGTCAAATGGAACTTAATTGGAAGTGCTTCTGATACACTCGAACCAGGAAGAGAGTATTATAATTCTGTTACAAAGAGCATTTATTGGTGTGATCTTGATAAGAATATCACGAAAATAGATAATTCAATTCCAGGAAAAAATGGTCAAGTGGTATTTCATACTCCAGATACAATAAGTGATACTCATTGTGATTGGATAATGAATGATTTTAAAAAGGTATATACTTGTAAGACACAAGATGATCTAGATAAGTGTATGGCACCAAATGTTATAGCACCAACATTAAAACAATTACACGAATCTTATAGCAAATTTGGTCACTGTGTTTTAAGTTTCGATGGAACAAGTTATTCTGCTACAGATTGGGTTCCAGATAATACTACTCAATTTATTAAGAGTCAATATGGGAAAGATCCGAATTATAAAGGAGAAGCAACTACGTTTTACTGGAGTAATTCTCTTAATTCCATGACTACATCAGCAAATACAATAGATTATTGTGGCTTCGTTACAAAAAATAAATATGATGAATATGATATAACTTATAGATATTTTTCTAATTCTGGGGATGATGATTGGGCTGCATTTGTTGCTGCATTCGCTGAAGATTCGGATGGTGTTCAACATACTTTATCTTTTATAAGAACTCCAAATAATGGAAATCCGGCTAATGGAAAACAAGTACCACATTGGTTTGTGTGTATAGATAAATATAGCTTCCATATGCCGGAATGGCTTGGATATACAGATCAAAATAATTTGTTTGGACAGAAAGTTCTGGAAAATGGTAGCTCTAAAGTAACTAGTGATGCTTCTGGTAACTGGAATATAATGGGTGGTAACAATGGAGGCGTTAAAATAAGAGTTACAAGAAATGGAAATGTATTTAAAGGATATACATCATATTTTATACAAAATGCTACAGAAGCTGGAGATATAGTAGAAGATACAGAAATTATCATAGACTTAAATGCTCTGCTTAATGATACAAGGTTTGAACCATATTGGAACGTTCTTAAATTATTTACAGAAGAATGTCAGTATGGTTTTGCTACACAATCACAGCCAGGAATGGCATTCGAGTGTCTAAGTGTTATTAATTATGATTATGTTATTTTAGATTTCGTAAACAATAGAGTGTTAACATATAACTATGGTTTACAGGAATGGGTAGAAGTAGATAAGACTATTCTAGACTTTTATAAATATGGTCAATTTACATATAACATATTAACTAAAAAATTATTCTGGTGCCACGAAAATGGTGAGATAACAGAGTTAAATAACACAAGTGCTAGTTCACTAGAACAGATATATCCTGTTGGATCTATTTACATTGGAACACAAGCAGAATGTCCTTTTAAGGATCTATTTGGAACATGGATTAAAGTATCTCAAGGTAAATGCTTATGGGGTGCAGAGGATACTCCATCTGAAGATAAAAAACCAGGAAAAACAATAGATGCTGGATTACCTAATATAACAGGAACAATACCATCTGTAGATGATGTAAATGGCACGATTGGCAATTTTCATAATGAAAGTGGTGCGTTTTATAGAGTAAGTGGAAATACAGCTGGTGGTGAATCTGCAAATAACGCAGTAGATAATGATGTATATGGATTTGATGCTTCTAAATCTAATTCTATTTATGGTAAATCTGATACTGTTCAACCTCCGGCATTTATTGTAAATATATGGCAGAGAACGTCATAAATTGATGAATAAAATTAAATCTAAAGTTAATAGTTGAGGTTTATAAAATGAAAGAATTAGTTACTACAATTGTAAAGGCACTTGTAGATGATGTTGATAACGTTCAAGTAAATGAAATTGAAGGCAATACATCTAACATTATAGAGATCGTTGTTTCTAAAAACGATCTCGGTAAAGTAATTGGTAAGAAAGGTAATACAGCATATTGTATTAGAAATCTTGTATTCGCTGCATCATTTAGAACAAAAAAACATTATTCTATTAATATAATGTCATTGGAAGATACTAAAAAGTAATAAAGGATTTTCTTTATGAAATTTTATGTTGAAATTGATAATAAGCTGAAAAACAATAATCAGGTTCAAAAGAAATCTAAAAAAGATAAAGAAGATAAAAAAACTTTATCAGAACAAGAGATTCCTAAGAACCCTAGAATACTAATGGAATAGACACTATGAAATGTATAACAGAATTTCTTCAACACTTTAATGAATCTAAGCGTAGAATATCATCTAAAGGAATTATTATTTCTCCAGATAATAAAATCTTAATCCTGAGAATACAGACTGGTTGTCATGCTGAAGGTATCTGGGATTTGCCTGGAGGTGGTGTTGAAGATAATGAATCTAATATAGATTGTTTAAAACGTGAAATTAAAGAAGAAACAAATCTAGATTTAGATCCGAAATCCATTAGATCTATTCATAAAAGCACGAACTTTGATATTCCAGAAGATGGTGTTCATGCTAAGTGGAATTATTTCCGAGCTAGAAGTACCAATACAAATGTATATCTAAATCCAGCTAAATGGTTAAATGGACAGCCCGAGCATTCAGAATATAAATGGATATCTGATTTAAGTGAGTTAGAGCAATTAGATATGTGTGATCAACACAAGAAAATACTGAAATCAGAATTATCCAGAATAAACAAGAAATAATATCGAACAAATTTTAAAAATTAGAATTTTAAGAGGATAAAACCATGGCAATTAATTCAGAAGCCGATAAGAAAAAGTTGATTCCTACAATCAACGATCATCCACAGGTTGTTGTACAACCATATAACTCAGTCTCTGACTTAGATCTTAATCCAACTGGACCAGAAGATGTTGCTGATGGATATGTTGGTATGAAAGATCCATGTGTCCGTTTGAGTAAGAACATGAAGCTTTCTATGAGACATGTTGGTTTCAAAGAGAGAGCAATTCCCGTAAGTGAGGAATGGAAATGGGTTAATGGTGAGGCTGTTCCTCCTGTTGGAAGAGAGGATAGTGTCTATACTCAGCCAGATGATAAGAAGTATACTGATTATGGAACTGTTTCCTATGAGAAGGTTGCTCCATTTGATAAAGATCCATCTGAGGAACTTGCTGAGAACATTGTCGTTACGGAAGCAACAGCTGAGTCCAATGATGATAATGATATGGTAGAAGCTGTTCCTGTTCTTGCTGTTAATAGAAAGCAGGGTATGCATCTTACATTAGAAGGAAGACGTGGGGAGGCATATGATGATCCTATCACAAATGATAACTATCTCACACGTCCAGGAATGGAAGTTTCTACAGAAGATACATATCTCTCACAGATAGAATCTGCCGATGATGAATCTTCCGCTGAGACAGAATCCGATGCAGAATCTGAATCAGAGTCTACTCCTGAATCTCCCGCTGAATCAGAGTCTAACAATACAGAGACTCCACAGACTCCAGAACCAACGTATTATTATACAGAGGTAGACAAGACATCTGTTCTGACACCAGAAGAGGGTATTGAATACTTTGTATCTGATGGTGCCGATGGATATACATCAGCTGGAACTATTACTGAGTGGGCTGAAGGTGTAACATATTACACAAGAAGCACAACAAAGAAGAGAACTTATACAAGAAGGACAGCATCTAAGTAAGATCTGTTTTTCTTAATTGAAATTGGTACGGTTACTGAAAAGTAGCCGTACCAATAACTCTCGATAAAAAAGGAATCTATTATGGCTATAATTAAAAAAACATTGAGTTCTATTTCTAATTTTGCTGATAAACTTTCTGAGTTGGTTACAAATATTAATAAGAAATTAAGACATGATGATATAGAGGATGAAAAGATTATAGAGACCAACAAAGAATTTAACGATAGAATAAATAATGATTATGATACATCCATATGTGATGCCATTAGAAAGAAGAAACAGGAAGAAATCGAGAGTCTTAAATGAATAAAACATTATTATCTATAAGTTTACTTATCTTATTAAGTGGTTGTTTTACATCTAAACCACAAGAGACAGTTATTCCACAAAAAGAAGAGATTATTCAAGTCTATGATGTTAACTCCTTGAAAACACAGGATATTACATATAGAATTCAAGACAAAACTAAAGTACAAGTATATCAAGAAGGTGATAAGAAAACAGTTCAATTTACAGAAGATTGGTTTGTTGTACATAAAGATCTTCTAAAAACAATGAATGAAAATCAAGATCTTCTTACAAAACTTCTCAAAAAGAATAAAAATGGAGTTTACTTTCCAAAATATATTGGCTATATAATGATGGCATTAGGTGCCTTGATGATATTAAATTCTATACTTATATTCTTTAGAAAGAAATGAAGAAAGATATTAACATAATTAGTTTTCTTAAATTATTTAGTGGTAGAGTCTTATTGACCATTATTTGTGGAATAGTTTTCATAATGTTAACTAATTGCATTTGTGGAATTTTATCAGCAAAAGCCGCAGAAATTACATTTGAAAGTTTAAGTGGAATTATTAATATGGTTCTGCTAATAGTAAGCAATGTAATTACTTTCTATTTTAGTAAAGATAAATCTGACGATAAAAGTGAAAAATCTAAAAGAGGTCAAGAGGACGAATGGCAGGTAAGTATCAAAAAGACGAAATAACGGACGAAGATATTGATAATCTGTTTAACAATAACGATACAACTGTTATAAAAGATAAACAAAATCTTGTCCCAACAGAATTATCATTAGAAAATAAAAATAAAAGTAATCACATAGATAGACCTATTATAAAACAAGATTCTGATAAGACAAAAATTAAAAAAGAAGAAAAACGAAAAGAAAATTTGTTAGAAAAACAAATTGAAAATTCCCCCATAGATGTTAAGAGTGTGAATAGTTTTACACAACTTAAATCGTATATTAAAAGTATTTTAAACTACAGAAAAACAGAGCAGTTGAAACAGGAAATGTCCAGAAGTATTCTATCTGGATGTACAGAAACACATACAGATCCTGGAACACAATGCACATTTCACATCTTTCAACCGAAACATATTATGGGTGACGTTATATATTGCAGCTGCAAATTTTGTAGTGTAGAAAAAGAATTTACACAATCTGAATGGGATGAATATTGTATAAAATATAGAAAATGGTTCTAAAACTCAATATATATTATATATTGATAACATGAAAAACAATCGTTCTTTCACAATAAATTTAAAACTGGAATTAAAAAATGTCAAAATATAGTTTTATAGATTGCAATTATTTTAACAAGAATGAAAAAGATAAGGATATCTATAATATCCAAAAAGAATTTAAGAATATCGAAGATGCTACATCTTTAGATAAAGGTATTCTTGATCCTAATATTTCACTTGTTACTATTAAAGATGTAGAAAAAGGTTCTTAAATCTAATTATCTACATCTGTCTCTTATTTTTTGTCAATTTGTCATTTTAGAAAGGAGAAAAAATGACACCAGATGAAATAAAAAGAAGATTGTGTTTGAACTCACTTGGTTTGAGAAAATGCACAGATGAAATGGGACTGGATATATGGTATACGGATTTTAATGTATACAACATACTTAAAGTGTCTCACACTTTTCCATTTTCGTTAGATGAAAATTTATATATTGATATATATCAGTTCTTTCTAAATTTAAATTTTCAACCCAAAGAGAAAATTACATTCTTTACATTCACTATATGTACAATGCTATACTTCCGTATACATGGTGAAGCACGCTATTATATATATTATAATGATACAGATATCTTTATGTATATAATTCCATCATATAGTGATACTTTTATTGTCGTAAACCTAACAGACCCTAATGATTATATTCTTATATTATATAGCGGGGAAAAATTCTTTAAGTTCAAAAAACTAAAAGAGTTTAATGCTTCTGGTGTACATGCTATGTATATAGACCCGAAACTGTTTTCAAATCATCCAATGTATAAAAATACAGAATTCAAAAATATTTTATGTCTATATTATATAAATCTCAAGAATTATGTGTATAAACAAACTTTGAATCTCTCGAATTACCCATCATGGCCAGAGAATTTGAGTGAAGAAGAAATTGTAAAAAATGATGGATACTTAGGAAGTGTCTTGAGGATGTTTATGAAAATATTTCAGGGTTATAGCGTTTACGGTTCGAATAGTTATTTTCCTATAGTTAAAAATTTTGAATTTAACGAAGATGCTGAGCAAACGGAGAGACCAAAAAATAGGGAAAGAAAGAGATATGGAAATAAGACTACAATGGAAATGTTAGAGCTTATTTAAATATAAAAACAAAAAATCTCAGAAAAACAGTAGGTTTTAATACAACCTCCTGTTTTTTTCGAAAAAATTATATTATAGAGGATATAATTAATGAGAGAATATAGTTTTCTAATAGAGGCTTTAAATAATACTAATAATAGTCTGGGAATTCCAACTAATCCAAATAATCAAGCTAAACATATTAGTGTTATTGGAGTCCTAAAACCATTATCTATTGGAAGTATAAGCAAATTAATACAATGTAAACCAATTGAATTAACTAATAAGATTAACTACCAGTTAAATCGTGTTAATACATTAATTACAGATTTACAATTCAAGATTTCTAATCCAAAATACGAAAAAGTTAAACAAAATAATGAGTTTGAACTTCGAGTTGTTAGATCAGCATACGCCATTCATAGAGCATATTTTACAAAATTACTCTATTTTAAAAGTCGCGGAATCATTAAAAATCCAGCAAAACTTGAGATGCTTCAAAGTGGATATAAGAGACAACTTTTCTTATTGAGCCAGAATTATAAGAAATCAAAATTAACATCATCTATGGAAATCAATAGGTTAAAAGCTAATGACGATACACAGATACCCCAAGACTGATTATCCAAAGTTTGAAATTAGTTCCGAGAATAAAATACTCTTAAATATATGCGATAGTTATGAATATAATGTCACAGATTCTAATGAGTTCTGGTCTAATTATTATTTAAAAATAAAAAAAGATTTTAATGAACATAAACCATATAAACTCGGTGATGTACATTATACAGAAATTTTTAGTTATCATATGGTTTGTAACATGATATGTGTTGAATGGCCTAAGACATTCTATAATCTAAAACCATTTAAATTAAATTATTTTAAAAAATGTTGTCATAAATGCTATAATTACATGAAGAAAAATGATTTTAAAATAATATATACTCCAGTATTCGGTTCTAAAATTTTAGAAGGAAACTGGATGACTATATTAAGCACAATGAATCAAATATTCTTAGATTGTGAGATGTACATATTTTACAATATCGAATAAAATTAAAACAATTTCAATTTGGTATTTACAATGTCTAAACAATATTCATTTTTAACAGAAGTTGCTTCTCTTACTCCAACTAGAAATGCTGAGTCTGAAGTTGGTGATCCTATCGGTGGTGTAGATAGAGAGACAGAAGCTACTAGAAGAAAAGCAAAATCTATTAAGGCTCAGACAGAACTTCTTGCTGCTACAGCACAATTAAAGAAAACAAAATTTGATGCTGAAAGAATTAATAAGGATATAGCAAATCAGCAAGAAGAGGAAAAGAATGCTGAAATAGATAAACAGCGTCAAATGCAACAGCAACAACAAGCTGAGGCACAAGCACAACAGCAGGCTCAAGCACAGGCTAATGATATTAATTCTTATGTAAATCAGCAAGTTGGAATATCTCAACCACAACAGGGCGTTCAGCAACAAGATCCAACTATTGATCCGAATGCTCAAGGATAAAACATGAAGCATTATTCTTTTGTAACAGAAGCAGATCAAATCAACTTAGAAAATCCAACAGAAAATAATGGATTTGAACCATTAATCAAATCTAAGGCTGATATTCCTCTTAGTAATGAACAAGCTGAGAAAATGGTCACTGTTGCAAAAATAAGAGAGATAGAAGCAAAGACTAGAGAATTAGAGGCTAAGGCAAAAGCTACAGAACAACAAGCAGCAATGGGTGATCCTAATGCTGCTGGTGGTATAGATCCTATGACTGGTATGCCTATGGATCCTAATGCTGCTGGTGGAATAGATCCTATGACTGGTATGCCAATGCCTGGAGCCGGAGGTGCTGGTGGTATAGATCCTATGACTGGTATGCCAATGGGTGGAGCAGCCGGCGGTGGTATAGATCCTATGACTGGTATGCCGACAGGAGGAGATCCATTACAAGGTCTCGGTGACAAATCGGCTCCTCCGGATCCTATGGGTGGAATGGGTGGAATGGATCCTATGACTGGTATGCCAATGCCGGGAGCCGGAAGTGCTGTCTATACAGCTATAGGAAGAGCTTATAAACTTAAAGATATTTTTGAAAAACTCTCTAGAATCAGAACATATCTTAGGGATTGTACAAATACAGAATTAGAGTCATTATATTCAGATTCTAATACGGCGTTTGATATGTTTAAATTAGTCATCAATAATCTTAAAGTATATAAAGAAAAAGTTGATGAACTAATTATTATGTATTATGAATTAATAAAGATCATGCTAGAAAAAATTAAGAACACGTTAAACGAAACTGAAGAATCTATAGATTAAAAAGGATATTCAAATGACGTTTCTTAAAAAAATTCTACAATTCTTTTATGGAATTAAACCCATAAAAATAGATCCAATTAATTTGGATTCCATAGAAATAAAACCATATAAAAGATCTAATGATACTATTCAAGAAGATATCATGAATAATATCACTGGGTATTATTAATTATCTAGCATGAATTGTAAATGTTGTTGCAATTCCAGATGATCTTTTCTTAGATCTAAATTGTTTAAATTTAGACACAACTGGCATTTGAATATTTACATTTCTAATTCTAGCTTGACCTTTTGGTTTACTTATAATCTTATTAACACTGATTGTTTTAGTGTTATCTTTAGAAGGCTCAAATATTTCTTGCTTTTTTTCTGATAAAATTTGCTCTAGAGCATATTTTATTTTTTCGTTGAGTATATTCATAAATTCTTCATTATTTATGGTACTCTTATCAACGATTTCTGTTACAATTTTATTTTTCTTTCTTCTTTTATCTTTTTTCTCATTAACAACAACATTTTGGATGTCATTTGAGGATTCTATTTCATCTGTCATTTTTTTACTTCTTTCTTGATAGAAATGATCCGATTGCTGTTCCTACTGTGCTACCGATCATTGTTCCTTTTTCATAATATTCCTTGAGGGCATAGTTTCTATATTCTTGATCCGTCATGCTCATAATCATGTTCTTTTCATCTATAAGCTGTTGTCTATTATAAGCACTTATATCTGGATTAAGTATCCTTTTTTCCATACTTTGGATAGTTTTCTTTCTATCCATAAAAACCTTAGCACCATAAAGTAAACCGATTGTTCCTCCCATAGATGTTCCGAGCAAACCTCCGGCTGCTGCATAAGTTACGAGCTGACCTGCACCATTTGGTGCTAGCCATTTACCTATCTTTTCAGAAACGGATTCTGTTAAAAAACTATATTGAGAAGACATAATTAAAAATTCTTTTTATATTTATTCACTGCTTTTTTTAGTCAATTTAGATATAATTTTTCTTTTTATAAAATCATTCTGTGTTGGATATATACATCCATATTTATATAAATTTGTTTCTTGTCTTTTTTCCATAAAATCCTCATTTGATGAGGAACATGCCTTACAATATTCAAAGTAACCTTCTACAAAATTTTTGAATCTTAATTTTCCCTTACAATTCTTAGATATATGCTTACATTCTGGAACACTACTCATATCATTTAATACTAGATATAATGCTTCACTAAAAGTAGATAATTTTAATTCCATCTGTATTTTCTTAATGGAAACAAATATATCTGGATATAAATACTTAATTTTTGTAGATAAACCTTTAAATTGATTTGGGTTTATTGATTCGATTAAAAGATTAATTTTTTGTTTCTCTGATTCTGTAAGATTAGTCATTTTACTGTTTTTTAATTTTATTTGAGTATTATTTACGATATATATAAACATTCATGAACACAACAGTTAAGGACTACCGCCCTTACCGTTGGGGTTTGAACCGCGGCCAGAACATTCTGTTCTATGGCTGTGGAGAGAAGCCAACGGAACATCACAACGGGAATTCAAGTCCTGTTGTTAAGGGTGAAGTGCGTGATGGGGTTCTTCACCTCTTTACGCAGTCTGGTGCGGAGTACTTGTTACTTCGTGCTAAGATGATCCCGAATCTTCCATCCCAACTTATCCTTCAGAGGATTTTGGGTGAGGGTGGAAATACTTGGGATTGACTTTCTGACATGGTTGACGCACCGATATTTCGGAGAGTTGACCATGTCTTTTTTATTTTGTTTTTTAGATACCAAATGTTTCTTTTAATTTTTTTCTTTCTTTTTATTCTAGTGAAAAGAATACAAATTAAAATAATTGACCATCAAAAGTCAATTTCTAACCAGATGACTGGTTATATATGCGATTTTATATGAAGAATGGCATGTAAGAAGCCATATTGTGTATATACCTCATAGTTAGTTAAAAACAAAAAAACAACATTAAAAATATAAATGAGGTTATAAAAATGGGTATTAAAACACTACTCAAAGAGGCTTATAACTTTACTAAGTCTAGTACAGGTTATGATCCTTCTAAGCCGGGCAGTATTCGTGAAGTCCTTGTGAATGACGATGCGTTCGGAATGTACAAAAATTCACTCTCAGAAGGTTTGTCTGCAGAGGATAAGAATGGATTCAATGTTCTTGCTGAGAATACAAGAATTGCACTTCTTGAAAACTCGACATATTCTTTGAACCCATATGAGACTCTTGCACTTCCACTTCTCCGTGTATTCTATCCAAAGACAATCGCTAAGGATCTCGTTACCGTTATTCCAATGAGCAAGCCAGAAATCATCCGTGGTTTCATCAAGGCTTCCTTCAAGCGCTTTGGTGACAGCAATACTTATATGGCTCCATCTAACACAGATATCACAGCTGGTCCAAAGGTGACTGTTCCTGTCAGTACAATGACAGAGCTTACACCTGATGGCAAGCCAATTGATATTCTTGCAAAGGCTGGTGTCAATTCTGATATTGCTCACATCGAGAAGAACTTCATGGTTACAGCCGTTGAACTCGATGGCGAGACTGTTAACTGCCAGGTTACACCAACCGTTGACGGAACAATTGCAGCTACAGTTCAGAAGGCTGATGGATCTGTAACAGATACACTTACTGGTCGTATCAATTATCTCACTGGCATTCTCGAACTTGCTAGTGTCAATGGTAAGATCACAAAGGTTGCTTTCAAGGCACAGCTCTCACTCGAAGAGAACACAATTAACCCTCGTGCTTCCTTCAGTATTGAGAAGATCCGCTTGATTGCACAGGATCGTCAGATCTCCACAAACTGGACAATTCAGATGCAGCAAGATATCAAGGCACTCTATGATATCGAGCTTCAGTCCGAACTCGTTTCAGCTATGGGTCAGCAAATCGTTCTTGATGTCGATCGTCAGATCGTCCAGAACCTTATCTACGCTTGCGAGAGAATGAATGGTCCAACACACAACCGTACATTCAACAAGAACCCATCACAATGGGAAGCTGAGACTGGTTCTAAGTTTGCTTATGGTCCAAAGCAATGGATGGAGAATGTTCTTCCTGTTCTTAACGATCTTAGTGCTGCAATTTATGTAGATACTAACATCGCTGCAGGTAACATTCTTGCTTGCAACCCACTTGATGCTACAATCTTTGAGTCCCTCCAGGAGTTCCGTTATAATGGTTCTTCTTCTGAGGATGGTGATCTCGGATATCGTAGTGCTGAGGTTGCTGGTGGAAAGTGGAAGGTTCTTGTCTCTCCAGTTGTCCCACAGGGCAAGTCACTCTGCCTTTACAAGCCAACTGAGCAGATCAAGTGCACATACATCTTTGCACCATACGTTCCTTGCGTGTTGACACCATACCCACTTGGCAATACACCTTCTCTCACAATTCTCTCAAGAAATGGTGAGCAGTTGATTCGTCCAGCTGGTATCTCTGTGCTTAATATCACAGATAAGTTCGTTCAACCATAATTAGATTCTAATATCTAATTAGATTAAGGCATGGCTGTTTAAATACAGCCATGCTTTAATTACCGAAAAATTTTATTTCCATTCTAAAGCTTTGAAATGAAGTAAGTATTCATTTTTCATGCAATATTTTGGATCAAAGTCATTTATACAATTAAAAAAGTTCGATCTATTCTTTTCGAACCCTAGAGGTATCTGTTTATTATATATCTTGTTATTTTTAAACACAGTACATTCTATATTCGAAGCATTTTCATGAGAATACTTATTCTTTTCCGAACCCATGAAATAAATATCTGACCATTTACATTTCCTATTATTAATATCTACACTAAGAGTCTTAAAACATCTTTTAGATAATAACTTATTATCAAATGGTTTAATTGGATAAGTATCACAGTCTAAATAAATACCGCCATATTTATTAATAAGGTGTATTCTAAATACATCAGTAAACCATATATCTCTAGCTTTTTTACTATGAGACAAATTCTGTCTCTTCCATTCTTTATTATAAAGTTTATAATATGATGAGTTTACATCTTTTAGTTTTTCTTTAGTTTCAATAACATCAGCATTATTACTTCCAAATAATTGCGGAATATGTACTAATTCAATATCAAAACCATCATTCATTTTTTTAAAAGCATCCATTGAAAAATAAACATACTTTGGTATGTCTCTTCCAATCCAAATGAAGAACAGTTTCTTAGGAATCATATTCTTTTAATCCATCTTTAAAGCATTGAGATATATTTGAATTTTTAAAATATCTAATTCTGTCTTTTGCCATAAATTGACAATGTTTACAGACAGTATTTGTAACTATATTATCATAGGAATCTATTGTCATTACATCTTTCAGACTTCTAAATAATATATCTTGTTTTTGTAACATTTGTGCTACAAAAATTTGGTTACTACAATGTGAATATATAAATTCATTATTTATTTTGCATATAGATACACCACAATTTAATCCACAATCTTTTTTTAACTCCTGGTTATTTTCTGTGGGAGATATATAAAAATTAAAGTGAGTATACTTCTTTTTATTCATATTATTTAAATTATTAAAAGTATAATATTTAATTCCCATAGATTCTATTATATCTTTATATTTTGAATTATTGCTTGAATTTGTAGAAACTTCAAGTTTTGTATTCAAATTATCTTTAAGATATCTACATATATCTACAAAATAAGGATTTGTTGTTGGTTCACCACCTATAATTGTAACATGCTCAAATTTATCACTTCCGATATCATTAATTTCACTCGTGATATATTTAATATCATTTATATCCATGACGCTGTTCGGATTTTTTTGTTTAATATTGCATAGTCTTACACAGCATGGACATTTCCAGTTACATTCCAACGTGATATTTAATTCTATCCATTTTTTTGTCATGTTGATTCTACCTTCATTAATATTTTATCATATTTACATATAGGTGTACGATTCGTTTTCCACGTTCTATCAACAAAATGTTCTATATAACTTTCTGTGTTCTCACTTCTATCTTTTAATTTACAATCAAAGAACAATTTCTTTCTCCATTCCCATTCTGGATGGTATTTTCCTGGTTTATAAAAACCTACATTAAATGTATTAAATATACCAAAACAATCGTATATAGGATGTTCATTTCTCTCTTTCCCGACAAAGAAATTATCTCTATACCTATGCTCTGGATCATAAGAAGGAAAAGCATAACTACAAAAAGACTTATTTTTTAAAAGAAAAGTATCAAATGGTTTTACAGGATATGTATCACAGTCTAGATAGATTCCACCATAATGATTTAATATTTCAAATCTCAACATATTAGCTACGGTCTGTATAAATTTTCTCAAACATCTATAGAATTGACTTACATGATGTCTAAAAATTTTATCCGATTTTTTGAGTATGTATGATACACAGTTTCTGACATGAACATCATATATAGATTTTTGTAAACTTTCTATATTCTCTATTTCTTCTACGGAGTATTCTATTAAATCTACTTGGAAATCTGGATTAACTTCTTTAAAAGCATTAATTGCATAATCTACGTAATCCGGTTTATTGTCACCTAACCAAATAAAAAATAAATTCTTAGGTATCATAAATCTCCTTATCATATTTACATAAAGGCGTTAATATGTCTTTATGTTTTCTTTTTTGCCATGTTCTATCTTCAAAGTGTTCTATATAATATTCTGACTCTAAATTCTCTATATACTTTAATCTACATTCGTAGAATCTTTTTCTTCTTATATACCATTTATTTTTCGGTAATATTCTTTCAATATTATAAACTCTATCAAATTTATAATCAGATTTATAGATGCCAGGAGAACAGCCTAGAAAAAAACAATCCTTAGGCCATGGATCGTTTATGTTATGTACACAGAAATTTTCATTGTTTAATAACTCATCATCAAATGGTTTAATTGGAAATGTATCACAATCCAGATAAATACCACCATACGTATTAATGATTTTAAGTCGAAAAATATTAGCTAATATTTGTATAAATCTTCTCTTACTATATGTTGTATACGCTATAATAGACTTTTTATAGAGAATATTTTTCTTCGGATTATCCTTGTTCAATATATAATAAATACATTCTTTAATTTCCTTATCGTACTTCTTATTGCTTGGTTCTTCTATATCTCTAATTGTTTTGTGTATTAACTCTACATTAAAATCTGGATTAGCTTCTTTGAACGCACTAATTGCGAAATCTACATAGTTTGGTTTGTTATCGCCAAACCAAATAAACCATATTCTTTTAGGTATCATTATATTTTATGTCTCGTTTTTAGATAAAAATTGATATACTTAGCACATTTAGAAAATGAAGAATATGGACTATAACTTACAGATTTACACATTGTCATAATTATCCATTCTTCGTAACATCTTAATTTTTTTTCTAAGTAGAATATTTTATTATCATTTAAATTTTTCTTGCACCATTCTATATCATCACTGAATATAATACAATTTCCATTGATTTTTTGTAATCTTTTAGTTATAGATTTTTTTGTCTGGAAAAATTTTCCATTATAAGCATGTATAAAATCTTTTCTTCTAATATGGACAGCATAATAATTTTTTAAATTAAAATTTGTTTTAGATCTAATTTTTTCCCATAAATCATTATTATAAAAGATTGTACTAAAAATACATATCTGTTTATATTGTTTTGGCATAGAAAAATTAAATCCTTTGAATGTTACAGTATCTCCATGAAACTTCTCATTGTTTTTTATAGATGTTTTATATAATAGATTATAAGTATCTTTATCATACGAGAATTTGTCGTATATATTTACAAAAAAATCTCTTATGTAAGAAAAATAATTATGTTTAATGGTTAAGCCATTCTTATAGAAAAAAATCTTATCATAATCAATTTTATATCTGTTACAATAATTATAAACTGTATATATAGCTAATAATATATTACCAAATCTACCGCCCATACCTAGATAGCTAACCATATATTTTCATTTACTTTCTATCATACTTACATAAAGGCGTTCTTAAATTATTAGGATTCCATGTAAAATCATGATAATGATTTATGTAATAGAAATTTGGATCTCCATAATATTCACCATATTTTAAAGTACAATTATAAAATTTATCACGTAACACATTGTAATCACCACACTCTGTATGTGGATATAGAAATACATTATTGTGCTTTTTACTCTTTTTTAATTCTTCTAGACTTATTGTTCCAATGAAGAAAACATCCCGAACACAGAATTGATTCTTGCCCCATGAAATTAATACATCGAACTTATCATGGTTTAGAAGTTTATCATCAAATGGTCTAACCGGAAATGTATCACAATCCAAATAGATTCCGCCATATTTCTCTAAAAGCTTATATCTATAAATATTAGCAACACTCTGAATGAATTTTCTATCTTTCCTATTTTCTTTAATGGCTGAGTCTACACTAGATCTAAGAATTGGATCTATTGGGTTTTCTATATCATTTATTTTCCATTCAATAAGATCGATTTTAAAATTTGGATTAACTTCCTTAAATGTATTGACGGAAAAATCTACATAATTTGGTTTATTATCACCTAGCCATATAAAAAAAATTTGTTTAGGAATCATAGATCTACCCACGCATTCTCTTACATATTGAAAGATTTAAACACATTGGAGTAATGTTTTCTTTATATAATAAATATTGCATATATATTTGATCCCCTCCATTATTTCTTAATCCAGGCGTTTTTTTATATGGAATTTCACAAATTTTTGGATAATCTTCATTCATCATATTTTTCCATTTTGTTATGAAATCTAAACTAAAACTATTATTTTTTAGACATATGAATGTTGCTTGATAGTGTGGAAATTTATTTAGGAAAGTATTATCTACATTATACTTATTTTTAAATTCATTTGTACACACTATTTTAATTGGACAGAAATTAAGCGGTGGTCGAAGACATAATAGTAAATAATTGCTATTGTAAAAATTATCCAATTCTTTATCTACATCTAAGAGATATTTTCCATCCTTTTCAAAATCGCATCCAGCATCAAAATATACTAGTAGATCTATATCTTTTGATAATTTTTGTAATTCCTGGTTTATTATATATGGTTTCCAAATATAGTTATGAAAACCTCTATTGACTTTCTTCTGTTTTAAAATAAAATTTTTAAAATGCTCATCCTCTATATCATGTTCATTGAATATATTCAATTTCTTATTAACAGCATCAAACTCACTTAATAATCTCGGTTTAAACTTTTTCCAATTAGATGTAGCAAATGTTATATATTTTACTTTCATAATTTTATCCTTAATATTTAAAGGTTCTTAACCAGTAGTGATCTATATAATGTATATTTGGGTCATTAAAATGATCACCATATTTTAATGTACAATTATAGAATTTTGTACATAAATCCATATACTTTTCATTTTTATGTAAATTATTTCCATACCCACTTCTTGTTGGTAATAGACAGGATTTATCTTTACAATTTCTTTCATATCCAATAAAGAAACAATCTTTTTTATTGTTATTCTGCTGACATATGAATTTATTTTTAGATAGAAGTTCATCATCAAATGGCTTAATTGGAAATGTATCACAATCTAGATAAATACCACCGTATAAATACAAATAAGAGAATCTTAAAGGAACAGATAATTTTATCTTATAAACAGAATCAAATGATTTATACCTGTTATTATAATCTGGGTCCAGACTATCTTTTTTAATACAATCTATTTGCTGTGGTTTAAGAATTTTAGCAATATTTCCTTTATAAGATTTAGAATCTTCTACATCCTGATCACTAAAATGTATAAAATCTATAATAAAACTTGGATTAACTTCTTTAAACGCATTAATTGCAAAATCCACATAGTTTGGTTTGTTATCACCAAGCCATACAAATAATAGTCTTTTCTGTATCATACATCAAAATTATAAATAAAAGTTTGTAAATGATTATTAACAGGCTTAAATAAACTTGTTTTCAAACAACAATTATAAAAAGCCATTTTCATAGACTGATAATCTCTATCATTATAGTCTATCGGTGGAAATAAATGAAAATCAATATTCTTCACAAAATTTGGACATACTCCAAATAGTGCCGTACTTGGACAGATGTTAAAATTCTTATTAGCCATCGAAATAAAGCATTCATGATTAAGAATTTCATCCAAAGGTCTAATACAGAAGTTTTTTAAACTACTATAAATTCCGCCATATGTATATATAAGAGTAAAATTATATTTATTTGCAAGTTTATACAATATAACATCATCATCTAATAATTTTAGATCTATATTATCTTGCTTAATAATTTTTTTTGTTATCTTGTCTCTTAGAAATTCACTTCTTGTAAATTGAAGAATATCTATTTTATAATTACTATTAAACTCTCTAAAGGAATTTATACAGCATCTCATATAAGATTCTTCTTCACCAAGACATACAAAGAATATATGTCTCGGAATCTTTGGTGTTTTTTTATTTAGAAATTTTATATTTTTAACACTAATTCTAGAAAAATTCTTTGGCTCTGGTTTCTGTTCTTCTTGTTTGTTTATTTGATTTTCCATCTGATAACCAGTTTTGTCTAACAGCCATAAAAAAGTTTTTTGAAAGATTTTCTTAAACATAAGACAACATTCCATTGCTTTCATTTAATATTTTAGATATCTGGCTAAAAAAACTCCCTGGATTTTTTATCACGGATCCACACAGGGAAAGTAGAATCATATCCTCAAAAGGTTTATTATCTCTAATGATATTTACATTTCTATAAATTTCAAAATTATCTTCCAGCCATTTTACATCATCAGAGAATAATAAAACATTTTTATCTTTATTATCTTCAATTATTTCAACAATATCTTGTTTTGTATACAATTTCTTATGTCTATAAAAATCTATCATACGTGATTGTACATCTTCTATCAGGACATCCGGATTTTCAATTCCTATATAATCCTCGCGACGAATATGAATACCAATACAATTTTTGGTAAGTATATCAGAATATTTCTTCTTTAATCTGGATACTAATTTCTTAGGTCTACAAATTCTGTTTAATAAGATATAATCAAAATATGGGTCTTTTAATCTAAAAAAATCATCCAATGACCAATAATTTTTAAATATAATATCAGAATCCTTATTAAAATTATCATTATACTTATAGAAATTATATAATAATGTTATATCAGTAAGACACTTAATATCTACCACTTCAAAATTATCGAAATAGCCTTTATCAACGTCTTTAAATATATAATCTACATTAGAAAACATTTCCTGACAGTCATGGAATACATATTCATTTTTCTTATTTCGTAAAAGACTTTTATTTTTGTAATTGTAATCTATAACAATTTTTCTAGATGATATATCATTATTTTGACAGAACTTAAATAATCCATAAATATAGGAAATACACTCTCCAAGTCTCCCACCATTTCCAATATATGATAGCATTATTTTTCTCCATAGAGATAATCATCATATTCACAATATAGATCACTTTTTCTATAATCACATTGCCATTTTCTACCTGGAAAATGCATTATATATTGTGAATAAAAGAAATTGGACTTATATAATTTCAACTCTTTATTAAAAAACTTAGTTCTCATTTCTTTAAAATTAGAAGAGTTGTCAAAATTTCTAATCCAAGGTGGATTTAACGGATTTTTAAAATCAGCACCAGTTGTAAATACAACATCATCTTCTGTATATTCTTTTCTTAATCCTACAAAATATATATCCGTATACGTATAGCAATGATAGTTTTGTATATTGTGTGTAAAATTTAAATCATAATATTTCGTATAGTCATCTGACAGATTTTTTACTTCAACCTTTTTATTTCTCATACATAGAACATTTTGGGAAAAACCATTATAACTTATAAGTTTATCATCGAATGGTTTAACAGGGAATGTATCACAATCTAAATAAATTCCGCCATAATAATATAGAAGTTCAAAACGCAAGAAATCGGATAATATCTGTATAAAATTAAATTTACTTTCTATCCTCTTTGAGATATAATCATAATATTTATTTTTAACACCTTTGGTCGTTTGAAATATATATTCTTTACAGCATTTTAAAACACTATCGTTTGCATTCAAGATATCATCTATTGTATATCTTATAAACTCTATATTAAATTTTGGATTAATAGATTTATAAGAATTAATAGCATAATCTACATAATCCGGTTTTTTATCACCAAGCCATATAAAGAAAATTTGTTTTGCTATCATCTTCTAACTCTAGTGCTTTTTAACTAACAGCCAAACATCTTTACGAATTTTGTCTTTCAATTTAAATAATTGATATAATCCATTAATTATCTTACCAGTAAACTCTAAAAGAAAATATATTGATGGTTTGTATATTTTATAGTTAATAACACATTCATCTATTG